ATGTATCTGTTCCTGTATCTGACATTAGTTTTCCTCGTAGGATTTTTTTGGTCCTTCAGTCAAATCTCGTAAACGATATGAAATAAATTCACCAGGATTACGCTGACCTGAACGACCTTTTTGCTTAGGACCTTTCTTCCATTCCAAAACCATTGGATTGCCTTGTTGCCGTGCTTTCTTTGCTTCTTTTAATTTCTTTTGTAATTCTTTAGTAAATGGTAATTTATATAATCGAGTATCTGTTTTACCTAAGTGTTTAACCCACAATTCAATAACCTTGCCCTGTCTTGTACCATCCATTATAATTACTTTTCCAACAGGAATCACAGGATAAGCATATCCTAAAATATCATTTAACTTATCCATTGTACTATATAATAGGAAAAAAAGCAAGGGAATTGTTAAGAATTTGATGTAAAGTTTCGCAGGAGTTTGAATTAATATATAACTAACAAGAACAATTAACAGAACCGCAGTAATAAACTCGATATTAAATGCATATAGTATGTCATACCAAGCACTCCATTCAAGTTTCTCGTCACCTGCTACTGCGGAAAAATCTATTGCTTTTTCTTGTGCTGTTGCCATAATATTTGCCTCTGCATTGTTTTGTTGATCATTTACGGATTGGGATATGTTTTGCTCATCAACCATTAATATCCCCACAAATGTAAAAATTCGTCTTTAATACCACCAAAGTTACCTATACCATCTGGTGTCACGCCAGGACCTAGCGATTGACTACCTTGTTCACGCTCAACTAAATTTCCATCCGGGCCTTCATGATATGTTGATTGCCATCTATGGTCATATATAAACGGAGTCATATATGTAGTAACATCTTTTATATAGTAAACTTTTTCTTCGGTTATTTCTCCACCCTTACGTTGAGTGTATGTTTCTTCTTCTACTGTAAAATTAAATGCTGTCTTTTCTTGTCCTGGTTTTATTAAATTAAATTTAATAAGACCTTTTTGCTTAAATGGATTAACCCTAATTAATTCTACAGTAACAGGTACAGTTAATTCTTCAGGCGCGGCGTCAGATTCTGAACCTTGCCTATATGCATAATAATGAATATTAACATTCCATTCGCCAGCAATAAAACCACGTATTGTAACAATCTCTTGGTTCATTTCACTTGTTACTCGGCGGCCGTCGGACAATGTAATAGTATCATTACTAGTACCCAAGTCATCCCTGTCTAAATGCATTAACCCTCTATCTCTACCTCTAAAACTAATAACTTCTCCCAATGGGTCTCTAACCCACATATCAATATCTTTAGATGACCCTTCTGGCCAAGTTAATATAATTAATATTTCTGCCTTAGGATCTATCTTTTTATCAGTTGGAACTGGTGGGGCAATTAACAAAAAAGCAATTACGAACAGAAATACAAAACCGATTAAAGTATTAAACAATAAATCAGTAAATCCTAGTCCTGATAGATATCTGTTACGCTTTCCTGTGGTCATATTCTAAGTTCATCAATTGTAATTTGGTAATAATTGAGCACACAAGGCCTACTAACGTAGTTGTTAACGCGGTACTCATGCCCGCGGCCATGTCTCGTATAACTTCTTTGGCTTGTCCTATATTAGATAAATCTAAGTCGGCAAAGGCGCCGCCTAGCATTATAATAAAACCCGTTACTGTACCAATTAATCCCAAAGTTATCATTGATTCAGCAAAGAACCATGATACTTCTATTGTGCGGAAATTTAATGGTCGGTGTTTATAGAGTTTGTATGATTGATGTCCTAAATGGGCAGTTAAACCATAAAACAGTATTAATATACCGAAGCTTATCTTGGTTTGGTCTAAATGCCATAAGGCGGTCCACATGTCAAAATAATGTATTACTGCCGACGCGGCAAGTACAGCACATGTTATTAACCACCAGTTGAGAAAGCAATTTGATCGCATTCGTCGCTCCTAATCCGTCGTAGTATTTAGTTATCTTGACTACGATTCATAAATATGATATAATGAACGATAAAAAGTTTTTTTGTATAGAACCATATGTAGGTTTATCAATAATTGTTCCCGACCATGCATTTTGCTGTTGTTTACATGAAGGGGAAAAAATAACCAATACTGAAAATATTTGGCAAGATCCATACTTACTAGATATTAGAAATAAATTTACAAATAATATAATACCTGAAGAATGTAAGCCGTGTGTTGAGCAAGAGAAACACACTGATGGGCGTTCTAGCAGACGTTTAGACTCTAATAAAAATTGGGAAAACCATGTAGGGAAATTTGAAGATTATCTTGATAATGACGCTCCTTATAAATTAGATTTTTGGACTGGAAATATTTGTAATCTAGCATGTGCTACTTGTGCGGCTGATGATAGTTCTCTTTGGGGCACATTACAAAAGAGAAAACCCAACACTACAGTCTTTCATCGAGGCAGAAACCCCAATGATTTTGTATACAAAAAAGAAAATGTGCCAAATATAAATTATAAAAATTTACGCACAATACATTTTAATGGTGGTGAACCATTTCTTACTAACGCACATTTAAAAGTTTTAGATCGAATACCTGAACATCAACGAGCAAATGTACACGTACAATATAATACAAATGGTACAGTACCAATAGATATTAATGATGAAAAATATCAAATTTTTAAACAATTTTTATCAGTAGATTTATGCTATAGTTTAGATGGTATAAACGAAACTTTTGAATATACTCGTTGGCCGGCAAAATGGGATGAGGTAAGAAATAATATAGACTTTTGGGTTGATCAATTACATACTAGCAATAATGAATCATGGCATTTAGAAATAAGCTTTAATATAGTAAAATCAGTGTATAATTATGATAAAATAGATGAAACTATAAACTATATTGATAACAGATGGTGTGTTCCTATTAACGAAAAGAGAAAAGATCATCCAGAATATCATCCTATACCAATACACCTAACTAATGATCACGCTATGCTAGATTATACAGATGAAGATTTTGCAAATTATAAACTAACAAGTAGATATAATAGTGAAATAACACAAATAAGAAATTTTAGAAAACGATAACCCTGCCGTGTGAAGATAAAAAGGGGGCACAATGCCCCCTTTCTACCTTTTGGGTTAGCGAAACTTAGAACTTAATCTCGATCGTCTTAGGTTTCAGTGCTTCAGGCACTTCCTGTTTGAGGCCAATCTCTAACATTCCGTCCTTACATACTGCTGATTCAACTTCAACAAATTCAGCAAGGTTCCAAGAGCGTGTAAAATCGCGTGTTGCGATGCCCTTGTGTAGCCAAGTTTGTTCTTGTGAATCCTCTTTGTGGGCAGAGACAGTTAATTGTCCATTGTCAACAGTTACTGAAAGATCACCCTGAGAAAACCCAGCAACGGCAATGGTAATTACATACTCAGTGTCGCTGATGCGTTCAATATTGTAGGGTGGGTAGGACGGTGCTTGGTGTGAAAAAAGCCTGTCCATATCGCCAAATAAGCGATCGAATCCGACCATATGTCGGTTAAGTGTGGGGATAAGATTTCCCGCAGTGATTCTATACTCAGTCATTTTAAGTTCCTCCTTATGTAAAGCGAGTATTTGCATAATAGATCCCTTACGGCAATCTATTTTGCGTTCTCAAATTCTGCATCAACAACATCCTCAGGAGTACTGCTGTTTTCCTGTGGCTGTTCTTCTTGATACATTTGCTCAGCAATTTTGTGACTTGCTTCCATCATTACATTAGTTTTACTTGTAATGTTTTCAGTATTATCACCTTTAACTGCTTCTTCTACATCTGTAACTGCTGTTTCAACTTCATACCGCACAGTTGAATCAACTTTGTCACCTGCTTCTTCCAAAGTTTTCTGGACTGCATGAACCATTGCTTCTGCAGTGTTCCGTGCATCAACAAGTTCGCGCATTTTCTTGTCTTCGTCAGCATGTGTTTCAGCATCAAGTATTGCTTGCTGAACTTCTGCGTCAGATAAACCAGACCCTGCTTTAATTACGATCTTGTTTTCCTTACCAGTTGCTTTGTCTTTAGCAGACACATTAAGTATACCATTAGCATCAATGTCAAAGGACACTTCAACTTGTGGCATACCTCTTGGTGCTGGTGGAATACCAGTTAAATCAAACCTACCTAATGACTTATTACCACTAGCCATTTCTCGTTCACCTTGTAACACGTGAACTGTTACAGCAGTTTGATTATTCTCCGCAGTAGAGAACACCTGGCTCGCACTAGTTGGAATTGTAGCATTTTTGTCTACTAATTTTGTCATTACGCCACCCAACGTCTCTATACCTAGAGACAAAGGCGTAACATCTAACAACAAAACATCCTTTACTGTGCCGCCGAGCACACCGCCCTGAATAGCTGCACCTACTGCTACTGCTTCATCAGGATTAACATCTTTACGTGGCTCTTTTCCAAAGAACTTGGAAACTGTTTCTTGAACTTTAGGCATACGAGTCTGCCCGCCAACAAAAATAACTTCATCAATTTCTGAAGTTGAGAGTCCTGCATCTTTAAGTGCTACCTTACACGGCTCAATAGTCTTTTTAACAAGATCATCAACTAGAGATTCTAGTTTTGCGCGAGTAAGTTTAAGCGTCAAATGCTTTGGACCACTTTGGTCAGCAGTCAAGTATGGCAGATTAACATCCGTCTGCTTGTTTGTGGACAATTCAATCTTCGTTTTTTCTGCCGCTTCCTTAATGCGTTGCATAGCAAGGGCATCACCACGTAGATCCATGCCTTGTTCTTTTTCAAAAACATCAGCAAGATGGTCCATTATGCGACGGTCAAAGTCCTCACCGCCTAAGAACGTATCACCATTTGTTGCTAATACTTCAAATTGATGTTCACCATCAACGTCTGCAACTTCAATAACTGATACATCAAACGTACCACCACCCAGATCATATACAATAATCTTCTGGTCGCCTCTTTGCTTGTCTAAACCATACGCAAGAGCGGCCGCCGTGGGTTCATTAATAATACGTTTAACATCTAAGCCAGCAATTTTCCCTGCGTCCTTTGTTGCTTGACGCTGAGAATCATTAAAATATGCTGGAACTGTAATAACGGCTTCAGTAACTGGACAACCTAAGTAGTCCTCCGCAGTCTTTTTCATCTTCTGTAAGATGCGAGCACACATTTCTTGTGGTGCTACTGTTTTACCGTTTACTTCAACCCAAGCATCACCATTGTCTGCCTTAACAATCTTATACGGCATTAAATCCAAGTCGCGTTGAACGACATCTTCATCAAACTTCCGTCCAATAAGACGTTTTAATGCAAACAGGGTGTTGTGTGGGTTTGTTACCGCCTGTCGTTTTGCTGATTGACCAACAACAACTTCATCGTTATCAGTAAACGCAACTATACTAGGGGTAGTTCTGTCGCCTTCGTTGTTTTCAATGACTTTTGCGATACCACCGTCTATAACGGCGACACACGAATTCGTGGTACCTAAGTCAATACCTATGATAGTGCTCATATATTTCTCCTTATATTAAGCGAGTAAGTTTATGAGCCTCACAATTAAGCACTCATATACATATTATAGCACTATTGCTATGATATGTCAATGTATTTATGTGTGTAAATACTTGATTTTAATATTTTCTTTGTTTATGTATTGAATTTTCAGCAACTTCTTTAAGATGTCGCTTGCGAGCAATTGCTCTGGCTCGCTTTCTTACAATACTAGGTCTTTCATAATGTTCACGAGCCTTTAGCTCTTGTAGTTTACCAGAGTTAGCAATTTTCTTTTTAAATTTGCGTAGAGCCTTATCTACTTCGCCATTTTGTACCCAAACCTTAAGTCCAGAAACTCTTACTGGGCTAACTTTGTAATCTATTGGTTTTCTAAAATCTTTTGTATACTTCTTATCTTTATCGTTTTTCCAAACGGTATTTCTATTATTCCATTCCCGTGCCATTATTTCTCCAATTGTTTGATAGGCTCTATAATACTTTCTACTCTATTTGTGTTAAATAATCCCACTATTTTAGCAGTTTCATCATCACACACATAATAACAATTATTCTTACTTAATAACCAGCCATAGTATATTGAGTTTTTAGTATCCGCCTTTGCCCATTTAAGGTGTAATACTATTATACTACATTTTTGAGATGTGTCAAGCATCCATTCTATATCACGCTCAGGAGTCATATCATTTATTGCTAAACAACATTCAGCATCTATATTATCAAGTACTAATATTAGTTCACTTTGCTCATCTTGAGAAAAACCTGATATTAATACATTTATGTCAGCACCGTAATATCTATCTGGTGGTGTTAGTATTGTTAATTTATCCGCCGAGGACATCTTGTCTGCTTAAATAATTTTGTAAGAACTCTTGTTCCTCATCTGTAAACTCTTCTATGTTCACACCACTATTTAAGCGAGTAAGTAAATCACCTATCTGTTCCTGATTAAAATTAGCAGTATTTTCAGCACCAGTTAGTTTAGTTTTCAATTGTGCTATTTCTCTTTCTAACTTTTTAACTTTTTTCTTATCTTCTTTTAATACAACGTAGGGTTTACCCTCTATCTGCTCTGTTTCTACAACAGTTTTTTCTACTATTTTCTCAATTTCTACAGGAACTTCCTTTATTACCTCTACTTCTTTAATAACTTCAACAAGAACTTCCTTCTCTATAATTTTTTCTACCAGTATTTCTTTTTCAACAGGAACTTTTACTTCTTTAATAACTTCCTTTATTACTTCAACAGGAACTTCTTTCTCAACTATTTTCTCAACAACAACTTCCTCTATTCTCACTATTTCTTCCTGTTTAGAATCCTGTTTCGGACCAGAGAGAATCCGTCTTTTTTTTTCAAATGGATCTCTAAACTTCTTAAGAGTCATATTACCAGCAATAACAAGTAATACCGCAAGTGGATCAAATACAAATATAATTGTAATAATTACCCAGCGTACTGCTTCCTCCAATAAGTCACGTGTAACCTCATTGCCATATATTAGTTGAGCAATATACTTAACTGGGCCTACTTCTGTCTCTAATGTACGTACAGTAGAAGCAAGCATAAAACGTTCTTCTTTTAATTCATCAATATTAGTATAATAACTTTCTATTTGTAATTCTAATTGACCAATTTGAGCATCTGTATCATCTGCTTTTGTACTCATTTGTTCTTGTAATACAGTAATCTGTGTATTAGCATTGTCAATTTCTTTTTGTGCGTTGGTGCGTAATCCTTCTATTATATCTTGGTGTGGTTTAATATTCTCTGCTAACGATTCACGCAAAATAGTAATTTGATTCTGTACTTCAGTAGCAATTCTTATTTCACCCTGCCTTGCTAAATTAATTTCTGTTTCTATTACTTTAATTTGGGCCGCGAAAGCATCACGTTGAGGTTTTTGCTTTTCACGCAATTCTTTACCACGTCTAATATAGTCAATTGGTTGCCCCCAAGTTTTCTTTTCTACACCTTTATCCGTATATGCTTTAACAGCGGCGTCTAATTGTGCTATTTGCAGGTTTACTCGTTCAATGGCATTTTCTTTAACTGTTATATCATCTCGCACACGTTGCTGTGCGTTTGCTGTACGTTGTTCTTGTATAGCAATATCTTTTTCCAATTGAGATTGCAAGGCATCTATTTGTGATTGTTCTTGATCAATACTACTGCTTACTCTGTTCCAAGCAGTATCTCGTCTAGTTGTTTGTTGTTCAATTGCTCTAGCAATAGTTGTATTCTGCTGTCCAACATCTGCACTTTGTAATCGAGTTACTTTTTCTTTAATTGAATCAACTCGAGCCTTAAAGCGAGTTATTTTCTCATCTACACGTTCAACTCGTGCTTCTGCTTGTGTCGCACTACTTGTTTGTTCTACGTGTGCTTTGGATAAAAATCCAAAAATGCCCATTGACGTAATAAACATTAATACTACTACAGCCAAAGTAAGATAATACTTTAAAAATTTAGGTATTTTTTCCCAATACTGATAGAGCCACGATGCGGTAACTAATTTACCGACTTCCAGTGTTACACCCATAACTGCTATAGGTATAGCCGCGGCCGCAAAGATAGCCATTAATCCAATAATGCTATAATACACAGCGACGGCACTAATAGATAGTGCCGTTATTAATACAAAAAGAGCAAATGCCATAGTACATATTTATCCCGGTTTCGAGTATAAATAAAGGCGGTATTTTATTGACAAAATACTAAGTTTCGTTTATAATATATAAACACAGACACACAAATAGGAGAAAAGCAATGGTCACAATGATTGGCAATGTTTTTCGTCTATGGTTAGGTAATAAGTTAATCGATTCGGTAAGTGATTACAATGATTCATATATGCGCTGGGCAAAAACAGAGTATAAGAATGATTGGCAATATCATTACTACCGCCTAATTGAAGAAGATAAAATCGCTAGACAAAGACGAGGCAAAGGCACACAGAAGAATCTAAACGCAAAATGCATGAAGCAAAAGTGGGTAAGCCTACTTGGAATAAAGGTATTCCAGCGACAGAAGAACGCAAACGAAACATTAGTTTAGCAATGAAAAGAGCGGCGGCTGCAAGGGCAGGGGTCGAACCTGCAATGTCCGGAGACACCCAATAAACGGTTGGGTCTGTATACCAGTTCCAGCACCTTGCATCTGTCCGCTTTTCACATACCAAATTATCTATGCATATTTGCTACAATACCACGTACCTTATACTGTTCCATCGCGTGAATAAACCGCGTCATACCAATGCCTCCACCTACTCTTGGCACAAAGTCCAATGCTAGGAAGTCATCTAGTTCTTTTATTACACGCTCTTTACCAAATGTTCCAAATAGTAAATCTGCATACATACCATCACTAATTGTATGAAACATTTCTCGCATCTCAAACGGGTCACTACTACGCTCTGCTGAGCCAATAGTTTCCATTCCTGCTATAATAACATCTATTTTTGCGGCTGTTCCGTCACCATTTTGCTTCATGTTCCAAAATGGACTTGTGTAATTTGGGAAGTTTTTAATCATGCAAACTCTACCTTGCCAATTACGGCACATTGCTTCTTCGTGTTCATGCTCGAGTTCATCAACACCAAAATCTTCGCACCATGCAAGATAATCCTTTGCAACAACTCCGCCCTTAGAACACCAACCTAAGTATTCCATAAGTTCCTTTTCCATAGTTTCTAAATCATCAATGTTACCTGGCATTTCAAATTCAAACATTGGGAAAATTAAATCATGTCTACCTTGTACTATATTTGGTTCTTGTCTATAGGATGTTGAAACACAAAAAAACCCCGGAACGTGGGGTTTAGTGAGCAATTCGAATTCCAACCACATTTGGCCTGTTTGTGGGAGTGGCCATACTTCTCCGGCGTAATTATAAGTTGCTACTGTAGTAGGGTCTTCGCATGCCGCCAATATGCTTAACCTGTTTTGCGTATGCACCTCTTCAAAACCTTTAGCCATAAAAAAGGACCTTAAAAGGCCCGTGGCTTCAGTGAACTGTTGAGGATTTATTAATTGCGTCATTCTGTCATTCTCCAGTCAAATTTTTTTAGACGCTCGTCTGGCCGTCTAAACTGTTTTTATTTATACCTTTTCTTCTTTTTCTTGATTCTTTTGTTCTTCCTCTTGTCTTTTCTGTTCTTCTATTACTTCTTCTTTTAATACATCTAAATTTATATAATTCTTTAAGGTGAATATACCTTTAATTTTTTCTTTAATAGTCATAGTGCTATTTATTATGATACAGTTAAGTCAAGTTATTATTATACTAAAAACCACTTTAAATATCATATGTTACCTTCATTCTTAACAATACGAAAAAAGAAAGGTGCATTTGTTCTTTGTGCCGCAGAAGATATACCACATGCAAGAATGGTAGGGATAACTTCGGTTACCCATCCTCACATTCATGTAGGGAAAGGTCGCGGCTATGCTGGTGAGGGTTCTTTAGTAACTACAGCACTAGGTGCATTTTTAACAACATCAGACAACCCTAATTGCTCACTACGAGAAATGATGTTATCAGGTGGTTACGATTGGGGATTACGTTTTGAAGATGCGTGGTGTTTACATTTATCTATTAACCAACCACTTAAAAAAGGTGAAATACTAACTGTAAGGTGTTTAACGGAAGGTGATAAAACAATAGATTAAAATTCTTCTAGTTCTTCTTCTTTATCGTAATCAAACTTCATTTTATCTTTATCTAACTTTTCTACTTGTTTTTCTTTATACGCTTCAACAACACCTAATGCAATAGCTCGTTGTGCCACAGCAGTAGCAATTACTCGTTGATTTGAATCTGGTGCATATATATTTGGCTTCTGTAAAAAGTCTGACATAACATTTGCTACATCATCAGGCAATTGAGGTGTAATGTCTCGTAATACATGCATCAATAAAGCACCTTCACCTGCTTCAGCTGCTATAAGATTTTCACTAGTGCCTGGGCGTAAATCAACAGTTTTAATTAACTCAACCATTTCTTCTGGAGACATGCGTTTACTTGCTAATTGCTGTTTTTCATATTCGTCAAATGATGTTCCTGTCATTTGTACAAATGCAGATTCTAATCTATCTAATTCTTTTACTTTTGCAGCTTTAGGAGATTTACCTTTTTCTCTGGCTTGTTCTATCTCGTCATTTAATCTATTGATGTTCTTTAAAGTTCTTTTGATAGATGATGGCGATGCTTCTACTAAAATTTCTGTAATTTTCATTAGCGGCGATCGTCCTCTGGATTTTTATTTGGGTCTTTCCAAGTAGATACTTTTTTCTTTGGTTCCCACTTACCAGTGTCTTGATTGATTCTTTGCCCTTGCACAAATTTTATTAAATTAGGCTCTTCACCTTTAATTCGCGGTGGGCCACCACTAGTAAATCCACCTGCGCTGTCACTATACATGCCTTGGGCCTTCTTTAAATCATCAGCATTAGTTATTTTACTTAAATCATCATGTAACCATGCTTGCTTCATTGCTTCGCGCCGTGCGGCCAGTTCTGATTTTCTTGCTTCTGCTTTTGCTTTTATTGCATCTGCTTTTGCTTTTCGTTCTGCTTCTGCTTTTGCTATTTCTGCATGACGTTTAATTGCGGCATCTCTCTCAGCTTGTTCTTGCTCTTCCGCATCGCCTTGACTGGCTAATTCAGCATTTGCTTTTCGTTCTGCTTCTGCTTGTTCTAATGCGGCAAGTCTATCTAATAATTTTTGTGTTTTTTCAGCATCAGTTGTTGTAGGACCCGCTAGTGCTTCACCATCTGAGTTATCGTCGGGTCCAGCATCATCAAGTACCGATGGGTCAGCATATGCTTCTTCGTCTTCTTTTTTCTTAATACGATCTAAAATAGTTTCTTTGTCGCCTTGAGCAATTTGGTCTTGGGCACCCCTTAAATATTTTGACTGTCCTGGTACGCCGCTATATGTAGGGTCTATTAATCCTGGATAAGCATTTGGATCTGCCTCATCTTCATCCTGGGCGATTGTTACGTTTGACAACTTCTTACCTGTTGCATCTTTATTATCATGTTTTAGTTGATTAGTAGAGGCAAGTGTGGTGTCGCTCGAGCCATCTTTCATTGTTGCGGTTACGTCACCACCAGTATCAACAGTAGTACTGGCCGCCAAAGCTGCTAATTCTGCTGTTTGCTTGTCAACATCCGACCTTCGTACACGTCTAATAGGACCTGGTCCGCGTCTTGTGTCGCTATTTGCTAATGTAACGGCGGCGTTCAGGTCTCTTTGTTTTCTAATTAGAGTTTGAAATTCACCGGTTTTATTTACTATATCTTCTGCTTTAGTAGTGCCAAGAGTTACATTTTCTGATTTTTGTAATCTTTTAAGATACATACCAATCTTATTGGCGCGATTTTTATCTGCTTGTTTATCGTTAAATTCCCACCAACTAGTTCCTTCACCTGGATCATTTTCAAGTATGTATTTTTGCAACCAATACATATCTGTGGAAATTTCTTTTAATTCTTCTTCTTTACCTACATATGATTGAAGAATTTGGAAAATGTTTTGTCCTTCAAAATCATGTGTTATACGTTTGTTACGTGAACCTGAAGATTTTGGACCGAGTTCTGCTAAAAATACATTTGCTCTCATAAATTATTACCTATTAGCGTTCATTTCACGCTTTTCCTGGTCTGCTTGTGCTTTTCTATTACGTGCCGCGACATCTTGTTTAGCAGTATCTACCTTAGGCTTTGGAGCGGCGGCCGGATTAAAATCACCGCGATCAGGAGTTGTTCCAGGTGTCCCTTTTAATATAGTACTCTGCTGAGGCATATCATTACCCTTCTTTGGCGTACCTGTAGTAGACATACCAGAATTTTCTCGTCCAGTTTGTTTAGGTGCTGGCGTGGGTGCTGGTTTTTTATTTTGTGCTGTCATAAATGCAGCTTTATTTTTCATTGCATTTGGATCAACGGGCCTGGCTTTAGAAGCTCCTATACCTGCGGCAATACCACCCGTACCTGGAGGTGGAGTATTTGGTAAATTGCTTGCTTTTGGTTTTGCTACTACCTGTGTACCCGTTCCTGGAGGTGGCGTATTTGGACCAGCTGCCGCCACTGCTGTACCTGGAGGTGGCGTATTTGGACCAGCTGCCGCCACTGCTGTACCTGGAGGTGCAGTATTTGGTAATTCTTGTTTCTGTGCCACTGCTGTACCTGGAGGTGCAGTATTTGGTAGTTCTTGTTTCTGTGCCACTGCTGTACCTGGAGGTGCAGTATTTGGAAGAATTCCAGCATTTGTTCTAAGAGTTGCTAATTCGGCATCACCTGCTGTAGCATCTACCTCATCGCCTGGAACTGGAGTGGCTAGATTAGCTACTTCTGTACCATCTGGACTCTGTGGCCTCATTATTGTACCTACTTGTGAACCTGCACCACCAATATCACTTGTATCTTGGTTAGCACTACCTGCTGTGGCGTCCATCTCATCACCTGCTCCACTATATTCGTCCCGAGTATCATCAGCACCGGTATCCCAGCCACCTGCAGGAACACCAGTTGGTCCAGTTCCAGAACCTTCGGCGTCTGTTCTACTAACTTCTGCATCTACTTGCGCCGCGGCGTATTCAGGACTAGTGTCTGATCCTTTTTTAACTTCTTTCCATCTGCCACCTTTACCAGCTGTTTTAACTTGGGAACTTAACTCTTTCCTACCCAGGGCGGCCATATCGTCGGGCAATCCTAAATGCGTATCTTTGCCATCTATTTTTAATTTAACTGTCATACCGCCATCTTCATCGTTTGTTCGAAGGCCGCTTCCGCTTCTTATTCTTCGTAGGGCTCGACCGATGTTTTCGTCGCTAATGCCAGGGTTGGTTTGTTTTAGATGGTTAATAAGATCGTTATAAACGTCCTCATTTAAACCAATAAACTGTTTTGTTATAATATTTTCAATTTTCATGGTGATGTCTCAATAATATATTTAATATATTTATCTACTACCGCCGGAATATTCAGTCGCAAACCCATGTTCTACAAGGTAGTTATTAAGATTTACATCATCTATTATAATTTCACCTAGTAATCTACCATACTTTCCTTTTTTATCTAAGTATGTTTTAATAACAATGGTAGATCCTACTGGACACATTTCTTGCACTTTTGCTTTAGCGGCGAGTCCTTTTTCTTTTTCTACTAAATCACGAGTTCTACTTTCAGGAGCATCAATACCCAACAAACGGACTCGTTGCTTTTTAAGTATAATACTAAATCCTAAATCAATATTAACATCTATTGTGTCACCATCTACAACACGATCTATTGTTGCAGGGTATTCATACATTATTTTCCCTGCCCTTTATATTTTTCCAACAACGTTTTTTATGTTTATTTGTAGGGCGTGATCTTGTACTATTCCCTATAGATGTTATCTTTTTAACATAAATTCTCTTTTGAAATCCTAATCTTGTTGCCATAATTAATTCCTATGATGGGCCTGGACGTGGAGATAAAGTATTTGTTCCTGTCACGCCCGCTTTATTTTGTAATGCGTTATCAAATGCCGCGCCGTCTGCTAATGCTTTAGTAGCACCAGATAAACAATTTCCCAATGCTTTCTTAATTTCTGGATTATTCATCTTAGCTGATAATGAAGATGCAAAACCTTGTAATGCACCTTGACTTTGTATTTTTTTAGCTGCCTCTGACATTTGTAAACTCAAATCTTTCATTGTAGCATTTTCTTTTTCCATTATTGAAGTAATGTCTCCAGCTGCTGTCTCCATTGCCGAACTTGCGGCGTTTGCGGCCGCTTCAGCATCTGGTATTAATTTAGTTAATACTGCTTGTAAAGATGTTTGATCAGCTGCGCCAGTTCCAAGTTCTACTTCAGCCGCGCCTGGTCCTGTTATTGTTTCACCAGTATCACTAGATGCTGAAACTTCACTCCAATCTCCATTACAAGCATTTGCTATATCTGAAAAAACTGTTGTACTAATACCACTCATAGAAGTTTGATAAGTTGTTAAAGCGGCATCCATTGGGCCATCTTTACCCATTGCTGATCCCATAACATCTTTAAATGTTTTTTCACCATTGGCACCACTACCACCACCAAACTGTGATGTTAATTTAGTTGCTGTTTCTGCCGTTACTTTTGCTGTGCCAGCTGGGAAATGTGGATTACCAGTAGCACTTAAATCTTTAACTACTGTTCCCATATCACTAGCAGTTTTTAATTGTCCAAAATCACTGCCGAAATCTTTAGTCATTGCTGAAAAATCGTCTACAGCACCACCAGATGCTTTTCTGTAATCCATTATATCACTGCCTGATGATATTGTAGCATTTGGTGTTTTTAATACTGTTTTCATTTCTGATAATGCTTTAGGACTTTTAAGTGATGATAGAACAGAAGTTGCTTGTGTTGCTGTAAGACTATCTGTATCTAAACTACCATGAGTTGCCATAAAAGCAGTTTTTGCTTCTAATGAATTGCCTGTTATAAGTTTGTCAACAACATCAACTGGATTTTGATCAAGAGGCATTTCTCCTAATTTTGCTAAATTTGCTCCTGATGTTGCACCATTAAAACCACTTTCAGGACCACCTTCCATCATTGGGCCAAACTGTCCTGCTACTTTAGCAAGAGGTGAAGATACTGTTTCTGTAGCACCTACTTTTGCGGCATGCATTGCTTGAGCAGACTGTTCCATTGCTTGTTCCATTTGCCCAAAATTTTCAACAAACTTTGATGGATCACCACCACCAAGTATTTTATCTGTATGTGCTTGAACGGAGTCCATTAAAGTCCCGCCATCTCCCATACTGCCGCCAGCAATTTTACTAGCTATTGATTTTAATTTATCCGCTTGAGCAGATGGTATACCAAACATACCACCTTCTTGTCCGGTTGCTTCTAAATTAGCAACAGCATCTACCATATCTTTAGCGGCTTTTTGAACTGGTGATGATTTTATAGCATCCAATAATGCTTTAGTAGTTTCTGGCATTGCCAAACCATTACCTTCCATCATTTCTGCCAATGCTTCAGATTCTAAACATTTTTCTCCAACTTCGCAACTGCCTTGTGCGCCTACACCGCCATCTTCATAAATACTTTCACCACCTGGCATATTTTACTCTCCTATAATAACGTCTTCACTACCGACAGCGCGTGGATGGCCACAAGTATCGTAGTCAACTTTAGTTCGCAATGCTGGTTTTCCCTCTATAATAACTGACTTACATGTTGATACAGTTATAGCCCTACAATGTGAAGAGACTGGCACCCAGCAAGGAGAATGTGGCTCAACACGCATTTGAGGTATGCCTGCTTTTCGTCCATTTATTATAACAGATTCAGCACCGCCTTGAGCGACGCCACCTGCTGAATTAGGGTCTTTGTCCCGCTGTGCTTTCCATGCCATAGTATTATTTATTTAACTTGGCATAGCAAGACCAGTAGTTCCTTGAATATACTGGTCAGACATTTCTTTTCTTGTTGTGGCAATTACTAAACAATTATGTTTGGAAATAGTTACTTTACTATTCATATCCATTGTTAACATAAATTGAGTAATACCTACACCTTGTGGTCCTATTTGTAGAGACATTGGTTTGTCTACTGTAATATCAGTATCTGTCTCTTCTTCAAATCTAGCAACTAATTCTTCACCAGTTACTAATTTAATTGATATAATATCACCTTTTTTATGATTGAGTTCGATTAACATCCATACTTTCCTTAAAAATTCTAATAGCACTATAACATATTAATAGTCCTATACCACCACCAATTACAATATCTGGTATATTGCTTTGTGTTAACCCTACTAACAAACCAGCAATTATAATACCAACACTTGATATAGCATCATTTCTACAACAGATATAAGCACTCTTTAGATTAATATCTTTATTTTTATAATATAACAATAATACAGCAGATGCTACATTACCTATTAATACAAAAATTCCTACTAATGTGATAGGTGTAGCACTAGGCACGTATCCTGTCATTGCATTTTGTACAACATACCATAGTGCGAGTATTCCAAATCCACACATTACTATTGCTTTTAATAATGCTACTTTTGCTTTAACCCGTATAGTAGAACCCATAACAAATAGGCTACCTAATAGAATTAAGGCATCACCAATATTATGAGCACTGTCACCAAGTAAACTAGCAGAATGAGATAATACACCAAAGTATAACTCTACAACAAACATCAACGCATTAATTAAAAAACATATAATTAAAGCATTGCGTTCACATGCGCCACATTCTTCTAAATCATGACAGTCGTCGTCTAAACATATTCGAAACATTATCCCAGTAGCAGAGTGTCTGGTGTCTCCACTAATCCATTAAATCCGCCTTCTACTAATTGATCATTAATATAAATTTGTGGAACAGTTCTGTGTCCTTGTTCCAAAATCCATTCTCGCGCTTCTGAATCGTGTTCGATATTTACTTCTTCATACTTTATATTTTTTGATTCTAGATAATTCTTTGCTCTCACGCAAAAAGCGCAAGAGTTTTTACTGTAAATCTTAATCATACTAATCCTTTCCAGTCTTTACTATGATCTACTTTATGACAACTACAACTACAATCATCACATGTACAAATACCTGTTTCATCACATTTGCAATCTAGATTGGTGCATCCACAATCCTTTTCATCCATCATATCTCACATCCCCCGGCCACGCAAGCCAATTCTTGACTACTTGTAGTCATATCTTGTTGTTCATATTCACTTAAAGTCGCCCAACTTACATTTTTAGGCATACTTTGCATTGCTTGTTCATACTGTTCTTTAGTACAATCTTGGTATGGTGCTTGTCTATAAGTGTGATCACTAAATGGTAAAAAGGATACACCAGACATTTGATCAAAATGCTCATAAACCCACGCTCCGACCTCCAACCACTCGTGTTCTTTGACACTAATTGTTACTGAGGGTTTATGTTCACACCAATAATCCTGGTAAACTTTCCATAACTCTAATTGTTCTATTGCTGTCATATCTTTTCTGTAAACACCATACTGTGGTCCTTTCATTGGAAAGGAAAATACTACAGTATGTTCTGGTTTTGTTACATCATCTTCTACAGGAAACCCTGCTTCTGTCATCATTTTTGCTAATGGATCTTTTTTATCTGCACGTACTGTTCGAATGTAATATTGATTATGTCTTGCATGTATTCCGCTTGCACTATCTACTAATTGACTTACTGTACCTGATGGTTTAACACAAGTAATTGCAACAGATTGATTAATGCCAAGTCTTTTTGCCCAGTCTTTATTAGTAGCAACAGCAATTTTTTTAAGTTCTGTGAGTAATTCCTCTAAACCTTTCTTTTTACCATTTGTTAATGGGTTATCCATAATACCTGTTAAAGAAACACCCAATAAACGCTCTTCATCACAATTTTGCAACCATCTCTTATTAAGATACCTAAAATTAGTAAGTGTTGATTGAAATGTTCCTAAAATAGTTGCATTAATAACTTTTTCTTTCAATGTATCAAAAGTGTCATTTGGACGAATTACTACTTCAGATAAATTACAAAATTCTTCTGATCTTAAAATAATTTCACTGCAAGGGTTGGTGCCAAAATTATGATTTGGATCTCTACGTTCATTTTTACCTGCTTGTTCTTTAGCGGCACGTCTGTTAAATATGCCACGCTCACCGGATTTGGATTCATAGAGAGATTTCCATTCTTCCATAAAAATACCAATATCAGGACGTTCAGTGTAACAAGCAGAATTATTTGCTAATGCTCGCTGAGTGTGTGTTTCCCACCACTGGCCTGATTTTGCTAAACGCATTCTGTCATCACTTAAATTAGATAAACTAATTAACGCAGAACGCCGCACACCACCTACTACTACTATCTCCGCAATTTTACAAGTAATATCGTGACACTCTAAAGATGTTAATCTACGACCTGCGGCGCCTTTAAAAATATCTACACAAAAATTAAATAAGTCCTCTAAAGGTTCTGGACCTGATGCTCTACCACCAAATGTTTTTAACGGTGAACCTGCGGCTCTAACTCGTGATAAATCCCATACTGGAATTTGTCCGCCATACAATAGATGAACTAATTCTTTGAGTGCTTTGGCCCAACCCAACTTAGAGTCACTTACTACAATAGTAGTTTCTGTTGGATAAAAATCATCAGCAACACGTGGCATCTCATTAATCATTTGACGCTCAACACTAAAACCAACACCAGTGCCATTCATTAAAATGTAAAGTATTTCATCAAATGCACGTGGATTATCTATTGCTACAAATGAACAATTATAACCTGCTACATTTTCTCGTTTTAATGCATCACCTGCTGTCATAAGACAACGCATTGAAGGCATTATTTCTAAACCTAATACAGAGTCTTGTAGTTTTTCTTTAAGATCTTTTGACAGTGAATAATTACATGTTTCCTTTAAGTGCTCTGCGAAAAAACTAAAGTATCTACTTACGGTTTCTTCCCATGTTTCTCGTCGATTGTCTTCATAACGGTAACGAGAATATCTTGATAAATGAATGTATTGTTGGTATAGGGAGGGTAATTGATTATCTGCCATAGTTGAATCCTTAGTTATTATGTCTATTATACAGTAAAGCGTAATGAATGTCACGCCTTATATGTATATATCGAGAAAATGATATTTGAAGTATTTACCTGGTCTGTAGCCAGATTATCCACGTGTTTAACATTTACTAATATTAACTTCTAGGTATTTTAATTAATGATTTCTATTGCGTTTACAAATGAAGCTGTTGAGCCTGTGTTGGTAGTCGTGTACTTCAGCGTTGCAATACCACCACTATGTGTAACTGTAAATGAAACTCCAGTAGCGGCTGTTTCTTCATATTCATCACTAATACTTGATGCACCTGATTTAATTGCCATCTCTAAAGTACCTACTCTAGACTCTGCACCACGTATAATTTTATAAGAAATTTTAACATTTTTTATTGATGCTTCAGAAAATGTAAGTCCTGTCGTAACAGCCGTTTGATTATCTGCTAAAGTTATTGTAGAAGGAATACGTGCTTCATGTTTACCCCATACTTGTTTTTCATTAGGTATGTTATAATAAACATCAGCGTTATTTGTAGCGATCCTGTCAAATGTTCCTGTATCACCATCTGGACGTTTAAAGTTATCTGAAATACTTGTACAATTAGATACATTTGAACTTGAATAATTAATTACATCAGCAACAGCACTAGCAGTACCATCACCTGAATTATTATTGCCTACATCATCAAACGTATTGCCAACTGAATAAATGCCTGATCCATAATCTACATCAATAGCATTATAATCTATATCTCGGAATAATGAACCCATAATCTTAAAACTTGTAGGACCAGTACCTGAAGATGTTGATTCACCTAACCAAAATGCTTTATACGCAACATCAAAATTACAATTTGTAAAGTTAAAACCTTCAATATTATCATTTGAATATATACCAATTGGAACACCTAAAAATTGACAATTATTAAATGTAATATTGCGTGATTTTAAAGCATTTGTTTGCGTAACTTTTACAGCGGCTGGTCGGTCAGTACTATTTAAACCATCACCATTAACATATGTACCCATAAACGCAACATTTTCAAAATATGAATTAAGTGTTGAATCTATTTGAATACAGTCTTGTAATAAATCTGTTGTATCTGTTGTTTTGATACATAAATTACTAACTACTAAACTCTGCGGTTGTGTAGCACTATTATTACCAATATTTGGTGATATTTGATTTTTAGAATCTGCTGTACGCATTACGCAACTATCATGTCCTGCTGTTGTTGACGACGTAATGGTTACAGTCGGTGCGCCTGTATATCCTGACCCACCACTTACTATTTCAATTGCAGTAACTATACCAGCAGTAATTGTTGCTGTCGCTGTGGCACTACCACCGCCACCTCCAGTAATTGTTACTACTGGAGCAGTAGCATAACCTGCACCCCCTGCCGAAATAGTAATGTCTGATGTTTGCAAGGCATTACCAGCTGCGGTTCCAGCAATGGCCGTGGCCGCGGCATTAGTTTGTATTTCATTATATTGTATAAGTGTTTTGCCTGGTCCATCACCAAAAATAGTTGCCCAAGTTGGTATTTTTATCGGAGCAGTTACTTTATAAACACCTGCAGGGAAATACAAACTTCTACGTGCTTTCTGTGTGATATCTTTAACAAACAATTCATACATTGCTCTATCAATTGCGGCTGTATCATCTGCTGAACCATTACCGCTTGCGCCAAAGTCTAGTACACTAACGTACTCATCTAACCTATCTTGTAATTTTCTAACAGTTGGGGTGCCTGATGTGACACCTGTTTGAATTGTTGATGTTGCATTACCTTCATATGTATAATTTAACAATGACACAATATTACTGTGTTCTGTTAATACTTGTGTATTGCCCACCGTTGGTGCACCGGAACTTGTTGGTCCATTACCAATATATAACTTACGAGAATTAGTAACCCAGCCAAGTTCTGCGTGTGATAATTGTGGAAGATTTTCTGCTAATCCTCTACGATGTTGTATTCTAGATATTTGTACAATTGCCATATCTATATTTATACTTTAGCTGATATTACAATTACTACAAGTTGAAGCACATATCCGTAAGTTACCATTTTTACTATTATATTCATCATTAATTGTTACTTGAATAAAATTATTTTCTTTAGTATCAGGTATCCATGTTTGCTTAATTACTTCCATAAAACTACTATTAAATACGTGTTCAATTCCACCATATTTTAATGCATTATTAATATCACTTGGTAAATTTGCATATTCTAATAATTTTCTAACATCATAAGTATTTTCAGTTGCTATTCTTTCATGCTGTAATCCCATCATGCAACAAGGATAAACATAACCATCAGCAGTAATAAAAATTCTACTATCTTTAATTGCCAAACATTCTATTTTACGATTTTCAGTAAATCTTACATCACCAGCTCGCATAATAGTATTAAGATTTATGTTATGATAATTATCTTTAATACCTGCATATCCTAGTAAATAACCACGCAACCAACCAATATTTTCTATATCTTTAATCCATGATACTTCTTGATTTATATACTTTTTATGTATTATTCTAGTAAATTCCAATTCTTGATCTATATCAAAATTAGAAACATCTATTCTCTCAGCATTAATATTTTCTTTTAAATTAGTTGTTACATCTTGATAACTATATTCATCAGAAGATGAATCTTCTAAAGTACCTATATATTTTCCTTTATTATTAAAAACAGGAAAATTATTAGGTCTATCTGATTTAATAATATCAATATCTTTAAATTTATATTCTTTTGCTAATTTTTTAACCTGATCAAGTTGGTGTTGATTATGTTTGAACAATATAAATTGCCATACAGCATGTCCTCCAGCATCAATAAATGCTCGAGCATTTTCTATTACTTTATTATAATCTGTGTTACGTCGATAAAATGAATGTACTTCTGATGTGGTGCCATCTATCCCCCAAACAATTTGCATATTTTTATATTTTGCAAATCCTGCCCAATATTCTGTACTATGTAATGAACCATTAGTATTAACAACAACTTGAATTTCTGGTTTAATATTATGTAAATATTCTATCATGTCAGGCAAATAAGGATTTAATTGGGCATCTCCTAAATTACCACAAAATGTTATATCTTTTATTTGAGTCAGAAATTCTTTAGATAATAATATTTTAAATTGCTCTAATGACATATCACTTTTGTATATGCCAGGTGAAGAACCATAGCCAAAAATATTCCTCTGGCAGGCGGGACAGGCGGCGTTACACCGCTCTGTTATTTCTATTTGAATACTTTCAATATTTTTGAAATCATACATTATAATACTGGGCAACTTTATTGTTCCAACCTTCAGCCACGTCATCAAACTCATCACCTTCAATAACAAATTCTTGATATGTTAAATCACGACTGCACATTAGTATAACTCCAGTATTTATTTTTGTATCAAACATTTCATTATGAGCTTGAGCGTATGCCGTAAGTTGACAAAAGTAATCATCAACCCATTCTCTTTTCTTTGGTTTATTTGTTTGCTTAAAATCAAGTATTGCTAATTTACCATTCCATAAACCAATACAATCTGTTGTACCAGCATATAAACCACTGGCATATAACGCAACTTCTGTGCCATATATCTCTGCTACTTGCCTAAAACCTTCTGCTATAATAACATTAGACATATTATATGCTTGTTGATGTATTTGATTACTGCCTACTTTTCTCTCATCACTGTTAATGTATAATTCTAAATTTTTATGCATTAACGTGCCAACGTTAGCGGCTTCTGTAGATATTTGCTGTGCTTGCTCTGTGCCAACACGCTTTCTCCAATTCGCTAATGCTTCTCTTTTTTCTTTTGATTTTGTTGCGTCTAGTATAGTTGTTACACTAGGAACACTTGAACCATCAGGTAACTTATAATGGCGTTTTCTATCTATTGTCGTTACTCTATCGATAGGAGAGTATTCGTATTTCTCTAATAATAACATTATTATATTATAGTTGATTTATATTTAAATGTCAAGCAGAATGCACACGATCATCATCATAATCTGGGCCGCTCACCGGGCACGATCATAGTCACCATATCTATAGCCAGCATCAGACCAAACTTTTGGCCAGCTTTTATTTCCGAAGTAACCGACCGGTCGGTCTAAAGCACGTCGAATGTCTCCAATGGTATGTAGGTTTTCTGGGCCTATTCTGACCAAGTGTTCTACTTCTTCATCAGTAATATTCGGAAATCCGGTTTGTATGTCACGTAACCTTTCACGTGCAAGCTCCAAACTAGGCGCATATCCAAACTCTTCATTTTCTTCCGGAGTCCTCATGTTTCCTTGATCTATTTGGTCGTCATCATCTATATCGTCGCGAGTAGCAAGATGAGCCCGCAATTTTTCTTTATCGGCCGCGTCGGCGGCGAGCCGCCGCTCCTTAGCCGTTTTGCCACTTGAACTTGTAGTGTGCTCACGGTCATCGTTATAATCTGGATGGAGTGGCATATCCCGTGTATTACCATCAGGACCAAATGTTTCAGGATGTTCTGCAAAAAAATTATTTAATGCTTCAACATACGGCTTCCATTTTTTAGTTGGTTCTTTGTTTTGTTTACCCTTTACTTGTTCTGGCTCTATACGACTCATATCCATGTCCAAGTGATCATATTCTGCAGATATATGAGACTCCCCATTCTGATCACGCAAACTATAAACTAACTTGCCGCCGGTTAAGTATCCAGTTTCTACATCAGCATCAGCATCTATAATTCTATCTTGCATCCATTTCAATGCTTCTTTTTCTGTCATCTCATAGACGTCATATTGTTCCGCGACTCGATCGCCTAGTGGCTGGAAATCTGGATGCATAACCATATCCAAAAGAAAATCAAGAACGGTGCCATTCTTCTTTTCCCAATCTTTAAGCCACTTATAAGCCCTATCTTCAGTCCGGTCTTCTAGCTCGTAGAGATCATTAAACTCAGTTCTTAATCCAAATGTCACATCTTCCTGTTCGCCAACTGGACAATAACCACTAATGCAATTCTGCATCATATCGCCTTCGCGTTTCATTTCTTCTTTTGAATCCAACCGTACCCACATCATTCCATTTTTAAACTTCATAATAACTGGTGCTTCTCTTTCTACACGTTGTTTTTCTGTTGAATCATATTTCCATTTTTGAGCACCCAACTGAGTCACAGCTTGCATTGCGTTTTTTAGGCCTGGCAAATCAAATTTACCTTGCTCATACTTTTGTTTAAGAGGAACAAGTTTATTTGCAATATGTGGATCTAATGTTTTTGCATCTTTAACTAAATTATGAAATCTATAAAACAATGGACTACTAGTAGGTTCACCTTCATCAGGTATAAAAAGATCAAGCAACTCGTTATGTAAAAGAGTTAATGCTTTTTCACTCACTGTAAATATAGTGCCTGGGGGTTTATTTTTAACCCAATCAGGCAACATTGCCTGCGGACCTGGCAGTGGACTGGGTGTATAAGGCTCTAACGCTGTCTCAATACCTTGTATACCTGTATCACCAAATATTCTATTATTATTAACGATATCCTTTTTTAACCTTTTTAAGAAAGCGGTATGATTAATATAAGGATTAAAATCTTCTATATCCTCGCCCATTTCGTGAATCCATCTGTCAAGGACTGTTGTACAACCTTTTGCTTGGGGATCAGGGCATTCTGGATCGAAAACGTCCGCTTCAGTTAATATTGGATTAAAAAATTCGGCTAATAGCATATAACATATTTATTATATATTAACCATTCTACAACGCTGATTTAACAAATGAGGTAACATCGAAATTAAAGTTGGGTTTTGATTTACTGTACCCCAATCCCTTAACTTGACCAGCTGTATATGTAGCAATATGTCCTCCATTACCATATACTTTTACAACACTACTATAATCACCATTAGCAATACCTTCTCCTGTATGAAACGTTAAATATAGTCTTGCAGATGTAACTGTTCCTACACTACTCTTTGAAATACCAAACTTAACAGTTGGAGATCCTCTACCCACTTTAACCAGAAAACCGGGCCCGCTTGCTGATGCTGAGCCGCTGGTGCCGGTAACCACTAATTTTGAAGAAGTAAATAGCCATCCGCAACCAGCACAAGGCATCGATGTTTGTGTAAATGAGAATGACAAATTACCGCTTCCACCGCCGGACGAGCCACCACTACTACCACCACCACCACCGCCACCGCCACCGCCACCGATAAAGGGGGTTATGGGAAACGGACTTGTTTGTTCCGTATGCCCTAAATTCTCGCCAGTTTGTTGATTCCCGGCCGGATCATATGTATTATAATGCGCCAAGTCTTGCGTTACACCATCTCCTGTGTTTATTTTACCAGCCTGCAAAGCATAATCTCCATCAACTTCGCAACGTATTAATCCAGTCTGTGTTAACTGGCCGAATGAGGTATCCAATGCACCCATTAATGAATTAACAACACCCAATACTTGTGCTATGGCAGCTCCTGCTGAGGCTGCACTACCTCCACCCACATTAAATTCAGAACCATCGCCTATATTGAGATTCGCCATTTCATAATCTTCATTATTTGTACCAGGAGCGGCGGGACGCATAGTTGTTTGCCCGGTACCTTTATTGCCCATACCATAAAATTCTATTTTTGTTTGATGGTGTATTGGTTCAATTAAGCCGTCGATAGGACGTGCTTGGCCCGATGGCATTAGTTCTCCAGTAGCTGTTTTAGCACCAACTGGTGCTAATTGATCAGGTTTACCAATAATTAAAGTATCATCCATAACTGTTATATGATCAAATACTGTGTTGTTCCAATTAATAACCCATTTAATTTTATTTGATGACGTAGCATCAAACCAATTACCTGGATGGATTTGATAACCAAACTTTCTAAAATGTGATAATACAGCATTAATACGCTTATGATTAACAAAAATATTTGGATCAATTGCTTTTATTGCGGCTTGTACTTCTTTCATCGTCATTTCTGTAATACCAGGAATACGTTGAACCGAAGTAAACTCTGTTTTTCCTTTCCATCCAGAACCATACATGTAAACTTCTTCAAGTAAGAACCAATCACCATAGTTATAAACACCAGCCATACCTGCACCAGTGGAAATAACTGTTTTTACTTTTTCTAAATCAGAAGCATCTTCAATAGCATCATTAATAAATTCAATTTCTGCTTTTACTACTGCATCACCTAAAATTACTTTACCGCGTACCTCGCCGGCTGTTTTTGTATGACTTGCCATACTACTATTTATATGGGAATATTATTGAGACTTCTGTTTTTTCTTTTCTTTAACTGCTTTATCTACTTTAACTGCGTGATTAGCAGTTAATGGGGTTGGACGCTCTTGTTCTGTGCCAAGAGGACTAAACTTACCATCAGGATTATGCTTGTTAGCATCTACGCCTGGATTGGGATTTATGCCTACTTGTGTTAAGACTGTGTCTTTAGGTTCGGTAATTTCTTTTAGTCTCACCAGCTTATTTCCCAGTAAAAAGTATCATTAGTTGTTGTGTTTTTCTTTCTAACAATTGTATATTTTTTACTGGTAAAATGGGTCATTACTTCGCTCATTTGCTCTGTTTGTAATGTACTAATAGTGGTGCCTTTCCAAACTTTATAATAGGACTCACCAGTAGCATCATTGTTTGTCATTGGACTACCAGTAACTGTTGTGCCATTAATTGACACGGTAGTTATATCTGTTGAGGTTATTGTTAATGCGTTAGCTGCAATTGCCACTAATACACGCATTTCTAATATTGAGATTTCTTGAGCAATTAAACTATTGTTTTGTCCACGTTCTCTTGCTAATGTTGCTGTAGGGAAATATGCCATTTAAATTCTCTTCTTCATTGCTCGTTTAGCCATGTCATCTACTGTATTTAGACTTGGCTCTTCTATATTTTCTGGATCACCCATATTAACATCTATCTCTTCACCAGTGTTGAGAGTAACAAACTCATCATCAAAACTTTGTACCAAATGTTTCCAATCTGGTTCCATATCATACATCTGCTTGAAACCATCATAATCAAGTGGTGGGACATCTTCGGGCATCATTTGGATTATTGTTTGCCAGCTTATTCTATTATCACCTGCACTAGTAGAGTCATTGTATTGATGAACTAGATGATCTAACACTTGTTTAAGTGACGTACTTAATGTATCATCTATCTCTTCTTTAAACAATAACTCTGAAACACGCATATTATCGTTCCGCTCTGCCTACTTCTTCCTCACCAACAGCTACATCAGCAGTTGCAAATTCTTCTGCTGGTAGGGGTGCTGTTTCCACCGTTCCAGCTTCAACAGGTATTTCCTCTGCGCCCATTGCCTGTGGTGCTTGTTCTTCACCAGTAAGTATTCTACTTGCTTGTGAAAGTGTTTCACGTGCTGTACCATTAGCGATAACTAATTGATCTAATGTTGGAATAGCAATATTAGCATATGCACTACTAATTTCTGCACCAACTTCATCACGCATTGCATCTAGCAATGGTGGGAGATCTTCGTTGCGTAGTTTACTTAAATCATCAACTGCTTTTTGCACTCTATCTACAACATCCTTTGATGCTAATAATAGTTCTGCTTGGTCTTCTTGACTTTCATATAAGCCACGTAATTTATCTGAAACTTGTTCTACGCTTTCCTCTATACCCAATCCTCGTTTTGCTCGTTTATCTAAATTTTTTAACATTTGAACATTTGCCATTCCACTTCGCATAATGTCATCTAATACATCAATTAAAGGAACAAATGATTTCATAAACACAGCTGGAACTGATCTACCATTTTTTGCCATTTCCATAGCACGTCTAGCCTTTGCCATATCAGTAGCACCAACTAACATACGTAATGCTACCATGCCTTTGGGATCAAAACTATAAGAATCTGATTTTTTTGTTACTTGATGTTTCTCAGTAACATGTTCCTTGTTTTCTTTTCCGCCTGCTTGTGGTATTCCTTTTTTCTTTTTCTTGCCTGCGCCAAATCCGGCACTACTAGTACCACCTTGGCCTGGAATTGTTTGTGCATCTGCGGCGGCAGTATTTGCTTTAGTAAATTCATTAAGTTGAAGCTCAGCAATATGTTTTTCTAAGTTTTCTTTAATAAAAACTTTAGCCAAATAAGATTTTGTTGTGTGTAGTTTGTGTCTATCTTCTGATAAACGTTGCTTCTGTATTTGTTCATTAACAGAAATTAATAGTTTTGCTGACTTGTCTAAGTCAAGTTTACTAATATCTACTGTTACACCAAACGTATTTTGCATACTATTTGCAAATTGTAGTGCTGTTTGCGTTGGTTTAATATCAGTTAAATTCATAGTTGTGTATCCAATATTGTAAAATAAGTTATATGTATTTATTAAAAAACATGATTATAATACATCGTATTTAATGTGTGCTGTGCGGATTCTGCTTGCCATATCCAATTTTTCAATCTATCTTCAAATATATGCACCTTAAACCAATCATTTTCATTAGCATAATATCTCATTCGACCCTTGGCGATGTGTAATTTAGCAATTGCACTAGAATACTTTCCATCTAATTCTAATACTTCTTTATAATGCATCATATTTTCTTGATTGTAAAAAATGGCCAGCATTATTGCTGACTTTTTAATGGCAATATCTTTTTCAATAATAGAAAATCCTCTATGAAATCCTTTCTTTAATATATAACCATACTTGTTTTTCTGTATCCGTATATCTCCTATCTTAATACCTTTTCCAATTTTTTTAACTTTAAGATAATGAAGACGGTTGTCTTTTTTTAGTTGATTAATTAAAGAATCGTATACATCAACGAACTTTCTATCAATCTTTTTCTTTGATTGTTGTTGCATAATATTATTTAATTATAATTTAATTATTAAATTAATTACTGATTAAGCGTCAAACTCATCGCCACCATACTTGAGGCGGTAAGCCATTGGGTCTTTTTCAAACTCAATTTGCCCTGCTGATTTTTTGTTTGGATCTGTTTTGGGTTTTACTAATTGTGCTGTTTGATTTTTTTGTTGTTTGTATAATTTTAATTTATTAGTAATATCTTGTTGATACTTTAATCCAGCATCTCCTTTAGGAGTTGGACCAGTATTATACATTCGTGATGCTTCATCATCTGTTTTTGCACCATATTTTTCTTTTTGTAATTTCCAATATAATCCAGCAGTTCTTATATTATCTTCAGGATCATCTAAATTTACTGAGCGACCAAGATAATTTTCTACATCTTTTCTTGCTCCTGCTCTAATTTGACCTATACCAAATGCAGTACCTTTATCACCGGTGAGTGTTTTTCCAGTTTTATCACTTGTTTGATTAAAACTTGATTCTTGATGTAAATGAGCAGCTAATCTTTCATATGGAATACCAAGTTCTTTTGCAATTTTAGCAATACGATCTTTATATAATTTATATGAGTTTGGAATTTCTAAAGATTCTTTTAAAGGCAACCTAACTTGTATTTCGTTTTCATTTATTTGAGTATTACGAATAAAAGCAATCTTGCCTTCTTTTTTAACACGTTTAAATACAGACTTATTAACCAATCCATTAGCAGTATGAACTTCTCGTTCTGTCAAATCTTTTTTGTATACTGGTTCACTGGAATAAGAAAGTAAAAACTCACTTTCTACTAAATTAATATATACTAAAGCGGCCAGGCCTGCTATATGTGCAAATCTCATAGTTATAGCACTGTTACAACAGCACCTCGTCCTAATCTATTAATTGTTTGATATTTTTCTGCTCTTGATCGTTCATCTTCAAAACTAATCATTCCATCACTATTATCAACATCAATATAATAGTTCATACCATGTATTCTAGTTTCTGTAGCATCAGGATCCGCTGGATCTGTTGCTACTATCATATTACCATGTATAGAAACAACTTGCCATTCTCTATAACCACCACCAGGCTGTGCTACTCTAAACGTAGAACCCAGGCCCATTTGTTTAGTAATAAATTGGGTTTGTTCTGCTTCTGTAAATTTAGGTTTAATAACTAGGCCTTGTGAACTGTCTTTATCAATTCTTTTATCATTTAAATCAACAACAGTTTCAGTATTATCACCTTCATTACCTACCAAAGGTAATTCACTGCCTCGCACAGGGCCGGCAATTGAATATTGTCCTTCAGTAATTGCTAAAAATAATTCTACTAGTTTCATTTTGACGCCGCGTTTAACTTTGTTTTCATTATACTCGCTGGATTTGTACGCATAGTTCTCTTTGACTTTCGTCTCATTTTAGAACCAATTTTTGCTTTAAGCATTTTCAATCTAAAACGTTTTTTAATATCTGGGGCCGCGAAACATTGTGATGGTTTTGATACTATACGACTTTTGCGGCGACCTGACGTACAGCGATACTTACGAACGAGTTTATTGCCAACCCGCCCCCATGCCATTTTTGCTTCAAAGAGTTCTTCTAAATACATTGTATATGTATTTATTAAAGTTTTACACCTTCCTTAAGAAGAACATTTCTAGAAATATATGCTAAAAATTGATGATAAAGTTCTGTTGGATGGCTTAAATCTCTAGCATATGGATATTTAATATTTTCTTCTATACATTCTCTAGTTTGATTCTTAAAAAATTCTGATGCGTAATCCTTTACATCAATATAATTAATAACATTATCCAACTTATCAAATAACACTGTAGGTATATCTAAATCGTGCGATAATTCACGTTGTTTTGTACTTCCTAAATATTTCATAGGTAATTTATTAATTGATGCATTAATTAATGTTTCAAATTCTAATCGAATTCTTTTTTCATGTTCTATCATATCATCTTGGCCAAAGCCTGCTATCTTTTTATATGTAGAAAAACTATCATAAACTACAGAAAATGGATGAAATGATTTAAAAAGAATATTGTTATTTTCACAAATCTCGTTCATAATAGCATAATTTTTAGTTAAATTATTATAATTTTCACAATTACTAGTTATTTGTTGATAATATGGCATATATTGTTCTCTACTAGGTAATACAGATTGATGGTTGTGTTGTAATTCACTAAGTATTACATCATCGTTTTTAAACACGTTAGATGATTCCATTTCTGTTAGGAAATATCTATTAACAAGTCTTCTTCCTGGATTTGTAGGGGACCACAAAACTATATCAGGTTTAATAATATCAATTAATTGATAAAGAGAAATAGCATTTAAATCTGCTGATGCACCAGGTATTGATATATTATACACTTTTGCTTTATTAGATATATTGTTACACCAAACATCTTTATCATCAACACCAGTACCAAATGCTATACTACATCCTAATGTTAATATTTTCAAATCAGAATCAGTATCAAATGGTTCAGACCTGTAACCATGAGCATTAAATGTGTAATTAATATCTTTATTATGATATTTAGGATTTAATTCTTTATGCTGTTTGTTTTTGTTATAATGTTCTTCTGAATCAGTGTCATGCCACTTATAGCTATGACTTTTTATACCATCATAAAAATTTTTATATAATTCATTCGCACTATCAGACAAAGACTCGTTACGGTTACGCTTATCCCAATTAACATACGTACTAAGAATTGGAGGTATGAACGGATTCCAAAAGTTTTTAGTCCATTGAGAAACATTATATAATTCATCGAATTTCATCAATGATATTTATTATGCTACTGTTAATAGATAGACAACTGCGGAAAATAGAGCAGTAATAATGGAACCACTTAAAATATACATAGATTTGTACTTATTTTTTTCGTTAACTAATAGACTATGTCTAATTTCATCGAGTTGTTGCTCAATGACCGTTAATCGACTTTCAATTCGTTCCATATTCTCCTCCAAGTAACCGTAGCGTTCACTGCAGATTTCTACGTGTGCCTCGAGGCTCTGTTTTTCAATATCTGATGGCATAATAATCCTTTAATGTCATACAAAAAATGCCTTCCGCCCGCCCTATATTATGTGCCTTTACAAATGCCAATCATTTCGCCTAAAATGAGCCTAAGTCTCTGCCTAGTATAATTATTTATGAAGGGTGGGTTACAGATTAAAAGGTATTTTTTCGTTTAGAACAAAATATATATTTTTATTACGAGGATTTATTGCTTCCCAGATTGGGGTTTTTAATTTGATTGTTTCTGTTAAATTAACAATTACAGGAACATTTGTAAAATCATTTGTCAGGCCTGATAATGGTTGATCTTCTTGTCCCCGTTCAATATAAAGTCCAATTTGCTCCACAGTAAAAGAAGTAGACCAAAATATATGTTTTCCTTTATAAGAGGAACCAAAATCTAATTGCTTAATATTATCTACTGTATATTTGCGTGGAAGTTCAATATACATAGGATTACCACGTAAACTAATAGTTTGTATCAATGTCTCACAATTGCTTTGTTGATTTCTACTTTTATTCCAAGATTGTTCACTATTAACTATTTGATTTGCATCATCTACAAACGCAGGAACATCTGTTCTGTAAGGTGATACAACACCAGATTGTGTAATATCTATTAATGTGTATATGGTAATAAACTCGCCAACGCCACTTCCAAACTTGCCTTCGCCAGCAATACCATGTGCTCTTTCTTTTGCCATAACTTACCTATAATATGCTATTATAATATTTAGTGCAGGCAAAAAAAAGCGGAGGATAAGTCCTCCGCTCTTTAAAATTACTAGTCTCTAGAAATTTCTAAAAACTGGGTGATTTTACGCTAATCTTATACAAATGTTAGTGCTGAAATTATAACAACTGTTAAGGCCTGTGCGGCTACTGCATCTAAAGCTGCCTCTAGTGCTGTAAAATTTGTGCCTGTACCAGCTGCTACGTGTGCATCACAACCTGAAACGCCTACTATGACGCCTGCGGCTGTTGCTGTGCCTACAACTTCAATTGTTGCATATGATGAAATTGCTCGCAAAACTGCTGCCATATCTGCGTTTGCTGTGAAGTCACCACCTGTTGATTTCAACCATGTAATATCACGACCAATAAGTTCTACTGGATCATGAACATTGGATAACGCATTATTTGTTAAACTTGCCATTTTTAAATCTCCTATATCTTGTAGTGTGTAAACTAATTTACACCGTTAATATTATTTATCTCAAAAATAGAAAATTATTGGCTGTTATTTTACTTCTTCTTAGCACCAAAAGTATAATCAAAATCAGTATCTTGATAGCCAGTTATCCCTTTTGCTAGTTTCTTACCCAACCAATAACCAGCAACACCGGAGGCGGCCGCCGCCGCGGCTTTTGCACCAAAGGATGTTTTTCCTGCTATTTCAGAATTATGTACATCTTTAAGCTCATAACCACCCTTACGAACAAATGTTTCATATGGACTACGTAAATCACTACGAGCAGACTTTGATCTTATTGCTTGTAATAAACGAGTTGTACTTAATTTACGTTCACTACCAAGCAGTCTATTCCAATCACTCAATAATCTTCGTGTTGCACTATATTGAGCATTATGAATACCTAAATTTCGCTCTAAACTCATTAAAAATTGTTTATCAAAATTTGGATTTACTTTACCACTTGCCACTTGCCGCAAATATTGTTTAAATTGTAATATTGGTATATTTGCTCTTCCAGCAGGACCTATTTTATCAACATATCTATCTGCTTGATTAAAAACAGCGACCCAATTATGTAAATCTGTAGCAGTAGTACGAATATTATCAAAACCAGGATTCATCATTGTTTTTTTAGCATATTCTTGTGCAAATTTCATTGAATTAGGATCATGCCGCATTGCCTGAAGTGATAAAACATTCATATAAATGTTTTCTGCCACTTGCTCAGCACTCATATTTTTCAATCCACGTTGATTACGTAATGCTTTTGATTCGTATAAATCTTTAATAAATCCCATAATACTATTTACCCTCCTGCCAGGAAGTTACGTCGTGAAAATTCCAATCTATTAATTAATTTTACAGCGCCACCAACATGGTCTATTGCTACAAATCCTTCTGGACCGGCAACTTCATAACCATTATCTGTTTTATAAAATGCTTGTATGCCTTCTATAGCATTAAGTTTTTTCATTAATATTGACTTAACTTGTATAATTTGTTTATAAACTGCCAATATTGCCAGCAACGTGTTACTATTATCTTCAATAAATGCCCTAGTTGCTTCTATTTTATTAATACGTGCTTCGGCGGCCGGACTCCATCCTGATGCTGTTTTATCAGAAGCACCACCATCTTTAAGTTTATCTATTTCTGCTTGCTTTTTACTATCATAGTAATCAATGAATTCTTTCAAAAAAGCATTAGCATTTCCAACTTGTGGTCGGTCTGCTCTAATTTTACTATTAACAAATGGTTCAATATGTTCTCTAAACTCTTCATTGTTCATTAGTGTATTAAATCTATTTGCATTTATTTTTTGCAAAATTCCTTGTAATTTATCAAGTCCATTTGCTACTTGTGCTGTTTCACGTCCAGTCATTGTAGCACGACCAGTTAAATCTCTATAATCAGCATCTTGTGACCATACATTTTTATTTCCTACAGGGGCGGCCGCACCAAATGATGCTGTCAAATCTGACATCTCAGGACCACCACTATATAATGTGTGCCATACAACACCAATCTCAGCCGCAAGTAATTCTTTTGCTAAATCACTGCCCGCTGGAACAGCATATGCTATTTCATTTGGTTTAAAAACAACATATGACTCACCATCTATATCTTCAGTTGTCAAATCACCTTTAGTAAACATAATATCGCCTTGCAATATACCGTCAAAATTAAGTTTACGCAAATGTTTTAATGCTATATTTAATTTATGTGCTAAACCTGGTATTTTACCATGATTTTTTCTAATATCTGCAGGAGTTTTATTTAATAATGGAGTAGCATTAAATACACTTTTTGTTCCTACAAAAAACTTACCATCTTTAGGATCATTACCAGCAATTACAGCAGGCTTACCATCCCATTTTACAGATATTCTACCCGCTTCGCTTGTTCCTGCTAACATTTCTGCTGTTTGTGCAAGATGATTTATTGCTTTTTTTACACCTTGGTAACCTTGATAAAATACTAAATCCTCTATATGAGTCATATGAGTATTTTTGCCGCCAGTATCTTCAACGATCATCCATTTACATTCACCTTGAACTTCAAATAGTTTCACTGATCGTCCTCGCCTCCAATCCGTGATGTTCGTCCTTGGCGAGTTGTTCTATCACTTGTACGCAACCCAGGTTTCTTAGACGTAACTTTTGGTTTTGCTAGATTTGCCAGATTCGACTCTGGCTGCTGGTAGAGCTGGTTGATATGATCATCACTACCAATACCAGTTATATTTTTAAAACCAGCCCACGCACCACTAGGTAATTTTTTTAAATAATTTAAAATATTATTTCCAACCTTACCTTCCCAATCATGTGATCCTGACGCGAGAAATCCATGGTCTTCTTTTATAAAGTCTTTTGCTCTCATATATCTACACCCTGCATAATATCTAAAAGTTCTGTAACAGCATTGCTGAAACGTGCTTTAGATTCAGGATCAAGCTTCGGGTCTTCCCAATCAACTTTTACCCATCTATCTACAATATGTTCTAATTCTTGTGACATTTCATCAACAATACCACTAGTCTTACCTGTAGGTATACGTGAAGATATTGAGTGAGGTCTATCTATGTGTATGTTAGATGTATCTGAGAAATCAGATATTTCATTCAATCTCATTGTCACCAGCCTTACGTATGCTACGGATAAACTTTTTATTATCCTGTCCACGTATGCTGTTAAGAAGACGGCGTTCTAGCTCAGAAGCAACTTCATGATCATAGTGTTCATGTATAATATTAACTAAATTAATAGCACTATCAATGATATGAATAGCACGACTTTCTATGATCGCACTTTTATTGTGATCCTTATACAAGGAATTCAATTCTTCTAATATTGTTCTAGTCTTACGTTTCATTGTCATATGTGTCACATTATGTTTATTATATTTAGTTAAATTGTGACCCATCAATTATCAAATTTAGACTGTTTACGTATTGCCCACCTACCAAAAGGGCGGACTGACCAAAAACAGGAAAATATTTTCCAATTCGGAATGGTAGGATCAGCATCATCCATGCCTCTCCTAAACACATTATCAGCTTGGGCCCGCAATACTTTTACAGTTTGTGGATTCAATCCTTTTACTGCCACAGTTTTACGCAATGCACCATATAATACATCGTGTATTACCGCCGCCCTTGCAATATCCCAAGGTGATATAATATTCCACATAATGCGATGTATAGATGCTAAATCTGTTTGATACCCAACTGGTGCTGTAATTAAAATAGTGGTTGGTGTAGTTTTTACATCTACATTTAAATTTGTCCAACTAGAAACCCATTCGTCCATCCCAGCACTTCTACTTTTTTCTAATTCATAGGTAAGTGGTTGAGTAAGTACCCAATATTTTGGTCCATGAAATTCAGCTTCTAATAAACCATGCCATGCCATTTTTGATGCTCCTAAATAAATTCTCATGGCGGGATGATTCTTCATCGACAAGTTCCGCCAATGGTATTTATATGTCATCTGAAGCACTCATATTACGTAATAAAGATCTTATTTTGCTTCCACTTGCTTCAGCAGTTACTTTAGGTGTATCCTCATTAGGTTGTACTGTTGCACTTCTGTTTATTCTGTCAAATATATTTGTTGATTGTGATTGTGTTGCTGTATAAGAAGTATCTTCTTCTGGTTGTGCATCTTCTCCCAAGTCTCGTATACGCAAACTGCTTATATCAAATTCCAAATCTACTTTAGAACCAACACCGCTACTACTTCTTGTTTTCATAAACTGTACTTGATAACGTCCACGCTCACGCATTGCTCTACTTGTAAAAATACCAATAACATTATCTGCTGTATTAATTTTACTAATACCACCTGCAATGTGACTATGATCAAATTCTATTTCGTCTACTGCACTTCTGTTTAACTGCGATGCTGTGACAAATACAACATCTAACTCTTTGGATAAGTTACGCAGTTCTTCTGCAACATACTTGTCTTTAACATATAAATCACTTGGTGCTACTTTAGTGCTTATTGGCATACACAAATCTAAATAATCTACTAACACTACGTCTGCTTTCATACCTTTTTGCACATTTAATTCTTTTATATAACTGCGAAAGTCATTAATGTTACTTTGTGCTGGCATATATTTTATTTGCAAGCTGCCTGCTTTTTTACTTACAAGTTTAATTTTCATTTCAACAGTATCCAAATCCTTAAATATTTGGTTTGTCGGAATATTAGATATCATACTGTCAATTCGCATTGCTGTTAATTCCTCACTCAACTCCAATGTAAAATATAATACATTGAGTCCTGCAAGTATCCAATTAACTGAGAGATTTTGCATAAACAAACTCTTACCACTGCCACTACCACCAGCAAATATTTGTAACTCACCTCTATTAAATCCACCAAACAATTTTCTATCAAACATTTCCCAACCAGTGCTAACTTGCCCATTACTTGTTTTTAAATTCATCAAACGTTCACGCGGATTGTCCCAATAATCAGTTCCCATGTCTGTTGTAAGGCCAACCTGCACAGCTTCCTTAATTTTGGCCTCTACTAACCCATAATCACCTTTCTCTAACAAATCCGCACTGTCTAATATCGCTCGTTCTAATTCTTTATGCCTACTAAATTGTTCAAACTCGTCTAATAACCAATTACTATGCTCTTCTAATTGATCCATTACAATATCTTGTAATTTAGAACCTGTTTTGCTGTTTATTTGCTTTACTTCTGGCAATGCCTTATATTCATCTACATAATTTAAAACAAAAGTTGCTATTGGACGCAAACTTCTATCAAAATTCTGTGGATTAAATATATTTTGCACCCTAACAAATGCTTCTGGATTGCTTACTAGCATTTCCAAGTATAATTTCTGTAATTCTACGTTATATTCTTTATTCATATACTATAATTATCTATATTTGTAATCGTTTTTGATGTAATTGGATTTTAAGCCTTGTAGATTGGACATTATCCAATATATTCTTTAATGTAAATATTTTACCATAATTTAATACTGATTCATTTATATCCTTGCAAGTATCATACCAAGTTGGAAAACTAACGTCCCAATTATATTTTAATGCTTGTGTTATAAGTTTATTGCCAGCACTATCATTGTCTGGCATCATTATTACTTGTTTATTTAAACTTTCTATTAAATCTACCTGGGCATCACCAATATCACTACCCAATATTGCAACACCATCTACAGCGATTGCATCAAATGGGCCTTCTGTTACTATAACAAACTTACGATCTTCAGTTTGCCTGTCCATATTAAACACATAACCTGCAGGCGTACTTGTAAAATATTTTGGATTACCCTTAACTGCTAGTCGTGCTGTGTATCCTACTATTTCACCTTGCCAAAAGAATGGAATAATTACACGCCTGTCAAATTTTGTCTCTGTAATTGGTGTCCAGTAATATGGATAATCATTTTCATCCAATCCGCGCTTATGTAAATATTCTAATATAAGTTTATTATCAGACGCTAATGGACTGCTTTGCTCTGGAAAGTCTTTCTTCTCAAAATTAAATTCAACTTCCTCTGGAATTAAATTTTGTTCAATTGCTGTCTCTTTTAATTGTATAGCAGTTAATACAAGACGCTTTATATCAGATTCCGGAGTGCCAAGCCAATCCATCAATTGCCGTAGTTTACGACTTAATGGTCTGCCCGGTTGCCAGCCTGTTTTATACCCACAATTAAAGCAATTATACGATATTGCCTCTCCGTTAAGTATAATACCGCCTCTACCACGTTTGTCTTGCGTTTCTCCGTTATGAACACAGCACGGAGCATTAAAGGATTGCCAACCACTAGAACTTTTCTTTACCCTTCCTGGTAAATTGCTCATAATGACTGACTGTATTTGATTCATACAGTTATTATATAGGAATTACTACTAGAAGTCAAGAATGTATTTCATTATATACTACAGGAAAGAGTTCTTTATAATTTGTACCGCGCCGCTTATCTAATTCAGTGAGATATATATGAAATTGTTTTTGTAATTTTTTGTCAGGAGTGGACTGCTCTATGCTTTTGGCAATACCTCTATAATATTCTTTAGTAGATATTATAATATCTTCATCAAAGTCTTGTAATTTATTAATAGCATCAATATAACCCCAGTCAAGAATTTTTGGTCCAAAAATTGAAGGATGTACATATGGTCGGCCAGCGGCTTGCATTAAACTATTATGTACTATTTGATAATCATCTTTCCCTCTATTAGTAACAATCCATTCATTCCACTCATTTGTTTTTTCCATTAGATCTGGTAAAGTAAATGTTGTTAATGGCATCCAACATATATTAATACCTGTTGATATATCTGTATTTTTAAAAATATACTGAATATTCTTCTCAAATAGTTTGAGATCTAAACCAAACCTAACATATTCTGCCTCAGGTCCCCAACAATCTATACTGCCAGTCACTTTACCACCACGAATATTATCATCTTCTATTAGTTTTTGTAACTTATCTAATCGCACTCTCGTTTTATCATGTTCTACACTAAGATTACTAAAAAATGTTATATTCAAATCAGGATTACGTTGAGTAGATAATAAATCTAATAATCTATCACTTTGTGGTTGTTTAAATGGCTCTCCACCCAAAACATATAACGTACGAAGGGATTTTAAATTTTCCTCCAGCCAAGTAAACATTTTTTCTGTAAGACTTAACTCTGTGTAATCCTCATAAACATCATATGCTACTCCTTCTGTCACAACATCTATATGACCAAATTTGGTATTTTCTGATTGCCAAGTACTACTAAAATGCTCACCACAATATATACAAGATAAATTACAATTATTACTAAAATATATCTCTAACTCTGTTGGAGAGACATGTACTGCTTGCGGATTATCTAATAATTCTGGAGGTGAACCAGGGGCAAATGGATGAGTTAAATGTAACATTCTATCACTCATTCCACCAGCATCTTCTATAACTCTACAATGCTCACACCCTTTTTCAGGCCAAACGTTATCAAGCATTTGTTGTCTAGCAAGTAATTTTTCTGGAGTATTATGAAAATCAAAATTATCCGGAATAGCATCATGATTTACTCTATGACAACTGGCCGTCGTTCCTTTAGTAAGAAAAACTGTACTATGTGCCCATTTTAAACGACACTGTAAATCTGATTGTATTGGATGCAGTACTGCTGTTTTTTGAGGTTTATGCATTTACTTAACCTTTTGGATTAATTGTATATTACGGCGTTTAGTTCTGCGTTGTGCTAGTTCATTCATACTAACATATGGACCATGGACTATTTCTACGTCTTTAGCCATAAATGTTTTAATAAATGGTTTAAATGCGATAAAGTCTCGTTTGAGAAATATGTTTATAGGGAACATTCTATTTGATTCCCACCACCATACTTCGCCCAGTTCTAAAAACTTTTCTTTTGTCTCTATGTTTGGTAGTGCATTAAAATCGTAAACGCTTACTATAGTTGCATCTTTATTAAGAATAATACCAACGACTTCCCTATCAATATGTTTAATATAACTGATAAAAGGATACTTTTCTGTTAGCTCTTCGTATATGTTTGGCATATAAATATAATAAAAGGTCTTATAATATGTTAGTTACTACGGTCTATTTATATAACCAGAATGTTAATCTGAAAATAAAGGCGGACACTGATAAGGAGCATTGGGGGTATGAAATGTATAATCATCCTATAAAGGTATACAAGGGTATTGACAATACCATACAATTGTCACTAAAGAACGATAATCAAAAGTCGTTAACGATCACTGATAAAACAATAACGTTTAATATTTTAGATAATGTTGGTGATACTGGTGTGTTATTAAGTAAAACGGCCACATTAGTAGATGGAATTAAAGGAACGGCGAAAGTTGTTATAACAGAAGGTGATCTACTAAATTTAGACTCTCAATATCTTAATTACTCTGTAACAGTAGTAGACGGTGAATCCAATACTAGTATTGGTTATGTAGATGGCGCATATGATGTATTAGGACAATTACAAATTTCAGATGGTGTTTTTCCAACACTTACAGATAGTAAAGTATTAAACACAGCAGACTTTACCATCTCAGGTTCAACTCATACAAGTAATCCATTAGTAGCAGATTCAAAACTTAATCAAAATACAGCATTACAAACTGCGGCGTTTTATTTTTCAGGTACATATACTGGCACTATTGTAATACAAGGTACATTAAATGAAAATATATCATTAGCAGATGATGATTATTTTGATATTAAAACATTAAATTTAACTGACCAAACTGGTGTTGGTTATACAAACTGGAATGGTGTTCATAGTAGAATTCGTATTAAATGTACTCCTACATCAGGTGGATTAGAAAAAGTTTTATATCGTCCTTAAATTCTCGTACAGTTATAAAAAGCAGTAAATAATAATATGCGTATAAAATTTATCGTATTTGGCTCAAACGCCGACACAGGTGATCTAACCACTGAATTAAGGCAAGATGGCTCACTTGAAGGAATAAATGATTATTTTCTAACGCCAATATATTATTTCTTAAAATCTTTCTATAAAAAAATTGGAAAATACTATAACAAATACATATGGCTACCTACTGAATATGGTGAATTCAAGAATACTAGTGTAAAAAATATAATATCCATAATCGAAAAAGAAAAACCAGATATTATTTGTTTCTCTATGTTTTTATGGAATTTTGATGTACAAATAAAAATAGCAAATATAATAAAACAAAAACATCCTAATATAAAACTTATTGCTGGCGGGCCGAGCATTGATCATAAAAATCCAAATACTGCTAATAACTATCCTTTTATAGATTATTTTGTCTATGGTGATGGTGAAAAAGCTTTTACTATGTTGTTAGATAGTTTTTATGAGCCAATAGATGAAAGAACAATACCGAATTTAATAACAAAAGAATTTAAAACTAATCACGAAATCTTACGATTTAAAGATTATCCAGCATTTAGTCCATATTGTGATTTAAAAGAAGACTTTATTAATGAACATAATCAGATTACAGATTACTTAAACAAAAATACTACTAATAATTACGTACTTACTTACTCTTTCGAAAGAATACGTGGTTGTCCATATGCTTGTACGTTTTGTGATTGGAGTGGTGGGTTACATCACAAATTAAACAAAAGATTGGGAGATTGGAAGGAAGAAATAAAGTTTCTTTCAAAATTTAATAACATATCTATGCATTGGATTGATGCTAATATTGGAATGATGAAGGAGGATATTGAAATATTTAAATTTGGTCTATCATACACAACTAATTCTTTTTCCTTTAGCGGCGGGAACATGGCAAAATTACATAAAAGCAATGTTTTTGATATATGGAGAGCTATATATGAACATGGGCGCGGCAATGTGTTTAAAGTATCATTACAACATCAAGATAAACAAATATTAAAAAACATTAATAGACCAGAACTTCCATGGAATGAACATAAAAAATTATTAATTAATTTTAGACAAAAATATAATAAGGCAGAATATAAAGTAGAATTAATTCATGGATTACCTGGCGCAACTATTGAAGCTCATAAAAAACAATTAATAGAATTCAGTGAAATACCTATAAGTATTGCATCTTTGTATGCATGGGAGTTATTACATAGTAGTCCTGCATATGACAAATCTTATCAAGAAAAACATAATCTAAAAATAATCACTGCTGGAGTTGTTAACACCAATGTCATAAACTCCACTATTGATGATTTATATCATAATGTATCATCTGATAATTATAATCCAATAGAAATATATCAATCAGAGAGAATATGCGATAGTAATTTAGGTTTTAAAGAATATTTGATTATCACGTATATGACAATATTATATAATATGTTATTTGAAACTACATTAACAACGTCTGAATACAATAAAATTAGATTTATTAACTTTTTAGATTATGCAATGCCAATAATTGAAAAATTGGCCGGGGAGCAAACTAAAGACTGGGATGAGAAATTAGAAAAATACGGATTTATTATATTCGGGTTACCGTTTGGATCAAATAAAACTCAAACAGTACAACTTGGCTTAGGATTGACAATGATTTGTAATAAATTATTTAGTGGATTACTTTCAGGAAATATTCAAACACCATGGTGGGATGCGTATGGTCATATAGAAGATAAAACGAAACAAAGAGGTTCATTGAGTGAGGTTTAAATTAAGTAAATTCATATGCACAACGACCAAATGTGCATAGGCAACCGCATGTGATTTCTTAAAATAATAACCTTTATCAGGCTTTTCCCATACTTGCTCACCAATTTCTTCCCATGATTTGCCAATCAAATAACGTTTTGCTGGCCGTATTACAGATAAAAACATTGCCATGCGTGGAATAGTATCTGGCATCATTTTTTTAATAAGATCATATTGATTACCGATATGTATTACTTGCTCACAATATTCTTTCTCTGCTAATCTTTCCCAAGGTGGTTCTGTAAACATTAAATCAATCAAATGTGCTTCACTTTCAACTTGGCTATATACATTTACATTAAGCAAATCCAATTTAAAATATCCGCGTTCTTCCGCGTCTTTATGATCAAGTGAACAAATACCTTTTACTGGATCTGTCGGCACATCAGTAAAATACGCACCAGTATTATGCTTAATTAATTCATTTGCCCTAATAATAGTCGCAGGAGTATGATGCTTTACTTTTTCCAGCACAGCAGTTCTATCTGCAAAATCTATATCAATATCAAACTTAAGGCTCATTTTGATTTCTCGTTCTTGGTATAATTGGCAATGCTAAAAATCCTAAACGTGGTGTTGGTAAATTTCCACCAGCATCATCAAATGCTTCTATATATTCATATCCATGATTAAAATATGTTTTTTTATAATAACTTGAATCTTCCCACCACACTATCAATTCTTTATGCTTATCTATTGGGTCTGGATTGGATCGCAAGTGTACTTCTATAATATTATCATCAATACACTCTACATTTATTTTACCTACATCTTTCAACTCATCAAACCACTCTGGAAGTTCAACAAATCTATTCATCTTAACCCATTTACTCCATCTCCACAACTTTTCTTCTCCAGTTTCCCTGTATCCTTCCCAACAATTTAATTGTCGCCAACCTTTTGTATATCGCGGAGTTCTTAATGGTCCTTCCCAGTCCTCTTCCCATTCAAAATCATATGAGAAATGTCTCCCTTCAAACTTTTCACACCAAAAATGACCCGACGGTATGGTAATCCATTCATGTGGATCCATTTTTATAGTTTTAGCACCCACACCCATACCTTCTAAATTCATAATAGGGCGCACAATATATTCTTCATCAAACAATACATTTACACCAGCCGGGCCACATCTATAGCCTAACTTTTCACTTAACCATAACTTATTATACCATTTACGGTGATGTGGATAAGTGTCATAGGCAACTGCGTCATCCAAATTTTTGCTCCATAAACATTATTTTATCTTTAAGCCATAACTTTTCTTTTTTCAATTCAATTATTTTCATATGTACTTCGCCAATATCTTGCTCATTCTCCTCGATTTCCCATATCGTTTTATCTAACTCTTTATGCCTAATTTTTAACTTTTCCAAATCAAGGTTGTATACATTTTCATTAGTCATTAAATATCTCCTTTACATGTTTGCGTCACTTAAAATATGTTTAACCCATTCTACATCGGCCATAAACGCTTCAAAACGTCTACTCCAATATATTGGGTCTATAAAATCATTAATTAAACCTAACTGCTCATCAGTCATTTTCTCTAACATTTCCATGCCTGTTTTACTATTATAGATTGTCCATGGACTTATTTTTCCATTTCTAATTAATGCTACTGCTTTATTGAAACTTACAAACTTAAAAAAATGATTGAACCGGGCATCATTTTCAGTTGCCCATTTTTCCATAGTTATAATACTGCGCTCTAATGCATCACGAACGTTTTCAGTTTTAATATATGGTAATAGATACTCCTCATATACAGCATCTTTACACCAGTGATCTAACTTTGTATTACTTTTAATAACATAATCTATAAAGTAATCTGGATTTATTACGTTAATATTAATAATGTGGTTACCAAATTTTACAAAAGCATTATAATATTGACTTTGTGAAAAGTGCTCATATGTTTTAAAATTTGAACTGCCTTGTGTTAACTCATAGAACCGTTTGTAAGCAATATACGCAATTTGTACATGCTTTGCATCCTGTTGTTGATGCCTACGCTTGGGCTCACATACGTGCGCCGCTAGTGTTTTCTCTCTTGTAAAACTCCTTTTACAAAATTGGCACTCATAATCTTTCTCTGATTGACTTATCATCATAACCATGTTCTATTGCTAATTGTTTAAGTTCTTTCTTGTCACACATCTCAGCATATGCTTCGACGTCACTTAATTTCCAAGTTGGATATAATTCTCTTAGAAACTTTGTCTTTTTATTATCTTTTACATTTTTTTTCATTGGCAGATACTTGCGATTAAAACTGCCAATTTTGGGATTAATAGCACACAAAATCATCCATACTAACTTTGGATGCTTACTAATTTCCCAGAAATCTTTATTTAATTCTTCATTTGTAGAGCGTATCATATACTCTTGCAAGTCGTTATTACCCGTAGCACTTGCATTATATTTTAATTGCAAATAAGAACTAAATGCTTTTTGCTTTTCTTTCCCAATCCGACCATAGAACCAATAATCTTTATTATCTAATGCATTAAATATCTCTTTAAGAGGTAATATTGGTTGTTTACGTGGCATTTCTTTCTCTTATATGGGTATGAAAGTTATTTGTAAATACTTCTGATATATACTCTTCTATTTTAACATGTTTCATATATTTGTCAAGTTCGAAGGGTATACTATCAGCAACCCGAGTAATGATGCCGCCTTTTTCTCTAAACCTATTGCTAATCATTTTCAAGTTGTATGCGTCTATAATAAACCCGCCTGCTTCTTTATTGCTTGGCTTATATTGGGGTGAATCCTTATACACATTGTTTGTTAATCCGTCAGTAGTTTCAAGATCAAATCCAATAATATCAATTTCTTTATGATCCCGCATTGCTATGCATATTGCCATATGTCCGGAATTCATCATTGGTTCATATTCGGGCATATCTTCCACAAAATAAACATGCTTTGGCATACCATAAAATGTATTACCTTCTGGTTCATCTACAGCACGACCAGCCTGATGAGAATTATATTCAAATTCAGTCCGCATTTCTTTATCAATTATAACTAAATGATCTGGATTAAATTCTCTATATAGAGCATTACATCCATATATTTCCCACTCATTGCGTTTGAATAAATTTAAACCAATTCTTTTTCGACTCTCACCATTTCCTACTACTAATGCTTTTTTCATTTTACGTTGAAGGCCCAATGCTCCAAAACTTCTAGTACGGGCTATTCATCCGGCCGGCCTCGTCATCCCAATGCCAATACTCACAATTTCCACCATGAATATGACAGTGGCCTGGACCCAACATATTAAAATGAAAGTAATCTATCATATCACCAACTCTACCATGAATATGAGCAATATGTGCTTGAGCAGGAGTATTTTCTTGTTTAAACACATCCAGTATAAAATGAGCCAAATTTTTATTATTTTCATCATTCATATGATTATTTCTTTTGGTGTCAACTGGATCAGTGTCAACATTACGGGTCCAATCTTTCTCAGATAAAAATTCTGACTTAGAAATAGCGATTAAAGGAATACGTGCCATTGGTCCACTTTTAGGTATATAATCATTCATACTGTTCTCAAAACACGGTAACCATATACATCGTTGTCTATACTCAAGCAACATATTATCAATTGATTGTAATAATGCGACCTGTATATCAAGATTATATTCCTCATCATACAGCATTTTATAATATAATGTAATTGCTTTTTTGTATTCGAACATTTGACTAATATTATCTTTCTCCCAATTTAAAAAAGTTGTACTCATGTTTTGATCAAAATCAACTTTAACATGTTTATTATATAATCTATGCGGATTCGTAACACATATCACAATATAATCAACTTTTCCGATTACTGTTTTAATTTGCTTATAAGCACTATACAAGGCTGAAGCAGGTTGGCCAGCACACATAATTTCAGCACTTAATTCATATGCTATTATATCTAAATATGACACACTGTCACAATTGTAGTATGGCGTCCGGAAGTCCCGGGAGTCTGCACAAAAACTATCTCCGCAAAATGCTATTTTCATTACATTACCTGGTTAACATCTATTACCTCAGATTGTTTATTAATTTCACTTACAAAATATGCACATTGGGGTTTTGGATCATCATTTAATGGTATTGCTAATAATTGACCTGTTTTAAGTTTTGGAAAATACCATTTAACTTCTGTATAGATATCTACAATGTCTATTTCTCTATACTCATGCATATATCCACTTAGACAATTATATAAAAATGCTTCAAAACCTCTATCATTCACACTTGTTAGGGGCAATACTTCTAAGTCTCCCACTTCAGGACTACCCACTACAATGTGCCAATCAACTGGCATCATTATTCTATCTTTCCCCAATTGAATTACTAATGCTGGCGCATTAAAACTCTCTAAAAATATTAAGGGAATAAAAAAGTAATCTGGATCCTGTGGATTACTATTATCTAATATACAAAAACGAACATCATCTACCTTTTCAGGCATCTCATTCATAGCGAATGCTTTATCTTCTAATGTATGTATTCTCATTGATTTCCTTATTTAATTGATTAAAAAGGTGGAATTTGATCAGCAGTTCCATCATCTGCTGTATTACCTCCATCTTTTATAGCATCGTCTTTATCCGTCGTAGGTGGTTTATAATTAGGATTTGGCACTATTCCTTTCTTAGGATCTACTACATATGCAGAATTATCTTTTGGTGGAATAGATAGAGGTGTATTAGCATCTCCATGTCCTTTAACTGTAGTACTTGCTCTTGGTGCTATACCTGGTGCAACTGGCGTTGATGATTTAACATCTGCAGCTTTCTGATCTTGTAACTTTTGAGCAAGGTTTAAAGTATTAACTATTTTTTCTAATGATGCAATTTGCTTCACTAATAAAATAATTTCAGACTGTAATCCCTTGTTCTCGGCTTTGGCCCTAATTAACTCCTCCGCAAGGTCCTTAATAGATTCTTGTATAGATTTGATGTTGTCGGACACTTCGTGGTGCTTTTTGTAAAGATCACTCACTTGTGTACTCATGCCAATATTTAGCACTACTGCCAGTTAATTTTATCTACTGTAAACGGATATTCTGCCTCCCTATAAAAACTTTTCCTTTTTGTTAAGTGACGTTTTGCAAACTTACAAGTACTCGTTATATCCCATATTTGCACAAAGTCCTTGTCCTCTGCTTTACGGACGCCACGCCCGATGCTCTGTATAACCCGCACAAAACTTTTTCCTGGTTCTATTAACACAAGATTAAATATTCGCGGGATGTTAATTCCTACTGATGCAACGCCATACGTTGCTATAATGATTTTTGCTTCTGCTGTACGTACTTCATCATAATGCTCTTTACGCTCATCCGCTTTTGTAGCACCACTGATGAATACACTATCCTTTAATTTTAATTGTATTGCTTTACCAGCACTAATTCTGTCTACAAGTATAAGTGTATTGCCACTCTTTTTAACATCATTTAAAAACTCGCCTATATACGATACCCTATCCTCGTTAGTAAGCAAATACTTTAATTCGCTTTGATAGTTATTATACTCACCATAGTCCTGTAACTGCACGATATTCACGTGACAGTTTGCCAGAACGCCCTTCTCCTGCAAATCGGCGGCAGCTACCCTATTGACTACTTCCCCTATGCTGACACGCAGTGACATCCATTCGAATTGCTCCTTGGGTATGGTTCCAGTTAAACCCCAACGTATGGGTACATGAGACAATTGCTGGGTCAGTAACTGCTTGAGCACGTCTGCCTTACTCTGATGTACCTCATCTACTATCACACAGCAAACGTCCTCTATAAAGTCTTCAAACGTTATATCTGCTTGAGCATTACGAGTACGCTTCATCAGTATATTAAGGGATTGCCACGTACATATAGTATGAGTGTGTCCAAACTCTTTTCTATCTCCATAGAACACACCTACATCTAAACCCAAGTTGGCATAGTCTTCCTCTGTTTGAGTAACTAAACTCTTATTGGGTACTATAACTATTGTCCTACCATATGGCTCACATTTGTGACTGAGTATTGCTGTAACAAGTGTCTTACCAGCACCAGTAGCAACCTCTTGAATGGACTGCGGGGATTGTAGAAAGTTATTGATAACCTCTACTTGGTAATCTCGCAATATAATAGGTTGCCCTTCGTGCGTATGTTTTTTAGGCCATTTATATTCACTATAACTAACTTCAGTTACTGGCTCAAATACTAAATCAACTGGCTTACGATAATCTATCAGATCAATTTTATAATTAGAAATGTCATCTAATATGTCTGGCAAGAGATTAATAAACGTGCTACCGCCCAATTGGAAGAAACTTATTTTGCCATCCCAGCGTCCTAAACGAACTGCTGGCATAAATCGCGCATGAGGAATATCGAATTTAAACTTATTAGATAACTTTCGTCTATCCGTTAAGTCTAATCCCTCAAATTTACAATTTACTTCGTCTTTTAAATATAACTTACACTTTGGCATAATAATTTTGACCAGGCCCAACCATTCCTTCCTTTGATTTTATATTACTATAATAACATACTTTGGGTATTTGGTCAATTAAAATGTTAAAACTATTCTCGTTTACCATTCGTGTAAAAAATATCATTTGTGGTTCAATATTACTTTGTATCAATGTTTGTATTGAATAACTATAATAAACATCACAATTAGACTTCATCTTGTGACTTGGTGGTAATAACACTACACTAATTTTATTTTTATTCACTAATTTATTAACTACTTTAGTTACTAATTCACTATAGTGTCCTAAATTAGGATCTTCGTTATTGTCTGGCTTATAAAATACTATAGGTGTTCTCTTATACTTTAGAGCGTATTGTATAATCTGCTCAAGTTTAGAATGCTCATTTTTACTGCCAGTAAACAACGTCACATATTGATTATTGAGCATTGTATGCTCTACTGAATCGTCTAATAAACCTAAAACGTTACTACTTAATCCATAACACAACTCAATAGACTTATCTATTAATTGCCACACATTTTCAACTTTATTCTGCTTAAGATATTCTATCAATTCATCACTAGCATTTTTCATAATAGGTTTGCCATTTATGAAATCTAACTGAATAAGATGATTGTGAATTTCTGATTGTACTTTTTCTATTTCATCTAAATAATAGCAAACATCTTCATCAAAAATAACATCTTCTTCCATATCATTATTACGCAAATAATTAGCAAGAAATAATAAATTGGGTTCGCTTAAATTAAAAATCCAAGCATCTTCTTCCGGGTCATAATAAACATTTTGGGCCGCTTCCTTAACATACTCATAAAATTGCTGTGATATTTTTTGGACATACGAAGTGCCCCATTGTTCTAAATCGAACTCAGGCACCCTTACGTGAATACTATCGTCTTGTATGGAAACTTGCCAGCAATTATATTTCATATCAATAAAAAGGGAGGCTCATGGGCCTCCCCGAAGCTTATAGATACTTATAGTTGGAGCGATACTAAAGTATCTTTTAGGAAATTGTTATTATTTTAGTTAGCCGACGCCTGCTTACTGACGCGGGTCATAACCGTTGTCTCCGCTAGGCGCTTCCAGTTGTCTTTCGACATTTTACGCAGGTCACCAATCTTCAGTGCCATACGTAGGCTCATTTCCCGAAGCCTATCCTTGTTTTCTTCCATGTAGTCCAAAATCTCGTCCTCATCGGAAGACTTAAACCCGTATCCTACAAACAACTCACCATTCTTGGCAATGTCCTTAATACGGAGTATTTTGTCGCGCATTGTATCGAGCGTCAAATCCAGGTAATGGCAACGCGACTGAAGTGCGTCCAAGTGATCTTTGATCTTCTTGCTCCGGACGTTTTCAAACTTCACGTTGGTGATAAAGATCGCTGAGCCATTAAAGTCAAACATATTCGGAATCCCTTCCGCTCTCAGTTTAGCACTATCAGCATTCCAGTGGATTCGGCGTCTCTTACCTGAGTCCAATGCCGCTTTCAGTATGTTGAGTGACAAGTCATCAAACAATACAGTGTCGCAGTCATCAAACACTAGCACATTGTTCTTGTCGCTGTATTCATACAGTTTGGCGTAAAGTCCAAGGGCAGTCATCGCGCCTTTGACTACGTCATAACGTATCTTCTTACCAGCAATCTTGTCAAACAATACGGCTTTCTCAAGAGTGGTTTCCACAATGTAGGACTTACCAACCCCTGGAGGGCCTGTTACGATCATTGCTCGAACATCACCATCGATTGTGGCTTGGGTCATACTGCCCAAGATCTCAAATCGCTCTGCAATGCGAGCCATAACCTCAGTGTCGGTCTCCCCCGCTTCAACAGAGGCGCCAACCATTTTAGCGGCCGCTTCTTCTGCTACTGACTCACCCACACGTTCATAATGTAGTGGGGAATCTACCTTAACACGGATGTTCCGCTGAGGGTAAGCAGAGTTGCCAGTTCCATCAACTGTGATGTAACCACCTTTTTTGCCCACTTTATAATCGCGGACCAATGGGAATACTACATCTTCAACTATCCCACCGGGTGCATCCGCGTGGTATCCTTTCGTTACTGAAACATATTGTGTTGACATAATTCGCTCCTGTATGTCGTTGGTTAAACTAATTCGTAGGGTTTACTGTAGTTCCCTACTTCGAGGTTGAAGTAAAAAGCGGTATGGAAATAATCCACCATCGCATCACTCTTGTCAAACCATTCCCGGCCGCCTTCTGCTTTACCGGGTGCTGTCTTAATGACATCAACAATGTCATCAAACAATTTGGCATGTTCACCATACATGTGAGTGTGGTAATGATTGACCTGAGCATACCCGCGATCACCTTCACGCATTATGTCGGAAAAATCAACATTGCCCTTCTTAATGGTAACTGTCACCGATGAGTGATGTTGCTTCTTTACTCCAAATTTCAACTCGGGTCCGAATTCCTCTTTAAGAGTTTCTCGGATTGCCTTTACTTCGTTTGTTCGTATATAAGCCATTACGCCTTATCTCCGTGAGTGGTGGTTGGTTTCAACTACGCATCTTGGGACGCCATAACGGCCATCCATATTCCAACGATGCGTCAATTTGCCTTCGATCCCATACCGTTCAACAGTAAGGGGCGTATCAAACCCGCCTTTGAGCAGGTTAAATTCTGCAACCGCATCCATAAGGGTAGCGGTGGATGCGGATATAAAAATCCGGGCACCACCTAGTATGGGTTCACGGTAAAAAACTTTAAAACAGCCTTGATCTAACACTTGGGTAACTCTCTGTTTCTTAACTTACTATACTAGTCTAACATATCGAGCAGATCTGTCACTCTTTTTATGACGCTAAGTGCTTGATTTCATTGAAGAACGACAAATTTCTGATATTTCTGGTGAAAAATTGCTGAAATTGCTGGTTTTCTGAGCATTAACCCGATACTTTATAGGGTATCTAGGGCAATAACCCGATATTTTATAGGGTATTTGAGGTATATTAGGAACTGCTTATATTAGGGTTTGCTACTGGACTTGGTTTTCTTAGCCTTTTTCTTAGCCTTTTTCTTAGCCTTCTTTTTCGTAGTTTTCTTAAGAGTTTTCCACTTATCATTAACGCCTTTAACCTTCTTTAAATTGTCTATGGTAATATCTATTTCTTTTGGATACGCAAAAATATTAATTATCTGGCTAGTTGGATCATCAAATATACATCCCTTACTCTCAAAAAAGTTATCAGGATTAAAATTATTTGAAGGAACCCAATATGCTTCATAACCAATATCTTTAACAAACTGGAATAATTCTTTTGTATTTTCCTGTGCCTCGCACATAATAAAAGGACGATGTTGGGAAAACAATTTCTCACCTGTTTGTAGTATATCTGCTTCATTACCACTTACATTAACTTTTACTAAACCACAATGCTCTAATCCAATATCATCCAATTTAAACACAGCACATTGTTCTAAAGTATCACCACTATCCTTAATAGTAGTTTTTAAATTACCATGATCTATTTCATCATTAATATTATTAATAGGAATATATAAAGGACGTTGAGTACCTATCGCCGCTTTAAAATGTTGTGCGTTGAATGCGTTGTTGAGGGTTAAATTGGTGACTAAAAAATAATAATTTAAATCACTAGGTTCAAAACTTAAAATTTTACCTTCATCTCCAACTAATTTACTGTAAAAAACAGAATGAATACCGATATTAGCTCCTACATCAACTACATTAGTGCCTGGACGTATAATTTGTGATGCTAATGCCAATTCTGCTTCTGCGTATTCGCCATAATTATCTAAACTACGACCAATTACAACATCATTTAAATTATAAGCAAAATCACCATGCTTACATTGTTTTACTCGTACACTACCTTGTGATACAATTGGAAATCCCATAATATTACTTATACCCTTTTACTATAATCTGTTATTGTCCCATTCATCCATGTTAACAACAGAGCAGTTTCATCAAAATAATTCTTACTCTGTATCATTTTATGTGTGCTTTTAGGCAACACACCCCTATCCATTAGATCAACCATTGTTAAATCAAACGGATCATCTGGTTCATTCCAGTTGCGAGCTGGTTTTACAACCGCATATATATTACGATTGTTTTCTAATTTTTGAAAGTACCCGCCTTGACAATCCCAACCAGACATTGCTAAATGTCGTATTAATATAGGTAAATTATAATAATTTCTATCATACTGATCAAATTTACTTTTTAAACGATTATATTCCATATCTAAAGTTTGCGGCACAGCGAGCAGTAGTAATGAGTAATCTGTCATTACTCGCCTTATTTCTATTAATCCTTGTACTGGATCTTTTAATTGCTGTAAAGTATGATGACACCAACCCATATTAAATTCGTCATCTTTATAAGGCATTGATAATATATCACCTTGAACTCTATCAAACTTGTCTGTTTTTGAATCTATTAAATCTATGCCTGAAACTTTTGTATAATTAGCATATTGGTCATTTTCATCAAATGGTGCTTGATTGCAAAACCATTGAGTTATCGAACCATCACCACATCCAAAATCACAAATATGAATCATATTAGTAAATAATTCTGCTGACACTACTTTAAAAAATTCATCAGCTGAATTTTTTAAGTGTAAATGTTCACCAATCATCCTTCGTTTTTGATCAGAATTCATTATACTGTAACGTCCTCCATTCCTGAAGTTCTCAATCTTATTATATTACTTACCTGAAATTGCTTAACATCTAATCCCTTAATAACTCCTAACCATTTATTTCGTACAAGTGCGACTTCATTTATAATTGTTTCGAGGTCTATTACCTCGTCTTCTCCATCGACATACTTTTCAACATCGCGGGAGGTCAGGGCCCGCTGATAATTCTCTAAATAACTCTTAAAGTGCTTACGCCTTACTTTTCTTAATTGAATGTTTAGAAACTGTAATATTGCTTCTATTTCTTGTAACTGGTTAAACCTGTGCTCTACAATGCCAGGTAATTCAGACGAATTCTTCTCTAATATTCCTTTTATTTTAACATCTTTTTTTGCTGGTATTAATTCACCTTCATAATACTCTAATGCATCAGGAATATTGATCAAATCTTGAACTATTTTATTATACCAAGTCATATATCACCAGTCGTCTTCGTCATCAAATTCCTCAACATCATTTAAGTCTTCTAATGCTTGAGCAATTACTGGACAGTTATCTGCCAACTCACTCAACGTGTCAGCAGTAGTGTCCTCATTTAAATAATTGACAATTTGTTCCGCGGCTGATGATACTTCTTTTTTTGGTATATATGCTTTAAGTATGTCCCAAATATTTACTAGAACAGTATCTTCCACAAATGATCCTCGTTTTTAGAGTTATTTATGTTAATCGGCCGTTTCTTCCTCTTGTGCTGATACGTTAAAATTGCGAGCAACAAGGTCTTCCATTACGATATCTAACTTCTCTCCAATCCAACCTTTCCTAAACTCTAAAATTTCTGTACCATCTTTACAAATGTATTTTAACCTATTTCCTTGCTTCGCAACCCAGGACTGTGCTTCAAACATCTCAAGTAATCCACTATATGGATCCATGCCTTGTTCATAAGGAATTTTAACATGAACTCCCTCAAATGGTTTTGCGTAACGAGTTTTCATTACTTTACAAGCGGCTCGTATACCGTGTACTTGTGATGTTTTAGTTCCTTCGCTATCTTCTTTTAACTTTAAAAGTTTCATAGCAATTACTATTGAAGATGCATAAATGAACCCTTGTCCACCACTAATTTTATCATCTGGATTAAACATATCTTGTGATGCATAAGTGTGATTAGTTGCTACTAAACCAACATTATATCCACCAAACATATTAACGCAATTACGAACTAATGCTGTTAATGCTTTAGGTTTACGACCCAAATCACCTTTCATATCACCTCTATCAAACTGATCTACATCAGTTTGAGTTAATAACATACCAAGTGAATCAATAACAAATAATATCTTAGGGCGTTCTTCCTCAGACATTAATTTATAATCTTTCATAAATGTACTAATGGTTTTAGCGACATCATCGATCATACTCATACTCAATCGCATTATTTTATCTTCGTCAGTACTGACGCCGATTCGTTCTAACCACTCTTTATCAAGAGCATTTTCACTATCTATTAATACTACAAAAATTCCTTGTTCTTGAGCGGCCTTTACAATATTGCCTGCCGCAATATACGACTTTCCTGAACCTGATTCTCCGGCAAGTACTGTTACTCTGCCAAGTGGAACTCCTTTATAAAAGTCTCCACTTACGAGATAATTGAGACAATAGTTGCCTAATGAGATCCAGTCTGTTGGATCGTTAAAACCTACAGATAATCCATCTATAGATTTTGTAATATCTCGTCTAAATTTACTTACGTCAAATGGTTTTACCATAATTGTTTCCTAAAGAAATTCTATAATTATAATATGTGGAGCGGTTTCCCGCCCCACATATCTAACTTATTTTACTGATTCTGTCTTGAGCGGATAGTCGCTAAAATATCCTCTGCTTTAGAACCGCCACTACTCTTTGGAGTTTCGGAGACACTCGCTTCTTGTTTTGCTTCCTTTTCCTCAGTTGCGGCAGTGGATGCTACTGGGGCGGCGGAAGTTCTTGTTCCATTATCCGGTGTTGCAAAACCAGATGGACGGAAATACTGACCATAAAGATCAGGATCATACTGACCGCCATCAACAGATGCTTCAAACATGTCTTTAATGACATTTACTGCTGTCTCTTCAGGTTTCTTTGGAAGGAAGTCACTCAAATTCCAAAGTCCATGTTCAGTAATAGCACCCATCTCATCTTTATCTAACGCTCGTTCACGTCGTGACCAGGATGATGTTGAGTAATCAGAATAGCCGCCTTTTGTTGTCTTTGTCAAACGGAAATCCAAACCCTGCATATAGTCAACTGGAAGTTCCTCTAACTCAGGATCCATCAAAGCCGCTTTTAAGATTTGGAAAATCTGTGGACCGATAATAAATCGGCGAATGGGATTTTCTGGAACTGTGTCTTCTGCGAGAGGACTATCCAAAACAAATCCTTGGAAAACGTAAGAACGCTTTTTCCAATATTTCCGACCCATATCCTCAAGGGATGAGTCTTTGAACCAAGTGCGAACCTCGGTCAATACTGGGCAAGTTTCTCCAAACATTTCCATACAGGGAACCTGTACAAAGCAGTTTTTAGAATCATTGTCTCCTTTAATACCTTGAAAAGGAAGCCTGATCATAAGTCTTTCTGCCCAAAAGAACGGATTGCTCTCGTTTAAGTCGGGTAGAAATCGTAATACTGCTGTGGATTGCTCTGGGATATTCCAGAATGGGTAAATGGCGTTATCGCCACTAAATTTAGAACCGCTACTTTTATTGTCTTGTGCCTGTAGCCGCGCACGTATGTCTGCTAATGATGCCATAATAATATGCCTCTTGTCTGTTATTTGCCTAAAATGTGCCTGATCATACAATGCACATTAATATACATTATATGATATTGTATTTAGTTTGTCAAGTAAAAAGAGGGTGTTTTATGGTTTTTTAAAGATTTTATCTTAACTACGAAGTTGCCTGGCTCTGCTTACACGATCCAATGATTCATTTGATCGGCGATTTTTACGTTGTTGTTTCTTCAATGCCATCATTCTATCTTCTAATTCTTTATATCGTTCACGTGTAATACCAGGTGTTTTCATTTCATCTTGTACTCTGTTTAATTCAGAATTGAGTTGAGCAGAAGTTAAATCGCCTACCGGAACATGAGAATAATCAATATCTGGACCCTTGCCTCCAAATGGCTCTAATGGGTTATCCGTTGCTTCGGGCCCAGTTCTAGGGCGATACCATCCATATACATCATCCATTTTTTCCATATACTCTCGTTGCTGTCGATCAAGAATTCGTATTATTCTCTTAAGATTTCTTGATTGTCGTATACGTTCTTCTCGTTTATTGGGATCACCAATTCGAGCAAGATTATCAAGTTCTTGAACTTCGTCTATCAATCTGTTTAATTCTGTTCCTAAACCATGATCTTGTGGATTCCTTCCTAACGCATATCCTGAACCATCTTTACTCCAATAAGCATAACTACCTTGTAAAACACCTTCAACTTCCCCTGGTTCTACTTCATCGCCAGTATCAGCTCTGGCCGCTACTGATGCAAAAAGTCCACCTAAGCCTAAAGTTGCAGCTGTGGCTTTAATGGTGGCCGCACTTAATCCAACACTTAATCCGCCTGCAACCATTGGGAACCATGCTGGAGCTGTTATAATTCCTGCCAAAATTGCTCCCATTAAAGCAATTGTTCCGGCGTTATTTCCAAGAGTTTCTATCGCTTTCACCCACGCTGTATCATCACCTTGCTGTAAACGATAACCTAACTCAGTAAGAGTTCCAGTTTGTACATTTACTATTCCGGCTGTTGTCATAGTGGAATTTAATGCGGCTAATTGCTCACGGGCCCGAGCTGCAATAACTTGATTATCATGTTCTGTTGCTTTGTTTGTAATAGGCTTACCAGGTTTAACAACAAATCCACCATTAATAATATCTTGGCCGTTTTTGTCTGCGTCGGCTGTTGTTTTAGTTATATAGTCTTGCTTACCTGTATCCGTGGCGCCTGCTTCTGCGCCTGTTGCTTTTGGTGGTTCTTCGTAATCAAACTTCCAATTACCGTCTTTGTCATAGCCACCAGGTGGTACATATTCACCATCAGCGCGTAAGGCGGGGCCGTCGGCATCAGAATGCCATTTACCATCTGGACCAATACCACCAGGCGGAACAAATTCTTCACCTGAACCACCTGGGCGAGTCTCAACCCAAGCATCTAATGCGGCTTGAATATCTGCTCGAGTTAAACCGCCTGTGTCCATTTGATCAAGTATTTTTTGTGCCGCTGGTCGTAAATTAGTTGGTATACCATAATCTTCAACCTTTTGACTTATACCTGTTTGTGGTATTGCTTCAGCAGCTGATCCAAGATCTATATTAAGTGGACCTACTGGATCTTCAGTTTCTGATGGAGTTACCAGTGCTTGTGTAACTGGTGCGGTGTAGTCAACTACTGGATCTTCAGTTTCTGATGGAGTTACCAGTGCTTGTGTAACTGGTGCGGTGTAGTCAACTACTGGATCTTCAGTTTCTGATGGAGTTACCAGTGCTTGTGTAACTGGTGCGGTGTAGTCAACTACTGGATCTTCAGTTTCTGATGGAGTTACCAGTGCTTGTGTAACTGGTGCGGTGTAGTCAACTACTGGATCTTCATTTGGTACTACTGCACCCGGAACTCCTACGGGTGGTGCCGCATAACCAGGTGTACCTGCCGCTGTTGCTACGCCTGAACCTTGCCCTGCTCCCTGACTGGCTGGAACATCAATCTTTATCTTATTTGGACTTGTATGTGGGTCTAAATTGTTGGTGCTTGGGACTGGGGCGGCTGTCACAGCTGTGACATTACCACTAGAACTACTACCATCAGGCTCAACACCACGAAATAAATTACCTGAGCGGCCGCCAATGATACCTACATCTTGTCCAACTCTAGTATCAGTGCCAGATCTATAACTTCCTCCTCGATAAGTGCCGTCGTCGACAATTTCACTGAGGCGCACGTAAACTTTCTTCCAATTTGTTTACAATGCTGTCTGCCCACTCGTCAACTAGTTGTGCTTCGTCAACAAACTCATTGTCTTCAACTTGGAAGTGTCGTACACGCTCTGCATACTCTGCATCTTCAGCAATGCGTCCTAAATCACTTACATATTTTTTAGCCAATTGAACTGCTAACGCACTTTCTTCTGACTCTGTAAGTTCTTTGTTAAGGTGTGCTTGTGCAAACTCTTTAATGATATTATTATCTACAATACGTGTATTAATATCTTCCAACGCCGCTTGTACTAAACCTCTTACATCTGAATGTTGTACTGACCGTGCTAACATATCACTATCAGGTGAACTTTCTAACATTAGATCACCACTATCAATAAACTCTCTAATTTGGTTTAGTGTATTTGCTTTATTTTCCATAGCAGTTTTGTAAATGCTGTTGATAAGTGGTAGGGATTCAAAAACATTATCATCATGCTTCTTTACAGTAAATTGGTCTTTCATTGCGTCTAAGTCGTCTTCAGATAATGTTACTTCTATTGGCTCAAAGCCTTCAGCAAAGTTACTATAACCACGACGTGAGGTCATTCTAGTTAAGTCTTGCCTAACATTGTTATACGCATCGCGTACACTTTCTACAATATCAACAGTATCCTCATTAACCAATTTATTTCGTTTACTGTAATTAATAAAATTCTTTAACTGTCCCATTTGGCCCACTGTGTTAGTAATATGTGCGCCAATATCATCATGTAGTTGCCCGCCTTCACTAACGTGCCTTGCGGCTGCTCTTGCGCCTAGTAAGTTTTTAAATGGTAAAAGCATACGTTCGCCGTCAGTATTTTCAATAAAAATTTTACTAATGTGTCTACTGCGTGAACCTCTAACGTCCTCATCTACAGGGCGTTTATGCCTTACAATAATTTTTGCTGTTTCGCCTAAATCTTGGTAACTGCTTTTAATGCTACCGTACATTTTGCCTTCATTCATATCAGAATCCCTAAATTCTTGTTGTTGTGTACGTAAAAACTCAAAGTCTTTACGCTCTAGATTAGATTTTGTAATATCTCTTACGTCAAATGTCATTAATCGTCTTTTTGCAAACTGACGCATTTCACGTAAAAAACTAAACCATTGCTGTTTATTTTCACCCAAACTTTCTGTTAATTCTTTACTGTAATATACTTTAAATTGGTCATCAACTAAACTAATAGTTACAGAACCAACATCTGCACCATTAGATTCAAATACAAAATCAAAAAAGCGAGCCTCTTCTGGTTCTAGTATTTTATTCGCACTAGCATCTCCAATTTGCAATGTTGGATATACTGATCTTAATTTATTAAATAAATCTTCTGCAATGCGTTCTATTTCTTTCATAACGTATAGTATTTATATTAAACTATTATAAAAGGCATTGGCATATCATGCTCTTGATCCATGCCATCTTTAAGTCTGTCAAATAACCCAGTATCCCATTGCCTTACTTCGTAGCTCATCCTTATAACCAATAATGTTGCGGCAACTAAATCATCTGTTTCACCATCTTTAGCGGCATAACTTTGGCCGCGAGCAATATATGTCTTTAGTTCCGATATTAAATTCTTACTTCTTAACGTTATTTTATCTGTTTCTACAAGGTTTTTTAACCTACTACATGCTAATAATTTGTTTTTATGTGTGGTGTTAAACCCCTTCCTATAACGTTTCGTGTTGCCATGCTTGCGTGTTTCTGTTAAAAATACTCCACCAAATTGTTGTTCACCGAGATCATCAATAACTACAAGAGCCGCTTCACCTAATGTATTATTTTCTACACTATACCAAACAGCTGGCTGTGATTCATCTCTATGATCTATCTCATTTGTAATATAATTAGTAATATCCCGCAGTATTCTCACTTGTCCTTGTACTGGTGTTTTATTATGCATCCATTCTGCAACTTGTTTCATAGTTGGTATTTCAAATACCTGGATAGCGGCATTATCTCCACCTGTACCTAAACTTGGATCAAGTGACACCAAATAATTATGTCCTTTTTTAGGTTTATCAAACCACCTAACTTGTCCGTGTTTCTCTAAAACATCCGTTGGGCGCAACGCTGATAATGTCCTCGAATCTATCAATGTTTCATCATTAATAATAAATTCGCAATCATGTTCCCTAGCAAAACGTTCTGCACCAATGCGTCCCATTTCTTCTGCTTTCCATTTAGCATCACGCTCTGGGTGTTCATTCCAGTATGATCTAAACGCAAAAAATCCATTGCGTCCTATATTGGTTTCATTACCGTCTTCATCTATAGTTTTATTTGCTTGACGCCAAATCATAGCAAACTGATCTTCATCACTATTGGGCGTTGATGTTATAACTGCTTTACCACCTGTTGCCAATGTAGGTGAAATACTTGTCCAAAACTCTCTCGCAATGCTAGGTTTTACAAACGCAAACTCGTCCAAGTATAGCATACTAAGTGCCATACCACGTCCAGTGTTTTCAGTAGTTGTTGTACTAATTATTCTACTACCATTATCAAAGTCTATGCTACCTTTGTTATAACTATATACACCTGGGCGTATATGGTCTGGCACGTCTTCATACGAATACCGTATACGTTGCATAATTTCTTGGGAACCTGCATATTTGTGTGCGGCGATTAATATTGCACTATCGGGTATAAACATTGCGTACCACAATATATAACCTGCGGCAGTTGTGGTTTTGCCTGTTTGCCGAGGCATTAAATTTATACTAAATCTGTGAGTATGATAACTATCAAGTAATCTTGTTTGATACCCATACGCTTTATATGGAATACGGCCGCGACGTGGATGTTGGATCCAAAAGAAATTGTTTATAAAATAGTCAGGACCAGTGTCACGATCTGCACATCTTGCCAACTCTAGCAGTTGTTCGTCAGTATATGATTCTCGAGTGTGTGCTCGTTTAACTAAATTGCCGTCAAGAGATTTATTGGCCATACCACTATTTAACAGAGATCGGGGTTACTACTTCTTTTTCTTAGCGTTATTAGTTGCTACAGCATATAACATATTTTCATCATCAATATGTGGCTTTAATTTTTTAACCCATGCTTCCTTTGAACGTTTTTCTCCACCCGTTAGTTTACGTTCATTAGTAAGTAACTCTGCTAAGAGCATGTTAAATGCCTGCTAGTTTCTTTAAATCTAATGTATCTTCTGGAACATGTTTCTTGTTTTTACAGGCCTTGCCGGCGGCTTCATCAACAGTTTCTTCTTCTGTTTCTTCAGTAGTTTCTTCTTTCTTACCGTTTTTAGCATCAAGCATTTTTTGAAAGGCTGCTTTTTGTGCTTCGCTTTGTTCTGTTATTTTCCAAGGACTTGCTAGTTCTGTTTCAGAATGTGATTCCATGTCTTCTGCTAAAAAGTCTTCCCATTTTTCTCGAAGTTTACTTTCTGCAGCTTCTAAAGCCATTGGATTATCACCACCATTCACTTTTGGATAGGTTTTCTTTACTTTATGTAAGTCATTGCCTTCTGAACTATCTGGAGCAAGTGTCACTTCATCTGGCTCATTATCCCAACTATCGCCTTCTATAACATGCTCATCATCTTCATGCATACCGCCACATACGTCACACGAGCCGTGCTCTTCAGGTGCTGGTGCTTCAAGTGCTGGTGCTTCAGGTGCGCTAAGAGCAACTGGATGTCCACCTTGCATTCCTGCTAGTTGCAATATATCTGCAAGTTGTGCTGGATTACTTGTGCTAATATTAGTTGAAGCATGGTCGCCATTTTCGCCACTTGTTGTAATACTTAAATTATATTTTGTACCTTCCATTTTAGTTACTTCCTACTGGTGATTTTGTACCTTGTGGAGCTTTGAGAAGTTCATCTGGATCATGCTCAATTTCACTACTTGGATCTTTTTCAAAATTAATCATATCAAACAATCTGCCCTTGCGCTTTTTATCTTCTGCGTCTAGCATTGCGTCAGTATGTTCTTGTCCTGCTACAACTTCATTATCGCTATCTTCATAATCACTATCTAATAGAGATTCTGGCTTTGCGTCTGGATCCTTATCATCTGCCGCTTTCTGGTCCTTGTCATTTTGAACTTCTTCAGGATGGTTTGGACTACGTACTACAATGTGACTTTGTGGGACACCTAATTTACTGTGTAAGTAAGAGGTTAGTGTGTCTGGAGTTGTAGGATATTCTAATACAATATCTACAATGTGTATCTCGCCGGCTGGCAAGTTACCAAAATCCATTGGATGCTTTTGCATGATTGTTTTGGTTGCTTTAGATACGCTTTTTACACCATATCTTTGTAGGCAACTTTCTAGAGTATCTAAGTGTTCATCTGTAAGATCTACAGCAAACTTTAACCTAAAAGGATACTCTGTCTTTGCTTCTGTTATATATGTTTTCAAACTTTTCATAATATTGCTCATTAAGGTATAATACTTATTTAGTTGTTTTTAAAAAATTTAGTTCTGGAAATATATCACTAAACTGTGCTTTTCTTACTTTGTCATGTAAATTAATATCCCAACTTACTTGCTCTAAACTTCTGGTGACGCGCAGGGAAGTGCTTTCGGTACTGTCGTTTGGAAGCTTAAAGCGGATAGTCTTTGAATTGTCATTATAATCAATCATTGAAGTAATTAAACTGGATATTGTATTAGCAAGTGGTTGGTTTCGTACTACTAGAACCTCATCTTTCATAAATTTTTCTAATTTCTCTTTAGTTTGTAATTTAAATTCATAAGGTAAAAACTTAAAATCAGCATTTGTACCAAACCCAGGTTCAGCAGGCAATATTATATTAAAATGCTTGTCAATCCATCCTTTATCTTGCCAATATAAAAACATCTCAGGCAATCTATGAAAATTAAATATTGACATAACTGGAGAATAGTGTACATTAATATTAGGATATTGCTTTACATAATCATTAGTTTCTACAATATTGTCCCATTTTTCACCATAACGTATCCATTCTGCACGTTCTTCTATTTCATCGATACTTGCTGATAGTTCTACTTCTTTAAATTGAGAAATCAAATCCCAAAAGTTTTTAACAATTCCATTATGTTTATATGTCTTATTAGACATATTACTATTCAATAATAATTTAATATTGCTTGCTATACCTATATCTATCATCATTTCAAGCATAGTATAACTTTCATCCATTATACTGGGCTCGCCACCTGCCAAATATATTTGCTCTAAACTAGAACTATGCTCTAATAAACTACTTAATAACTGTTTTGTGTCACTAATTGGTGGTAGTGGTTTATAATTTTTAAACTGCTTCTTATTAAAGGCCTCCCATTTACTACTAAAAACAGGCCCACAATAAAAACACATAAGATTACATTTATTTGAAAATCTTATATCAGTATAAACTAAATTTAAATCTGTTTTTCCATCTATCGTATTATCTAATAAGTTAAAATGATGTTTAAAATTTCTATTTGCCCAATTACGAGTACTATGTTCATTTCCTTTTTCCTCTACCTTCCAACATTCCGAGCACATATCAAGTTTTTTATCTTCAAGCATAGAAGTTCTAATATACTGCATCCGTTCGCCATTCCATATTTCTTCCAAAGTAGAATCATTCACATTACCAGCCGATTTATAATTAGTTGTCATGCAACACGGATATACATTCCCCGTAGGCATTACTGCTATAGACACCCACGGCAATATACAAATATTATTTCTTGTCATTATTTTGATTTAAAATTTGTTTAATTAATTCATTACGATCTGCTACTATGATTGCTTCTCCATCCATTGTCTCACCATATGGATCAAGATCTTTACCTTGCTGATCTACTCGTTGTTTTTTAATTTGTAATTCAACCATACGCAATTTTTTATCTATTTTAGCAGCTCTAGCATCTATAGCATTTTTCATCATAGTGCCAGCAACTTCAAATATTTTGCCCGCGTACCGTGCCTCTACATTCATACCCAAGTCCATTAAGTCATTAAACGTATCTACAGATTTAGTAGCAATACTATCCATTTCTTGATCTGTCGCTTCTAAATTACGCACCATTGGCAATGCACTATCTATTTTATCTACATCAGACAAAACTTTTCTAAGTTTTTTAGCTTCTGTTTTTGCTATATTACTATCTGGTTGCTTTTCTTCAACAGGTGTTTCCAAATCAAATAATTCTTCTAATTTTTTAGTCATAATACTATTTACAGGATCCGCATATTATACGGCACGTTAATCGATAATCATTATTATTAAACTCTTCTTTAATATCTAATGTATCTATATCATATTTTTCTTTGTGCGATAAATCATTGTTCCAGTGACAACATGGCAAGATTTTTCCAGTAACAGATAAAAATAAACTATAATTTCCAGTATCATCTCTATCTATATCTACATGCATACAATCTTTTTCTTTAACATAATTATTAAGTGTGAAACTTCCATCAACAGCATCATTCAAAACTTGCCTATCAGTATATGTATAAGATTGTTGCAACCCACCGCCACCCAGACCGTCTGTACCTAGCCCACTTTGAGGCCAGCCGTTCGCACCACCGCCTTGCCCACCAGTACCACCATATCCATCGTTTGAACCACCGCCCCCGCCGCCGCCGCGGCCGCGTTTTCCAGACAATAGTTCACCAGTTTTCCAATGCCTTGCATTTGGTGTAATAAACGGCCGCATAACGAAAAACTGTTTAAATCCCATATCTTGTGATAACTGTCTTGCTTCATCAACTTGATGTTCATTATGTTTAAATTTTAAATACTGCCACTCCGCTACACCACCAGCATTTATAAATGCTCTAGCATTATCTATTATTTTATTAAAATTAGTTCCTTGACGATGTATACTATGCGTATCTTCTAAACCATCTATACCAAAAACAACTTGATGCGAATTATAAAAATTATTATATAAATTTTCCCCTAATTCTTCCCACCACTTTACTGATCGCAAACTACCATTTGTATGTATGTCTATATATTTCTGCTGTCTTGAAGAATGTAATTGAATTTTATTATATTGTTCAACTTTTTTTAGTAATGGTATAAAATGTTTATAAGCAATTGGATCGCCAAGATTCCCACATAAATGTAAAACTTTTAAATTTGGGAGTTTAATCATTTCCTGCATAACAGTTTTAACTGGTATATCCATTAAATCTAGACCAGGACGAAGTCCAAATCCATTATTATTACGTAGACAACCTGGACAAGATGCATTACATCTACTAGTAAGTTCAACATGTAATAAAGTTACTTTGTTTGCATCAATGTACATTTTTATACTCATAATATATTTTATTTGTAATTTCAACACAATATTCTTTTAATTTTTCTATATCAAAATTTATTGGTGTAAAATGCATATCTAAAATTGGTGCAATATGTTTAATATAAAACTCTATATGAAAAGATGGCATTGGAGACATGAATCTTGGATCTTCAAATATGCGATACTGATAATGATCACTTTCTTTATATAAATCATATATTGGCGTATGTATTACAAACTTATCCCATTTAATATTATTCCGTAAATGTGATAATTCTTCTGTATTGTCTATAAATTCAAAATCAAAAGGATATCCATAAAAGAAATAATAAGGAATATTATGTAACTCACACAAATTTTGTACATCAAGTATTTGTTCTAAGTCTTTTAAATGATCATATATTTTAGATTGTATATATAACTCTTTGATTATATTGTCTTGACTATGACTACTTGCCCAAAACCCTTTATCGTCTACAACATTTGCTTTCATGTCTACAATAAAATTTCTTAAATTAAATGTTTTTATTTGCTTTAAGACTTCAGTATCCTCAACAAACATATCTAATTTACCAATACTAGTCCATTGTATTATTACTACTAACTCTTTATCCAAGTTTTCTAGTATATGTTTTTTACACACTCGTCCTATAAACTCATTACCTACCGCAGGTCCTCCCATAGACAAATGTTTTAATTTATGTGTAAGAATAGGGAAATGTACCCAAATTGGATAATGTTTAAATTCTCGTTGACTTATTCCGCAACCACTAGTTAGCAAATATTGCATTATATTGTTTCCGTGTTATAACACTTCCTTGTCCATAATGATCATATTCTATTTCATCTGGATTATTGCTACAAGCCTTACATACTATAGAGTTTGGTTTTTTAATGTTGTTAACAAACTCATCTAAATTATCATCATAACTTAAACCTGTATTAAGGTATGGTTGCCATGTTTCAGAATCTCGTATATTAAACAATGCTAATGTATCATCTAAATTAGCAACAGCAGGACACTTGTACAATTTATTTTTATACAATGTAGGCGAATTTGGTGCTCCACAAACTTTATAAGCACCAACAAAATCTTCATTATTAGCAGGCATTAATCTAGGACCTTCCCCCATAAACGGGCGCCTAAATTCACCAAACATATTCATATGCCATTTTATGTCAGCATTTCTATCTTTTAATTTAATAAGTTTATCAGGTGGATCAAACGGGGTTGCCGTCACTTCCCAATCAGAATGCTTTAAGAAAAATTTAACATTGTTAATATATTCTTCAGGGGGCGGATAAAAGTGTAAACTAGTCTGTATTAAAACATTTCCTAATTCTTTACACCAACTATATAAATCTGGACGCACAAGGTAATGAAATCCATTTGTAATAAATTTAACTCGTGCTGTAGGGAAATACTCTCTAACACCAAATAGCCAACTTTTTAAATCTTTATTAAGCAGTGGCTCTCCACCCATTAAATTAACCTCTCGTATTGTAAATCGCTTGCTCCATTCTTTAAACCACTGCTCACCATCACTCCAAGGAACATGACCTTTACGATTATAATTGGACATTACTATACAACCTCTACAAGATAAACTGCAAGCATATTGCACCATTACATCTAAATATTTTAAATCATATTTGTTTGTCATTTTCTATTTTTTTATTAAACTCTTGATGTATTTCATCTCGTATAATTATATCACAATAATCACTTATTTGCCTTAATATTCTACTCTGCGAGAATAAGTGCTGTTGACGAGTATCTAAGTCATCATAACTTATATTTAAATTTCTATCAACAACAGAATGATAGCTATACTCTGCCTTATCCCACTCTTTTTCTAATTTTTTTCTATTTTTATCTGTTAGTTCTTGTTTGCGTGAGGCAAGTATAATATCTATAGTATTCATATTATAATGTGTATTAATATACCATGATTTATCATTATTTGTAGTTAATTGTAACAACATGCCAAAGAATTCTAATTGTGTAGGCTGTGGTTGATTCCAAACTTTACGCTTAATATTACGTAATACTTGATTATGCCCTTCTTTAGAAGCAGGATATGTTATATTAATAAACTTATAATTCTTAAAATACTTCCATATGTCATCTTCTCTATAATGTGTAGGAACTACAACATATTTGTCCTTATCTAATGTAGTAGTATCTTTATAATCATATAGTCTTTCTGGTTTAAAGTCCATACGTAATAAGTTTTGATTAAATATATCATCAACCTTATGCCTATCACCTATTTTACGCCTATCTAAAGTATTACACTCATCAGATTTACTTATAATATAGGACAGAAATTCTCCACCTGCTCCGTGCGGATAACATACAAATATAAACTTGAATTCAGGTAAGACGAACACACTAATACTTATTAGCGTTTCTTACCTTGATGAAAAATATCGTCCTCAGTTACTATTCTAAAACGAATACCTTGACGTTGACACCATTTATTTGCCGCTTCCCATTTTGCGTGATTCACTGCTACGTGTGCTTGATTATATTTGCTTTTACCAGCATGTTCTGCCAATGTTTGACTTTTAGGCTTAATTTCTATTAGCTCTGCTCTGCGTTTACCACTACTATCATTATATGCAATAAGAAAATCTGGAACATATTGTGTTTGTTTACCTGTTAGTGGATTTCTATAAGGTATTCTAATTGATTCACTTGCCCACTCTGTGATGCCTGGATGATTATCACAAAATTGCATAAAAGCATATTCCCAACCGCTTCTATATTTTGGGCTTTTTGTTCCTACATATTTCTTGCCATTTTTAGGAAGGAAACGACCTTGGGCAAATTTTGCCATGACTTAAGCCAGTATTGCTCGTTGTATATTTGTATTAACTACAGTTGCTTGGCCATAACCTAATACACTAGTACGATTACGTGTTGAATTTAATAATATACATAATATATTATTAAGTTGAATTTTATCGTCAACCAATTCCAATTGATCAATAAGTTCAACTGGATCCAATTGTTGTTCTTTCGCTACTTCTAATAATGTAATAGTTAAATTATCAACCGTTGATACTTCTAGCCCTTGTCCAAGTAAAAATCCTCGTACAATGTCAAATTGTGCCGGATCTACAGAATCTACCTTAGTATAATAATTATCAAAAAACTTTCTCTGCTTTACATCACTAGAAAAATTACCATCAGCATTTTCATGTATTGGCAAACTTGTGTTTTCTACAAAATTTGTATATTCAGCCATTATGTACTACCACCTAAATCTGGACCACTAGCACCACCAGAATCTCCACTACCTGCAGATTCTGCTCCACGAATTTCAGCTGCTTTTCTTAGAGTTGCTGTTGGGAATGAATTTCCAACATTCCTAGTTACTAAATCAATAGCACTAGGCAATGAATCTTTTAGTTCATTTTTAAGAATATCTCTAACATCATTGGCTCTGACTTGTTCTCTCAATTGAAAAGCACCAACAGCTGCGCCTATCAAATTGCCAGTCTTAAGATTACCATAAATATCCATACCTTTATCAAACATACCGCCTGGACCAATAACACTATTTGAACCTCTACCACCACCTGATAACGAACTTGGTGCCTTGTCATAAAATCCATCGCCAAAATTTGGTATCTGGCCAATATTTGCATCACCATATACTATTGCGTCATAATTTAAGTTAATGGTATGTTCCATAGGGCCTGAACTATCAGACGCTTCATGTGATCCATGGTTATAATCAGTTATAACAGGATTTTTTAATGTATATGATGTACCTTTTCCTTTAGACAATGAATATATAATGATTTCTTTTATCAAATTAAGACCATATGATCTAGTAAATGTTGAATCTAAACCCCATGAGCCGCCTGGAATTTGAGCATTCTCTTCAAATGTATTACGCAATCCACCAGCTGTTCTTATATTATACTCTGCTGAACTTTTATTGCCATCACCAAAATAATATGAATAATAATTGGCTAAAAAATTACGAACATTATTAGAGTTGTCATCATGAAATGTAATAGAGACTGGTGAATAGTGTACTTTACCATAATTATAAGCAGTTCTATTATATTGATTTAGTGTTTCAACATCAATTGAAATACCTGGCAAATCTACTGATTTAACCATAAAACCAAGTTCGGCTTGATTATATGTTTGTTGAGTTACTGATTTATTTAAAACAATTACACAATGATAAAGATATCTGAATTTAGGTGCTAACCTAAAATTATCATGAGAAAATAAATTACTTGCATGGCGGTAGTCTTTGACGTGATCGCCAGCTGCCAAACCATGCAAGAAATTATTAAAAAAGGATGCCATTAGTATTAACCTGTGGCAATTGTTCCTGTTCCTCTACCAACTGCTACACCTATACCGGTTTCAATTGGTGTATTAAGGGCATTATCAAAACGTATTGTTAACTGAATTGAGGCATGCTCACTTGCTGAATAACTCATATCGTTATAGTTTACGTTTTCAATATAACAACCATACATTTCCCAAGTTTCTAAAACTACTGGTGCAGTAGATCCATTACCACCATCAAGTACTTCGTACTTTGTAGTAAATTTATAATCTACACCTGACACTTGACTCATCTGTTCGAAAAAGTCGAATTGCTTCTGCATCTGTTCACCAACTCTGCGTGTCATTTCACCATTTACATCATCTCGTAAGTTGATTACGACTGGTTCCCATGTATGTTTGCCTAATATATTAATTCTTGAGTTATACACATCCAAAACTTGGTTCTCGAAAGAAGCGTTTGGGCGTGTAATATCGATTACGTTCTTTGTAATCTCTGATCGTGGAGTAGTAACGCCAAAATTCTCAACTATCGCTCTAAAGCGATATTTTAGTTTCGGCATCAATGTACCCATTGATCCAGCACCACTAATTGGTACTGTAAATTTTGTTAATGACGCTACGGACATATTATTCTCCTGTTATTATCAATATTTATCCTATTCATGGGGCGGTTTTACGCCGCCCCAAAAATAATAATAGCATATTATAATTTTGCTATTTCACCTGTATTTTTAAGTCTTATTGGAATGTAAATAAATTCTAATGATTTAACTGGCTCAATCGCTACGTCTACGTATAGTTCGTTACGATCGATGCGTGTTGCTGTATTATTAGAATCATCACATACGACCAAGTAATCGTTAAGTGCTCGTTTTGCCATCAATTCGTTACAAAACGACTCAATTACACCTTTAATTTCATTACGTGTAAGTTCATCATTTGGTTCGAAGATGAATGGTTTGGCCATGAGGTCCAATTGGCGCCTCATGTATGAAACAAGCCTTGAAACGTTAACTCTGTCAATTGCAGAAGATGTTGAAGCGCGGGATTTATTACCGAAATTCATTAAACCACTACCATTAATAAAGGTAATTGGGTTAATTCTGTCAGCATATAATACATCACGTAGTCCTTCACGTACAGCTATACTTTGAAATTCGTTAGTAGCTGTGTCAATATAACCAATAGCAGTAGCGTTAGAAATCTTACCACGGTTTGTGCCTGCGGCGGCAAACCATTGGTAACCAACACTATCATTATAAGCCATTGTACGTAAAATCATGTGACTTGCTGGTACTACAATTGCGTTACCTGCTAGATCACTTGAATATCCTGAAGGATAGTATACACTCATATAAGCATTATTAGTTACTAAACCATCTTCGCCGTTGTCTGTTGCGGCATTAGAGTTTTTACTCCAAACTTGCAAATCAGCGGCATTAGCTGATAAACGTAGAGGTGAATCGGCAATGATATGTGCTGTTTCTTTTCTATCTGTGTTTAGTGTTGCCATATTAGCAATTAACTCTGGATAACCTGGAGCGGCAAGTAAGTTAAACTGACGTTGCTCTTCTCGGATATCTGTGTTTGCATCAATTGCAGACTTCATTGCGGCAACTACAACTTGACGTTGTGATTTACGACCGGCATACATAGAACCGTTTGTTTTATTACCTGCGGCATTCTGCCAACGATCTGGATAGTAATCACCAATTGAATCTGCTGGACCAAAACGCGGGTTTCCTGCGGCATATGTAGTTGTGTTTATGGCCTCTTTGATATACCGTTTAACACTGTATCCACTACGACGTGTATTCCATAATAACATGCCACGTGGTGAACTTGCTGGGTTTGGTGCGTCTGGATCTAAGAAATGATCAGTTAATAGTGAAACAATACTACTTGCTGTACCTGCACCAATTGCTGATACACCACCTGCTATTGCATCTGCTTCTGTTTGCCATCTTGCATCAGCAAACAACACACCATTACTTGATGTTTGATCTGAACCATCAATTAACACCCATTTTAATGTTTGATATCTATATAGTTTTGGAAAATTTTCCAAATCTGAGGTATCAATCCACAAATCACCATTTACAAGTGCGGTTGTATCCGACTGTTTTAATGGTGCTGATGCGGCAAACTGTGGACCTGCTGGATCTGTTGCTGTTAAATCAAAGCCACGGAAATCAGGATTTATTGATCTATAACCTTTCCAAGTTGTACCATCATGAACCATAATATCAGCTGCTAATGTTGTATCATACCAATAAGTACCATGAGATGGATCTGTAATTGGTTCGGTTGTTTTTGCTTCATATGTTAACTCTTCCCAGTTTGTACCAATTAAATCAGCATTCGGTAATGAATAAACATTGGTTAATACATTATTAATACCAGCATCTGCTAGTGGTGTACCTGATGTATCACGCAATATTAAATTACCACCTTTAGCATGTGAAATACTTACTGCGCCAGATGATTCTACTACGGCTGATACGTCTGTAATACTAGCAAGTGCTACGGCGGCAACAAAATCTGTTGCAGTTGTACCACCTAATGTTACTGTTGTACCACCAATAGTAAATGTTTCAGCATTTACAAAACTTGGTGAAGTTGTAGCACCAATTACTTGTGTTGCTGTATTTCTTGCACGGCGATATGGTTTTAATGACAATGCTTCTACTTCATTAACATCATGATCAACAAATAATGTACCTACTGCAATTGTTCTTGGATCTGAACTGCCCAAACCTGTTGTTGCGGCAACGATTGTATCGTATGCTGTAACTGTTTGTGCTGTCCAAACTTTAGTTGTAGCTGAATATGATTTAATAACCATATCAACGGCATTATTTTGTTTATCCAACTTCATCCAAGTACTGCCTGTTGGACGTGATGTTGTTGCTGTTGTTTCCCAACTTGGAACTATTGTATAAGAACTTGATTGGGTTACTGGACTTGCATATGTTCCAGCAGTTAAACCTAATGTTGCCAATGGTGTACCTGCTGAATTGGCCAATGCAACCTTACCATCTACTAATGTACCATTACTTGCGGATGAGCCAATAGCATAAATTTCAATCTTGTTGTTAACTACAGCGGCTTGAACACCTTTTTTAGCTGCTGTACTACCGTCCATTGCTCCGTTGATTGCGGCAACAACGGCAGCTGCGTCAGCCATGGCTGAAACACTAATTACAGTTGTGTTAATAAGAATAGCATCACCTGATGCCATTGCTGGTGGACTTGCCACCGTGCCTGCAGTTGTAGGATGACTAGATGCCCATGTAGCATCTTTAGTTGCGCCTGAATGTGCGGCAGTTGTTGCCGTACCATCGCCTGCTAACTTCCATGTATTACTTCTATTTTTGTAATATACTGCGTTACTTGTTGTCGTTGTAACTACAGCATACTCACCAATTGAGCCGAACGAAGCAACTGGTACACCACCACTATGTTCAGTGGCTAATGTTACTAATTTGGGTACCTTATTTGTAAAAACTTGAGTTGTTGCATTCCATTCATGAATGCCCCATTTTGTGCTTGTGAGGTCTAACCAGTGTGTTCCTGTAACTGGTGTGCCTGATGGAGTTGAAGCAGAACCTGCTAATTCACTCAAATTTACATTTGCTCGTAATACATATGCTCTGTTGGCCAAACCTAAGTATGAATATGCAGCTTGCAAACCATACTCGTTTAATTCGTAGCCATGTAACATGGTACCTGAAGTACTTTTATAAAAAGTAGGGGTACCGTATGTTGTGGCTAATTCTCGTTGTGAAGTCATTAACTGAACTTTGTTTGCGTTTGCCGCGGTTGTTCCTGCCGCTGTGCCTGAACCTGAACCTTGTGTTTTATCTTGTGATGTTGCAACAAGAATCAAAGGCACTGTGCCTGGATCAGAAGTAACATACGCTGACTCATTCGTTACCGAAACTTCTACACCTGGGGATACTAAAGCCATAATTTTTTCCTCTATAAAATTTTAATTAAAATTCTACATCTTTATTTGATGTATTTTGATACTAGTATTTATTTGAATACATTAAAATACGCGTCGATACACACTCATAAAGGGTATTGAAAAGGGTTCCATAAAATAAATACTATTATGAAACATGCTGAAAGACCACTCTGTCAATGTGGTATGCGACCTGTTGCTGTAAATTATTATAAAAAAGGTATAGCACATTATAGAACTCAATGTGATAAGTGCATACGACAGGACAAAAAACTAGAAACAACATCCCATACAGAATGGAAAGCTAGCGGGTATACTAAAAAAATTCAATGCGAAAGATGTGGATTCAACGCAGATCATTCTATACAACTAGATGTATATCATCAAGATGGAAATAGAAAAAACAACGATTGGAAAAACTTAAAAACAGTGTGTGCTAATTGTCACAGAATTTTATATATTACTGGGAAAGGTTGGAGACAAGGCGACTTAATTCCGGACTTTTAACTGCTTCTGCTAAATCTTCTAAAGTTCCATTATTAACTATAACGTAATCTTCAGTACATCCTGTCCACGAAAATTCACTAGCATGAACTTCAGGATATACTCTTGGCATCATAGGATTATGTGCAATATTTTCTCGTTTCGCATTATCTTCAACAGCAGTATCCCACCATGGTGGATCTTCACCGCGTTTAACTCTAACAATTTTACCTTCTAATCGTTTAATTAACTCTATCTCATTAGGAAAACGACAGTCAGTTATAATAACATTTTCCTGAATGTCTAATAGTTTTTTCTCGAAACTTAATAACCAAATATCATCATGAAATTGATCACGCCACAAATCTGTGCCAACAAGTTGTAATGCTACACGCGGTGTAAAACCAGGTTTATCTAATCTATCTGCCCACCACGTATCTACTTTTTCCCGCCACTCTCTGCTTTTGTGGATGCTACCTTCTAATAATTCTCTATCCCAACCAAATACACAAGCACAGGTATCTTTAAGGGAATCAGCAAAACTGCCTTTAATCCAATTATCATGTTGTGCTAAAAAATAATCTGCTACGGTATCTTTACCACAACCTTTTAATCCAACAAGTCCTATAATCATTTTATTATTATAACATAATTAACCACAGATTGCAAGTAAATCTGTTTTATTTTTATAAATTCTATCTGGGGGTATTAGATATCCCAATGTTTGTAATTTATATGCTATATTAGTATAAATCCATGGGTCTTCTTCTACAGTAATATTTTCAGTCCATTGTTCTACAATATTAGTAGTCATATATGGCCGTGATTTAAACAAATTTTCTATAGTATAAAAGGATTCGTCATTTATATTTTTAGTTTCTATAATTGTATCTGTTTCAAAAGTTGCTTCTATTTGATCACGAAAAAACATATAACCACCCTCGCCAATAGCATAACTACGCAAATCATGAAAATAATCACCAAAACCATTATTACTTTCATGATGCCTATGAAAATATTCAGCATTTTGTTGTAAATCATCACACATTACTTGAGAAATATGCACACAATGTCCTAGTTGTTCTCTATTGAGATGTAAAGTACCACCAAGACCATCTAGTATTTGATTACGTATTGCATGTAGTTGTATAATAGAACTACCATGAGTTAATACAATCTTCCATTTATTATTATGAGGATATCTATCATTATCTTGCAATCTGCGACGCAGATCTTTTATAATTTCATCAACATATTTGTGATATAATACATTACTAAAATACACATTTTTATCAACAGGCAATGATTCATGTGTCCAATATATGTCTGAAAAATAATGTTCTAAAAAATCGTGCCCCCAATCTCCACGTTTATGTCCATCTTCATTACAATATTTTACTTCAAATTGTTCTGGAAATTTTGAAATTAAGTTATATGCTAATTGATTTCCTTTATGCCCGCTGGCATACGCAATCACATAGAACTTCAATGGAGACTGAGTCATAGTAATATTTAATTAAAGAAATTTATTAACCGATGATAAATGACATTGGTACACCACCATCTTCATAATTATGAAGTTGCAATACCAACTCTGCTATTTCTTGCTGTCCTTCTGCTTTCAATTCACTACCATTCATAGTAGTGCCACCTTGTGGACCAACAATAGTTGAGAATTTGGAGCGGGATTCACCAAGTATTTGTTTACACATAGCAAGTGTATAATCTTCCATCCATTTTTTAGTCATATGATGCTGTATAAGATTTTCATCTGGCTTTTGGTTATACATCCACATCAAAACATCTTCACCTTCATCACTATCAATTTTACGTACAATAGTTAATTTTTTTGTGACTGGATCAAATACATAATTAAGAAAACCACCAAACATTCTAGCGGCAGTTTCTTGATAACCACTAAACATTTCATATGTTGCTAAACCACCAACATTACCTGCTTTAAGCATATACATGTTCATGTAACCTGCTTCAAATGGTTCAAAATTAGAAGCACCACCACCTGTTGTGCTACCAATTGTTCTACGAAACATCTGTCTTACTTCTAAAACATTACTATCTAAAAAATAATCTTGTCTATTTTTCTCAAGTTTTAGGAAGCCGTAAGATTCTTCTACAGAATTTGAACTTAATTGACGATACTTATTAATAGCATTTTCTAAACCTACTTCTAAATGCTCATTATCTAATTCAATATCAATAATTTGAGCACCAAGTCGCAATTTGACGTTGTTAAACATCGCAGTTTTTAATTTAGTTAATTCTTTACTTGCCATATATGTATTTATTAAAATACCTTCAGCAATATAACATCGCTATTAACTCTCCCATTTAGTTTAATACCTGTAGTTGTTAAATTATTTAAAAATTTACGCAATACTACCTTACCAGCACTAGCAAATTCTTTAAGTGACTCTTCAGGTTTGCGTAAAGTTTTCTGCATACTAGTATTAGTATCAAATCCAGTAATACTAGTTCCTTTAATTCCCAACTCACCATCACTAAATCCATTTGTAGAAACATATTTGCCAATTTTGCGTGTTTTAATATTAAACACCCACAACTCTTTAGCACCTATAATATTTTTAGGATCAATTGATACTAATTTATATCTGTCATCATTTGCTTTGTATTTTAATTTAGCAATTTGCTTTTCTTTTGATGGTGCTTTTTTAACTCTGATTTTACGATTTGCTTTTTGTATATTAGAATGATGTATTGCATCATCTATAATCATATTATAAAACTCTAATATACGTTTTATCTCCGCTTTTTTATACGGATATGCTTCTACCAATTGTTCATATTCATCATCTTTCTCTACAGGATTGAGCAAGGTATTAAAGTCTACGACTTCTTGTGCATATATAGCAGGTATTAATGCCGCCGCCTTACCAGTAATCTCACCAATTAGCAAAGCGTTTGACATCTTAAAATCACTCTTAAATTTATTTTGAAAGAAATCATCAATCTCACCTTCTACTTGCTTGCCAAGAAAATCATCTAGATTTAATTTCATACGTTCCTGTATGGATATTGCAGGAGCAAGTTGTTTAATTTCTTCTTTTTCATCTTCTATCACAACAGTATCTGATATCTCTTTTATTTTCTTTCTAATAGCCAATAAAAGATTATCCATTGGAGGACAACCATTGTTTAGCATTCTTGCTACAGAGCCCACTGTATTACCTAGTTGCCAATCTTTGGCCGCTCTAATTTTTTTAATAGATTCTTTATCTACTATTTTCTGTGATTCCATCCATTGTATTAGTGGTTGCTTGGAATGCTTTGAAGTATAATGATAATTGTAAAAGTTTAAACCTTTATTAATTCTAATATTGATATTTTGAAGTTGATCAGCGTCAATATCCATCAATTCACCTTCTACAACAATATCATCAAATACAGGTTCAGAGAACAACCCGTCTTTCTTTTTAGATACTCGCTTTTGTTTCTTTCTTGCCATAGTATTGCCTCATATATATAGTGCTAAATAGTATTATAACATAAGAGTTAGAAAATGCCAAGACTTTCACTGTGGAAACCAACTAAAGGAAATGACTTCAAATTCATGGATAATCGTATTCGTGAGCAATTTGTCATTGGCGGCACTGGTATTAATATACACAAATATATGGGTCCTGTCAATCAAGGTGATCAGAAAAAAGCTGATCAGCCCATGCACACTAATAATTCCATTACAAATATACAAGATTTATTATTTTTAGAGAATCGTGATCGGAAATATGAAAAAGACGTAACGTTCATGAAAGGAGTCTATAATGTACAAGATATAGATTTTGATTTGAGTCAATTCGGTTTATTTTTACAAAATGATACTGTCTTCATTACTTTTCATTTAATTGATATGGTTGAAGTACTTGGTAGAAAACTTATAAGTGGTGATGTTATTGAATTGCCGCACTTAAAAGATGATTATGCACTAGAAGATGAAAGTGTCGATAAAGTATATGAGAGTTTAAAACGCTACTATGTAATACAGGATGGTAACCGGGCAGCTGAAGGATTTAGTCAAACTTGGTATCCACATCTATGGCGTGTAAAATGCATACCATTAGTAGACGCACAAGAATATAGAGATATACTTGGTGACATTGAGTCTGGTGATGGAGACGAATCACTAAAACAAATTTTAAGTGATTACTCTAAAAACTTAGAAATAAATGATGCTGTTGTAAAACAAGCAGAAGCTATGGCGCCATTTACACAAGATATCGTAGATGGACGTAGTGGTTATGACACAACACGATTTTGGATTGCACCAGCTGCTGAAGATGGTTCAATACTATTAGTATCTACTGACGATGTTGGAATAACAGTTGACGCAGATGCTTCCTCACCGGCACCGGCCGCAGTAACTGGCGATACATATTATGGCCGGCCGGTGAAAAAACTAGAACATTACTTGGCAGGCGATGGAGTTCCACCAAACGGAGCACCAGTAAAAGCATTAACTAGTTTTGTTGCTAATCCAACTAAAGGTGAATACATATTGAGAACAGATTATAGTCCTAATAGATTATACATTTACAATGGCAAAAAATGGGTACACGTTGAAGATAATATACGTATGGATATTACAAATACTAGCACAAGATCAACACACAAAACTAAACATTTTAATAATAAAACAACAATTACACTATCAGATGGAACTAAGATTGATTCTAAACAAAGTTTATCAAATATATTAAGTGCTAGAGAGGACAAATAATGGATTTTTATTATGACGGCCAAATGCGTCGGTATCTTGCTCAATTTATTAGACTACTGAGTCATTTTTATGTAGAGACTGGCAAAGATTCTGCTGGCAACTCTGCTCTAATACAAGTTCCTGTAAAATATGGAGACATTTCTCGCCAGGTAGCATCTATTATTCACAAAAATAGTGAAAATGCTCTCAACACCGTACCACAAATCTCTTGTTATATAACAAATGTAACATTTGACAGAGACAGGATACAATCACCGAGCCATTTAGACAAAGTACATGTTAAGGAACGTTTTTATGATAAAGATACGGCATCATATACAGCAGGACCTGGTGATAGTTATACTATTGAACGCAGTATGCCGAGTCCATATAGACTAACTGTTAATGCTGATATATGGACTAGTAATACTGAACAAAAAATGCAAATTATAGAACAATTATTCTATATGTTTAATCCAAGTTTAGAAATACAAACTACAGACAATTATGTTGACTGGACAAGTTTATCATATGTTGAATTAACTGAAATTGCATTTAGTAACAGAACTGTTCCAGTTGGTATAGAAGATATGATAGACGTTGCCACAATGACGTTTGAGATACCAATTTGGATTAATCCTCCAGCAATTATCAAACGTCTCGGTGTTATTTCCAAAGTTGTTATGGGTATATTTGATGGTGCTGGTGATTTAGCAAGTAGCGTATTAGATGATACAAAACTTATGGGAAGTAGACAATACTATACTCCATTAAACTATGGTGTATTATTGCTGAATGGAGAATTAAAAGCATTGTCAATTAGTGAACCAATTAGTGGTGACACAAAAGTAGATTCAACTTTTGACCATCTACCTGTAAAATATGGTGATGATATTCCCTGGCGGAAAATCATAGCACAATATGGAGAACTAAAAGACGGAATTAGTCAAGTAAAATTATTAACTAAATTTCAAAATGAAGATATTGGTACAGATTTCACAGAAGTTGTTGGCACAGTATCTATAAATCAAGTTGATGAAACCATACTTAACTTTACAGTAGACTCTGACACAATTCCAGCAAATACACAAACCGCCATTAATGCTGTTATTAACCCATTGAAAAACACTCCGGGAGATGGTTTACCCGCGGCCGTTAATGGACAACGTTATTTAATATTAGAAGATCTTGGTTCAACAATTAACACAACTGGCGGGCCAGCAGGATGGCCTGATGCTACTGCTGATGACATACAAGCGAGTAAATTTGATATTATACAATATGATGGTACGAATTGGTCAGTATCATATGATGCTAGTGCTAACAAAGGCATCCATTATGTAACCAATACAAAAACTGGTATTCAATATAAATGGACTGGTTCTGATACTGGGGCAGAATGGATTAAATCCTATGAAGGCGAATATTTAACTGGCTTGTGGTCTATTTCCCTACTTCCATAATAAATTTTATATAATTATTAATATGAAGCAAGTTACCGGAGCAGGTGGTATTTTCTACTGCCGCGACACAAAACGTTTTCTATTTTTATTAAGGAATGATAAAAAATATAAAAACAGATGGGGTTTCGCAGGCGGCAAAGTAGAAAATGGTGAAACAACTATTAATGGTTTAAAAAGGGAAATTTTCGAGGAAGTAGGACACTTGCCCGATATAGAGAAAACAATTCCTATTGAACTGTTTACTTCAGAAGATGGGCACTTCTTTTATCACACGTTTATACTAATAATAGATAAGGAATTTATACCCATTTTAAATGGAGAACATTGTGGGTTTGCTTGGGTTACTATGGCAGGGTGGCCAGGGCCATTACATCCTGGTGTTTTTTCAACCCTTAAACTAGATTCAATCAAAGATAAGATTAAAACTATAGTAGAAACAATTTAAATATCTGCTTCTATTACAAAATCCCATACTTTTAATTGGCGGAAATTACGACACCATTTCCATGCTTCAGGCATTTCTTCTTCCATGCCTTCTGCAGTTATTCTTACAAAATCAACATCATTATATGTGTCAAATATTCTTTTCATGTTATTAATCCAAACTTCATCACCTGGATTTTCATCTGCTTGACCATAAAATTCTGAACCAGCATATACATTATTGTTTGTTTTTTGATCAACAGGTTGATTATCAAATCCATATAAGTAAATTTTCTTATGTCCGTGAAAGCAAGCAATATATGTTGCTGTGGCGCCAGCATTCATTCGTGGATCATGTGGTATAAGAGATACATGTTCAGGATGGTCTAATACACTTTTTGCTCTGCCAAATACAATATTATCTTCAGCATAGCCACTTTCAACTATTTCAGTTGTTAATTCAGGATGAGTTACTACAAGAAAATCTGGCTTCCAATCTTGGTAAATTCTATTACAACCATAACATTGTCCTTTATATTTTCCAAAATGGCCGCCTCCTGCTGTTGAAAGAAAACTTAACTTCATCGCAACTCCAGAATATTCTATTCGAGATTTGCCATTGCCAACTACATATGCTACTTTTGTATGATCACTATTGGACACCGAACGAGGGATCCAAAATCTATCTTGGTGTTTACGTCCATTTTTAACTACAATACCGGATACTACATATTCACCATCATAATCAGTAACATATTTGTTTACCATCATATTCTCCTGTCAATATTTATTCTAAAGATAATGGAGGGGCGAATTCGCCCCTCCATCAATTACAACTTTATTGTCGTAAACTTTTTAACTTATAGTCTACCTACAACAACTTCGATGATACCATTTGTACCGTTGAAGTCTTCTAGAGCCTTACCAATTACGGAACCCATTCTTGGATTTGCCTCTGCCTTTGCATAGCCTTCGCCTGCGGCAACTAGCATATCACCCTTACGGATTGTGCCCATTACCTTAACAGGTACACGACCTGTTAGTGCTATTGCTACACCATTTTCTAAATCACTATTCATCAAGTAGGCTGGGTTAGTACTTACTACACCAGCAATCCGTGAATCCATAGTTTCAGTAGACATTGTTACTTCAGCGTCACCGCCAAAGGAAACAACAGTACCTGGCTCATATGTCGCATCACTTTCATACAGTTCTGCCAAGTCAGCATATTGTGCTGATGTTGACACGCCGTACATATTGCGCCATTTGAGGGATGAGGTACCTAGGTCATATGTTGCGTCCAATGTTGGAACAAGATGACCTGCGGCAGTTAGAGTCATTCTCTCTGTACCGCCAGTGTCGAAGCGAATAATATCTTCGTCACTTGACTCTTCAACTTGAATTTTTGTATCACCGTCTGCATCTTCTAATGCGTTAACTGAAGTCGTTGTTGTAAACTCACGAATTTCAATTTTATCACTGTTAGCTGGTGCTTGTGTGAATGTAATAGTTGTACCACTAATAGCATATGCTGTTGTTGGAAGTTGTACAACACCGTTAATAGTTACAACACAACCAGCAGTTGTTAGGCTTGAATTTAAGCCTGTAAATGCTGTTGTTGAACCGTCACCAGTTGCTGTTTCACTTCTTACAATTGTAAACTCTGTTGTGGCTCCCTTCCAACCAGAACCATTATAATACTCAAACTTACTTGTTGTTGAATTATAACGGAACATACCTGCGGCTGGAGTACCAGGACGTTGAGCTGTTGTACCAGAAGGTAACAAAAAGGACTCTGTTGAGCCACTCATGTCAAGTACTGTACCTGCGTTAGGTGTTGCTGTTAGTAAACCAATTGCGTCTACACTTGCATCTACTACGAACATATTTGCTTGGTTTGCTGACTCAATACGGAAGTCATTATCGGCACCACCTTCGTTGAAGGTAGCTGCGTCATTTACACCAAACGTTGTGCCATCATAAGTAATGTTTGCTTCTGCTTGAATAGCAGCTGTACCATTACCTGTTAATAGGCTGTTGGCGGTTAAGGATGAAGCACCTGTACCACCGTGTGCTACGGCTACGTCTGTAGCTTCCCATACACCAGTACCAATTGTACCAACAGTTGCTAATGAACTTGCAGATGTTACTGCGTTTAGGGTGTCAAGGCCTGCTTCGAAGTATGTCTCGAAATCAGTCAATGCTACCTGTTTCATTGTACCACCGTCGTTAACAACTACGCGGTCAGCGTCTGCCAACGTTGTTGCTGTTGCAGATGTATCACCATCAATAGACGCTGTAATTTCAGCTGCTGTTGCTGTTACACCCAATGTTACTAATTGTGCGGCGGCGTTAGCATCGTCTAACAATGCTTTACCAGCGGCTGTTAGGTCATATACTGCGGCTGTGCCACTGCCTGTGAACTGAATACCTTTGTCAGCTGCTGATGTTAAACCAGCAATGGCTGCCAATTCAGCGTCATAGGCTTGTACGTCTGTACCAATTACTACACCTAGGTTGGTTCGTGCACCACCGGCTGTTGAACTACCTGTACCACCATGTGCTACTGCTACGTCTGTAGCGGCCCATGTACCACCAGTAATTGTACCAACTGTTGCTAATGCACTTGCACTTGTTACAGCATTCAAAGTATCAAGGCCGGCTTCAAAATAAGTTTCGAAGTCTGTCAATGCTACTTGGACCATTGTGCCGTTGTCATTGACAACTACACGGTCTGCATCTGCTAGTGTTGTGCTTGTTGCTGAGGTGCTACCATCTACAGCTGCTGTAATTTCAGCGGCTGTTGCTGTTACACCAAGTGTTACTAACTGAGCTGCGGCATTTGCGTCATCAAGAAGTGCTTTACCAGCTGCTGTTAAATCATAAACTGCGGCTGTTCCGTCACCAGTAAACTGAATACCTTTATTAGCTGCTGAAGTTAGTCCTGCAATAGCTGCCAACTCGGCATCATATGCTTGTACGTCTGTACCAATTACTACACCTAAGTTTGTTCGTGCGCCACCGGCGGTTGAACTACCAGTACCACCATCTGTTAGAGGTACGTCAGTACCAGTTGCATGGTAAATTACGTTACCTTCAACTGCTAAGACACCTGCTGATGAGCGTGCCAGTGTTGTATCACTTGCGTGACCAACATTAACTGCTGTCAACTGAGGTGAATCACCTGTACCAACACCCAAGGATGTTCGTAGTGTTGCGCCTGTCTCAAGTACAAAGTTAGAACCGTCACCAACAATCATACCACCGTCAGTTACAGCCAAACCAGCAACGTCTGCTAGTTGTGCATCATATGCTTGTACATCTGAACCAATTGCCACACCTAGGTTTGTTCGTGCACCGGATGCTGTTGAGCTTCCTGTACCACCATGTGCTACACCTACGTCTGTACCCTGCCATGCACCTGTTGTAATAGTACCAAGAGTTGCTATGCCAGTTGCCGAAGTAATGCTGTTTTGTGCAGCTGTTGTAATTGTACCTTCGATATTACCGAAGATTGCGTTACCAACTGTACCAGAAATAACTTCTGAAGTAATTGTTGCATCAGGGACAAATGTAAATTTACTTATGCTGTCGTCATAACCAAACCAACCGTTTTTAGCGGCTGAACCGTTATGCCAACGGAATGCAACACCTCTATCCTTGTCATCATCTGAGCCAGGAGCAGAGTCACCACCAAGTTGCATAATTGGGTCATCCAATGTTACAACTGTGGAGTTTACTGTTGTTGTTGTGCCGTTAACTGTTAAGTCACCGGAAATAACAACGTCACCAGTACCATTTGGTGTAAGTGTAATGTTACCATCTGTATCTGTTGAACTAATAACGTTTCCGTCAATACGGATATTATCAGCATTCAACTGACCAGCTGTAAGAGCTGTGATACCACTTGTGATAGTTGCATCTAATGCGATGCTAATATCATTATCACTTACTGTTGTTGTAATGTTAGCACCACCAGATACGTTAAGTGTATCTGTGCCAACTGTTACTGTATCATCAGAACCCGCGTCTGCACCAATTGTTAGTGCAGATGCACCAACGCTTGAATCTACGTATGCTTTGATTGATTGTTGTGTGGCTAGTGAAGTTGCACTATCACCACTCATGGTATCCTGATCTAGGATAGCATTTACTGTTGCGCCAGAAGCTAGTGTTAGATCCTGACCTACTACTACTGAACCGTCGGAAGCGATTTGAAATTTATCTGTACCGTCGGAAATTTCGACAGTCATTAAGTTGGCTGTCTGTGAACCTACACCTTTAACATTTAGTGTAATTTCGTCTGTTGTATCACCAGTGATTGATACACCGGCGGCTACTACCAACTGATCGTTGGCTGTTAGTGTTGTAAATGTACCAGCTGCTGGTGTTGAACCACCAACAATACTTGCGTCCACTGAACCACCACTAATAGTTAAGTCGTTGTCGACTTTTGCGTCTACAATTGCTGTACCTGACCAAACACCTGAGGTAATAGTACCTACAGTTGCTAGAGCAGATGCTGAAGTTACTGCATTCAATGTATCAAGACTTGTTTCCATATATACTTCAAGATCAGTCATTGCTACTTGAACCATCGTGCCGTTGTCGTTGACAACGAAACGGTCAGCGTCTGCTAGTGTTGTGCTTGTTGCTGAAGTACCACCATCCATGATGTTAATTTCTGCGGCTGTTGCGGCTAGGCCTAAGTTGACCAATGCTCCAGCTGCTGTTGAACTACCTGTACCACCATCTGTAACAGGGATATCTGTACCAGTTGCATGATAAATTACATTACCTTCAACTGCTAATACACCACCAGAAGATCGCGTAATTGTTGTATCAGTTGCGTGACCTAATTCAATACCTGTAAACTGAGGTGAATCTTCGGTACCAGCACCTAAGTTAGACAACGCGGCAGCTGCGGTTGAAGCACCTGTACCACCGTGTGCTACACCTACATCTGTACCCTGCCATACACCTGTACCAATTGTACCCACTGTTGCTAGTGAAGATGCTGAAGTTACAGCATTCAATGTATCAAGACCTGCTTCAAAATAAGTCTCGAAGTCTGTCAATGCTACCTGCTTCATTGTACCACCATCGTTAACTACGACACGGTCTGCATCTGCTAGTGTTGTTGCTGTTGCGGATGTATCACCATCAATAGATGCTGTAATTTCAGCAGCTGTTGCTGTTACACCTAAAGTTACTAATTGCGCGGCGGCATTTGCATCGTCTAACAATGCTTTACCGGCAGCTGTTAAATCATAAACTGCGGCCGTGCCACTTCCTGTAAATTGAATACCCTTATCAGCTGCTGATGTTAAACCAGCAATAGCTGCCAACTCGGCATCATATGCTTGTACGTCTGTACCAATTACTACACCTAAGTTTGTTCGTGCGCCACCGGCGGTTGAACTACCAGTACCACCATGTGCTACCGCTACGTCTGTAGCTGCCCATGAACCAGTACCAATTGCACCAACTGAAACTAATCCAGTTGCTGAAGTAATACTGTTTTGTGCGGCTGTAGTAATTGTTCCTTCAATATTACCAGCAATGATGTTTGCTTGACCGGCGACTGTTACGTTGCCTGCTGTACTACCAGTTTCGTTAGTTGTGACAAAGTTAAACTTATCTGCAGATTCATCCCAAATAAGACCAACGTTTGTATCATCACCACGTTCTACAACAAAACCAGCGTCAACAGATGCTGAACCGCTTGCGCCTGAACTAAAAACTAAAAGTGGATCTTCAATAGACATGTTTGTAGTATCAACTGTTGTAGTTGTACCATTTACTACTAGGTTACCAGAAACCGTCAAGTTACTACCATACGTCATATCATCTTCTAACTTACTGCCAGCAATATCGGCAGAAGCAGAGATCTTGGCGTTAGTAATAGCACTATCAGCGATCTGATCTGTTCCTAATCTAGTTAAAGCCATTTATTTTTCTCCATTCCTTAAAAAGGTCCGCTAAGACCTTGTAAAATACCGTATATACATATAGTGGAATGACACCTTCTATACTCTGAAGGCCCCTTTACTTCTATTCTAATAGTAGATAATAAAGATCATACAAAATATATGCTCGAGCATATACAGCAGTATTGTATTTATTGTGTAGGTTAAGAAATTGTAGCAGTAGTTTTTTCTTAATGGAAGGTATGTAGAATATAGATTTTAGTGGAAATCTATCCAAGAACTACCCGCTCGTCCTTGGAACTTACTAGTGGTGGAATTGTAAATAACCATACCATCTGCTACACCTGATAATGCATTGCGTTGTGTGGTTGTATATGTAGGGAATTGTACAGGTACTTTTGTTTCAATTTTTGTGCTATCTATAACAACTCGTTCAGTACCTCCTGTATCCATTCGTATTTTATCTTCGTCACCTGATTCTTCAACTTGTACTACAGTATCACCATCTGTATCTGAAAGTTGAAGTGAAGAAACTGATGATAATGTATTAACTTTTCTTACTTCAATTACATCACCATTTGCTGGTACTTCAGTAAATGTTAAGGTAGTGCCACTTACAGCATAAGCAGTTGTTGGTCGTTGAATGGCACCTTCAATACTGACAATGACATTTGCTGTTGTTTGTGTAGTTGCTAAAGTAAATGCTGTTAAAACTCCATTACCAGTAAATGTTTCACTTGTCATAGTAGAACTTGAAGATGCTTGTAATAAAGTCCAAGCAGATCCATTATAATATTCTAATTTAGTTTCAGTTGAGTTATAACGAAAATCACCAGCAGTTGGACTACCAGGACGTTGGGCTGTTGTGCCTATTGGAGGACGCATTGAGTTAGTTGCTGATATAACTAACGTACCTGTTCCATTTGGATCAACAATTAAGTTCTCATTTGAACCACTTGTTGACACAGTGTTAGTAACAAATGTAAAATTGCCTAAATCACCACCAACACCAAACTCGCCAGTGTATCTTGCACCGCTTATATAACAACTTTTACCAGTAAAACTAATACCATTAGGTAAGTTTGTACCAACAAAATGTAATACACCACTTTGGTAATCAAAAAACCATTCATCGTTGTTGCCGGAACCAGTAGCAAACACTTGGTCACCACCTGATGCGGCTGAGCCCGGATTACCAGTAGTATGAATATAAACTTTAACTTGGTAGGTTGAACCAAACTCAGGACTAATCCAATCTGTTAGTCCAGTTTTCCAAGTTCTATTTGCGGCTGAAGTACCGTCAACAGTACATTCATCTGGAGCAGTTGTTAGATATACTGTTACCGGAGATGCATTACTACCAGGCATAACTGCTGGAATACTTCCAGCATCTTTCATTACTTTGTCACCACGTAATGGCAACGGACTTGCTATGGCTTCATTGGGTGCTTTTTTAGCAGTATTTGTATCTGTTTTAGTAGCAGAGTAACCAATCTTTTTCCAAAGGTAATCAACTTTCTGGCTATCGGAAATGGGCATTAGCTCGCTTCTCCTACGCTAATAGCCGTTACACTTTGGCCTGTTGTTAATTTTATTCTTACTAACACAACATTTGCTGTAGCATTAGACATATTTTCTGAGCCTAATGTCATTGTGTAACCACCACTTAATGCTGTGCTTGCGGCAATTCTATCACCTGAAGTAAATGCACAACCATCTGAACCATTACCACCGTTACCTGTATCACTTCCAGGAACACCACTACCACCATATGTTGTACTTGCATCAATCCAGCCATTTAATCCACTGGCATCATCAATATCAGTACCTGGAGCGGCTATCCAAAGTCCAGCAATTCCTGCTGAAGTAATATTAAGATCAAAGTTACTAACAACTTGTCTACGAAAAGCAAAAGTATAATATTGTGCTCCTGTATCACCACTACGATCTGGGCCAACTGGCAAGTAACCTGAACTATAATTTGTTACATCATATTTCATTACGCCAAGTCTAATAGTTGCTTCTTTAGTTCCACTCACACCTGGGTCAGCACTCTCACTATATAAACTGCTAGTATAATAATTTGTTGCACTAACAACTGCAGGATTATCTGTAGTGGCCGCACTAAAATTAAATACTCGTTTTCCGTCATCTGTATGTGTGCCATTGCCCAACGCATCTGCTACAACAATAGTCTGCTCAACAATACCACTTTGTGATGATCTATGTACTTGAATATTTGTAGTGCCAATATTTGAATATGATGTTGTGCCGTTAGTATTACTACAACGCACTTTTGCTCGGTCAACAGTTCGCACACTACTTGTCGTAATTGGTATGGATAATGTGCCTAAAGTATATGCTGACGCAACACCAGTATCAGCAACGGGAATACCACTGCTTAACATTGTCGAGGCACCATCAATGTTCGCATATGTGTAATTTTGATTACTAAATGCGTTACTTGACGTACTTTCTTGATTTGTTCCACTATCAACTTCAACTACTGAAGAAGTATCTTTATATGCTTGGCCAGTTAAATTACTAATTTGGACACCTGCCAAGTTAAGTGTTGGACTGCCTGTGTTATAATATGGAACACCCGAAATATATCGTTTTGTACCAGCAGTTCCTTCTGACAATGTGCCTACGTTGGCAACTGTTGGACTTGCTGTAATATCGTCATAAACAACTGATACATAATTTGTGTTACCCGTAGCACTATGTTCTAATCTTTCATCATTAACACCTACTGTATAACTACCCAATGCTTGTGTAATTTTAGCATCAAATGTTTGATAAAAACCTGTTGGGTATGTTGATGAACTAATAGTATCGTTGGCGTCTCGTTGGTCAGATACTACAAGTGAAGTAAACGTTCCATTTTCATTTAATGTTGAACTAAATGTTTTATTACCTCTATCTACACCATTAACTTTGGCTGTGAGTGTGCCTGCTCCGCCATTATAAGCATTAGTAACATTATTTGTATCAATTGTACCACTTGTATAACGTCTTGCTGTAGTTGTTGTTAAACTTGCACCAGCACTTAAAGGATTACTTGTACTATTATCAGCAAAACCAGAACACAATTTTGGACTTGAGCCTTGATATGAATCTGACAATGTAAGTGACTCTGCACTCAAGTTACCTGGAGCGGCTGGAGTTGCGTTTATAGTAAATGTTTGGTCAGCATCTGTATCAGTTTGTGCTGTTAAATCTGGAGTGCCTGATGCTAACACACTTACAATATAGTTGCCGGCAGATTCGCCAGCATAGCTGTGATCTAATGTAGCACCAATACTACCCGCGGCTGAACCATCTTCTGTAACATTATTAGTGTCACCATCATTCCAAGTATATACATAACTGTCAGCATTTTGTGATGTATTAGTTGCTCTTACTAGTGCTCTATTATTTCCATTATAGTCAGTCAAATCGTACAAATCATATTGATTATCACCTGAGCGGTCACTTATTGTTACCGCAGTTGCCGCAATGTTGCAACGCACATCGGGCTCTACGTGTACAGTAAAGTTAGCACTTATAAACGGACTACTTGAATGACTACTTGTTACTCGTAAGTTACCAGTATAATCTACATCATTACCAGCCGCTTGGTTAGCTCCACTTAATGCAAATGTGTGTGCTAAAGTATTACCTGTATCACCTGAACCTCCAACACCTACGTTTACTGTGGTATTTGCTGTGCCATCACCCCAAGTATAAACATATTGTTGTCCGTAAGTAGCAAAATTACCAATAGTTGCTTCTGTGTTATTAGTAAATGTTATTGGCAATCCACTTGTGCCTTCTTGGTTTATACCTGTTGTAGCACTTAATCCTACTGTTGGCGTATGTGTATCATAAATCTTATGAGCAGTACTACTATCAGTAGGTATTTGTGATGGGTCCGCAGTATTATGTGCATCTAATGTTAGTTCAACCGTTCTAGTTCGTTCTTGTTCCGTGCTTGCTGTAAATGTATGAGCAAGTCTAGCACCAACACTACCACCTGCGGCACTATCACTTGAAATAACATTGTCACTTTCACTATCGCCCCAATCCCAAGTATATTGTATGGTTGCTCCACCAATATTTGTTGTGTTATTATCAAAATAAACAGTTGCACCGTCATCCCAATATGTAATTGGACTGCCACCTGTGGAAGCGGCATATGCGGCAAAACTTACAACTGGGTTGGCTGTATAAATTATAATGTAGCTTGTTCTTGTAGAACTTGCTTCACTACCAGATCCTGCTCCACCATTATTATAAGCACGAACTGTTACAGTAAATGGTGAGCCTACGTTTGTAGCATAGGTATGTGTTGGCGTAGAATCTGATGTGTTATTTGTACTATTGCCATCACCCCAAGTAATATCATATCTATTAGGATTACCAACAGTAGTAATAGTTAAAGTTACTACTAAACCAGCACCACCAGAAGTAACGTTTGCAACAAATGACGTTGATTTAACAAATGTATCATTACGAATATTTTCTGTAACTTCGTTTAAATCATCAATAGCATCTGTAACTTTTGTAGTTGTAAGCCAATTTAAATAAGCACCATCAACTGTTAAACTACTGTCAGTTGGAGTACCTAAATCAAGATCCATACCATCAGTTGTACCAACTACTGAATCTACATATGTTTTATTTGCGGCATCTGTTCCTGCTGTTGGAGTGGCCACACTAGTAATCTTTTTACTTGAAACATCAATAGTGCCTGTACCATTAGCATTTAATATCAAGTTACCATTAGTGTTTGTTGTTGTAATAGTATTTGTGTCTATTTCAACATTACCAATCTCAGCATCGCCTGCAACTTCCAAAGAAAATCCTGGAGATGCTGTACCAACACCGATACGTGAATTAGTAACATCTAAATATAATAAATTAGTCTCAAATGCTAGGTTGGAACCTTGACGCTCAAGGTTTGCTTGTAACATCGGGCCTGAAACGCGACCTATAGCCATACTATTCTCCGATTGTATAACACTTTATACTATTTAGTTTGGTAAAAGTATTAAACGGTATCAAATCCACTCAATGCTACTATTTTATGAGTGTTCGGAGGAGCGGAAGTAAATGTGACAGTAGTTCCTGATATAGTATATGCTACATCTGCTTCTTGAAAAACGTTATTAATAAAAATTAAAACATTATTCTCATCAGCAACACTAGCACTTAACATATTAAATGCCGTTAATACATTATTGCCAGTTGCTGTGTCTTTAGTAATAGTTGAGGTACCTGTTGATCTTATTGTTCCCCAAGAACCATTAATATATGCTTCTATAGCATTTAAAGTAGAATTATATCTTATTGCACCATTAATTAAAATAGGAGCTACCGGCCGTTGAGCAGTTGTGCCTGTAGGCACAGCCATGCCTTTAGTGTCGGCTAATCTAAAAATAGAATGTGGAAAGTATTCTGGTCTAGTGCTATCAAAAGGCATATTATAAGCTCATGTAATTAACAAATACGTTTACTGGAACTGTAGCAGGAGAACCTGACCAGGTTCCAGATGAATTAGATGTGGCGTCTAAATCAATATAAAACTTATCACCATTAGCAAGTAGCCATTTATTTGCTACCATACCTGAAACAGTATTTACATGTATACTAGATCCAGGTAAAATTGGCACTGTAAGAGCACCACCACCACCTGAATTAAATAATACATTATTAACTGTCACACCATCACCACTAGGTACTAAGTTTAGTTTCCAATGAAAATGTGAATCTGCATGAGGATCTGTATTAAATATTATTATATCTGTAACCGCAACACTACCTGATGCCGTAAAAACTGCTGTTGAAGCTACGTTTACTATGTTTGTTATTGTGACTGCCATATTTTATCCACCAAATACTAAAGAAAAAGCAATTGCTTTACTTTTACTTATCATTTCTCCACTCGTTGTGTTATTAACAAAATACAATCCTGTACCACCACCACTTGGTGCTTTAGAATAAATTTTATTCTTAGTTGCTGTAGCACTTGGATCACTACCTTGGTCTGCAAAATTACACTGGATGCTTACATCAGCTGCTTTACCCAAAGTAATCACTCCAGTTCCATTAGGACTAAGTGTAATGTTACCATTTGTGTCTGTTGAACTAATAGTATTGCCGTCTGCTCTTAAATTATCTATATTTAATTGTCCAGTAATTCCTACTGCTCCTGTTCCACTATTAAATGTAAATGCAGAATTACCAGCAAATGCACTTGAACTATTATATTGAACTTGTGTATTAGCACCACCAGCTGAGCCAGAAACTGTAGTATCAACATATGCTTTAATACTTTGTTGTGTTGATAATGCTACAGCACTATCACTTGCCATATTATCTTCATCTAATATAGATGTGATAGTAATTGCGCCTATTGTTAAGCCACCAGATGAGGTAACATTAAGTACGTCTAACGCCGCTAATCCTGATCCTACTTTTAAATTAAATTTATCAGTCGTTTCATTCCAAATAATTGATGCGTTATCAACTGAACCACGTTCAATTTCTACACCAGCAGTACCTGCAGTAACACCTGCACCAGATTCATCTTTATTCAAAACAATAACATTATCTGTTATTGCTGTGTTGGTAGTTGTAATAGTAGTGGTTGTGCCGGTAACTGCTAAATTACCAGTAACTGTAATATCAGATGCTGTTAATTTAATATCATTTGTACCAGCATCAATTGTATAATCACCACTTGTCGTAAGGTTTCTAGCCATATTTCGTTATTTCCAATGTTATATTATTTATACAATTTTTAAATAGAAAAGGGGCCACGTGGCCCCTCTTCAAAATCACTAACTTTATAAAGTTTATGATACTTGTGCGTCAACTACGATTGAACCAGAAGTTACAGCGGCAGCTGTTGCAACACCACCCGAAGTGTATGCTGTATAAGCAGAACCGTTAATACCTGATAATGCAAACGTATTAGTAGCTGTGGATGCTACAGTAAATGCTGTTTCAACATTAAGTTCTACCATACCTACTACACCACGGATAGAAACTTTTGTACCATTTGCAAGTCCATGACCATTACTTGTAATTACTACAGGGTTGGCGGCTGTTGCGCCTGTGATAACTTTTTCAACTGCTGATGAAGTACCAGTAGCAGAACGTGACCACTTTGCGTTAGATGTGCCTTCAACTTGGAAGGTTCTGTTGCGTAATTTTGTGATCTGCTTTGATACACCAAGTGAGTCTGTAACGTTAATACACATTTCACTAGCTGCTAATGAGCCTGGGCTCTTATTTACTAGGGTAACTACTTCAGTTTTGGAACCATCAGTTACTTTAAACTTCTTAGTTCCTTTTTGCTGAATAATATGTGCTTCTGTTGCGGCAGCTACTTCTGCGCCGGCTGCGAATCGTACTGCGGTGACTTGAATTTTACCTACACCGTCACCAATGTGCTTTTTGTTAATTGGTCTTCCCATTTTGTTTCTCCTTAAGGTTATCCATTCTATGGATTACGGGGATGGTGTTCCCCATAAACGTAGTGTATTACTACGCATTTGTATTTATCCAAGAAAAAACCACCCAAAGTGGGTGGTTTGTTCCTGAAACTTATAACTTTAATTATGTTCCAATACTTAAATCTTTTACTGTTACTACTGCGCCTGCAAGTGAAACACCATCTACTGTGCCTAATGCTCTAATTTGTGCTTGTAATGTTGTGCCACCTGTTGGGGTAAACAAAGGACCCTCAATTGCGAAAGTTTGCTCTGTATTTGAGTTATGCAATGGACCGGCTGCAACAATTGTATGCATTGTGTTAATTATACGCAATGTAGCTGCTTGTGCGCCAGCGGCGCCTGCTGAACCGTTTACTGCCACAATATAATCAATTGTAAAAAATGTTAGATCTGGACCAACCATTTCAACACCTGTTGTTGTTGCGGCTGGATTTGTTCTTGTTACTGTTGCCATATTAAATCTCCTTTAATGACTTTCCTATATTTATATATTACAAGAAGAAAAAACCACCCAATAGGGTGGTTTCTTCGTCAAATAAGTTATAAACTTATGTGAATGAGAGGTTAGACATAGTAATACTCTCGAGGTAGTCAGCTGCATTACCTAGTGATGATGCAGTATTTGTTAGTGCGACATAACCATAACGTGTCATGAAGCCTACGACTGGTTCGAAAGTTGCTGGGTCTAGTACTGTGCCGGAGCTCATTAGTGGGATATATGGGCAATAGAATGCGGCGGCGTCTGCCTCGCTTGAACCCTTATAACCAACTAGTGTTGCACCGTCAGAGTATGTATCTACATATACTTTCAATGCGCCATTCAATGTACCAACCATCTTTTGATTTGTTGGTGCTTCAAATGAACCTTCTGTTGTACGTGCAAATGCACTTGTTGATGCGCTTTGTAGCACTGTTAGTGCAGCTGGTGAAACAACTGCCCAGTTACCTGCGCCTCGACGTGTGCGTTGTGCAATACGGTTAGCGGCGCGATTCATAACAACTGCTAGAGCTGCGTGTTCGTCACCAACGTATGTTGCTGTACCTGATACTGCTGCCTGATCAAAAGTAAAACCAGTTGAAGCAATACCACGAAGTGAACCAAGAATCTCTTGGTCAATTTCAGCAGTAATTTCTTGTGCTAATGCACTCATAATTTCTGCTTCCATATCGATACCGTGCATTGCATTTGCGTCCTGTGCAGACTCAAAAGTCCAGCGAGCGGATAGCTTTCTGGTTTTTGCTTCTACAGGTTGCTTTAAGATTTGAATGCTTAGACGGTTACCTGCGGCGCCTTCTAGTGCTGAAGTAGCTGCACCCAATCCGGCGGTTGTATCGCCTGAATAGGCTTGACCAATCTGGAATGGGGATAATGCTTCATCACCAGCTGTTACGTCATTTGCTGTACCTGTTGCGTTATTTGTATCAGCATAACGTACTCTTAATGTGTGAATTTGTCCTACTGGACCTGCCATTGGTTGTACACCAACGATATCGTTAGCGATTACTGATGGCATTACACGGCGGATTACTGGTAAAATTACACGGTTTAGTGTAGCAATGTTACCTGAAGCAGTCGCGCCTGCTGTTGCAGCTTCTGAGAGATACTGCTTTGTATTCTCTAGAGTTACTGCCATTGTGCTACGTTGCGTACCTTCAAGGCCTTCACATAAGGCTTCTTTGGTTTCTTCCCAACGTTCTGTTAATAGTTCTGACATTTGTGTCTCCTAAACTCTTTAATTAATTAACTGCTAATCCCGCCAACTTCTTGATATCAATAATGTTAGAAGTGGTGATATCGTTCTCTGGTTGAGTTTCTTGTTTGATTTCACGATCACCGGTAACTTCTTTCTTTACTGACTCAGTTAGTTTGCGTTTTATACCACTACCATCGCCATTAATAACTGCGGGCAGGTACTTGTCGAAAGATGCTTTAAGTTTATCAGTTTGAACTGATTCAAGTAAACTTTCCATAATTTCTTTCTTATCCTTAGCCAATGGGTTAAGCATTTCTGAAAGAACTTCTTTTCTGCTTGCTTGATCATTAATAATTCTGATCTCACTCTCTCTTGCTTCTACAAGTGCATCTTTTTCTGTTACTTCTTTACTTGCTTCCGCAAGTTCGTTTTCCTTATCGGAAAGTTGCTTCATTAGCTTTGCTACTTCAGTCTTCTCATTCATATATGAATTTGAATATTCGGCGGCAAATGCTTCAAATAGCTGACGTCCAAAGTTGTTCTCACGAGCACTTTGGATATCTTCTTTTAATTGTGACATCTCACCCTTAATAGTTTTGGTGACAGTCTCTTCCACCATCTTAGCACCACGCTCAATAAATGTCTTCTTAAGTTCTGCTAGTCTTGCTTTCGCTTCAGATACTAACTTAACTTTTGTATCAATTACGTCTTGTTTGTCTTCATTGAATTCGACAATTTCTTCACTTAATGCTTTGATTACGAAATCCTCTAACTTACCAAATGCTTCAGTCTGCGAACCTCTGTCTGTGCGAAACTCTTGCATTTCATTTGTTAGATTTTTTGTTACGAATGTGTTAAGCATATCGGCATGCTCTGCAATTGCTGTCTTGTATGCAACTCGCTCAACAACTACTGCTTGCTTATCCTCAACAAATTCTTGGATTTCTTGTTTTAGAGAATCTGTAACCATTGTATCTAGGGCTTCGACAATTGCTTCCTTATCATGCTCATAACGCTGTGCAAACTCTTCACGGAGTTCCGCTTTGTTTTGCTCAGCAGCTTCTGTCAACTTGGTGTCCCAAGCCTCCTGAAGTTCATCTCTTGCTTCTTCTGAGATTAGGTTATTGTCGATAAGTGGTTTGAATACTTCTATCATAATGCTCTCCTAAATTTTTAGGTCCTTTATGAGACGCAAAATCCCTTCTTTGAGATATTTTTGCGCCTGTTGATTCTCACGTACTTCAGCTGCTACTCCTAACAATTGATGGCCGCCTCTCATATTGAGAAGGCCTTCATAAATTGCTGTTGGATATGCATCTGGAGCACTTGGTTGTGCCACGACGTCAATCGTGACTATTTCAAATTCTGAAACATCTCCGGATGATTCCTTTACATTTCCGGAACCCCTGGAGGATACTCCTAATTTAACACCTGACTCTAGCATTGTTTTGACTAAATTACCCATTGGTGTTGGAAGAACTTTAAGTTTTCCATAGCCATTGGGTCCGTCCATCCACATTTCTGTAACCATGTGGGAAACACGATCTAAATTAACTTTAAGATCGTCTGGATGGTCAACCTCACCTAATACGGACATGCCTTGATTGATTTGTTCATTTAATGTTGATACGGCGTCTTGTATTTCATTGACTGGATATACTCTTGAGTTTGCATTCTTTACACCACCTTGAATACAAATACCCTTCATATATAAATCCTTGCCGTCTGCATCAGTCTCGGTTACCATACGTGCTTGGTCAAATGTCAAGTGTTCTTTTAGATAAGTCATCTTAAATTATGCCTTGTTTTTTACTTCAGCTTTTGGTGACATTTTACCCTTTTGTACTGCTGGGTCTGATGCGCCTGACTCAGAACTACTAGATCCAAGGTTTGATGCGTTTGCACCACCTGCGTCCATTGGGTTCTTACTTGCTACTGGACCTGAACCACTATCACTCTTATCACCTACTGGTGCTGGTGCTGGTGTTAGGTCTTCTGTAACTTCTTCTTTGTCATCGTCATCGTCTTTGGCTTCTTCTACTGGCTCTTCATCAGTTTCAACTGATTCAAATTCTAGGTCTTCTTCAGGTGCAAGTTCTTCCTCACCTTCGACACCTTCTTCACCACTAACTTCTGCCATCAACTTGTCAAATTCTGCTTGTAAATCATCAAATGCAGATTCTAGATCACTAATCCTTTCATCTGTTTCTTCATCGGACATTTCTTCTTCGCCTTCTGCATCGGCATCGGCATCCATGTCCATAACGTCTTCAAGGTCTTCACCAGCATCTTCTAGTGACATACCTTCTTCGTCGCTCTCAATATCATTAACAAAATCATCAACTTCATTATCGGAAATTTCTTCTTCTACTTCTTCAATTTCCTCTTCAATAGCTTCAAGATCTTGCTCATCAATCAAGCCTTCATAAATCTCACGAGACTTATCCACAACAATTTCATGGAAAAGCTCTTTGGCTTTATCTTGCTCTTCGTTGATGATATAATCGAGCAACTGCTCAAATTTATTACTCATAGCGAAATCACTCCTTTTTATTTCATAAAGGTACAAATTACAAATATATAATTATATTTAATTATAATTTGCTAATATACTTGATTATAGGGGTAAAATGAGTGAAAAGGGGTAATTTTACATAGGTGCCGCTGGTGCTGGGGCATATTGGATTGCATATTGTTTTTCGTCTTCTAATTGTTCAGATGTTCGTAATTCTTGCATTCGACGAATTTTATTAATTTGTTTTAATGTTAAACGAGTTTTTCGTGTATCATCTTTTTTCATTACAGTTTGATCATCAGAAGGATCATAACGTGAATGCTTATCATCCGTGTCAGGTTCTTTCATGTCAATATCTGTAAAAATCTCTAGTAAAAGCATATTAGTATTTATTAAACTGGTGTTGGTTCTGTAGGTGCTACTTCAGGTGCGCCGGGCGTCATTCCTGCCTCACCTTCCATTCCATCCATACCTTCTTCCATTGGAAGTTCAGGCATTTCTGCCATTCCCATATCACTTTCTAATCCACCTGGAGTAATACCAATTGATCTCATATCAGAACCTTCAATATTAGCACTAGGTGAATTTCCTGTTTCTTCTTGCCACATTGTAGTATTCTGTAACAATTCTTCTTCAGTTAATCCTAAATAACGCACCATCATAAAACGTTTGCTCAAGTATGGCAATTGCTCTAATTGTGCAAATGCTGAAATTTTTGTATTATCCAACTCTGCTTGTCTATATGATGCAAAGTTTTGTGGCTCATTAAATTTAATTTCAAAAATGCTATTGTCAATATTAATACCACGTGATTTTATGAATAATTTAAACTCATCATCAACAACAGAAGCAATAATAGTTTGCAATCTCTTACAATACTCATTAAATCTATACTCTTGTATTAATGCTGTACCAACTCTACCATCAGTATAACCTGCTACACCTTCATCTGGACCTGATGGTAAATAACTACTTGGAATACGTAATGCTCGATACATTTTATTAGTAAAGAATTTTAAATCATCAATTTGGCCTAAGTTCTCACCACCTGGTAATGTTTCAACTTTACTACCACGCCCCTCGCCTGTTTGTGGGAAAAAGTAATCTTCCATTATCGACAATGGATTATAAGTTGAATCCATCATTTTAGTACCACCGCCAGTTGTAGTAGGAATTCTACGTTGATGTATTTCGTTTTTAACACGCTCTACAAAACCCATAGCCATATGAGACGGCATGTTACCTACATCAATATAAAATACTCTGCGCTCTGGTGCTCGTTGTACCCTGTATATAATAATAGCATCTTCAAGCAATTCTTTTTGCTTATAAGTTTTAAAAATATTTTCTAAAATACTATTACCAAATGGCCAACTGCCATCCATTTCTTCTGTCATACTAATATGAACAATATGCTTTGCATCTACAGCAACAGACTTTTTACCATAACTATATTTTGCCGAATCTGCCATTGTTTGACTTGTTGGACTTCCTTGCCTGTTAGTTAAGTTAGGAATGGTACTACCTGTGGTATCTTTTTCAGTAACTGCTAAAGTTTCAAAATTTACAGCAATATCTCTAATTGTATATTGTTCAATTTCTCGGCCAGCACTTTCATCAACAACAATCTTTTCTACTTTAGCACTATCTACAAAGTGCCATTTTTTCGTTTCTGGATCTCTAATGAAAAGTTGATCGCCATATTTTAATACATTACGAAATAATTTAAATATTTTGCGCTCAAACCCTTGTAAGTTATACCAATGTCGTAATTGTGATTGTAAAAGATCTACTTCAGTATCTGTAGCATCTTCATGGTAATGAACTTTGAAAGCAATGCCAGATTCCGTATTGGTTTGTGTACAAAATTCAGCAAGAATATCTAGTGCTGAATTAACCTCACTATCTTGATCCATACCATCATATTGAACATAACGTTCAATACGATTAGGATGTCCTGAATATACTTCAGGTAATATTGAGCTGTAGTTTTTAAAACCTACATCTGGTGTGCCATTACGCAATGGAACGACATTGCTAGGCTGTGTAAAATATTTCTTCCAAGTCATTATAATTACTCTCTACTACTATTTACCCTATTTTATATTATTATTATTTTAATTTGGTTTAACGGACGCCTTCTTGTTTTGCATATTCGTTGCCGGCGATGTCGTTATTGGATGGTCGCGGTGTAGGAGAACCTTTGCCTGCCATCTCAATAGCTTCAATAATCCTGTCAGCGGATATTTTTTGAGACTGAGCAATTAACGTTGCTAAATCTTGATTACTAGTGCCTACCCATAATTTCCTATTCACTAATTCTTCCGCCGCTCTATTGTCTTCGATTGTCTTTCCTAACACTTTAGCAATATCGACAATTTGCTCGCCAGGTGCGGTCGAAAGCATTGCGTCAACATCTGCGTCACTAGCACCAGTTATTTGTTGATATTGTGCTTTCTGAAATATTTTCACAAGTTCATCAAATTTTTGTGAAGTAATAGTCTGTGAGTCCGTCATCGTATAACCTAAGTTCTCAATAGCTGCAACTTCTCGTTCAATAAACTGTTGTTGGATTTTCTGAAGTTGGTCAGCATTCATTAATTCATCAGCTGATAATGCATTAAGTGTATTCATTAGTTGCTGGCCAACTGCATTCTGCATCTCCGCGAGGCGATCCACGGGCATATTTGTTTGTTCTGTAGCGGGGGCAATAGCGTCTCTGGTTGCCTGACCCAGTCTACCCTTGTCAGACGCGGGATTCCCCTGGGAAAGACGGATGGCGTTTTGAGCCGTGAGTGCGTCAATAGCGTCTAACGTTGCCTGATTGGCATTATCCAACTGGGGAGCTTCCGCATTAGTAGGGCCCTGGGCTCTTCTGGCCCGGGTTGGGGGAGCATCGCCTTCTACATTCCGTACATCACGATTATATGCGCTTCTAGGCATGTCCCAACTCTGGCCGAAAAATTCACCAACCTCTTCACCCAGGGCCATTGCACCATTCCATGCGCCCATCGCCGCCTTAAGTGCAGGTGGTACATAATCCCTAGAAAGTTCCGCAGACTTTACTTGTACGAAGTTAACAATTTCCTGCAATGATGTTGTCACTTCAGTAACTGTATTAGTTAAATCTGAACCAACTTGTACTATCTCACTATCTAGATCTGTTGGATCTTCCCTTTTAGTGCCAGATACACTATCTAACATTGCTCGCATCGCTATGTTTAAATCAACAACAGTTCCTGTCAATTTTTCTTGTTGGTCAATTAATCCTTGATTTCTTATTACAGTTTTGTTCATTACACCAAATAATGAACTAAACTCGCCTGCTACTAATCCGCCTGCTTTAGCCAATGGTAATAACATATCACGTGATTGTTTAGCACCTTCACCCAACGCATTAGTATAACTGTCGGCTATTCCGCCTATTTGATCAGCGCCGGATGCGCCGGCCATTTCTCCAGCCATTTCTTCAACAACTTTACCCATTGGTGTTGCCAATAACATCCGTGCTTCTTTACCTGCAGGAACAACGCCTGCTAGTCTTGCTTTAAATGCTTCAACAGCTGCTGGCCCGCCAACCTCTTGAATTCTCTGCATTGCACTTTGCATAGCAGCCATTTCTTCTGCGGATTTTCCATTCATAGCCGCTTGAAATTGAGTATCATTGGCCATTTGTTTTTGCTCTTGTGCTAGTTGTTCTCTACTTTTACCAGTTAATTTGGATAACTGATCTAAATTCATAATATAATCAGCAGTACTTTCAGCCTGGGATTTTTCATCTAGATTCCTAAATTTAGCTGCCAGCATTTGGCTTCCAAGCATATCAGTAATAAGACTAGCACTTTCATCAGAAGTAATACCCAATGTCTCTAACGATTCCCTAAAAGATCTACTGGATTTATCATAACCAAGGTCTACAGATTGTAATGTTGACTGAAGTTGTAGAAATGCTTCAGCACCACCACTTGCTGTTCCACCTAACACAGCAAATGCTTCACTATTACTACTCAAATGGCTACTTAGTTGGTGTAATGATAAATTTGCTTTGCCTTGTGCTATACCAACTTCTTCCATCGCACCTTGTAATGATATACCAGTTCGAGTTAAGCCACGCCAATTTTGTAATAAATCATTATTATAATTGGCGGCCGCGCCCAAGGCTGTACCTAAAACACCAGCGACTTTACCAACTACAGCTAAAGGTTTGGCCATTCCTGCGAATTTCTTACCCAGTAGTCCCGAAGCTTTAGTGACGCCACCCATCATACCTGTTGCTAGTCCGCCAGCATCAGCAAAATTTGCAGTTCCTCCAGATACGGCAGATGCTATCTTTCCTATAATATTTTGAGATGCGTCGGCAAGAATACCGGCAGAAGTCGTAATACTTCCAGCACTTGCATTCATTGAACTTGTCATTTTATTAGTGGAACCAGTAACGCCAGAACTAGCACTACCAAGAGAAGATACAAATCCACCAAGGCCACCAGATGCATCGCTTGCAGCTCGTGCTACGTCACCTAATCTACTAGCTGCATTGCCTGCTTCCGCACCGACACTCGCAAATAAAGAGTTTATTCGATTTATCGCCGCTTGTTCTACTGGATCTAATGCCATAATAATATACGTAGTTAATTACATTGGGTAAATATTGTAATATGTTATTATTTATACATCAAATTTTGAGGGTTTCGAATGAGTACAGATAGTGTCCTAATACAATATTATAGGCAACCAGAGATATACATCACATTACCAAGTGGAGGGCAATTTTATCCAGAAGGCACGCTGGAGATGCCAGCAACGGGAGAAGTACCAGTATATCCAATGACAGCAAAGGATGATATTATCATCAAAACACCAGACGCGTTAATATCTGGAGAGGCAGTAGCGCAAGTTATTCAAAGTTGTATTCCAAGTATCAAAGATGCATGGTCAATGCCAGCATCTGATGTTGATTACATTTTAATAGCAATACGTATAGCATCATATGGTAACCAAATGGAAATAGAACAAACATGTGGTGAATGCAATCATGAACATGTTGTAGGATTAAATTTGGATGGATACATTGACAAATTAAGCAATATTACATTCAATAATGAACTTACTATTATCACGTATGGAGAAATAAAAGTTCATATTAAACCATTATCTTATTTAGAATTATCATTATTGCAACGAAGAGCTTTTGAAGAACAACAAGCAATACAACTAGCATCTAATTCTGAGGGTATGGATCCAGACGAAGTAAAAGAAATATATAATAAAATACTTAAAAATATGACTGATATTAATATTAGTACTATAACTTCTGGAATCCATGGTATAGAATTACCAGACGGACAACTTGTTGTAAACAAAGAAGAAATAATAGATTTTGTTAATAACACTAGTATAAAATTGTTTAATAAAATTACTGCTACATTGGAAACAATACGAGAAAAAACAGCACTTGCTCCTGTAGTTATAACATGTCCTGAATGTGAACACGAATCAAATATGCCATTACTATTTGATTATTCAAGTTTTTTCGTATAAGGCTTCTATCCATGGGGTATGAAGACGTAATTGCATTAATTGACAATTACGAGAAAGAAGTAGGGGCCATAAAACAAGAACTTCTAAAAATAACATGGTATATGCGAGGCGGTATAACCATTACGGAAGCCTACGGCACTTCTTTCAAAGATAGAAAAATAATTAATGAAATTATTACTGAAAATTTAAAAACAACAAAAGACACTGGTATGCCTTTTTTCTAAAACATACTTACTTTACTATTGTGCCGGACGACTAAATATTAATACTACACCCGTAGTAAAACCCCGCTGTAAAATCCCCACAATAATTCTGATCATAGGAGGTAAAAAATGACAAATGACATTATTGAACAAAATAAAATCATCGACGCTTTATACGATTGGATCAACAACTTTGTAGCCAAGAAGCACAAAGAGTTTGGCAATTTGCCAGCATGTCCATATGCTCAAGCAGCTTTAAGAGACAATACAATGAGAGTTGAAATTGTTTATGACGACTTGTTTAACAAGTTAAAGGAGTTTGGTGATACTTGGACAGACGAAGGTGTTGAAATTCTAGCAGTAATTACACCTACAGAAAGATACTCCGCAGAGGAGTATACAAAGATTTCAGATGAAATCAACGATTACTTAATGCCTATGAATTTAGTAGCATTAGATGATCACCCACACAACGTTGAAACGCACGAAGGCTTAGAACTAAACTTCGGCAAAGCGGCTTTGTTTCTAGTGGCAAGGCTGGATGTTTTAAATTCCGCATCACTAGCACTCGCAAAAAATACAAACTATTACAAAAGTTGGACAAAAGAACATTTAAGTTGGGTCACACTATGGCGCTTTGAATCCACTCCAGAAGAATTTAAAAAGTATATTGATTAAATCTCAGTATACGCTTTAAAACTCCGTATTTTACTATCCCGTTGACAAAGTAGTGTATACTTTTCCACGTCGGTGCTCCATTCCATTCCGTTAAACCATTGAAAACCGTCGAATTTGGATTTGTATATGCTACTTTGCTCATATCCAGGACCAGTATACAAATACTTTAAACCTAATTCTTTTGCCCAAGCAATCTCATGTTCCAATGTCAGAGTTCCTAAATGTAATTCAGGTTCATGATAATTCCATATAAAAAAGTTTGTTTCTAATATGTCATGATCAGCAAATGGAAATGGTGGATGATAATGAAGCATTTTAGTTATTGCCACTATATTACCTTTATGATAATATAAAATATATCGGTACCGATCATGATCTTCATTAACAGTCCAAATGTTTTTGAAATTATTATGATGTATATACTTTGTTAAAATGTTTTGAAACATACTAGGCATTTCTTTTATATTTGAATGCCATGCTAACCCCAACTGCCAATCTAACTTATCATAATTTGTTTCTGATAATTTAATTCGCGTATTACGCGACATGAACCATTCTTCTTTACCTTTAACAATATCTAAAGCAAATCCCTTTTCAAGTGCTAGATATTCTTCCCGTGGATCTACGTTGCGTAAACTTACATAATTTATTATTACATTTCGAGTTTCTTGTTTTCCGAAGTGTGTTTCGTATGTATATTGCATAGTTGAACTACGTTCAACTGGTTCTTCATTACATTCGAACCTTGAACGTTTAGTAATATTTATTTGTTATCTTTTTCCCGAAGTTTTATTCACACTTCTCCTGGTGAGGAGAAGCATGAGTACTTTTTCCATCGTTTAACTCATTATATACTATTGAGGATTGCGTTAGCACGGAGGCGGTTACCCTGTACCCCCTACCTCAGACTTCTGACTTTCGTCATAGCGGGACTACTTTAATGCTATAGTATCAACATTAAAATAGTTGTGGTTTCTTTTTCTTGTATCCACATCTTTTGGCGCCCTTAGCCTGGGTTGCAACTTCGCCAATTCTTGTACTCACGTGCCTATGCTACGTGCTCGAGGCGAGCAGCTCTTAACTGCGTTTAGGTTGCTATGTTAGTTTCTTTTACTTGCCTATGGGAGCCAAAAGTGGGTTGTGTTATTGATTTCATATTATATTTAATTTGCCTTTTTTTTATCGCTGATTGTAATCTTACTGTTTTGGAATTTAGTTTCCAGAATTGGTCGTATTCACTAAAATTCCATCCTTTGTAATTAATGTGCCTTTTAAATCTATGATGTAAATGTTTGTCTTCTATTGCTACGTATTTGCCTTTTCGATTAAACTTCATTATTAACATATTGAAGTCATGTTCATCTGCTGAATCTAATACTTGATTAATCCATTCATCTAATAATTTTGCATCACCTGTAAGCAAGTGATGGAAGGGGAAATCTTTATATGCTTTACATTCTACATTTAAATAGGGCATACTAGGCCCTGGAATAATATCTCCTTTAAAGGTTCTTATTACTCCCTCATGTAGGTATTGTTTACGTACTTTGTTTGATCCGCCGATGTAAGCTCCACTATGAGGAACTCGAATAAATGTTTCACCATATAATTCTGTTAGATGTTTTGCAACATCTCGTTCCCACGTGGCGCCTTTTATTTTTTGCTTACTAGGCATTACATAGAGTTTTTCTTATCTTGAATTTCTGCTCTACGTGCTTTAGATAGTTTGCCTATTTCACCTAGTGCTTTACGAGCACGGGCGGCGGCCGCCTTTACACCTTTATCTTCGAATTTTGCTGATTCTTTCAAATAACTGTCTACTTGATCTAAAATTTGCTCATGTATTGTCGACATCTCTATACTCCTTTGGTATTTGTATTTACATTATCTCCACGTCATCACTGTAATTTGTGAATCCGTTCTCTTTTGTAACTGTCAAAACGCTATGAACACGCCCCGCCAGTTCATCTTTATGGGATATTAAGAACACACTTTTCTGTCTATCTCTAGAAACTTTTTTAAGTATGCTTATCGCACCTTCTAATCCTAGTGTATCCATCCCACTATCTACTAATTCATCTATAATTAATAAATTTATATTACTATATAAATGTTCCCAAACATCTCTAAATGCCCAACTTAAACTTAATATAAGTCTGTTGCGTTCGCCCCTGCTTAAATTATCAAAGTCTAAGTCTCGTCCATATTCCATTATCTCAACACTTAAATCATTTTGGAACTCCACAGTATGTGGTAATCCTATTCTATCTAAATAATAACTTAAACGTTTATTCAAGAATGCCAAATTTTGGTCTATAATACGCTTGCGTATAAATGAATCTTTATTAACAAGCAAACGCAATAAAAACTCTTGGTGTTCTTGTAATCTTACTATCTTATTTAATTTATCATAATTTACTTCTTGTAATACTGAATCTTGTAAATCTTCAATTTGGCTATTAAATGGATCAGTTGACTTTATTTTATCTGCTAATTCCTTTTTTAAATACTCTAAACTTGAATCATGTTTATAAGCATCTGCTATAGTTTCATAAAAAGTTTCTATTCCAAGATCTGTATTGTCTATTTCGTCTATCTTTTTAGTTATAGATTTTAATTTTTTCTTTTCCTTTTTTATTGTGCTTTTATGTTCATTTATTTCAGTGTTAATATCTAAAAGCATTTCTTGATGTAATTCATCATGTAATGGTTGTCCACAAGCATGACATTTTTTCTCTTCCGCTGACGCTAAATTAGTATTATAATTTTTAAGTTCTCTCTCATACTTTTTTAATGAACTCTCTGATGTTTTACGCTCACGTTCATAACTACGTAATTTAGATTCTATTTTTTCAACATTTGCTTTTTTAGTATGTAATGCTAATTCATCCTCTATATTCACCGCTACTAATTTATCAATAGCATTGTTTAGTTTATCTATTTCTATATTTTTTGATTCTTCCCATACTTTTTGTTTTAATCTTAAACTGTTTATTGTTGTCTCTATACTTTCATTTGCTTTTATTATGCCTTTTATTGCGTATTCTTCTTCAGTTATTTTATCTTTGGTTACTTTAACTACTTCTCTTAAACTTTCTGCCTTCTCGCTCAACAAAGTTATACCCAATAGTTCTTCAATTACTTCGCGTTGATCTGCAACACGCATCGCTAAAAATGGTTCAGTGTATGTATTAAGTGCTACTATATGTTTGAATATAGTATGTCCCAACCCTATATCTCGTTCTATTTCTTCTTGTGTTTGCCTATTTTCACCTTGTGCTGAACTTTCTTCATCTTGCTTAAAATATTTTAATGTAGCGGGCCGTCTCCCACGCTCTATACGATAGTCTTGACCATCCTTCTCATACTCAACAGTAACTAACATGTTTTTACCATTAGTTTTGTTTATGAGGTTATCTTTTTTAATATTAGTTAATGCTGAACCATACAACACATAACTCAATGCATTAACAATAGTAGTTTTTCCAGTGCCATTACGAGCACCTGCATCATCACCACCCAAGTCCAAATTCTCACCCAATACTAATGTGAGATCTTGTCTGTTTAGATTTACTGCTTGGGTTTGATTACCCACGCTCATAAAATTCTTAACTGTTAAATTCTTTAGGACGAGCATTAAATGCTCCTATATATGTCTAGTAGCATTTGTGGATCGTAATGTTCACTCTCAATATTAGAAAGTTGGTCTATAACTATAGAGTCAATGCTGTCAAAATTTAACTCTATATCTTCATTTAATATATCTAAATCTAGTTTCTCTTTATCTGGTAATAAACTTAACTCACGCATTTTAAATTGTTCAGCAAATGTTTCCTTAACATAGTTTGCCTCTTCATAAGAAATGTCGATATCCATAACAACTCGAGCATAAGTTTTATCAGTTAGATAGCTACTAGGATCATCCAATAACTGCGATAATTTTAATGTTTTATATGATGGTGCATCAGGCCACGCAACAAACTCTGGCTCACCATCCCACTCCAACATCATCATCCCACGATCATCATCCCAAGCATCACTGTAGTTGTGTGGGAAACAATTGCCTACATATACAACATTCTTGCGTTGTTGTCTTTTATGAAAGTGGCCGCTAAAAACATAATCTGCTTTATGCATATCTTCAGCATGTAATTCATTAGTTTCGGGCATTTGTATCATTGCATTCATATAGAAATGTGGTAATTCAAAATGTCCAAAGATATATTTTGCTTTTACTTTTTTTAGTTTTTTGTAATCATCACCCACAAGCCAAGGCACAATAGCACAATTTCCCGCATTAAACGGTTCATTTACTATTGTAATACCTTTAAATCTACTAGCAAACTCTACACTATTGAGATCACGCCTATCTCTATAATATAGGTCGTGATTGCCAGTGATAAAATAAAAATTATCAAACGAAGTGCCTAGTTTTTCCAAACTACGCAGGCTATAGTTCAGTGTGCTGACATTAATGCTGGCCCTATGATGGTGCCAGTCTCCCAAAAATATGGCAGTTTCGCAATTGTTTTCTTGTGCGGTTGCTATGAACCAATCTACAAAATCTTCGCAATCTTTATTGTGTGTTAAAGAGTTGCTTTTATTACCAAAATGAATGTCTGTACATACTGCTATTTTATTGAATAAATTATCTGTACTCATCTATATTATTATAACGCACTTAAAGTAAATTGTCAAGTAGTAACTGGTTTACTTGGTACTGGTACTGTGCGAGCGGGTGAGTTTTGATTTTGCCGCGTATAACTTGGTGCCATGTTATTCATTTCTAGAATATCATCACGAATGTTTTGATTTTTCTTCTCTGTGTTTAAAATTTTAGTAAAGGAATTAGTAATTATTGCTGTATAATAAGCAAATGGATTTTGACTTTTGCTTTCATCAAACAATAATCCTACTTGAACTAGTTGTAATATTGCTTGACCACGCATCTCATCATTGTATGTATAACCACGCCAATTAGATCGTGTTCCGTATCTATCACATAGTTTAATAAACATTCGTGCTAATGTATCGGTCATATCCCCATGATCTTTACAAAATTCTCCTGTTTCTAAGTCACCTTTCCAATGACTTTTACCAACACACGTTAATTCACTTTCCTTAGTATTGCCATCGAAACGAAAGTGCTGGTAAGGCGGGAAAGGTAATTTTTCATAATGATCTGCAACAGATTTGGGTGTTTTAACCCGTCCATGTTGTAGTGGTATGTGTTCAAAAGATGATATTCTAAATACAAGATCTTCTTTTAGTACTTTTTTCCAATTAAATTGATAATCTATTAGTCTAGGTTTTTTCTTTTTATTTGTGTTTTCCGCCGTAGCAATAGCATGATTTTCTTTTGCTATTTTTGCGGCACGATTTCGTTTAGCTTGTGCAACAGAACGTATGTTTATTTTTTCTATATTAGGAAGAATTAGATCATAATCTTTGTCGATTGAGGTTAGATAACTACTATAACTGATTTTTGATTTGTGTATTTCTTCTAATATATCTTTGTTTCGTAAGTATATCATTAATGTTTTGCTCCATCATATTTATACTATATTATAATACATGCATATTAAAAAGTCAAATAAATAATGTTATAAATTAGGAAAAAAATATGGCTATACGTGGACTATCACCAAGACTAGGAAACTTGATTGCAAAACACATACCGTTTGGTGCTTCTCTTTTTGGAAGTCAAACATCACCAACCGTTAGTTTATTTCCGTCAACACAACAAAGAGATTGGCGAACAAAACTCACTGTAGGTTCTGGAGCAGCCGACTTAATAACAGGACCTGTGTTTCCAACAAAGTTTCAAGATGCAGGTGGTATTATATTTCCATATACTCCTATAATTTTCATACAACAAACTGCAAGTTATGGCTCAACAGGATTAACACATTCTAATTATGATCATCCAGCTTTTGAAAGCCATAATATTGGTGAAATACAAATAACTTGTCCATTTACAGCAAATAGCAAAGTAGAAGCAGATATGTTTCGAGCCGCATTGCATTTTATGAGAACAGTTACTAAAATGTATTTTGGACAAGATCCAAAAGCAGGAACGCCACCACCAGTGTTAAGGTTAAATGCATATGGTGATCATATTTTTAAAAATGTTCCTGTAGTTGTTACTAACTTCACAATAGATATGGCAAATACTGTTGATTATATAGCAACAAGTGATGGGAAAACGATGGTTCCAGCAAGTACTACACTTACTTGTAACTTGAAACCAGCATACTCGAGAGCTGCTACAGCAAAACGATTTGGTCTTAAAAACTTTGCTGATGGTTCTTTATTGGGTAGTGATAGTCAAGGAGGCTTTATTTAATGGCTGGTGAATATTCTTCAACAAGTCCATATTATACTACTCCTAGAAATAACAATAAATTAGGATTAATGGCTAAGCGATCTTTTAATGCCGAGCAAGATGACTTAATATATGAAATAGATCCTGTGTATAATAATAGACCAGATTTATTAGCATATGATTTATATGGTAAATCAGGTTTATGGTGGGTTTTTGCTGTGCGTAATCCAGATGTATTAAAAGATCCTGTATTTGATTTTATAACAGGCGTAACTATATATCTCCCACAACAAGCAACCTTAACAAATTCTTTGGAGATTTAATATGGGCCTGATAAGGATCAGTGAGAAAGATACCACATCCGCCACATCAAGTACTACAACACCAAGTTCATCTACTTCAACAACCGCGGGCACAACTAGTTCTACGTCACCAGTTCATTCTGGACGAGGGGGACCAACAAGCGCAACTAAAAGTGCCTCTGATAGTGTAGAAAGTATTTCTGGTGTGCAAACTATAGTAAAAAATAAAAAAGGACCAGAAGCACCTGATAATATTTTACACAATTACGCCAATTACACTTATAACATATCAGTGCTGTCATTTAATTCGAATCGAGAATATAATATAATGGTGGAAAACGGTTCATGGCAAATGATGCACGGTTGGGTGCCAAATAATACTAAAGTATTATTTGCTAGTGGCGGTGTGCAAACAGAAAGACGGCACAATGCATTTAATGTAGATTTTTATATTGCGGCATTTCAAACTACAGCAATGATGGGTATGAGTGGTAATACTAGAGCTACTAACGTATTTGAATGTTCTATGGAAGTGGTTGAACCACTTGGTACTACGTTATTAGAACGAATGGAATCAGTATTAACTGAAGACGGTCCAAATTGGACAGAGAAACCTTTATTAATTCAAATTGAGTTTACTGGATATGATGAGGCAGGCAACCCCACAAAAATTAAACCAGCAACAAGATGGCTTCCAGTTAGATTAGTTGGTATGACTTTTGACTTAACAGCGAGTGGTACTAATTATGCATTAGATTTTTTAGCATCGGCAGTAGTTAAGAAAAATCCCATAACAAATGCAATGCATATGAAAACATTAACAGGAAAAAATATAGAGGAATTTTGTACCCAAATTAAAGAATCATTTAGCAAAGAACAGGACGCACTAACCCTAGATAATTCAAAAGCCGCAACAGGGAGTTTTGCGGGAAGAGGAACTTCTGGGACTGGTGAACCGAAAGTGATCGCCCCGGCAAAACAAGAATTTGCTGATAGAATAGAATTTTCTATCGCACCTGAAATTGCAAAGGGATTTATACCCCCACAAGTAGCCAAGCAAACAATGATACACACAGGTGCAACGCGCCGACCAGGGCCTCATGCAAGCGTAAAGATAAAAGAAGCAGATAAAGTTTATAAACACAAAACAAATGTCCGATTTACTGGAACTGGCACTGATGGTGAAGAAAGATGGGTGATTGCCGACAACGGACAATCATATTTGTCATTACTTGAGCAATTATTACGTGACAGTACTTACATTACTGATCAATTAAATGATCCAATAGCTGCAATGGAAGCATCTGCTGTTAAAGATTTACGTAAAAAGGGAGTATTAAAAAATCCAAGCGCAGGATTAAAGTGGTGGAAAATAACATATGCTAAAAAATTAAATGAATATGATAATATACGAAACGCATATTCCTCTACAACTATTATACAAATAGATCCTTTTTTAATAACTGACCCAGTGGCTACTGATGCTACGGCAAAACCTGGTGATGGTGATATGCCACCAGTTGCACGTAACTATCAATATCAATATATGGGACAAAATCTTGATATTCTTGATTTACAAATTAAATTTGAAAATTCATTCCTTATGGCAATGATGGGACTGGGTACAAGCGATAAAAGCGGAGATAGTGACTCAACATCTGTTGCAATCGTGCCACCAGCTGGAACTCAAGAAGCAGGTTATGATATGACAAGTGGTGGTGGTCAAAATCCTGATGCGAAGGCCAAATTTAAAAAGTCAAATAACGCAACAGGAGTACAACAAGCTGCTGGCACTTTAATGGAAAACTTATACAGGCAAGTTGGTTCTGATATGATGAGTGCCACATTAAACATTATAGGCGATCCAGCTTATTTACAGCAAGATGGTATACTTGCTATGACAACAAAGAATAAAGTTTGCACTAATAATAAAAAACTGGCCGTAGATCCTGCTAGTGGTGCAGTATTATGTGACCAAGCAGACTGTCATGTATACCTTGTATATAGAACACCTGAAGATATAAATGAAGCAACAGGCATAACAGATTTTAATATAGGTGATAAGAGATTTAAAAATAGTACATTAGGTGGCTATTACAGGGTTTGGACCGTTAAGAATACTTTTAATAATGGTGAGTTTTTGCAATCTTTGGATATGACGCGAGAATATAATCAATTTCGTGAAGCAACAAATCCATTAAGTTATAAAGATCCAAACGACCTAAAGTCCAATGCCGAAGTAGACGATTTTTCTTGGTTAAACAACAGAATTAAGTCAGGCATGGATATTGAAACAAGTGGTAATGCACCAGCTTTTGGTACGCCTCCTGTTGACGATTTTTCAAGCCTGCCTGATCAGAAAAATGCCTTAGTAAACGAGCAAGCAAACAACAGTTCGGTAGATGGTGTAGATAATTTTGATGCATTTTCAGGTGGTAGAGGCTCAGTTGAATCTCGAGCACAGGATACTTTTATGGATGCAAATACAAATGCAATACAAAATAATAATCCAAAAAATGCTGTGGCGTTTAGAGCAGCCGAAGCAAGGAGAGCTGGTATAGAAAATATTGCTACTACCTCTGTGGATACTACTACATTTGCTGGCAGAGCTAATCCACATGATAATTTTAGTATTAGAATGAGTGATACAATGACTCCAGTTTTAAATGAAAAATCACCAGTAGCTGCCTCTCGCCAAGAAAGATTAGCACAACAAGGAGCAGCTTGGAGGGCGGCGGAAGGTAGAACAGTCGCAACAAATGTAACTACGAGTGGTGTTGTAATACAAGACGGTGCTGGCCGTATTTTATTATCTAGCAAGAAAGGACTGGGATTGGTTGGGTCCGAAATACATCCCAACACTAGTAATTATAATGCCGTTGATCAAGGATTAGTACGAGCCAATGATTCATTAATGCAACAAAAAAGATTAGAAATTATTTCATCCCAGGCGGCGGCTGATCGCAAAGCGGCATTTGATATCGGCAATTCAGCAAGTAAAGAAAATCAAAACACGCATGGTAAATATGGTAATATTACCCGCACTTGGAAACAAATCGGATACTTTACAGATATCGACAGATAGGCAAATAATATGGCAACATCAACAGGTCCAGGCCTTCCGGCGCGCCAGCCGGCCGGCGAACATAATAAATCAGTTAATCCCAATGCTGGTCCATATATAGGAATTGTTAAAGGATATGGCGATGATACCGGCATGGGTCGAATTGCTGTATATATACCTGCTTTAGTTGGCCAACGTTTATCTAGTGAAATTAATCCTGCAAAAAAACATGAATTGATAGAAAATATAGTATTATGCAATCTAGCATTGCCATATTATGGCAGAACAAATGCTCAAGGAGCAACACCAGAGAGTTATGACAATACTACCAAATCATATGGTATGTGGTTCCCAACTCCTGATGTTGACAGCCAAGTATTAGTAATATTTGTCGAGGGAGATAGAGAGAAAGGATATATTATATCTTATATACCAGATGCTTTCATGTTACATATGGTTCCAGGTATTCCTGTAAGTCCTACTTTTCATAAAACTGATAGAACAACTGAAGCAAAATTATTTTCAGCAGCTGGCAAAGGCGCAGTATCTGCTGATAAAGCTGCACAAGTACCAGTAGCAGAGTATAATAAAATTGGACATAAGACATCACAAGCATGGGGCAACATACCACGTCCAGTACACCCATTAATTGACACTCTATTAGAACAAGGGTTACAAGGTGATTATGCAAGAGGACTGTCAACATCCGGTGCTCAACGAGAATCTCCTTCAAACGTATTTGGAATCTCCACACCAGGCCCATTAAATACCGGCGGCCCAGAACAAACCCAAGGGTTGGTTAGTAAAGTTGACGATAGTGGATATAAATGGCCATCGTCACGTAAAACCGGGCACACTTTTATTATGGATGATGGTGACAATAGTGGTGAAAGTCAACTTATACGTTTACGCACTGGAACTGGTCATCAAATATTATTAAATGATACAGATGGTATTATCTATATAGGCAATGCTACAGGTAGTGCCTGGGTTGAGATGACAAACGCAGGACAAATTGATATTTTTAGTAAGCAAGATGTTAGTGTGCATACTGAAGGCAATATGAATTTACTTGCAGATAAAAATGTTCATATACAATCTGGTGAGGATTTGGTTATGCTTGCTGGACACAATTTAAGAGTTGAAACAAATCCAAGTTCAGTAAGTGGTAAGGGACATGCTCATTTCTTTATTAATGGCAATATGAAACAAACTACTACTGGTACATATAATATTAAAACAACAGATTGGTTTAATGTTACTAGTAAAGAGGCAATTAGTGTTACATCATTAGCATGTATATTTCTTAAGAGTGGTGGTGGGAAGGAACATCCAATTAAACTTAATACAGAAGCAGGAAATCCTGCTGAAGAAGCATCTCATATACCATTATACGCAACTCCGTGGGTTACTTTAGAAAGTACTTCTAAAACATTTAAGGTAGATGGCACTTACGAGTATACATCAGCAATGCAACGTGTTCCAATGCATGAACCAGATGAACGTGGCCACCAAACAGCAACGGCACCCGAAGCTGGCACTACTCCACATATTACAGAAAAACCCACAGCTGCTACATATACATAGTTTCTATATAGTAGCATATTATTAAAATAACTAAATATTAATTATGGCGATAAGATATAAAGGGTTTTCAACTCACAATAAAAATTTCTCTAATTCATTTACTTTAAGTGGATTTGAACTTGCAAAACAAGATTTACTAAATCATTTTAACATTCGCAAGGGAGAAAAATTATTTAATCCAACATTTGGATCAATAATCTGGGATTCATTATATGAACCATTAACCGACATACAAGCACAAAATATAGAAGATGATATAAAAGAAATTATATCATATGATCCAAGAATAGAAGCGGAAAGTGTATTGGTTGACCAATATGAAAATGGTATGATGATACAATTAGAATTAAAATATATACCTGATCAAATAGTACAAAATTTATTATTTGACTTTAATACTTCTAATACACAAGCAACACTGAGCACAGCATAATGGCATTAACAACAAGACAAAATACAATATACAAAGCAGAAGATTGGAAGGTATTATATCAATCTTTTATCAATGCTGACTTTGAGAGTTATGATTTTGAGACATTGCGTAAATCAATGATTGATTATCTAAAACAATATTATCCTGAAGATTTTAATGATTTTATTGAGAGTTCAGAATTTGTAGCATTGATTGACCTTATTGCATACATGGGACAAAATATTAGTTACCGAGTAGATTTAAATTCTAGAGAAAACTTTTTATCAACTGCTGAACGTAGAGAAAGTATTTTACGATTAGCTAGGCTAGTAAGTTACAATGCAAAACGTACTACAAATTCATCGGGATATTTAAAACTACAAAGTATTACTACATCAGAAGATGTATACGATTCCAATGGTGAAAATTTAGCAAATAAAGTGATCTCCTGGAATGATATTAATAATATTGACTATACAGAGCAATTTAATTTGTTACTAAATGCGGCGATGGTATCAACACAAAAAATTGGCACACCGAATATGTCAAGCACTATTAATGACATTAAAACTGAACAATACCAACTTAATATACCAGCAGGCACACTCCCAATATATCCATTTGACTCATCAGTTGATAGTATTACAATGAACTTTGAGGTGGTGAATGCCACATTTAAAGGCAAACCATATGTTTATGAAGATGCGCCGAGTAATGTGTCTCCTTTTAGTATGCTTTATAAAAACGACGGAAAGGGCAACGGTAGTAGTAATACCGGATTTTTTGTATATTTTAAAGAAGGATCATTACAAAGTGCTGATTTTACTATAGATGATGCATTACCTAACAGGCAAGTATTAGTTAATACAAGTAATATTACTAATGACGATACTTGGTTATATGAATTAGATGACAATAATGATCTATCTGTATTGTGGACACAAGTTCCGGCATCTAGTGGTAATAATATTATCTATAATAGTTTAGCAAGAGATACCCGCACTTTATACAGTGTTAACTCACGTGAAAATGATCAAATCTCTTATGTATTTGGGGATGGTATCTTTTCTGATATTCCACGAGGGAATTATAGAGGATATTTTAGAAAAGGAAATGGCTTAAATTATACTATTAAAACAGACGATTTACAAAATGTCACACTTATTATTGCATATATTAATAGAAACAATATTAGACATTCCTTAACAATGACTTTAAGTTTAGAAACACTAATAAGTAATTCTGCACAACGAGAAACACTAGATGATATTAGAATAAAAGCACCGCAAAGTTACTACACTCAAAATCGCATGGTAACTGGAGAAGATTATAATATTTTTCCAATTACTACAACTAATGATATTATTAAAGCAAAAGCAACAAACAGAACATCAAGTGGTATTTCTCGGTACTTGGATGTAGTAGACCCAACAGCAAAATATTCTTCAACCAATGTATTTGGTACAGACGGTATATTGTTTAGGGAATTTTTCTCTAATGTATTTGACTTTGAATTTGCCAATGAGATGGATATATTACGAGTAATTCGTGACAAAATAGAACCAGTATTACGTAACGTTGCTAGTAAACATTATTACTTTGACAAATATGACAGAATTACAACTAGTGTAACAACATGGGAACAAAGTACCACAAGTACTAATTCAAGCACGGGATATTTTAAAAATAGTTTAGGAGCATCAGTTCCTATAGGAGCAGCTGCGCCATCGTCAGATAACAGAAAGTATTTGACCGCAAATGCCCTAGTAAAATTTAACGCACCAAGTGGCAAGTATTTTAAATCAGACGGTAGTTTACATACTGGTAGTGTTGGTGATCCGGGCACGTTTGCTAATATTTGGGCAATGATTAAAAGTATAACCGGTGATGGACACAACAGTGGCGCAGGCAATTTAGCAACAGGACTGGGCCCTGTAACAATTAGTGAACTAATTGGTGACGGTGCTGAAGTTGCTGAAATTATTCCGCAGTTTGTAACAGATTTGCCATCCTCTATGGAAACAGCAATGCTAACTAAAATCTTTAATCATGAAGAATTTGGTTTACGTTTTGATGCTACAACAAGAGCGTGGATACTTATACTGGCGGCGGATATGGATATAACTTCTGATTTCTCATTTGCGTATGCTGGTGATACAACTGGATTACGAAAAGATTCAAGCTGGTTAATTAAACTTAAAAGCAACGGAACAACGTATACAACAACATATAGAGGATTAAAGTATAGTATTGAAAGCGACATGGAAACACGTTTTTACTTTGATGATTCCGTTAAAATTTATAATTCACGCACAGCAAAAACAATCACAGATCAAGTTAATATACTTGGTATTAATGCCCGGCCTGATTCCTCTACAGCAATGGATAGAGATCACATTTGGCAAATTTACGGATTGGATACAGAATTTTCAGGCGCAACCAATTCACGCAGAGTACTAGTAACATTTTTGGATAGTGATGCTGATGGCATCCCTGACAACCCAGATCAGTTTACACTAGTTGTCGCCCCATCAGTAAATCCAAATAATAAATTAGTATTTCTTGAAAAATTTACAACTTCAAGTGGAGCAGATCAATTTCAGTTAACAGCCAAAACAGTTAACGTAACATATGCCACAGCAACAGCATTAGCCGCGGCCTCTACAACATTGTTTACTGATAAGGAAGTAATTTACTTAACTACAGATAAAGCATTTAGAGTGTTTAATAAAACTGATAGCACGTTTTTAGTCAGTACAGATTATAAAGAATATACTGGACGTAAAACACTTAAATTTAATTACAAACATAATTCACCATCAGATAGGCGGATTAACCCAGGCCTAAGTAATATTATTGACATGTACGTATTAACAAGAGCATATAGTAATGCCTATACAACATACATTCAAGACAATACAGGTGTTATAATATCACCTGTCACAAGTACTACTAGTGAATTAAGTACACAGTTTAATAATTTATTAGATTATAAAATGTTAAGTGATGAAATTATTTTTCATCCAGTAAAATATAAATCATTATTTGGTAGTAAGTCAGATGCAACATTGCAAGCATCATTTAAAATTGTAAAAAATTCTGCTACTACTATAACAGATACTGAGATTAAAACACAAACAATTAAAGCAATTAATGACTATTTTAATATTAATAATTGGGACTTTGGCGATACTTTTTATTTTACAGAATTATCAGCATATATCCATAATCAATTAACTCCATATATTGCTACTATTTTAATTGTGCCTAAAGGCACTAACCAAAATTTTGGTAGTTTATTTGAAATACAAAGCAACAGTAATGAAATTTTTATTAGTGATGCTAAAGTAGAAGATATAGAAATTATAGATGCTGTAACTGCTTCTAAGATTAGAGCAAGCGGCACAATTGTTACTAGTTAGGAAATATTATGGCCATACGTAAAACTGTAAATTTATTACCACAACAGTTCCAAACTGATGTTAATAAAAAATTCTTAAATGCTACATTAGACCAATTAGTATCACCAGGAACAGTTGATGTAATTAATGGGTTTGTTGGGAGACGGGATGTAGATAACTTTAAAACTACAGATAGTTATGTTGTGGAAATAGACAGCGATAGATTAAATTATCAACTTGAACCAGCAGTTACTATTAAAAAAGAATTATCTGAAACAAAATATGATTTTGCCTCAACATATGTTGATATTGTTAACTCTATTGCAGCCGAAGGTGGTGATAATTATAATCATAACAAATTATTCAGCAATGAATATACAGTGTGGTCACCACCAATTGACTATGATAAAACTATTAACTACACAAAATACTATTGGTTACAATCAGGTCCAGATAGATGTGACATTACAGATCCGATTACTATTAGTGATATTGTAGGGAAGAAAACTTATACATATATATCTTTAGATGGACTTAAAACATTAAAATTTTCAACAGGTCTTAAAGTACGATTTACTGGCACAGTTACGCCGTCAACACAAGCAAACATTGACTATATTGTTGCGGACGTAGGCACCAGTATTAGATTAATTCCGTTAAGTGAATTATATACACCAGAATCAGCCGTATTTACATTAAGTAAAGATTATCTAACCATTAAACGTGGTGCTATAGATGGAAACCAATGGAGTAATAACAACCGTTGGTTCCATGAAGAAATTATTGAAATAACAGCAACTTATAATAAAAGTATTGCTGTACATGATTCAGCAGTAAGAGCAAAACGCCCTATTATAGAATTCGATAATGATCTTAAACTATATGATTATGGCACAAAATTATTAACAACTGTTGATTTAGTTGATGCAACTTTTACTGATGCCTTTACAGAATTAGAAGGCAAACCTGGTGGTTACATTGACGGTGTTGTATTAGCCGCTGGGCAACAAGTTATCTTCACCTCCGACACTGACCCATTAGTTAATGGTCATATATATGACGTACAAATGGTAACCATTGGTGGCAACGAGGTAATACATTTAGAAAAAAACACTATAGTAGCAGACCCTGTTACTGATAATACTATTATTGTTAATCAAGGTGTTGTTAACAAAGGCACACAATGGTATTATAAAAATAGCAAATGGAATAAAGGACAAGTAAAAACTGGATTGAACCAAGCACCATTATTTGACGTATTTGATAAAAACGGAAATAGTTTTTCAACATACGCAAGTAGCACGTTTGCTGGATCAAATATTTTTAGTTATGCGGTAAACAGTGCCGGTATTGCTGACACAGAATTAGGGTTTGCCCTAACATATAAAAACTTCACCAACATTGGTGACATTATTTTTAATGATAATTTAGTTAGAGATAGTTTTTCATATACATCTGATGCCATAGCAGGCACTACAACATCTGTAAGACTTGCTACAGGATTTTTACATAAGAATACGGCCGTAACCACTTATTCCACACTTTCTAATTGGATAAAAGCTCCATTTGAAAGTAGGCAATTAATACAACAAACTATTGTCGTGGGTTCCGAGTACAAAGTGTTTAAGGTAACAACTGTTCCAAGAGCAGAAACTAATGCGAAGAATTTAATTGTTACAGTAAATGGTAAATTAAAAGAAAAAGGTACTGGAAGTACAACAACAAAAGATTATTTTATTACAACAGACATTGGATTCCAATATGTTAACTTTACAAATAATTTAACAGTTGGTGATATTTTAGTTATTAAAGTACATACTGATACTAGTATTGAAAAATTAACTAGTGGTGAATTTTATACAATACCAAATAACTTGAGCAATAATCCTCTCAATAGTATGTTAACCACAACTAATTTTACATTAGGACAAGTTAGGGATCATATTAGCAGTTGTATTGAGAATAGTTTAGAATTTTCTGGCGCAGCTTTGGGTAACAATAATATACGAGATATTGAAAACATTGCATTACTCGGTACCAAAGTCGTTCAAAATACAGGCAGTATGCTTAAGGCAGGTTATATGTTGTCTAATAAACAGTATAATTTTTTTCAAGCACTAGATTATGCTAGTAATGAGTACAACAGATTTAAAAATCAATTCTTAAATCAAGCTGCTAAAATGGAACAATTAACAGATACTTCAAAATATGTTAATAATATTTTACATACAATGTTTTCAGGTAAAAGTAATTCAATGCCATATTATGATAGTGACATGGTGGCGTTTTCAACCGACACAACAACACTATCATATACTGTATTTGATGTTGACAATAAACAATTTGAGCTCAACACAACATATAATGATACAATTCCTGGACAATCCGCAGTATTAGTTTATAAAAATAATGTAATGTTATTAAAGGACCAAGATTATATATTTTCTACTACAACACCGTTTGTAACTTTAACAAGCAATATTATATTAGTAGAGAATGACGTTATTAAAATTGTTGAGTATATAAACACTGGCGGTAATTTTATACCACCAACACCAACTAAATTAGGATTGTATCCTAAATATGTTCCAAGCAAATATTCTGATGATACATATACTGTTGCTATTAACGTAATACAAGGACATGACGGTTCTATTACACCAGCATATAATGACTATAGAGATAATTTATTATTAGAATTAGAGAACCGAATTTATAATAATATAAAAGCAGTTTACGATATAGATTTAATTAAATTAACGGACACCTTCCCGACAAAATATAGACCAACAACATATACATTAGCACAAAATAATAATATTTTAGCAATGCATTTTTCAAAATGGGCAAATCACTTTAATGTTGATTATACCAAAAATACAGTATATGCCGGTACTAATGATTTTACTTGGAATTTTAGTCAAGTAAAAGACAGATTTGGCGGAACGGAAGCATTGCCAGGATATTGGCGCGGCGTTTATAAATATTTTTACGACACAGATCGTCCACATTCACATCCTTGGGAAATGCTTGGCTTTACTATTAAACCAAGTTGGTGGGAAACAACATACGGTCCTGCTCCATACACTGGAGATAACCTAGTGCTGTGGGCAGACTTAGAAGCAGGAAAAATTGTAAGTGGTAGCAGGGCAGGCACGTATGATGAATACAAACGCACCGGCATGGTTGCTAATTATATTCCAACAGATGCTACTGGTAAGTTAAAAACACCACAAGCCATTGGCATACTTGGTCCTATAGATACTGATTTAGCGGCTAATTTTACAATTGGTGATCACGGCCCAGCAGAAACTGCTTGGCGCCGATCCAGTTATTATCCATATGCTGTACAATTATTATTAGCACTAACAAAGCCAGCAAAATATTTTGAATTAATGTTTGATCCGAGTAAGTTATCAACCAGCGCAATAGGACATAAAATTGATAAAATAACAAATTTACCAATTGTACCTAATAGCGTTAAAACCAATTCATATGTTAATACAGACTTATCAGTTGATTATACATTAGGCTATAATAACTGGATAATTGATTATGCAAAGCAGTTAGGTATTAGTACTACAAAATTTAATTGGGAATTAAATCATTTAAATCTTAATCTAGCAGTTAAAATGGCAGGATTTACTGACAAAGACAAATTAAAGATTGTATTAGAACAAATATCTCCATCTAAATCTACAACAGATATTTTTATACCACAAGAAGACTATAATTTACATTTACTGGAAAGTAGTCCTATCGAAAGTGTTAATTATAGTGGTGTTATACTTGAAAAAACAATTAATGGATATAAAATTAATGGATATAACACTAGTCAACCACATTTTAAAATATTGCCAAGTATAGTCACTACTAATAAAAAAATAAATGTGTCTATTGGTGGTTTAGAATCAGCATTTATTGATTATCTCACAGGACAATCATATAAAACAGGTGATGTAATAAAAATTGGTAATGAGTTTTACATGGTAACGGCTGATTTTACAGCATCGGATCTGGAAACAGATAGAGGCAACTATTATAAATTAGACGCGTTACCCAAAACTGGTGGTATTGGTGCGGTACGTTATGATGAATGGGAAACAGAACCAGTATCAATTCCATATGGCAAAGAATATAATTCAATTCAAGAAACATTTGATTTTCTAATTAGTTATGGACGATATTTAGAAAATATAGGGTTTGTGTTTGACAACATAACAAATAGTTTTGGATTAATAGAAGATTGGAATAATACAGCAAATGAGTTTTTATTTTGGACTTTGAGTAATTTTAATGTTGGATCGCTAATATCATTAAGTGCTGGTAGTAATAAAATTAAATTAAATTTAACATCATCACAAATCGATAAATTAGCAAATAATATGTTGCCAACTAATGTATTGAACCAAAATAAGGAACGTATTATAGTAAATGATTTATTTTATAGTCGTATAGATAACGTTTTTGAATTAAGTGCTAGTCCAGAAATTGATGGTATATATTCGGCTCAATTAAATCCAATACAAACAGAACATCTGTTAATTATTGAAAATGAGACTGTATTTAAAGATGTTATTTGGTCACAAATGACTGGCAGTCGACAAAATAGAATTAAACTTATCGGATATAGAACTGAGTTATGGGATGGAACACAACAATTACCAGGATATGTATTATTAGATGATTCTGTAAATGAATGGGATGCGAATACAAGTTACAAAATTGGTGATATAATTAAATATAAAAGTAAATTTTACACAAGTAAAATAACACATAATCCTAATGATTTAATTGAATTAGAAAAATTTGATCATAGTAAATGGAAACAATTAGAAAAAGTAAACAATGGTTTATTAAGCAATTTAGATTCTAAAGCAGATAATTTTAGGGGATATTATGATATAGAAGAAGATGGGCGTATTATTAAGACCTCATCTTTAGCATCTAACTTAATTGGTTTCCAAAAGAGAAAGTTCCTAGAAAATTTGCAAATTGATGATGTAGCACAAAAGAAATTCTACCAAGGATTTATTAAAGAAAAAGGAACTTCATCTGTTATTAATAAATTGTTAAGAGCAAAACTGCCAGCAATAGATAGCACACTTAACTTATACGAAGAATGGGCATTTAGAGTTGGTGAATATGGTTCTGTAGCAAGTACACAATTAATTGAATTTAAATTAAAAGAAAATGAATTTACTGATAATCCAGAATTAATTGAAGTTATCAATACTGCTGAACAATACAAGAATACAAATATTACTCATCGGCCTGAAGATTTATATCAAAAGCCATTAGAACCAAGACAGTTTAATAAAAATATATTTAAAAAATTATCAGAAGATATTAGCACAAGAGACCACTTGCCTGATGCCGGATATCCTCGCTTAGATGACATACAACATACAATATTAAGTTTAGAGGATTGGGTGCCAGAAGTAGCAGTAGTTATCATCGAACAATTAAATGTAACCACCCAACTAATTGGAAAATCATCTTATACTACAACAACAGGATCTATTGTAACTTTAACAAATGGTATGGTAGTTTCGTTTAAGTCGGTATTTACGACTCCAAGCTCATATCAAACTGGAGAATACGTAGTAACTGGTGTCGATGACGCTATAAAACTCACTGCTAAAAGTACATATTTGAATTCCTTTAAAATAGGAGACAAAATTTGGGTAGCAAATTCTACTACATACCCATCAACATACCTAGAGAATTCAAATGACTGGAACGTATATAGAATTAGTGCAACATTTGGTAGCATAACTAGTATTTCTTCACCAGCAATTAATGAAATTAAAGTAAGTTTTAAAAATCCAGTTGGTACCATATTAGCCAATGATTATATTATATTACGTCGATTTATTGACGCAGTTGATGGTACTGACTATAGTGGAATTTATAAAGTTAAAACTAACTTATCAAGTACTGGTGTCAATTCTTTAGTATTACATGCTAATACCGTACAAAATATAGCATTTGTTCAACTTACTGGCACTGTTGACGCGTTTCCTGCTTTTGGAGAATTTTTAAAATTAGAAAGTTCCAGATATGCAACTACTTCTGCATTACTCAATAGAACATCACCGACATATGGTTGGCAAGATGGTGACTATGCTTGGATTGATAATCATAATAGTACTAATAAATGGGCTATGCTTGAAAAGAAAGATCCTTACACATTAGGAAAACAATTATTTCCTAATAGTAAAACAATTAATACAGGATTTGGACAAGGTGTCGCAGGCAATAAAGACCTGTCGACAATATTAGTTAGTGCGGTATATGATACAACATCAGCAGGTAATATTGAACAATGGACACGTGATGTTGCTACAGTGTTTGATGTTAAAAGCATATTTGTAAGTGATATCACATCACAAACATTAAGTACATTAAGTACTTCAGGTTACTTACTAACAGTAGAAAGTGATGGATTACCACACCCAGCACCATTTGGAACATTTCCCACAGCAGATGGAAAAAATCCAAATAGAGTTGTAACACGCAATTACAAACATACGTTTAAAACTCGTGTAGGAACAAATACTACAGCAGCTCCACAAGTAACTGTACCACTAGGTGGTATTGGTATTGCGGCAAACGGCGTTATATTTGCAAGTCCTTCAGCAACGGCAACACTACCAAACGATAATGGCCCAGCCAAGGGTGTTGCTCCAACAGGATTTGAATGGAACGGTATAGTAAACGCAACGGCAGTTGGTATGGATGCTTCACATGGACATCCGCAAGAAGATGATCAGTACCATTACCACAGCGGCAAATTTTTAAGTCAATGGGATTACCATGTATATCAAGCAAATACATATTATCAAGGCACCAATTATAGTGGTGATCACTGGAGGCACACTGACGGGCACTCCAAAATCCTAGGCTATGCATATGATGGTTATCCAATCTATGGCCCATTTGGCTACTCAACTGCCACAAATTCAACAACCACGCCAACACGTATGACATCAACATATAAAGCCTATCCAGAGCCAGTTTCTGGTCGTGGTTATACATATACAGAATATCCTGTAGGAACATTTATACAAGATTATCGTATTGTTACCAGTGCAGGTACATTAGATAAGCATAATGGTCGTTACTGTGTAACGCCAGATTATCCTGATGGAACTTATGCTTACTTCTTAACAATTAAAAGTGATGGAACAGTAGTGTATCCTTACATTATTGGACCAACATATAAAGAGATACCAACATTAGAAACAGACACAGTGCCATTAGATCCGGGTGGTAGTAATGCACTAACAGTTGCATTAACACCTGGAGATTTTACATATAGCAATACTGTTATAGATGGTAGTAAATTGAAGAATAGTGGTTGGGCAGGTTGGCAATTTGATACGGCAAGCACAGATGACTATATTATAACAAGTGCTCCAAATAGTAATAGTGGTGAAGGCTATGCTATCGTACTTAAAAAGAAAACAGACAAGACATACGAACCATTTGACATTATGCGTTCATCAAGTCCTACAACAAACGGATTATTTGGTTATGATGTTGCTGTAAGTAAAAATGGTACATACGTATTAGTAGGTGCACCAGGTGAACTTAAAGCATATATGTATAAATTAAGCACTGGTGTTACTGCTAATAATGAATATTTTAATGGAGACAATTCTACTAATGTGTTTGTATTTTCTACAACAACACATAGTAACACAAATGAACTAACTGTAATTGTAGATGGCCAAATTATGATTGAAGCTTTAGATTATACTTTAAGTGCTACACAAATTACATTTATAACTGTTCCTCCAACTGGTACTGACAATATCCATATAAAGAAAGGAAACTACTATAGTGTCATTAAAACATTTACTGGTGTGTCGGGTACAGACTTTGGGCGTAGTGTTGCTATAAGTGATGATGGTGCCATTGCATATATTGGACAACCAAACAAAGCAGATAATACAATATTATCAGCAGGTGCTATCGAAGTTTGGGGTAAAACACCTACCGATACTTATTTTAAAATACAAGATATTAAGAGCAACGTAACAGATTTAAATGAGAAATTTGGTAGGGAAGTTGAGTGTGGTGTGGACGGACATATAATTGCTATTGGTTCACCAGGCGCTGACTTTATTGTTGTAACAGACTCAACTGTATCAGCAACCAATTCTGGTGAGGTAGAATGCTGGATAGATGATGCCAAACATAGTGGTATAATAACTGGTACTGTTGCCAATCCAACTGTGAGTATTGGTGATAAACTCGTCATTAATGATGTTGAAGTAACCTTTACTGGCACAGCATTATCTAATGTAGTAGGTGATATCACAACAAAAGCAATTCCACACATAACTGCATCTGCTACAAGTGATAATAAATTAAAAATTGTTAGTACAAAAACCGATGCTAATGCCAAACTTACAATACGTCCAGGCACGACGAATGGTGATGTAGTGTTTACAGCATTCGGCCTAACACTATACACATATAAATCAGGATTGCGTCACCCAGATGGTCCGCAAAATGCTTATTATGGTGAACATATTGCATTTAATAATACAGCAACAATGATCACAATCGGAAGTCCGACAAGTTCTAGTGAATTTGTTATGTCTTTAGACACTAACATTACTACTTTTGATAATGGGAATACAATAATTTCTGATATACAAGCAGACTCTGGTTCGGCATTAATTTACGATATTAATACTGATTTGTCATATTCATTAATACAGCGAGTAGATTGGGCAGGACGTAGAAAGAATGATAAGTTTGGCACAGGTTTAGTAATGGTTGGCAATACAGCATTAATTGGTGCTCCTGGTGACGATTATTATACAACACAAACAATAACAGCGGATGGAATTGCATCGACGTATGCATTAACAGGACAATTTGCTACTGCTGATTTAGAAATTACAATGAACGGTAGGGTAATGCTTACATCAGAGTATAGTAGTGATAATGCATCACCAAACAGCTCAGTAACATTTACAGTAATCCCAGTTGCAACATCAGTGATAGCAGTCAAGAAATTTACACAGAATACTGGCTCTGTTATGGAGGCGACTAACAAATTAAACAAAATTTCATGGAACAGTAAACGTACACAAAATGACAAGGTAGACATTAATACTATTAATAAGGTCATTACATATGATAAATCATCTAATACGTTTATTGATTATATTGATTATATTGATCCAATTAAAGGTAAAATACCAGGCATTGCTGACGAGGAAATTAGTTTTAAAACGTTATATGATCCAGCAGTATATAACATTACAACCGATACAACAGTAGTTAACGATCTAAATAACCACTGGGGTCCAAATGAAGTTGGTACATTATGGTGGGATTTAACCAATACAAAATATATTGATTACGAACAGGGTGATATGGAATATCGCAAACTTAATTGGGGTAAATTATTCCCCGGTGCACAAATTAATATATACGAATGGGTTGAAAGTGATACATTGCCATCATCATATGTAATAAATGGAGGTGACGGGACGCCTAAATTCTCTAACGATGCGGCATATGTTGAATATCAGCAGTATAATATTACAACAAATTCTTTAGAACCAATCTATTATTATTGGGTTAAAAACAAAACTTCTGTTCCAGAAGTATCTACAACGTATTTGGACGCTAATGGACAGATTAAATTTGCGGCGTATGGTAATGAACTTGAATTAAAAAGTTTTATTCCAGCCGCTACACGAAAATTGCCAGCAAAGACTGTCGCAACAATACTAAAAAATCCTACAGAATACGGATTAAAATATATAGGTATTGCCGCGCCGAATGCGTTTGTTGGGCATAACTTACAGACAAATTTAACTGCTGATAATATTATTTTAAGTATTGAATATGATACTGTTAAAAATGATATACCTTTACATACAGAATGGCAATTAGTTCAGTCAAATAACCCACTGTCCAAACCAAACAATTATCTAATTACTAAACTTGGAGAAAGTTTAGCAGGTAAAGATGCTAAAGAGAACCTAGTACCAGATCTAAACGTGCATGTTGGATCACGTTATGGTATAATGGAATATCCACGACAAAGTATGTTTATTGATAGATTAGGTGCTATTAAAGTATTAGTTAACTTTTGTAATACCGTATTTGCTAAAAATAAAATAGCATTAGACTATAGTCTAGTAAAAATTTCATCAGCAGAAAAAGCACCAACATATGGTTACGGTGAAACCGTAGCAACATATACTGAACTAACTTATATTAATACAAGCACAATTGCAAATGGTTATAAAGTACTCATAACAAAAGATGAAACAAAAGGCAATTATTGGACAACATATCAGTGGAATACTAGTGAAAATAGATGGAATTTTGAAAAGAAACAAAAGTATGACACAACAAAATATTGGGATTATATAGACTGGTATGCTACTGGCTATAATGCTAATACCATTGTTGATTATACGGTTGCAACAGAAAATGATCGTAAAAAATTAGACACTAAACTTGGCGATATAGTTAAGGTATTAAATGATGGACAAAATAAATGGGTATTATATAAGAATACAAATACTGCATCTGATACATATGATGTTATTGGTCTACAAAATGCTACAATTAAATTTAAGACAACATTGTATACAACAACTACACCATTAACAGAACTTCATTATATTATAGATGCTTTGAATACTGAAATGTTTATAAGCTCAATAGCAATAGAATTTAATAAATTATGGTTTGAATTAATTCAATATGTTTTATATGACCAAACTCAGCGAGTTGATTGGGCATTTAAGACAAGTTTTATAACAATTAATCAAACAGTACGTAAACTATCTGAACTTGTAAATTACAGTTATGACATAGAAGATAGCATTAAAGATTATATTAATGAAGCGAAACCATATAGAACTAATATTAGAGAACATGTATTCCGTTACAATTATACTGAACTTCCACAAATAGGTAATAGTGATTTTGATTTACCAGGTTATTATGATACAACAGACAAACTATTTAGATCACCTAATGTATATGAAGCGGACGACGATGTTCGAATGCTTACAACACCTTGGATTGATTGGTATAATCATTATACAAAGAAAGTGACCAGTGTTGACGTATTAACTGCTGGCAGTAATTATGCTACTACATCTACAACTACATATGATTCTATTGGACATGACACAACTGGTTATGATTTTAGTGCAATTTCAGCATCACTACCAATAGTTACTATTTCAAGTGGCGCGCAATGGGAATTAGGTTACTCATATTCTGTGTCAGCAATACCTGGTGCGGCCACTGCTAATGCTGTTCTTGTTGTACCAGAGCATACCCCAGATATATTATGGTATTATAGTGGTACTGAACAAAATTCTACTCAATGGAAAGATATGGGTTGGAAATTTACAATTAAGGATAAAGTAACTCCTAATGAAAACAAAATATTTGCTATAACTGTAGTATTAGATAGTACAGGTAGTCCTGATTTTTATATTGATGGTATAGAACGACCCAATATTACACTATATAGAGGTTCAACATATACTTTTAGACAAAATGATCCAAGTAACTTAAATTATGGTTACTTTAGAATTTCAGCACTAGAAGATGGCACACACAGAGATGGTAGTGGTGCTACAGCTATTCCTGTAATGAAAACACCTGGATTAGATACGGTAGATTCTATTACCGTAACATCAGCTGGTACCGGATATGTAACTACCCCGAAGGTAATTATCTCAGGTGGTAGTGGTAGTGGAGCAACTGGTTATGTTAATTTAGAAAATTATAAAGTAAGAGATATTAAAGAAACAATTAAGTTTGATCGTGTTGATTCACCATCACACGTTACAACTATTGCCGTAACTGCTGGAGGCAGTGGATACACCTCAGCACCTACGATAACAATAACAAATGCCGCAGGAGATACAACAGGTGGTGGAGCAAGTGCCAAAGCAGTTATTTCCGGTGGAGCAGTAACAGCAGTTGTCGTAGAACAAGAAGGCACAGGATATACTGCCGCACCAACCGTAGCATTTAGTGGTGGCGGTGGTACTAGTGCCGCGGCAACAGCAACAGTTTCATACTCATCCTACAATAAGTTGGAAACAGCACATGAAGCGGCCGCTAAAAAGCATAGTGATCGCTTAACACTATTTTACTCTGGTGGACAAACAGGCACCGGCAGTACAAAAACCTGGGATAATAAAACAGCAAACATTCCAACATATGATGCTGTTATAGCAGATTCTGGATTACAATATAAAGCAAATAAGGTAGTTGGTGCCACATTTGATATGGAGCCTGGCTATGACAGGGCAACATATGCCTCATCAAAATTTGATGATTTTGAAATAAGTCCAGAAGGTGTAAAAATTATATCAAGCGTAGATACTGACCTAAGTGGTGGTGATTTTAGTACAAGTGGTGGTATTGATCCTGCCAATGTTGCTGTAGATGGTGATGGTTTTGTAACAGAATATACATCACACGCACCAGAAGAACAAGTACCTGGTCGTGTATTTGATACATTAGATATCAAAGTATACGAAATGCCATCACCACGAGACACTGGTGTTACTATTAAAAAGTATACATTTGAAGGTAATGGATCTGCTGTAATTTATGATTTTAGTTCTAAAGGTAAATTACCCACAAATGTTACCGGTGTTGGAATATATATTGATAGAATATTACAAAAATTAACAACAAATTATACTATTGATATGGAGACGAATATTATAACAATGGTATCTCCTGTACCAGCAGGACAATTAATACATTTTGTATTAATTGAAACAGGTGGTGATACGGTTACATCAACCAAACAAGACTTTATTGGTGATACTTCAACAACACAGTTTATTGTGAATGTACCATATGAATATGCACAATACTTGTACATAACTGTAAATGGTATAGAAAACGCTCCGACATGGACAGCATCAAGTTATTATAAGAAAACAAAAATAACATTTGCTTCAGCACCAGGAAATAACGATCGTATACGAGTGCATACATTTAATAAGTCAGGATTAACAATTACAAATGCAGGTAGTGGCTACACATCAGCGCCAACAGTAACATTTAGTGGGGGTGGCGGCGCTAACGCGGCGGCTACAGCAGTTATTAATGCTGAAGGCAAGGTAAGTGGATTAATTGTAACAAACGCAGGTACTGGATATACATCAGCACCAACTGTTGCAATTACAGGCACAGCAACCGCAACTGCTATTGTAACAGATGGCAAAATAGAAGCAATTAGACCATTTGTTAAAGTTGAAAGTGAAGAACAAACAATTACAGTTCCTGGTAGTCCAACATGGCCTGCAAGTTACACATATACATATGGCCAGGATAACTTCTTTGAATTTGGCCCTGATGCCGCAAAAGCATTTGTATATTTGAACAACACACGATTAAATCCACCAGATACAGAATACTATACAGGTAACGGAGTATTAGCGGTATATGATGGTCCAGCTAATCCAACTATTGCATATGGATCAGTAACTGATGCTGATGTTCAAGTACATGTAGATGGTGTATTGCAAACACTTACAACACATTATACATTTACTGGTGGATCACCTGCACGTGACCAAATAACATTTACTGTTGGTAATATTCCTGCAACAGGCGCAGAAATAGGAATTACGATTAGAAATGGTCAATATTGGATCCAAAATGATTACCAAGTTATACTTGAAAATGGTAGTGGTGTATCTGTTACTGCTGGAACAATAACTACTGGTGACAAATTATTTGTACAATCATTCTCTAATCAAAGATACAGTAAAGGCAAAACACTTGTAATAAAAGGCACATCAGTTGCAACATTATTACATTTAGAAAGATTTGATACAATAATTTTTGATACTAGTGGATATGCAGGTGATGTTAGTGTATCAATTTCAACACCAGTTTATGATATATCGGTATTAGAAAGAAATATAAACTATGTATGGGTATGGTTAAATGGCATACCACAAATTGCAAACCATGATTATTATATAACTGGTACTAATTTAGTAATGACTCCAGCAGCTGGTAGTATATTAGCAACAGATATGATTACTGTAACCGGCATGCGTAAAGCAGAACAACGAGATGGCATTGCTTTTAGAATTTGGAAGGATATGTTTGACAAAACATCTTACTATAGAATTGCAACAGCAAACACAACAACATTGTCTACAGCATTGGCTTTAACAGATATAGAAATTAACGTAACAGACGCAACTAAATTATTGACGCCTGTTCCAACAACAGCAACGCCAGGTGTAATATTCATTAATGGCGAGCGTATAGAATATTGGGAAATAGATGGTAACAAACTAAAAAGAATACGTCGTGGCACATGGGGCACAGGTGCTCATGCTACACATGCTACAGCAAGTGAAGTAGTAGATGGCAGTAAACAACAATTAATACCAGGCACAGATGTTCATACTAAAGTTTGGTATGATCAAGGCGGATCAACTGCCACAAACAGTTTAGGACTAGGTATGGCAACATCCAAACAAGTAACGTTCCTTAAAGAGGCACCGCTATCAACTCCCAAGGTAATATAATAGGATAAATACTTCAGATGGACAACAACGAAATCAAGCAAGACACCAGCGAAGAGCACGAAGAAATGGAAGAAAAGCAACCTAACGAAATTCCAGGCGTAAATGTTGAAGGGTTTATTAAGATATTTGACCCAGACACAGACGAAGTATTTGTAGAACAACGTAACGCTATTCATTATGAAAACTTTTCTAAAGCATTAGCAGACAGTATATCCAACCAAACTACTGGATTTATACATGAAATGCACTTCGGCAATGGTGGTACATCAGTATCAACAACTGGCATCATAACTTACTTGCCTGCCAATAACTCAGGCGCCTCTTCGGATTTGTATAATAAAACTTATTATAAAGTAGTTGATGGAAGTAGTTCCTCAAATACAGATCCTACAAGAAATAAAATGACAATAACCCATACTAGTGGCACAATTTATACAGATATTTTAGTAACTTGTTTGCTTGATTATGGAGAGCCAGCCGGGCAAGAAGCATTTGATAACTCATCAGCACTAGATGGAGCATATGTTTTTGATGAATTGGGTTTAAAAAGTTGGGAAGTAGGTGGTATCGCCACAGGCAACCTATTAACACATGTAGTATTTCACCCAGTGCAAAAATCACTTAATCGCTTAATTCAAATAGATTATACAGTTAGAATTCAAACACTCACAAATTTAAGTAGTGCTACTTAATATTCATAAATAGATTTAGAACAAAATAGGCGTTTTCTGTAATTTAAAAGCGTTTATTTTAGTCTAGGTATAAATAATAATATACGTATATTATGCTATAAGCATTCAATAATTGGCCAAGAGATGGCCGTATACACTTTAATCGATTAAATAGGAGAATTAGCGTGGCATATACTGTAAATAAAACAAGTGGGGCAGTTCTGGCGGTCGTAGCGGATGGCACGTTAGATACAACAACTAACTTGACTCTGATCGGCAAAAACTATGCCGGTTATGGTGAAATTCAAAATGAAAACTTTGTAAAATTATTAGAAAATTTTGCAAATTCATCCGCTCCGTCAACACCACTAGCTGGAACACTCTGGTGGGACACAACTAATACTGCACTCAAAGTATACAATGGAACAACCTGGGTAGAATCAGGTGGTACTACATCATCGGCAACACAACCAGCTAGTCCAGTAGAAGGTGATTTATGGTATGACACCACTGCTGATCAGCTTAAAGCATATAATGGTAGTGCCTGGATCGTTATCGGTCCTAGTTACTCGGGTGGTGTAATTAGTGGTGCAATAGTAGATTCAATAGTAGACAATGGAGCAGTATCACATACAGTAGTAAAAATGTATGTAGCAGATTCATTAGTAGCAATTGTTTCTAAAGATACTGTTTTTACACCAAACGTTGCTATTACAGGATTTACAACAGTAAGTCCAGGCTACAATTTAAGTACAAACGTTTCAGGTGCAAAGTACAAAGGCACAGCAACAGACTCAGATGCATTGGGTGGCGTAGCGGCCGCAAATTACTTGCGTTCAAATGCTAACGACACAACAAGTGGAACACTAGGTGTTGTCAACGATAATGGTATGACCGTTGGTGTTGACTCAGACTTGTCAATGAGTGTATCTGGTAATGATGTAACAATTAAAAATGTTACAAGTAATGGTAACATACTACTTGGTATTAACCAAGGTGGTTCACCAGCAACTTCTGTTACTATTGATGGTTCAACAAACTCAGTAACTATCGCAGGTGATTTAACGGTAAGTGGTACAACTACAACACTTAATACAAATAATTTGCTTGTAGAAGATCCTTTAATTGTTGTTGCTAAAAATGTAACTGGCACCCCAGCATTTGATGCTGGTCTAATAGTAGAGCGTGGCTCTAGTACTAATACTGGTTTCTTTTGGGATGAAACAGCAGACGAATGGGCCGCAGTTAATACAACTGAAACAGGTTCTACAGCAGGCAATGTAACAATTGACTCATATGCTAACATGCATTGTGCTACAATGACAGGCATATCATCACAAGCGAAATATGCTGACTTGGCAGAAAACTTTACAGCAGATTATGCATATGATCCAGGAACAGTATTACAAATTGGTGGCAAAAAAGAAGTTACTATGTGTGAAAATGATGCTTCAGAAGATGTGTTAGGTGTTGTTAGTTCGTATCCAGCATACTTAATGAATAGTGAGCAAGATGGTGTTTCAGTAGCAATATCAGGACGTGTTCCAGTTAAAGTAACAGGGTCAATTACAAAAGGTGATAGATTAGTTTCAGCAGGTAATGGTACAGCAAGGAAGGCAACTAAAGAAGAATGTACTTCCTGGAATGTTATTGGTCGCGCCTTAGAAAGTGATACTGATAAAGAAGAATCACATGTTACACTAGTAAATTGCATAGTGCGGGTTGTTTAAATATAACGATTTATACTAAATAAGTGTAGATGACTTTATAAAGTCATTTCTCGAGAAATTATATATAAACGATATTTAAATTTAGATAAATCCTAGGAGAAATCGAATATGGCATACTCAACTGGCGATACTATATTAGCTTCACATTATAGTAGTTTTCGCGGAGATTTTAACACCAACTGGGGCACTGGCAGTGGAGACCAAGGCTACGGCCAGTCTAACACAATTGCTGATGTTTCGATTGGTGATACTGTAACTGCCACGCAATGGTCTACGTTATTAGCAAGAGAGACAACGGCCGCGGCCCACCAAGGCACATCTCTAACATCGATCACATCACCCAGTGCGGGCGACACAATTAGCGCATTTACAGCATTAACTGCAAACACGGCGTTGATTAACACGAATAGATTGAATATTGATACTGGCAACTACACTGATACTACTAGTACTGGTAGCGGTGCAGGCAGTTGGACAGTAACAACAATTCATGAATATACACTAACATTTGCAAGTGCTGATGCAGTAAGATATTATTACAATGCGGGTGGTTCAACACGACTATCATTCGCTAAAAGTACTAGCACCAGTAACACTAAAAACACAGAATGGACTGCTTTAGCAACTGCTTGTGGCACAATTATTTTTGCCGCACAGGGCACAACCAAGTCAGGTGGTTCTGGAACACCAGGCACCATAGCAACAACTATTGGTTATTATGATATGACAACATCGTATCAAACAATATTTAAGCAGTTTGAAGGTACTACTCCTTATACAGCAAGTTATATTTTAGTAGAAGCTAAATCTAACGGCGTACAAGGTAGTAACGCAGACGTTGGCGAAGTTGTAACTATGAAAATTACGTGGGCAGACGCCGCAGCTGATGACTTTAATGATACCGTCGATGGTACAGTAACTAATACTATTACGCATAGAACACCCAATACTACTCAATTAAATAATGCTAGTTGGAGTGCAGCTCCTGCATATGCATTAGTGGGTAGTTTTGCTCAAACATAATAGTTGACATAATGAAAGAATTCATGTATAATATTATATATGAGTGTAAAAGATACAGTTAAAAAGAAGTTTAACCAAAAAGTGGCCCACGCAACAATGCGTGAAGCCACTCTAGGTTTATTATCCCTCCCCTATAACAGCGGTTTATTTAAAGTAACCAGAGAATTAATTACATTTGCTGAAATGCTTTCGTTACGCCAACAAATAGCACAATCAGCAGATTTAAAAGCAAATCCCACAATAATATTAGATTCATATGATAATCCTATATTAATAGAAAACTCACAAGAATTTTGTGAAAAATTATGGCAACGATATTATGAAGTTAATAACGAATATATGGTACAAATGAACAAGATTAGGGGAATACGAAAGCCCGAGCAGCTATAAGATGGCCACAGAAAATGGCATATTATTGTTTGCATACAATAATGAATCAATAAAATATACAGAACTAGCTAAGCTCTGTACATTATTAGTTAAAAAACATTTACCACATTGTGGTGTAACCCTAGTCACTGATAAAAATATAGATGAAGGACATCCTTTTGATGATGTTATCATAGTTGAGGCAGGTGATAGTGGCCACCGCACTTTTAGAATTCCTAATGGTAAGACAGAAGAAGTTACTTGGCACAATAAAACTCGCCCACACGCATATGATTTAACCCCATACGAAAAAACATTACTATTAGACGTAGATTATCTTATGTTTAATAACTCGTTGCAATGGCTATTTGAATCTGATCAAGAATTAATATGCCATAATAATGTTTATGACATTACAGGTAAAAACAGTTTTATAGATGACAAACTATTACACTGGAGTAGTACTCCAATGTTATGGGCAACTGTATTATATTTTACTAAAAATAATACAGCAAAGGAGTTTTTTAATCTTGTTAAGTTAGTACGAGATAACTATCAATATTATTACAATTTATATAATTTCAGAAGTGGCCCATACAGAAATGACTATGCTATAAGTATTGCATATAATTTATTAAACTGTAATAGTTATTTTCAGAGTCCTTTGTTTACTCTCCCTTCAGAAAGCACATTAACTAGAGTAAAACCAGATACTAGTGTAATATATGAATATGAAAATAAAAATAAAATAGAAGTATCTTATATAACAAATACTAATATTCATATTATGAACAAGCATAGTATAATAAATTGTGCTAAAGAGATATTAGATTATGTGTTTCAACCTGTTATATCAAATCAAAAAACGCATGTGACATATGAAAAGAATCAAGGAACATAATGAACAAATTGGGTACTTCACATTTGTTCAAAATAACAACGATACTGACTATTTAAAACTAGCATACGCCTGTGGATTAAGTCTAAAAGCAACACAAACTATAAACAAGTTTGCCATCGCTGTAGATAAACCAACTAAAGAACAATTAACAGAAAAGCATTACAAAGTATTTGACTATGTAGTAGACATTCCGTGGGGCGATGATAGTGAGGATGACTCATGGAAGTTAGGCAATGAATGGAAAGCATGGTCAATAACACCATTTAAAGAGACAGTTAAGTTAGATTGTGATATTGTGTTTACACGCAATATAGATCATTGGTGGACGTTTATGCGTGAGCAGGAAGTAATGATTGCGACCAATGTTCGTAAACTAGACGGTTCTATATCTAACTCACGCAAGTACAGAAAACTCTTTGATATCAACAACTTACCTAACACTTATAGTGGGTTTATGTACTTCCGTTATGGAGAAGAAAGTTTAAAACTGTTTAGAGCACTTAAATGGGTTTATAAAAATTGGGATGAAGTATCTGAATGTTTAAAAAATTGTAGAGATGAAAAGCCTACTACTGATGTTGCGTTAGCAATAGCATTAGTGTTACAAGAAGCAGAATATACACATACAAATAATGTGTTAGACTACCCAACATTTGTGCATATGAAAAACAACATACTGGGTTGGCCAGAGCAACATGAGATAGAAGATATTATTAATATAGAGTATAGTGATGACGTTGGTTTAATATTAGGCGTAGAGCCGCAAATATATCCAGTACATGGTGCAGAGTGTAAAGAGTACCTAGCAGATAAAACAATAGAATACTATGAGCACGATTAAAGGAATAGATGATTTAATAGAAGCAATTGAATCACAGGAAGAATTAGAAGTTGCTAAAGTAGATTACTGCTTATATTATCATGATAACGGCATTATATATGAAGCATCCATATATGTAGATGAGTTCCGTCTTCATATTAAAGTCCCTTCTAAATGGTTAGACACTAATCACATTACTGATTGGGTAATAATTAATGGTAAGTTAGAACCAATTAAACATGACGTATATAACCGTTTAAGAAAATATACTAAAGTAACACACGCAACAGAATTAGATCCAGATTTACCCGTATATGTTACAGACAAGGATCATAGGATTATTAAAGAAATTATTACTGCTGATAAAGTAAAATTCAATAAAGATGAAAATTATTATCAATTACAACAGGAGAAAAAATGATAACAAAACATGCAACATTCCCATGGGAAGCTGACACAGGGGAAATTATAGAAAACAACGAGTTTAAAAAAGCAGTTGGCATTTACAGAAGTGTAAAAACTTGGTGTGAAAAAAACTGTGAAAATGAATATATAGTAGATAACACTGTCTACGCCGCTGGTGTGAAAGTAATGTTCAAACGAAGGGCAGAAGCAAACAAATTTGAAAAGGAGTTTAATACTAAAGACTCTGATAAGTTTGGAGTAATTTACCCTTAAGGAAATAACAATGTGGGAACCATGGTTATTAATGATAATGTTGAGTGTAGGTCCATTTAGTGGACATTACCAAGGTGAGAATGATGTTTGGTATCAAATACGAATGCATTCGGAAGGAGAGTGTCGGGGTGCGGCGCAAGATATAATGACTACACATCGTATATTCCAGAACTTTAATCCTAATTTACGTATGGATGCTATATGTAGAAAAGAATTACTTGCGAGAACATCCGAACAAAGACGGTCATGGCCAGGCCTGGCGGCACGGCCAAATTCATTTTATCCAAACGGACACCACCACTTAGTAAAATGTATTAACTATCGAATATGTCTTGATATGTTTAGGAAGGAATATGACTGAAATAGTTGACATTGCTGACTTAGATTGCATATACTTAACATACGATGAGCCACAAAAGGATGAGTTTTGGGCCAAGATACTAAACATGGTGCCATGGGCAATACACATTGATGGTATAGAAGGATCAGATGCCGCACACAAGGCCGCGGCTAGAGCTTCTCCCTCAGGACGATTTGTTTTAATAGACGGTGATAACTTACCCGACCCAGAGTTTTTTAACTTACAATTAACATTGGATGATGTTACTAAACATTGTGTGTTTAGATGGAAGGGTCGTAATATTATAAACGGACTAATGTATGGTAATGGTGGGTTAAGTTGTTGGCCTGTGGACTTTGTTTTAAACATGACTACACATGAGAACACTGATGGTTCTGATGAAACATTAGTAGAGTTTTGTTTTGACGACAACTACAGACCAATGCATAACTGCTATAGCACAACATACCCAAATGGTTCAGCATTACACGCATGGCGTGCTGGGTTTAGAGAAGGTGTTAAGATGGTTTTAAACAAAGGAACTAAACCTGATTTAAAAACATTTGAACAACAAATACACGCTCGTAACTTAGATAACTTATGTATATGGCAAACTGTAGGACGCGATGTTGAGCACGGCATATGGAGTATATACGGCGCACGGTTAGGCACATATTTAACTATGCTTACCGATTGGGATTACATTAATGTAAGAGACTTTACATACCTCAATGAGATATATCATGGAGAATACGAAATGCAAAACCCATGGGATGAAGCAGAGCGTATAGGAGAAATATTACAGAACAAATTAGGTATGCCTATATGCGAAATGGATGCTGAAGCAAGTAAGTTCTTTAAAACACATTACAGCAAGCACACAAACTATGATATAATGATACAAGAATTAGATGTAATACGCGGCATTGAAGGCTGGTAATGAATCATGACCTTTATAACTTTAGTAGAACTAAACTACATGGTAAAAGCATGGGAGAGTTTGGACCTACTGATACAACTAGAAAAAAAGGGAGGCAAGGATGGAAAGTAAAAGTAGAGACAAACCAGGTAAAGATAAAACAAAGAAAAAGAAAAAGCCTAAGTAAACTATGGAACTTTTTAAAGACAATAAGGGCGACAAAATAGAAGTTAAGGATGGTAAGTTTAAGTCAGATTTCTATAGAAGTGCCGAGGATATTAAAGTACAGTTAGACTCTGTATCACCATCCTTTTGTCTTGCAAAGTGGAACCAAGTTAGTTTACATTTACCAACTGGATTAAACAACAGTTGTTACCACCCACCACTACATAAAATGGAGTTAGGCACACCGTCTGCTCTACACAACACCCAACATAAGAAAGAAATGCGTAAACTTATGCTAGAAGGTGTACGTCCTAGCGAGTGTCAGTACTGTTGGAACATAGAAGATACTGGGCATATGAGTGATAGGCATTACAGAAGTGGTGAGCCGTGGGCCGCAATGGACTTTGACGAAGTAGTTAATGCTCCTTGGGATGCTGATAAGAACCCGCGTTATGTAGAAGTAAACTTTAACCACAACTGTAACTTAAAATGTAGTTATTGCAGTCCGCAATTTAGTACTGCGTGGGATAAAGAAATGAAACAACACGGTGCCTGGCCTACATCTAAACCACATAACGCACCTGAACACTTTGAGATTAACCCTTGCATACCACACAGCAAGTATAATCCTTATGTAGAAGCGTTTTGGGAGTGGTGGCCTGACTTATATAAAGACTTAAAGCATTTCCGTATGACTGGTGGTGAGCCTATGATGGATAAAAATACACATAAAGTATTTGATTACATTATAGACAATCCCAAAAGCGACTTACATTTAAACGTTACAAGTAACTTTAGTCCAGTAGACAACAAATTGTTTGACAAATACTTAGAAAAAGTTAAACGCATATGCTTGGAAGAGAAAGTAGAACACTTTATGCAATACGTTAGTGTAGACAGTTGGCTGGAACAAGCCGAGTATATACGTAATGGGTTAGACTTTAATAAGATGTGCGATAATATCAACACATACTTAACGGAAGTTCCGTATAGAAACTCTTTAACGTTTATTATAACATATAACAATTTAAGTATTACAGGAATGGATAAGTTATTAGGCTATATACACGGTTTGCGACAAGCATATAGTGAAACTTATCAACGTATATGGTTTGATACACCGCTATTACGACAGCCTGCTTGGCAAAGCATACAGTTATTGCCTGAACCATACCAAGATATACACGAAGAGAACACATGTTGGATGTTAGATAACATGGAAGACGAGAAATCTCGCTTTAAAGGCTTTAAAGATTATGAAATTCAACGTATGCATAGAGACTTAGCATGGTGGCAGGAAGGTAGTAAGTTAGATCCAGTATATGTAAACAATTGTAAAGCAGACTTTTATCGCTTTTTTAACGAGCACGACACCCGTCGTGGCACTAACTTTATAGAAACATTCCCAGAGATGATAGACTGGTGGGAAGAATGTAAGAGGTTAGCACAATTATGAACACACACGCAACAACATATGAAGAAGGCATTGATCCTATAGTAGATCAAATAGTAAACAACTTACGACAGATATATGATCCTGAAATACATATCAATATATACGACTTAGGTTTAATATATGACATAGATATTACTGAGGATTTAAACTTAACAGTAACAATGACGTTAACATCACCGTTTTGCCCTGTTGGCGACATGTTATATCAACAAGTAAATGAGGCATGTGACGTTGGTGGTCTCAATGACATTAAAGTAGATATGACGTTTGACCCAACTTGGGGGCCAGAGATGATACCAGAACATGCTAAACTAGAAATGGGAATGTTATGACGCTAAGAACGCCGGGTAGGGAAACAGATTTAGACATTAAGCGATGGCTTAACACCACAGTAAGTCCATCCTTTTGTATGGCTAAATGGCGCAATGCTACCATATGGCTTGGGAGTGGTATGACTACTAGTTGCCATCACCCTCCAGCACATAAGATAGACATTAAAGAACTAGCAACAAACCCTGCCGCTATACACAACACACAGCAAAAGAAGCAGGATAGAACACAAATGCTTGCGGGCGAACGTCCACCAGGCTGTGAGTATTGCTGGAAGATAGAAGACATTGGACCCGACGCTATCTCTGATCGTGTCCATAAGTCTGTTATATACGACGAGGAAGACGTATATCATGTTAAACAAGAAGAACCTACAGAGAATTTTGCTCTACGTACATTGGAAATTGCCTTTGATAGGACTTGTAATTTTAGTTGCTCTTATTGCAATCCCGCCTTTAGTAGTTCTTGGGTTAAAGATGTAAAGAACAACGGTGCGTATACACAGTTAAAGTCAGACGGACGCAACCATTTTACACACGAACACAACGAAGCACAGTTATACAAGCACGACGAAGTTAACCCATACGTAGAAGCCTTTTGGAAATGGTGGGAGTTAGAGTTACACGACACACTAGACGAACTACGCATTACTGGTGGTGAACCTATGATGGCTGGTGAGATATGGAAGTTGTTTGATTGGTTTAGAACTACCAATAAGAAGTCCGATATGCGGCTCGCTATTAACTCTAACTTAGGTGCTAAAGACGATCTAATAGATCGCTTTATAGAAAACGCACAACACGTACCCCACTTACATCTATACACATCTTGTGAAGCATTTGGCGCACAAGCAGAGTATATTAGAGACGGGTTAGAGTGGGATACTTGGGTTAATAACGTCCATCGTGTGTGCAAAGAAGGCAACTTAGAAGGCTTTCATATGATGTGTACTGTAAACAGTTTATGTTTAGACTCGTTACCTAAGTTCCTGGACTTTGTACTGCTGTTAAAGAGCGAGTACGGAGAGGATTTTCCAACGTTTACTCTAAACATATTACGCTTTCCATCATTCCAATCACCGTTAGTGCTACCAAAATACTTGCGCTCGAGTTATCGTTATACCCTAAGTTTGTGGCGAATACTTAATTTTGATAACCCGCTTTTGCATGAGATGGAAAAGAATCATATAAACCGTTTAATAGACTACTTAGATGTAGTAGACAAACCACACAGCGATACGTTTGAACAACCTGCTTTAGAGAATGACTTCTATCACTTTTATAGACAATATGATGAACGTAGAGGCAAAAACCTCATACAGACGTTTCCTAACTTAGAACGATGGTACGGAACACTATCTAATGGATAAGGGATTTTTAAGTAAGGACAACCCTTACGATTCCAAAACAGTACTGTTAGATAAGAACAAACAACAATTACCTGTAGAATTTTTTACACCCAAACAATATAATTTATTAACGGAAAGCAAACACTTTTGTATACTGCCGTGGATACACATACATGGTTCGTCTACTGGAGAAGCTTATCCATGTTGTATATCTGTCTCCGAAGAACCAGTAGGCAACTTACGTAACGACACAGTAGAAGATATATGGAATGATGCGCCATATCGTACCATGCGACACAACATGCTCAATGGTATCCCGTGTAAAGAATGTGTTAACTGTTATGAGAAAGAACGTAATGGCTTCTACTCATTACGTAACGAAAGCAATAGAAACTTCGCATACGCTATAGAAACAATAAACGGCACACTACATGATGGTGCTTCGTTGCCTAATATTATATACTGGGACACACGTTTTACCAATCAATGTAACTTTAAATGCCGCATGTGTGGACCACAATTTAGTTCTGTATGGGGTAAAGAGCTTAATGAGATGTATGGCGGTACTTCGTTTAAAATAGAATACACTACAGGCAACAAACACACCAACTGGGAAATGATAGAACCATACATAGATAACTTGGACAAGATATACTTTGCTGGCGGCGAACCTCTTATGATGGAAGAGCATTGGAAACTAATAGATGAACTAGTTAAACGAAAGAAGTTCGATACACAGTTAATATACAACACTAATTTTAGTGAAGTTAAGTATAAAGGTCGCTTAGTATTTGATGTATGGAAAGAGTTCGAAGACGTTTCCATAGGCGCATCTCTAGACGGAATGGGAAAGCGAGCAGAATACATCAGGAAAGGAACACACTGGGACACAATAGAACGCAACAGAACCGAAATGCTACAAGTATGTCCTGATGTAGACTTCTTCCCAAGTGCCACGCTACAAGTATTAAACGCTTATCACTTACCAGACTTTCACAATGATTGGGTCAATAAAGGATTAATACAAGTGTTCGACTTCCACGTAAACATATTACAAGGACCCGACTACTACAGAACTACTATACTACCAACAACGATGAAGGAAGAAATAAAAGTACTATACACAGAACATTTAAATAATATTAAGGATACAGATGATATTCAACGAGCATCAAACGGCTTTGACGCCGCAATAAACTTTATGATGAGCGAAGACAGAACAGACTTACTACCGAAGTTTAAAGAAGAAATAAACAAATACGACACGCATCGCAACGAAAACTTATTAGAAGTATTCCCAGAACTAGGGCAATTATACAATGAGTAGGGCGGCGCCGAGTCACACCCAGCCGAATACCTGGTCTGGCGAAAATTTTATACACTACAGATATAGGATCGGAACAACATGACTTATATTATTGCTATGATAGTAGTACTCCTTAATAGTGGACTTCCTCAATACTGGTATACTATTAATGAAGTAACTACGTTTGAAACTAATGATTTATGTGAAACACAAATAGTGGATACAGCATTTCAACAACAAGTATTGGAAAGTTTCAATACTATATTTGAAAATAAAGTTGCAATGGTTAGACTTGCATGTGTGCATGAAAATAAGATTGACGAGTATCGTGAATTTATGAATGAACATAACAGTAAGCACACTAAATACTCGTATGATCATAGACAATATTCTATACGTACCTTGTTTTATGGTGCCCTTCTTTGAGAATTCTCAGCCACTTATTATGTTGCTATTCTTTAATTAAACATGATATCACTGTACCCAATCAACTTGGATGTATTATTGAAATCCAACAGTGGTCAAAAGCGTATGACGTTGAATGTAGATTACCCGGGTGAGAAATTTTTAGTTAGAATAAATGGTAAATGGTTAGAAGGATCCTTTATAGTAGCACCATCATTTCCACAGGTACTGTTTTATCCTGTAGATTGGAACCCGGCCGGGCATGAAGTAAGTTATGGCAGAGGTTGGGAAGGAATTTGGCAAATATCAATTGATCGCAGAGACGGATGATTCTACGTTACACGAACGAGAGAAAAATTTTTCCTATAGGGCAGAATATTTCGAGCGACTAAAAAAATGCATAGGCCATAACATGCCCAAATATTATTCTGTGTCACATTGCCCCAACGTTTTTGAAAACTTTTTTATTTTGTTTAAACGTATAAACTTTTATTCAACGAAAGGAATATAATCAATTATGGACTATAACGATAAACGACCAGTAAAGGTTAACCTAGAAGACCTTCCACGATACGAACAATTAGTATTAACGGAGAACCCTACGTTCTGTATCTTACCGTGGATTCATACTCACGCATACCCAGACTCTACCGTTCACCTATGCTGTATGTCTGATATGGATATGCCTATAGGTAATCTTAACGACAATACCCTAGAGGAGATTTGGCATAGTGACCATATGGTAAACGTAAGACGTAAAATGATAAACGGTATAGCATTACCAGAGTGTACTAAGTGTTATGAACAAGATAAGAATGGCTTTATGAGCGGCCGGGTATCAGCTAATAAACATTTCGGTCATCACGTTAGTAAGGCGCGTTCTATAGAGCCACCGTTCGAGATAGTATACTGGGATGTTCGGTTTAGTAACCTATGTAACTTCCGTTGCCGATCGTGTGGTCCACTCTTTAGCTCTAATTGGTATCAAGACTATGAGGCATTACACGGTAGTAAGCCTGATCATACTAAAGTAATTGAGTGTAACCTGGATATAGAAGAATGTTTAAGGCATATACCATACGTAGAACAGATATATTTCGCTGGTGGAGAACCCCTAATGATGGCCGCACATTGGGAGATTATTGCGGAGTTGATTAAGCAAGGTCGAACAGACGTTAAGTTAATATACAATACCAATTTTTCGCAACTCAAATATAAGCAATTGAGTATACTGGATATGTGGAAAGAGTTTGACTCCGTTAGTATAGGTGCTTCATTAGACGGTTCGGGTATACGAGGAGAGTATATAAGGAAGGAAACAGTATGGGGAGATATAGAGTCCAATCGTGAGAAGATGTTACGGGTATGCCCAGACGTTGACTTCTACATTAGTTGCACGTTGAGTATACTGAATTCGTATCATATGCCAGACTTTCACCGTGAGTGGATCGATAAGGGTTTAATTAAAGCACAAGATTTCAACATTAACATACTGATGAATCCACCCTACTACCGTATAGACAATCTTAAAGATATAGACAAGGAAGCGATTATAGCTAAGTATTATAAACATATCGACTATATCAGTCCTATCGACTCAATGCAAAGAGCAACCAATGGTTATAAGAGTGCTATAAACTTTATTCAACAACCGAGTATACCTACATTGTTAGAAGACTTTATCAAATTAACGGCCAAGATGGATTCCATCCGTAACGAATCATTCAGTAATACCTTTCCAGAGTTTAAAGGGTTGACATAATGACTATACAATGTTATAATATAAGAACGTTGCGACAGAGCCCGCTCTATAGGATGGCTTCCAGTGAATGGTTGACTATGCCGAACCGTATACGACAGAGTAATAAACACAGTGGTTTACTATAGTAGATCTTACTGGGGAAATCTTTAATATGACCGAATCATCAGCAAAAAATAATTTAAAAGACTCTATAGAGTTTATCACGAGAAAGAGTCCAGCGTTTAAAGCAGTACCTACACTATGCTATCTACCATTCATGCATTTAGAAGCGAGTGCAACAGGAGAATGTAAGCAATGCTGTATGGCAGAGAATCCAATCTTTAAGGATCTAAGTGAATTATCCCCTGAAGATCAAGAGATTGCGGCAATGCCAGACAATGTAATATCAGCAAATGAATTACCAGCCGAGCTTGCCGACCCAAAACACTGGCCATTAACACAAGAAGATTTGACTATAGAGAAACTTCAAGTTCACCCTAATAATTATTATTGGCACCATGGTATGCATGCAACAATTCCAACTGTATGGCATTTAAATAATTCAACATTGTCTGAAGTATTCCAATCCAACTATATGAAACAGTTGAGATCGGACTTTAAGGCAGGTAAAAAGCCACGTTCATGTAAAAAATGTTGGGATGAAGAAGATGCCGGTATAAAGAGTAAACGTATACATTGGGCAGAAACTTTTTGTCAACATTCCGACGTTAGTAATACTATATTCATTGACGAGGTAACTGATTCTTCAATGAAGTATCTTGATTTAAAATTAGGCTCTATATGCAATTTGAAGTGCCGAATATGCGGTAGTGCTAGTAGTTCTAAATGGTCTCAGGATGAGATGGATATAGCATACGAGTTTGAGAACGTGCCAAAAGAACATTTAAAACGAACTATGTCGTATAAGAGATTAAAATTGGGTAATTGGCCACGTGAGAATGATGCTTTTTGGCGCAACTTAGCAGATGAATTACTGCCGAATATAGTACATTTAGAGTTTACCGGGGGTGAATCATGGCTTATACAAGAACATTTTGACTTCCTGCAGGTAGCTATAGACAAAGGCTATGCTAAAAATATTGACCTACACTATAATACCAATGGTACACAGCTGCCTAAACACGCATTAGAAGAAATTTGGCCACACTTTAAGTGGGTTAAAATGTCCTTCAGTATAGACGATATTGGAGACAAATTCGAGTATCAACGGTACGGTGCTAAGTGGGAAGAAGTTAACTATAATATAAATTACCTATGCGACAATAAGTTTCTTAACATGACTACAGAGATATGCAGTACAATAAGCCTATTGAACATAAAGAGTATACCCGATATCTTCGAATGGATACGCTCGATTAACGTTGATCTATGGTACTTGAACCTAATGCATATGCCAAATCATTTTAATATAACCATATTGCCGGACGACTATAAGAAGATTGTAACAGATTTACTAACGAATTATAACTGGGATCATGATGATTTACTTACTGAGATGAATTTTGGACGTGAACCTATTGTTGACAGTAGTGGTATTGAGAGTCGAGGTGGTCATATGGGTAACTTCAAGCGAGTTAAAACGTTAAAGGACGGTAAAGACTATGTTTCGGACATCATGAGTATAGTCGACTATATGAATAACGATTCAGTTGTAGTTACTGACAGTGTCGAAAAAGCAAGGTCTCAATTGCATGATTTAATATACAAAATAGATTACATTAGGAAACAAAAACTTCATGACGTTGATCCAGAATTAGCAGAAGCCATTGGCTATAATGAAGACACTATGCGAATCGCATGGCCGACGCGTGGTGACCCAGGGTCAGTTAAAGCATCATTACCTTCAGACGCTGATCACGATCATGACAGGATTAAATTCTTTAAAGAACATGGTTGGGACAGTGCATTAAAGTTACGGGGTTCAAATGAAGGAATTTGATTCCTCGGCAGAGGAGGGGTCACTTGTCGACGACTTTATTAAACGGCATGCTGGTAAGTACAAAAATTATAAAGATTACCGTGGGAGTGGCAGAGCACAAGTTCACAAACACGCTCGTCGAAACCGTACTTCCCGTCATTTAATTCCTCCAATTGAAGTAGGGTGTCGTGAGCCGAGTCGTACGGTTACAATTGATTACAGTGGTCGATGTTTTGTATGTTCGTGTCCTGCTTGGGTTCCTTACCCGGTAGAAAACATATTAAACTTTAAATCATTTGAAGAGATTTGGGCTGATCCAGTCGCTAAAAAAATACAGGAGTCTACTCGTCCTGGAGGTTCATTTAAGTTTTGTAACACGCTCACGTGTGGGATAGAAGATACCTCAACTTATGAATTTACGTTTGACAAACGTTTTCCTGATGACTCTCCAGTGCGGAATATTAAAGCTGCTGGTCCTGGAGGATATTTTGGGTTTATTACTCCGGAGAATGTTGATTATATAAATTGCTACCAAATTAATATCGCTATTGACGACAGTTGTAACTTACAGTGTGCTACTTGTAGACCTGCTATGATTCACCACAACAATAAAGGTCCGATGTTTGAATATAAAAAGCGTATGATTGAGCACATTTGTAAGTTGTTAGATTCGTTTGATCATCCTGCTGTGATTATGATTGGGGGCGACGGGGAGATATTCTCTTCAAAAGTCTACTCCGACATGATTTATAATTACAAACCAAACCCTCTGCACAGGTTTATTTTAAAAACAAATGGTACTCTCGTGTCGTCTAGGATTAAAGACTCTCAAATCATGAATCAATTGGAGAAGTTTTCTATTAGTATTGACGCGGGCTCTAAGGAAGTGTATGAAAGAGTTCGACGTCCAGGGAAATGGAAGGCGCTTATGGACTCGTTAGACGTGCTGTTCAACTTATCAGCACGTCCAGGAACATTGTCTGTTTATTCTTTTAACTTTGTGCTTCATTATGAAAACATGAACGATTTACCAAATTTTGTAGACCTGTGTCAGAAGTACAATTCGACAGGAACTGTTCAAGCCATTCAAAACTGGGGCACGTACGGATCACATCCATCGCCGCCAGAGTTTCTTAAACAACGAGTTCATGTCAAAGGCTCTGAGCATTACTCCGAGTGGCAAGAGATTGCTCACAAAGTCATGGCGCACCCTTATTACAGCTATATTAGGCTTGAGAACGAGCTTCTTAGTCAATTGTAAGTAGATCTGCTCCGGGAAAACTTTGGGAATGACATGAATCAGTGGTCTTCTGGTTGTAAAAACCATTAAAAAGTGGGGTTCAGGCACCAAGGGCAGAAAGATAATTTAAAACAATGAAACCAAAAGTAAAACCACAATCGCTCTGTCTTGCCCCTTGGATGCATACCTACATTTCACCACAATCAGAAAGACGCTTATGTTGTGCTAGTAGAGAGCCGGCCAGTGCTTTTACACAGTATATCGACACCGATTCGGGTACAGGAACGTATAAACCAGTGACATTGGCCCAACATTGGAACAGTGACCACATGAAAAGAGTACGGTTGGCCCATATGAACGGGGAGATCATACCCGAATGCCAGGTGTGCAATGAGAAACTACTCAATACCGATGTGTACCGGGACTACTTTTGGCACCTATTCAAAGAAAAGTATGATGACATATGGGAAAAAACAGATGATACTGGGTATACTACCATGGAACCAGTCTCTTGGGACTACCGATTTAGTAATTTGTGTAACTTTAAGTGCCGGATGTGTGGTGACATGTTAAGTAGTGCGTGGGAATCGGAAGAAAAAGTTAATGACATGGTTAATTACAGTGACATGTCCAACAATTGGATGCGACCTGATGTAAGAAAAGAGATAAGTGAGTTCCAAAGTAGTGTAGTAGAGAAAGAATTTGCCGATGCAGTGAGTGATCACCGGGTGGAAGAGATATATTGGGTAGGTGGAGAGCCACTAATGTTCGAACAACACTGGTATTACATGAAGAAGATCATCGAACAGGGTGATGGCCCCAATGTTTATGCAAGGTATAACACAAACCTATCAAGAATAGAGTACAAGGGATGTCATTTGTTTAATGACATACTAGAAAACATTCGTGATTGGCAAATTTGTGCGTCAATTGATGGCACAGGTGTCATTGGTGAGTACATTCGGGATGGTCTTGAGTATGACAAGTGGTTGGAATACTACAAGTTGGGTATGACATACGAAAAACATCCAGGACAAATGCGTTTGGACTTTACTTTAACCCTTCCAGGCCTTTACGAAGTAAAAAATATGTTTGACTTGAGTAAAGAATTGGATACTCCACTGTTGGCCAAGGTGACATTTGCATTTACCCCTGACATAATCATGTCTCCTATGTCACTACCCAGGGGAATACTAAATAGTTTTATAGATGAACTGTTGGAGTATTGCCAACCTTACACCTGGAAGCAAAAACCCTTAGTAGATGTCCTACAAAACTTAAAGAATCGACCTAACTTCGAGGAGCAATGGCCCGAAGAATACATAAAGGGGGCAAAGGGTGGTAAGAAAAGAGTACTAAAGATAGAAAACATAAGAAACGACAAGGTTCGTTTAGAAGATATACTTAAAGATCAATTATTAACATGGTGGGAGACATTATGAATCACGGAAAAAAGTTTGAGTACGTCTGGTTAGATGGTTATCAGCCAGAACCTTCCCTAAGAAGTAAAGTAAAGATAGACAATAACGCAGTAAAGTGGTCATTTGATGGTTCATCGACGCAACAAGCGGAAGGTGGGAAGTCAGATTGCATATTAAATCCCGTTTCACAATATTTTATGCTTGATAGAATTAGACCAGACGCAACAAGAGTTATTGGAGGCGGTGACATGAGCGCAACTTATGTCATGTGCGAAGTTTTAGACGCAGAAAACAATCCACACCCTAGTAATACACGCAATGCGGTAAAGGATATTAGTGAGAACTGGTGGTTTGGGTTTGAACAAGAGTACTTCATGTATAAAGATGGGCGTCCATTAGGTTGGCCAGAAGATGGAGAGCCAAGAGAACAAGGTGATTACTATTGTGGTGTAGGTGAAGACAATGTTGTTGGTAGAGAAATTGTAGATAGACATACTGAAGCATGTATGAATGCAGAAATTGGCATAACTGGAACCAATGCAGAGGTTGCTTTAGGGCAATGGGAGTTCCAAGTTTTAGGAAAAGGCGTCAAAGCAGGTGATGACCTTTGGATGGCACGATACATTTTAATTAAAATTGCAGAAAAACATGGCGTGTCAATTAACCTTGCACCTAAACCTGTAAAGGGTGACTGGAATGGCACAGGTATGCACACAAATTTCTCTAATAATGAGATGAGGAGTCATGGAACGGAAGACATGATGAATAAAATGTGTGAAGCATTGGGCAAAGCACATAAACTTGCTATAAAAGAATATGGTTCAGACAATGACCAACGGTTAACTGGGTTACATGAAACACAAAGCATAGATGAATTTAGTTATGGCGTAAGTGACCGTGGTGCCAGTATACGTATTCCAATTTATACTGTACAAAATGATTGGAATGGTTACTTGGAAGACAGACGTCCAGCAGGTAATGCAGATCCATATCGTATTATTAGACACATTGTTAATACATTAAAAATTTTAGAGCCAAGTATGGCAATTGGTGGGTAACATGAAAAAAGATATACATCCAAAATATGAGAAAATAACAGTAAAATGTCATTGTGGCGAAGAATTCGAAACCAGGTCCACCCTATGTAAAGATTTACATGTAGAAGTATGTTCAAAATGCCATCCTTTTTATACAGGTAAACAAGGCATGTTACGACAAGCAGGAAGGGTAGGTAAATTTGAAGCAAAATACGGGAGGGGTAAACAAAAATGAAATATATTGCAAAAGATATGCTATACGAAGGTAAGGCAAAGAAGATTTTTTCAATTGAAGGACAACAATTCCGCAATCAGTGTATTATGTACTTTAAAGATGACGCTACGGCGTTTAACGCAGAGAAGAAAAGTCAGTTTGAAGGCAAAGGTGAACTTAACTGTTGGATTAGTGACGTACTTTTACGTGCAATGGACCACTTAGGCATACCAACTCATTATGTAGAGAAGATTAGTGATAGAGAAATAGTTGCCCAGCATGTAAAAATAGTTCCTATAGAGGTAATTGTACGCAATGTTGCCGCTGGAACCTTTTGTAAACGTTACGGTTTAAAAAGTGGAACTGAACTCCATAGTTCTATTGTAGAGTATTGTGTTAAAGATGACGATTTAGGTGACCCTCCTATAGCATGGGAGGCAATTGTAGCATTGGATCCGGAAGTAGAAGACGATTTAGTAACAATGACAGTAATGACTGAAGATGTTAACAAGTATCTTAGGGCAATCTTTTACGCTTTGGGGTTAGTGTTAGTAGATTTTAAGTTAGAATTTGGAAGAGACAGTCATGGTGACATAATTTTAGCAGATGAAATATGTCCAGACACAATGCGTCTATGGGATATTAACACAATGCAGTCCTTTGATAAAGATTTGTTTAGGTTTGACACCGGTGACTTACTTGCCGGGTATAAAGAAGTTAAGAGGAGGTTACAAGCATGGCAGGATTAGTAGGAATTATCATGGGAAGTGCTTCCGATAGTGAAACTATGAACAATTGTGTAGAGGTTTTAGAGGAAGAAGGTATACCCTTTGACATAATTGTAGCATCAGCACATAGAGATCCGGATAAAGTATATAATTGGGTAGTGTCGGCCGAGGGTCGTGGCAATAAAATAATTATCGCCGCGGCTGGAATGGCGGCCGCATTGCCTGGCATGTGTGCCGCTTATACTTCGTTACCGGTTATTGGGGTTCCAATGACTTCCGAACTAAATGGAATGGATAGTTTGTTAAGTATATCCCAAATGCCAAAGGGTGTACCCGTAGCATGTATGTCTATTGGCAAAGCAGGCGCAATAAATGCCGCATATTTGTCGAAACGTATATTAGATTTAATAGGTCAGGATTTTTATACAAAACCATGGCCTGGTGAACCTATTGATGATGAAGAATTTGCTGATGACGCTGACACAATTGAGGAAGAACTTGCTTAGAACTAATGCTCAAAGATAAAATTCTAAAAGACATGAAGGACGCAATGCGTTCAAAGGACAAGCAAAGGTTGGAAACAATTCGTTTGGTTCGTGCCGCTATTCAACGACGTGAAGTTGATGATCGCACAGAGTTAGACGAAGCAGGAGTAATAGGTGTCATAGAAAAAATGGTAAAACAAGGTAAAGACTCCATTGATCAATTTGCAAAGGGTAATAGGCAGGACCTTGTTGATAAAGAAGAAGCAATGTTAGTAGTGTTAGAGGAATATTTGCCTAAACAGTTAAGTGAAGCAGAAGTAGATGCGTTAATAGACGATGCCTTTGTCGCAACTGGCGCAAAAACAATTAAAGAGATGGGTAAAGTAATGGGTTGGATAAAACCCAAAGGGCAAGGAAAGGTAGACATGAGTTTAGTTAGTGCTAAAATTAAACAAAGGTTATTTGAAATTTATGAAGATACTTGATAAAATTACAATGCGTTTACGTAGTGAAGATTTTAGTACTATGGATGTGTATATAGATGTTTATGACACAAGTTTAGGACGTAAATGGTTAACAGCACTAAATGATATCCTTGATCAAGAGTTAATACTAGAAAAGAACTATTGTTTCATGGGATTTATATTTGGTCAAAGGGGTGGCGAAGTAATTTTAAATGAAATTAATAATGCAATTACGTTTTTAAACGAACATAGTAATATAGATTACAATATAGAAACAGATGAATATAATTTAGAAAATTGTATACAATATGGTGAAGTTGGAATAGACTTGCCTGGTTTAATGATTAACCATGAAAGATTTAATTGGCTACATAGATGGTTTGAAGATTTGCAAGGACATGATACTGGTAATCTTAAAACATCAATGACACCTTATTATTGGCAATCAAACAAAGAAACAAAATATTACATTAGGCAATTAAACTTATTATGTCACGAATTTGAGACGTGGGCACTGAGCAATAGGAAATTAGTCCAAGCACCAGAGTGGATGCAAAAGTCGCAACTAATGTGTTGGCTAAACGCTCCTAGGTTCAACCTTGATAGCGACGAGGACTTTACAGAGTTTGGTGTCCACGCTCTTACTAAAAACTTCGGCGGTGTATATGTAGGTGTTAATAAAGCAGTAGGTAAAACTCACTGGGAAGTATTCAATGATGAAGGAGGTGAACCCGGCTCACTAGGAGAGGTTACAACTGCCTTATACACACAAACTAAAGCCGCCGGCGATTTTGACATAAATTGGTCGCCTAACGAACATTTTGAAGAACATAAATGGCGGCAACGTAAAATAATTGAGTTTTGTGATTGGCTACGAAGTAATAATTTAGATCCAGATGATCCTTCATTGACATTAGGACATCCAAAGGTAGGCCAAGTAGATTTACAACACTCTTTTAATACAGACAATACACCAATTGTTTGGTATATTTTAAATAACTTTTTAGACGTGCAAAGCATGAAAACATCAGATGCATATGCAGAATGGAATTATCGTTGGTATGATGATGAATTTGTGAATATGTCAATAGAGGCAATGCCCGGTGTCTATTGAGTTAGTAATTTCAGGTGGAGACAGCTTTACTTATGGATGTGAACTAGATGATGATGACGGGACTATTCTTGAACATGTCGGTAGTAAATTATCTTGGGCAAATTTAGTAGCAAATAAGTTAGATGCTAAACATATTAATGTTGCAGTAGGTGGTCGTAGCAATGGTTTTATTGTAAGGCATATTATTAATAAAATATATGAAGCATTACAGTATGATTATAAACCTGAAGAAATATTTGTACAAGTAATGTGGACATTTGTTGCAAGACAAGAAATTGCTATAACTGTCGATTGGCCAACAGACACGTGGTTTCCTATAGATCCTTATGTATGTGAAGATGAATCTAAATCAGATTGGTTTATAAAAGTACCTAAGGATACGGAAAATTGGAAAGAATCTCGCGATGCAATGCATAAACGATATCTAAAAAACGAAAGTACAGGACTAGTAGATTATGCAAAATCATATTATTCAATTATAAGTGATTTGCATCACACATATAATTCACTTTTTGAAATTCTTTCGTTACAGGAAATGCTTGAAAAAAAGAATATTAAATATTTGTTTACATATGTAAATAAACATGTAATGAACGGACTCATTAGCACAGAAAAATTTACAGATAGTTTGCATAACTTTATTAAATTTGATGAATGGTATAAATTTCCGGGTGATGACAAGTATGTTGGTTTTGATGATTGGGCAAAATTTAACAAATATGAATACGCAACATCCCATCCATTAGAAAAGGCACATGAAGATGCCGCGGAATTAATATATGATCACATTAGTAATATCAGGCGGTGATAGTTTTACATTTGGTAGCGAATTAAGTGACACACGTGGTGAACTTAGTCCAAGTAGAAGTTGTTGGGCCAATTTAATAGCAAATAAATTAGGTGCCAAGCATTGTAATACAGGACGTGGTGCTCGTGGCAATTCTTTTATTACTAGACATGTGATTTATAAAGTAAATCAAGCATTGCGTTTGGGTTATAAACCTGAAGAAATATTTGTTCAAGTAATGCTAACATATGTTGACAGGTCCGAAATAGCTGTGAATTTTGATACTAAATTACCTTTTGATTCACCATGGTATTATTTATTTCCAGGTGCAGCCGAAGACGAGTCTAAGTCTCAATGGGTTCTGGAACAAATAAAAAAAGCAGCTTTTAAATTTGCAAATGGTGAAACAGACGCAGACCGATTTGCTAATTTATTACATGGTGAATATAATTTACGCAAAGAACAAGGAATAACAGATTTTGTTAAACATTATTATACGATAATATCTAATTTAAATGATCTTTATATATCGCTTAAAAGTATTTTATTATTACAAAATTTTTTAGAGAACAGAAATATTAAATACATGTATACGTATGTTAGTTTTCATGTGTTGGACAGATTGACCCAATCATTCAGAAATGCTGATAAATTTTTAAATAGTTTACGTGATAATATAAAGTTTGATGATTGGTATAAGTTTCCTGACTCTGTAAAAACTGTGGAAGAGCATTATGATAGGAACAACGAGCGGTATGATGAAATTATTATTTCTGAGAATGGGTTCAATGACTGGGCCCGAGCAAATAAGTATGAGTATGGTCTTAGCCACCCGATGGAACAGGCACATGAAGATGCCGCGGAGTTAATATATGAACGAGTCAAAGAAATTGTCAAGTAATGCAGAAAAATTGAAAAGTTTAGTAACTTATACACCTAGTAGGGGTTATCGCTGGATAAGAAATAAAATACTTACATTAAAACGAGAAATAAAATATCGAAAACGTATGAAGGAATTAAAAAAGAAGGATCCTTTTATATACAAATGAACGTTCTAGATTTACATGGTTATACACTACAAGATGCATACACAGAAACATTAGAATTTCTTAAAGATATGTATACTCAAAAGGAAATAACAGTAAAAGTAATTACTGGCAAAGGAGAAATCGGCCGTGAATTTCCCATGTGGATAGAAAAAAATTCCTATATAAAAAAGTATGAACCAACTAATGATGGAGGTTGTTGGTACATTACTATTGCTGATCAATACCGGCCAGTTATGTAATGCTTTTCACTAATGGAGATAGTTTTACTTATGGAGATGAGTTAAATAAGCCGTATAGTGAAGCGTGGCCATACGTATTGTCTAATATGCTCAATTACCCATATGTAGCAAATTTTGGTGAAAACGGTAAAGACAACGCTGGTATAGTACAATCAACAAAAGAATATCCTTATTCTTTCCGGAGAGAATATCCAACAATGAACCCGTTCGGCGTCCGGATGCCAATATCCCAGAAATGTCCTAAAATTTGGATCATACAATGGACAACATTTAGACGATTTCACGACAACCCTCCAATGAATGTAATATTAAACAAATTAGACAAGCAATATTTGCTTGATTTGTATTTTATACAAGTAAGAGATATGCAAGAATGGTTTGAATTGCACAACATAAATTACTTAATGTTCAATGGGTTTGATAATGAGAAGTATATACGTAATAATGATTCAGAGTTTAAATCTCTAGTAGATGATAAGTATTTTATAGGATGGCCAGACGAAGCAGTAGTAAATTGGGTATATGGATATGAACACGGGCCTAGAGGACATCCATTGGCAGAAGGCCACAAACGAATAGCGGAAATACTCTATGAAAATATTAGGCATAAGTTGCGGATTTCATGATGCCGCCGCCAGTGTTATAGAAGATGGTGAAATTCTATTTGCAGGACACGCAGAACGATATAGTAAAGTAAAACACGATAGTAAATTAAATAATGGTTTACTAGTTAATGCTATGGGAGAGGGTGGCTTGCCCGACGTTGTTTCATACTATGAAAACCCTTGGCTTAAAAAAACTAGACAGTTATATTCTGGCCAATACAAAGATTTTTTTAATTATGAAGATTTTAACACTAAAAAAATGCTTGAAAAGCAAACTGGGTTAAAATATGATTTTGTTAAAGAATGGAATTACCACCCACATCATTTAAGTCACGCCGCCGCAGGTTTCCAAACAAGTCCTTTCGATGATGCCACTGTAATAGTAATAGATGCTATTGGAGAATGGGATTGTATTACAATATGGAACGCAACATATGATAAAGATGGCAAGGCTTGCTATGAAAAAACTTGGGGAGCAAGGTATCCTAACAGTGTAGGACTATACTATAGTGCTATGACGCAGAAAGTAGGCTTGCGTCCACTGGATGAGGAATACATTTTAATGGGCATGGCCGCATATGGACAGCCAATTTACAATAGAGAAATACTAGAAAGGTTTTGGAAAATTGGTGGTCCAGAGATACTTCGCGCCAAGGAAAACTTACATTTAGGCACTGATTGGCACGATGTAGTATTCCCAGAGGAGATGGAAGAGCAGGACAAATATGATATAGCCGCATCCGCACAAGCAACACTAGAACAAGTTGTATTATATATAATGAACTTTGCAAGACGCTATAGTAAGTCTGCTAATTTAGTTTACATGGGAGGCGTTGCGTTAAATTGCGTCTGTAATACTGCTGTTTCTCGCACCTGGGAGGATGTTTGGATTATGCCCAATCCTGGCGATGCTGGCAGTAGTTTAGGCGCGGCCGCCCTAACATATGGCAAGAAACTAAACTGGCAAGGACCATTTTTAGGACACAATATAATAGGTGACTATCCAGATGGAGAAATCATAAAGGAATTGATGTCTACACAAATAGTAGGTGTTGCCAACGGTAGAGCGGAGTTTGGTCCACGGGCACTAGGGAATAGGACATTGTTTGCTGATCCAAGAGGAGATGATATTAAAGATAAAGTAAATGGAATAAAGCGAAGGCAAAAGTTTAGGCCGTTTGCTCCAATGATACTCGAAGAGAAAGCAGAAGAGTACTTTGAAATGCCACTAGTAACTGAAGCAGTTCCAGAGGACACACGACCGTCTTTCTCAGTACATAAGCAAGGTAAGTCTAATCACTTTACAATGACAAGCATTCCAAGTCCGTTTATGCAGTATGTAGGACGTTGTAAACAGCCAAGCAAGTTTCCTGCTATTGTACACAGAGACGGTACAAGTCGTGTCCAAACAGTAGGACCCAATGACAATCCTGAAGTGCGGAATTTGCTTAAATTGTGGGAATACTATACAGGTTGTCCAATGCTGTTAAATACTAGTTTAAATATTAGAGGTGAGCCGATGGTAAATGATCTAAGCGATGCTAGACGTTTTGAAAAACTATATGGTGTAAAAGTATGTACGTAAAAAAATCGCCACACCAGGTATTTGGTTGGAGTATGACTCGGCCATGAGCAACATTGCATTTTGTGGTGATAGTTTTTGTGCTGATATACGCCAAACCGAGCATCGAGGCCCTGGACGGGGTAAAGATTGGAGTCTTTCATACAAAGATGCATGGCCATCTTTAGTTGAAGAAAAATTTAATTTTGAAACAGAAGTATGGGGACTTTCAGGTTCTCCTTTATATCATAGCTATGACTTTTTATTGCGTGTATTAGAAAAAACTGATAAGATGGAAGTAGTAATATTTTGTATTACAGAACCTGGCAGATTTGTTAATTATTATCGAATACCTTATCTCCGCCAACCCTTTCTAGTTCCAAATGAAATAATTCCAAATGAAATAATACACCCACTTTCTGTATATAAAATGATTAAAAAAGTATATAATAAAAATACAGAACCCACTGCAAATGAAATGTTAAATTGGAGTGATAATGAAAAACAAATGCTGTTAGAGACTGTTATTAACTATAAGAGATATTTTGATGATAATGATTATAATTGTTTTGTTCAAAAAGGTATTTTAATGCAAATGGATGAACATATGCTACATATAAAACAAAAATGTATTTGGTTTCCTTGTTTTACAGGCAGTATGCAGGGATTTGTACCTAAAAGCGGCCCAATAGCAAATCAATCATTATCTAAAATATCTAGTGCTGAGTATGATACGTATGAAGAATATCATGATACAATAATGGGTGGTGATACCCATAGGTTAAATCATATGAGTATGGAAAATAATATAAACATGTCTAATTTAATAATAGATATAATTAATAATGATGATTTTAGTCCTGGAACAATAAAAATGGAGAATTATTTTAATGGCATCTAATGGAAAAAGCAAAGACAGGTCACCATTCCCTGCTGGCAAAGTTCCAGAGCGTGAATCAGAAGATACTATAGTTATATACGGTGCTAAACGTTCTGGCAATCATCATTTAATGGGTTATTTTCATTCACTGGGAGAAAAGTGTGAGTTTAGACATGAGGCGGCCCACGCTAAAAAATTATTTTTACAAAAAGGTAAGCAGTTAATTATACTTGTACGTAATCCAGAGGATCAAATTATATCTAATACTTACAGTATGTTTAATGCTGATAAAGATGGTTATGATGTTGGTACAAAAGACAGGCCACTAACAGATTTATCTCCACAAGATATACCTTATCAAGTAGTAGGGCAAGCATGTGAGTACTTAAAAGAATTTACTGATAAAATGCTTCCATTAATTATGTCATTCCCATTTCAATTCGTATTATATGATACCATAATACAGAATAACTTAAATAGTATATACACGCAACGTGACCCACAATACTATAAAGATTATATGTTAAATTACGATGGTATTTTAACTATGCTTGCAAATAGCGACATCGTGGAGTATTGTTTAACACAGTGGCGTGCTTTCAATTTAGAACAAACTATCTATTACCCAGAACTAGCAAATGTACGACAAGATACATAGAAAAGATTATGATATTCAACAGGCGTCCGAAAGATGTAAAACGAGACATTATTGGTACATTGATAATGGTGTTGATTATAGCGATTTTGATTTTAATTGGACTCCTGTTCCGTGGGAATCTAGATTTACTCACGTATTTCATAGTGCGTGGCAACGTGACGGGGGTATTAGGTTAGTAAATAAAGACTACCCTGATGGCGATGTTAAATTTAATAATGAAAAGCAAGTTAGTAGAGTTCCCATTAAAGATAAATGGGTACTTGATCCTGATACTGATTATATCAATTTTGATTTTAGTTGGCATCCGGATACATTTACAGGGGTATATACTTATGTCTTCCCATCACAGTGGCAACGTGATGGAGGTACTAGGTATGTAACTAATGCTGATGCACCTATTAAGCACGTTAGTGATCAAATAACTAAAAGAACACCAAGTAAAGATAATTGGGTGCTTGACTCTGATACTGATTATATTAATTTTGATTTTAGCTGGCACCCAGATTTATCACAAGGTGATTACACATACATATTTCCATCACAATGGCAACGTGATGGAGGTACTAAGTATGTAATAGAGCCCAACGCTCCTATTAAATACGTATCTGATCAAATAACAAATAGAATACCAAATGAAGATAATTGGTCACTTAATAATAATACAGATTATACTGATTTTGATTTTAGTTGGCATCCCGACAAGTCTCAAGGAGAATTCACATACGTATTCCCCTCCCAATGGCAACGTGATGGAGGTACTAGGTATGTAACTAATACTGATGCATCTATTAAACATGTTAGTGATCAAATAACTAAAAGAATACCTTGCACGGATAATTGGAGGCTTAACGATTATACTGATTATACTAATTTTGATTTTAGTTGGCATCCAGATTTATCACAAGGTGATTTCACATACATATTTCCATCACAATGGCAACGTGATGGTGGTACAAAGTATATGCTTGGGCGATTATCTTTTCCTAAGTACGTATCTGATCAAGTAACAAAACGCATTAATGATTTACGATATTGGACATTACCAGACAATATAGACACTGACGAGTTTGACTTCAGTTGGCATCCTGACCCCGCACACGGATCATGGACATATGTTTTTCCTTCATTGTGGCAACGTAATAGTAATGTAACATATCATATAATGCCACAAGCACCAACAAAATATGTAAGTGATCAAGTTATACGCCCGTTGCCTAAGAAAGAAGATTGGATAATTCCTGACAATATAGACGAAGATAGTTTTGACTTTAGTTGGCTTCCAGATCCTGACGTCCCACCGTACATATATGTTTTTGGTACACAGTGGCAAAAGGATGGCGGTCCTATATATAAAGTAGAAGGTGCTACTGAGATATTTTATTGTACTAAACCAGTAGCAAAAGCAATTCCTAACATGCATAATTGGCATATAGAGCCAACAGGCACAGACTATAGTTCATTTGACTTTAGTTGGCATCCAGAGGAAGCACAAAAAGATTACAAACATATGTTTGGAACGCAATGGCAAAGAACAAGTCCTGTATATTATTACAGTGGTTCCACCAGTGAATCCAACCCTAAAATAAATTATGTAAGTGACCAACGTGTTACAACTAAAAGCAATGCGTTGCCACGTTATACAATACAAACAACATTAGAAGATCTAATAAACGCACACCCTAAAGAACGCTTTTGGGCATTAAACTCACAGATGAACTATGATGCATTTGACTTCAGTTGGCATCCTGACTTAAGCCAAATGGATTATGTCCATGTGTTTGGTTCTCAATGGCAAAAACATAGTCAAACATATTACGTTAATGCCTCTGCTTACTTGGAAGGTAATACCCATTTAAACTTTGTGGGCGATCAAAAGGTAGTAGCAAATAGCACCCTCGATATCTTTTATATGGACAGAGGTGGGGAAGGTAGCAAGGAACGTTTCAATTCACTGGCTCTGAGACACTCTCAGACGCTCAAGACGCGTTACTTTGGGAACACCCGCGATACTTTACTACGTTGTGCTAAAAAATGCAAGACAAAGCATTTCTGGGCGGTGTCGAGTGAGAATAGTTATAGTGATTTTAATTTTGATTGGCACTGTGAGCCATGGCAGAAATCTATGTTTCATGTATTTGGCTCCAAGTGGAATAAGTGGAGTAATACATTCCTAGTAAACACTGACGACTTTATTCGAACGTTTGACTGGGCAGACAAAATAGAGGATGTGTATAATTTAAACTTTGTAGAGGATCAACTAGTAACTACACTAGATGATTTAAACGATATTATATTTTTAGACTTTGGAAACAGTGGTGCCAACGAAGCATACAAGACCGTTTACAGTAAGCACCCAAGAATTAAACGTATACGCTTTTTTGACAATTATTTAGATACATTTAAACGAATAATAGTCAAAACCGATACAGATTACTTTTGGGTCACTAGTAGCATATGTGATTATAGTGAGTTTGACTTCAGTTGGCAGCCAGAGCCGTGGCAGGACACGATGCTACACACATTTCAAAGCGGAGAACAGAAGTTTGGTGATACTTTCTATGTTAATAAAGCACACGCAGAGGAACAATTAAAAAATATTAAGTTATTGGACTGGTATGATAAAGTAAACTACTGTGATGAGCAAATAGTAACGAGAACAGAGTGGCCAGAAGTAATATATGACACAGATCTAGTTACTGCTATAAAAGAACATACATTTGAGTCGCCATATGTTGCTTTTAAACATAGATCAATGGCCGAATATAAAACAAATTATGATCCGAGTGTTTGGCGCTCAGAAGATCGCGCTCTACACGTACTTTCACAGAGCGGGTCTGTGTCCGTAGTGCCGAAAGACTGTAAAGAGCAAATTTCCAGGCAAGTGTATGACTACCCCTATATCTTGCGCCACGAAGGCAGTTATATGCCCGATAAACCACAAGATATAGTATTCCTTTCGTATGATGAAAAGAATGCCCAGGAAAACTATGAAGTGTTGCTAAAATCTTTTCCATATGCTAAAAGAGTTCACGGTGTAGAGGGTATAATGAATGCAAAACGAAAAGCCGCTGAAATTTGTGACACTCCATATTTTTATATAGTATTTGCTAAAACAGTAATACACGAAGATTTTAAATTTGATTATCAACCTGATTGGTTATCAAACCCCAAAAATTATATATTTCATGCTTATAATCCTGTATTAGATTACAGTTACGGACACGGTAGCATTACATTATTTGATACCAATTGGATAGCAACAGTAAAAGATGAAGATTTGGGTTTGGACATAATTACAAGCCATGAGCACGAAGTTATACCAGTAGTAAGTTGTGTAAATATATTTGATAGTCCATTTGGTGCATGGCGTACAGCATTTAGAGAAGTATATAAGTTATGTGCCAGCGATACTGTAGAGGACAAGTATAGATTAAAGTTATGGACTACAAAAGATAATACAGAGTTTGGAGAGTATAGTAAGCAAGGTGCTTTATGTGGTGTAGAACAGTACAATAAAGTACAAGATGATTTTAATATTAACGATTGGAAATGGTTAAGGAAGCAATTTGATCTATCGTATTCGCGACCTGTATAGCATTATAAACGTCTGTTTTTGGTGTTTCGCGTGTGTCTACACAGTGTATAAAATGCTCTATTTCGTTTTCTAAAGGTGTATTTCCTGTATAAGGAATAACTTCAGTTTGTATATTTTCGTTTAACGTATTATTATCTAATTTACTATGGTTAGTAATAGTTAAAGTTTCAGCGTCAGTATCCCATATAGCACAGCCTTTTGTGCCTGTTACTGTAACCACTCGTCTACGAACAGGACTATACCAACTAACATCTACTTCAATTAAAAGTTCATGACAATGTCCAGTAAAATGTAATCTGTCGTAAGTTGTGGCATAGTTATTACTTAAATTATAAACGGTAACGTCTATAACATTTATAATATCGTTTGTAAGATATTGTATAATACTAATGTCATGTGGTGCTATACTTAATAATGGTGTTGTTTTAGTTTGATATATACCCCAATTAAGACGTTCTGTTTTAATGTGTTTTATCTCACCCAACACACCGTCTACCATTATTTGTTTTAATTGTATGCAATGTGGATGGTATAAAAATATATGTCCTACCATTAGTATTTGATCATCACTCTGCATACTATTACGTAAGTCAATACATTGCTCTAATGTTTCCGCTAATGGTTTCTCAACATAAACATCGTGTCCTTTTTCTATTAATGTTTTTGCTGTTGTGTAATGATCCCATAATGGAGTAGCAATTACAACAGGGTCCAAGTCTAGTGCGCTTATCTCGTCAATAGTTTGCCCGTTTTCAATGTCTATAATATCGGCAGTTATACCCTGCCTTTCAATAGCAAGTGCTACTTTAGAACCCCAATACCCTGCACCTACTAACCAAATCTTGTTAATATTAGAAGTCATTTGCTGTTTCTATAATATAATCTTGTTGTTCATCTGTTAAACTATGGTAGCACGGTAAACTTACTATGTAATCACATACAAATTCTGCATAGTCACAATATCCTTGATATTTTTCATAAGCAGGTTGTTTTGTCAATGGAACACGATAATGTACGTTACATTGTATGCCGTTATTGTTCATATAGTTTATAAAATCGTCTCTTTTATTCTCTAATAATTGAATTACGTAAACGTGCCAGCTGTGTGTATTTAAATATGCCTCACATGGCGTCATAAACTTATTATAATAAAGTTCTTCATTATATTTTGTACATATTGTACGTTTGCGTTCAAGCCAATTGTCTAAATAAGGCAATTTTGCCTCTATAATTTTTGCTTGTATGTTATCAATCCTGGCATTATAACCCATCGTATGGTATAACCACTTATCTTTTCTACCGTGATCCCTATACATCCGTGCTTTGTCAATTAGTTCTTTGTTACCAGTAATAGCACCAGCATCACCCATCGCACCTAAATTTTTAACAGGGTTAAAACTAAAACAGGTTAAGTCTACTAAATTACCAACACGTTGCCCTTTATACTTCGCGCCAAAACTTTGAGCGGCATCCTCAATTAAAAGTAAATTGTGTTCTTTTAGTTTATCAATGTTTGGAGTTTGTCCGTACGTGTCTACAAACAGTATTGCTTTTGTTTTGTGTGTTATTAGTTCTTGTATTTTGTTCCCATCAATCAAGTAATCAGTATCTATGTCTACAAATACTGGAGTAGCACCTGCTTGTAAAATTGCTTCAGCAGTACTTACAAAACTGTGTGCTGTAGTAATAACTTCGTCGCCCTTGCCAATATCACACGCTAATAATGCACACAGCAATGCAGTGGATCCACTACTAGTTGCCGCACAGGCTTGAGCACCAGTATATTCTGCTATTGTGTTTTCAAACTGATCAGTTACTGGTCCAGTAACAAAATGGTTACCGTCTATACAATATTGTATAGCGGCGTCTATATCTTCTTTTGCTTCTGTGTATTGACTTTTAAGATCTGTAAATGGAATTGTCGTCATCAAGTTTAATTTCACCTTTTGATGTTTTCTTAATACCTTTAGTGTGATCAGTAGTTAAATCAAATGCACGAGTAGAGAAATCTAATTCACGGCGAGGACGTAATACTCTTGCCTCTTCGTAGAATTCTAATTCTATTAATCGATCCCATATGTCTTCTTCAGTACTATGAATTAATGCTTCAGATTCTTTTAATAATTTACGAGTTTTTTCTGCCGCACATGATCCGTCTTCTAAAAAGATTTCATAATAATGTATTGCATTATCTATGTTTTCTCTTAATTCTTTTAGTTTTTTTATGCTCATAGCCAAGTTGACTTAAATTCTTTAAGATCTCTTTTACTTATGCCATATTTGTTAGCAACGCCGTCTTCGTCCCTAAAATCTTCCAATAGGTTATGCCATTTCTCTTTATCAATTAATCTCTTGACCAAATCAACTTCCATTCTGCTTAAAGTATGTGCATGTTCCATAAAATCTTCATACGCTTCAGCGGCAATTGGAAACTTTTCCTTAACTAGACTATACATTGTGCGAGCTAGTTCTTGTATTTCCCACTGTGCGTGTTCGTCTGCTCTTAATTTAGTGTAGTGGAAAAAGTTGTTTAAGTCTATTTTCCAATATAGTTCTGTGTAGTTGTTAAGTGGCAACACGATACGAGACAGTTCCCTAGACAAGCCGTGGCGATCTACAAAGTTATAATTGTCATTCGGGTGCTCTCCTAAAAGACTCAAATAGTCATTGTATGATGTCTTGCCAATACGTTTAATTGTATTGTAACACATCTCTTCTTCCAGTGGAGGTAGTTTACCTCCGCGGCCTTGCTTGTTACTTGTACTCTGTGGCTTTAGATTATCTCTATCAGGGATATAGAATTCGTCTGACATAACGCTATATCGTCCAGAGTATTCGTTTAAGTTTGCTGTCCTATGTCGTACGTGTTGCCTCATAACGAAGATAGGCATCTTTAAGTGGAACTTAACTTCGCACATTTCTACGGGAGATGTATGTTTGTGCTTAACTAGATATCTTATTAATGCTCTATCGTTGCTGGTTCCTTTGGTACCTTTACCATAAGAAACCCGGGCCGCTTGGACTATCGACTCATCAGTTCCCATCGAGTCAATGAGTCCTACAAAGCCGTGGTCCAAATACTTTACATAGTTTGTATTTCTTTCAAAATCAATGTCATTGATTTGTGTCATAAATTTTTCAACGTTTCGTCTGTGGTTGATTGAATATCCGTTGATATTTTTCTGATGTTTAAGATATAGTCAACGGAACTTATCTCATCTTCATAAGCTTCCATTTTATCTTCTAATGCAATTTCTAAATCTTGTGGAGGAACGCCTTGTTCAAGTAAATCTATTACACTAAGAATAAGTTCGTCCCCATCTGCAACGTGTACTACTAGGTGGTCAATATACTCTACGGGTATGTTGGTTATATCAACCCCTTCGATTATTGTTTCCCACTTGTTTAAAAATGCTTTAGTTAGACAAATACTTTCATTAGGCTGTGACATTGGCCGCGCGAGCCTTAGTCTTTTTCTTAGCCGTTACTTTCTTTTTAGTTTGAGCTGGCCGCAATTCGTTTGCTTCTGCACGTAAACGAGCCGCTTCTGATTCCATCATGGTTGCCTGATTGATAAGGCTTTCAGCAATTTGAGTATCACTCATTGCGTCACTATCTTCTGTTGGAGTCTGTTGTGCAATTACTGCTGGACCGCCAGTATCGCTACCTATTTCGTTTGCTCTAATTGCCGCATTTACTTCGCTTATGGCTACTGCCGTATGGGAATCAGGTGTAAGTGCTACGTCTGTTGCTGGAAGTTTCATTATTTTTCTTGAACTATGCAATGATTCCAAAATAGGACGTCCTGTTCTATTCATATGACGATGTAGAACGTCAGCAAGTACATTAGCTTGCTGACCCTCTAATCCTTCTAATACTTCCATTAAAGAGTCGTGTTCTACCTCTCCTAATGATCTTGTTTTTACTACTAAACAATTATCTGGCTCGCCGGGAACTTCCCTAAAAAGTACTACTAATTTGTCATTTGTTGATATTTGCTTGCCAACGTGTTTCATATATTTCTCCTAATCTTGATCAATTTCTGGTTCTATTTCCATAGAACTATCTGTGTCTGCAGGTGGGTTAATCTCTGCTACTGGTGTATCATCATCTTCCGTTGGTGTTTCTGGTGCTGGAACGTGATGCTGTAAAAACGCCATCAATCTATCATAAGTTGAACCAACTGCTGATAGTTCTGCGGCATTGAAAGCACCCCTGCGGGAACTTACTTCAATAATTTGTTTTACTGCGGCCAAATCTGCTAAATTGAATGCAGGTGCTTCGCCATGATTGTGTGGTTCATTACCACCGTCATGCGAATGTGTTGTGCCGTCTTCGTGTGAATGCTCTAGAGCATCTGTTATTTCTTCGGTTGTTTCAATATCGTCAGACATTTTGTTCTCCTGATAAGTACGGTTATGAAAATAATAATATCAATAATATTATCACTAATATTTATTATTCCAGCAACAGCACAAGAAAAAAGTGATGTAGATACTAACTACTCCGATGAGCAAATTCAAGAACTTATTGTTACAATTCAAGAAGGCCTCGAGTGTGACATAGTAAATGACTCTCTTAAAGCAGATTTAGCGTACTATAAAGCCATTAACAGTGTATTAAAAGGCTCTGATCCAGTAGTATTAGTTAAAATAGAAGAAAAAATAGAGAAAAATAGAGTTTTATTTGAAGCATTTCTTACAGGATTAGTTCAAGCATTAGTTCAAACACAACGATATACCCAAGATGAAATACTTGCAATGGTGTCAGAATGGACATCTTTTTCTAATAGTAAAGTAGAGATGCGTAAATCAATTGGCTATAGAGACGGATTGTTAGGTCGACATCTTGAGGAAACTTTTGTATATCTTAATAGATGTAGGAAATGGGAAAAAGGTCTAATGGGTACTATGGCGCCTAACTGAGATATTCACAGGATAAAGCAAAATAACTCGCTTCATTAGGGATTTCGAATCCAACCTGCCACTCTATGTACCAAATCAGATCAAATAGTTCGTCCTGTGTTAAACGTCCAGCACGTGGTTTAGATGTCTGTCTAATATATACTTGTTCATCTGTAGTTATTATTCGTTTTTGTATGCCGTAGCGTCCTTCTAAATGTAAATATATCCATTGATTTATTCGTTCAATTTGTTTAATATGTGTTGCTAAAACAGGATTTGATGTTCGCGCGGCGTTCTTAGTGCTTTTATTGAGAGCAATTTTAGTAAAATAAGGTGGAATCGTAGGAACAACCCGTTCGTCTGTGACGTTAAGTGGATTTATTGTTTGTGTTTTATAAAGACTCATTCTTTTGTTTTTATTACCATCAATTCTTTATAACCCAAAAAATTACTCTCTATAATTTCATAATCCTTGATTGTAGTAGAGTTATTTAGAGTCATTAATGATAAAGATATTCCTATTATAATACCAACAAGAGTCATCACCAATAATTCGCCAGTTGACCAATTGGTATAGCGTAACGGGATATATAATTTTGTAAATAATCTTTTACTCATCCGAAAATTAACCCTACTATGTATATAGTAAGAACACCAAAGTTTAATAGGAAAAGGCTAGGTTCTCGCCACATAATACTGGTTATGGTCCATAACCCGTTTGCTAACAGAAACACCCAAATGTATAATGGATGTATATTAAATGCCGCTAGTAAGGATCCAAATACTAATACGGAGGACGCAGTCCAAGCCATCCATTGATAAGGTTTACGTTCAACCGATGCCACGCCAGTATCTCGTTTTATCTAACTTCTGTAATGTTGACCAAGTATGTTCCCAATCTTCTATATGGTAAACATAATCCCTATTAAAAGGATCAGGCATTTGGCGCCGCCATAACTCCTCTGCTAATGTATAATCATTCCCTGCCTCTTCCATTCTATCACCAAAAAACGTAATAGGTATATTATCAAAATCACGTAGTATTTGTGACTTGTCCATACCAAGTTGTGCTATGTCTAAGCCAGTCTCGCCACCTACTGTTGCTTGCACCTCTGGCCACATATCATTAAATTGGTTTGCTATACAATAACGTTCGCGTGTTCTGCGATCATACTTTACATACTCTCTACGTTCTTCACTGTTGGCATTGCGTCCTACTATGCTAAAGTTAAGCATACCAGTGCGGTATTCAAAGTGATTGCCAGTGCGTAACGGAAAATTACTAACGGCTAAATGTGCCTCTAACCATTTCTCTTGCTCATCAGTTATCTTAAATTCATTATGAAATACTTCTGCACCGTTTTCCCACACACTACTACCCGAGCAGTTATAAACACGAGTAACAACATTAATTATTTCCTCGCCAACCTGTTCAACTGTTTTAGGATAGTCACTGCCAGTAACTAGATATACATCGTGGCTTAAACAAAAATCTATAAACCATTCTGCAAACTCTTCGTTTATTTTACTCCTGCTAGGAGTTAATGTTCCATCTACATCAAAAATAAATGCTCTCATTCAAATAACCTGTCAAATTGTGTTTGTGTATTCTTATCTGAAGAACTGTAAACCCATATAGGCTCCACAAAACAGTCCTGCATATGCTCTTTATCTCCACCCTCTTCATTTCTCGGACGTTGTTTCATCCGCATACCAATTACTTCTTGTAATGGCATATTAAGTGTTTCCATATACTTTGTCATAGGGTCACATACTTTATGCCGTTTGTTTTTAATATTTGCGTCTATAATATTTACCGCAATGACGCCAGTATCAGGATTTATTACATCATTAATACGATCCAATGTCTCAAACAAATAGTCGCTTAACCAATCATAGAAATCGTTATACTTAAACCAACTCTGGTTTTCCTCTGCAACACCTTCAGCATATCGTTCTGTGCTGTAATAAGGTGGACTGGTAAAGGCCAAATCATAATCCAAGTGTGGCCAATCCATTGTTTCACTGGCTCTGAGATATATTAGTACCTCTTTACTGCCTTTAAAATGGAAATAGTCATCACCTATTGTGTTTGTCCAAGTATTGCCTAATGCTTCTTCATAAAATATACACTGAGAAATATAATTTTGGAACGTTTGTGGGTTAGGATCACATCCAACATAGGTGTGAGCATTGCTCGTCCAAAACCCTGCTAATCTATCTCCCCATCCACAACTGCTATCTAATATTGTTTTAGCATTGAACCTGTTATAGACATACTTCGCTACTGTAGGTTTAAATTGTGTAGCAACATACGAACCAAGTCTAAATGCCTCTCGCCATTTTGTTTCATCAACAAACTTAACCATACCCTCACGCCAAAATGTCCAATTAAACTTGCGTAGTTTTTCTTCGTCCTGCCATACTGCTATTGGACTGGGATCTTTCCATCCATTACATCGTAGTCTGTTTTCCTGATGGAAATAGTTACTAATGTCATTGTAGTAATGACTCAAATCAACTACATCCTTACAGTGCTGTTGCACCGAGTAGTCATAATCGTTAAACTTATCCGTAATGTCTGTAGTGTATCCGTATAGGAATTTATTGTGGTCACTACTTCTTAATTTCAGAAACTTATCCGTAACTGTTTGTTCTGTTATAACTTGTAATGGAAATGGTACTTCTTTCTCTATAATATATTTGGCAAGAGCGTCTATGGCTTCGCTCTTCTCAAATCTATTCTTAAAGTCTTCCCATTCATCCACAGTAAAAACGGGCAACCCACTAGGGGTCGCCCGCTCCTCCAATACCGATCTTACGTCGGTTTCAATTACCATGTCCCTTTATATACCGCCATGATTTTGGCATTGCCTTCATTACGGTAATGATTATAATCACTAGCATAACTCAACTGCAGATTGATTGTGCTAGATGTGCTACCTACCGTTGTTGTATAGGACATTGTATAGTCGATTTCTCGACCGTCTGGTGTCATGTCTGCTATCACGTCATTAAAGTGTAACGCACCACGCTCTATCCTGAGGGGTTGTGAAACACCAAATTTAACGGCTGAATCCTCATCAATGACGTAGTCAGCACTAACACCAAAACCCATAGCATGGAAGTCGTCCATGCCCTTAACATAACCATAACCAGCATCACCCTGCGCCAATGCGTAGGTCATGTTACCGGCTAAGGTCCAATCTTTGATACTCTTAGAGCGCCGAATATTAATGTATCTCGATTTGGTATCTGATACGTTAAGCAAACTCTGCCCCGGTGCCCATCCAAGTAGTGTGTTGTCAGTAGCGACTGTTATATCAGTAGCACCAAACGACATGCCTGCTACAAAGTCTTCTATTTGACCATATTCGTCAGGCTGTCCTATTCCAAAATTTAATGACATGTCCTTACCAAACTCTATTCCTTTGAACATAGTTGTGTCATCAAACGAGAAGCCAACGCTGTTGCTGTTAATAATGCTATGGTTCATAACACTTAACTGATCCTTAACAAAACTTAACTGCCAAAAGCGATCTCCACGGATTAAGTGATCATCTACCTTAACTTTAGGTTTATCTTTAGTTTTATCAGTAACGTTACCAGTCGATCCACCACTTCCTGGTGATATTAAAGTTCCAAAAGTACCGTCTTTATATACTACGATCCAATCTATTCTTTTATCACCATTAGCATGAGTAGGTAATAGATGTCCCTGCGTTCCTGCTTTAGGAATACCAGCAAAGATTGGAGTACCAAGTTGTTTAAATGTACCGTTACCATTGTTTAGCCAAATACCACCATGTGATGATCCAACACCACCAGCATAGTTCTGATAATGATACACAACCAAATCCTTTTTCCCATCACCATTTACGTCTACTAAAGCAGGTGGATGTCCTCGTTTGCCACTAGCACTAGTGATACGAAAATGCTGTTTTAAATGTAATCCGCCACCATTAGTAGCATACACATCAATTGAGTTGGTCTCTCCACATCTATCTCCACACTCACTGTGCATTATAATATCGCCTTGATTGTGATACATTGCTCTAACGCCATTTCTCACAGGCCGCATGATATTTTGCATAGGAGTAAAATTCGTGCCACCATTATTTTTATAAACTGTGACGCTACCTACAGGTCTTCCATTGTGTGCGCTGAAATAAGCACCGGACGCGACGATCATTTCAGGGTATCCATCACCATCTAAATCCTTAAATGTACCAGCAAACGCACCGTCATTAGCGACATATCCACCTAAATCTACATATTCACCATTGCCAGGATGTCTTCCATAACCACCTGGTTTGAGACCATAATAAATCACAGTACCAGCACTAAAGCCAATAAGATCCAATTTGCCATCTTTGTTAACGTCAGCAATTGCCGAATTATGCCAATTAAAACGTGGGCCTAATGCTGTATTCAATCCATTGAAAATAAGTGCTCTATAAACTCCACATTGGGCACCACATCCAGGATGTGGTTCTGTCACAGAACTACCACCACCAAAACTATCTTTGCTTACACCACCACCAGGACCATTACCTAAAATAATAGGACCCTTAGCAATATAATCACCAGAGTATTCAGATGCTGTATTACCAATCATAGCACCGGTCCTAGTAAACGTATAAGATCCATCAGGATTACTTAAAAATGCAATCCCTCTATTCCATGCTATCCCATTAAGGGCTTTTTGTGCGCCATGAGTGCTCGGCATTCCCATTACATCTAATCGCCCATCACCATTATAATCTCTTGCAAGAAAGTTATCATGGTCACTAACCATTAACCATGGAACGGTTCCATGACCTGCTTTAAATGAGTAACTGCTACTCAAACTTCCAGCGTTGGCTGACGATCCGACCATTGCCAAGGCAATCCCTATTGCCATAAAGTACTTCTTCATTTCCTTAACCTCTTTTTCTTGCTATGATATGTGAGTTTCGTAGTAAGCATGGGCACCAAACGGCGGTACCGGTGCTCCTTCAATGCGGTGAGTATGTATTATAAAGCAAGTGTCACAATACCTCTCATCGCCCCACGAACCCCACGGGTAACCATCTGTAAACATAATTAACTTCTTCGGTTCGATGGCATTCTCTTTTAGATACTCAAATACTGCTTCAAAAGAAGTTCCACCACCACCAACTATTTCATAATTGTGTATATCAAATAAGTTGTCAACAGTAAAATCTGCTTCATTGTATATTTCAGTATCAAAGCAGAAGACCTTAATATTAAAGGTAGTGTAAGCATCCATAATGCCTTTGATCTCTGAAAGGAAATCACGCACCATGTCTTCGCTTATGCTACCACTAACATCAATGGCAACTACTATATCAATTGTCTCGTCTGGAACCATACCCGGCAACATAACGCCTGTATGCCACGCCTTACGATTGGGTCGCATAAAACTAAAATCACTCTTGATAGTGCTCTTAATTTGTACGTCTATCAAGTCCCGCCAGTTCATTTTGGGCTCGGTTAATTCCTTTATCATCCGAGCAACACCAGCAGGAATATTTCCAGCACCCGCCGTCTGTGCGGCACTGAGAATTGCTTCTTTCATTTCGTCCTTAATCTCTTTACGCTCTTGGTCGGAAAGGACTGGACGCTCACTACTGCCATCGCCATCATCACCACTATCACTGTCATCATCTCCGTCAAGGTGGTCGTCAAGGACTCTGTCGAGCAGATCATCTATATCAATCTTCTCGGCGTTTTCGTATAAGTCATCATATACTTCTTCAAACGACTGTCCGTAGTATTTGGGGTCATGTATAATGGGAACCACATCAATTGGCTCACCAATTTTGTGTATAATTAAATCACCATTTACGCAGTAGTCTGCGGCAATGTTTGATAACTGCCCATCACGTTCGCCCCTGCGGCCAATGTGATCATATACTACGTGAAGGACTTCGTGCCCAAACAGAAACTCTATCTGCTTCGGCGTTAATTGTTTCAGGAACTTCGTGTTATAGTAAAACCTACGGCCATCTGTAGCGGCGGTAGGCAACCATCTATCAGCATTTACGAGTGTTAGGCGTGTAGCCAAATTACCAAAAAACGGCTCTTTGAGCAACAACCCAATTCGTGCTGTAGTAAGGGACTCTCGAACCTCTGCATCAAGGTCCCAGTCAGTTTCAAACCCAATCTCTAAGAGTGGATTATTCGCTACTTTGCTGTCAGCAGTAGTTGAACTTGGGTTGGTCATACGCTTATATTACCATTTAATATACTTATATTATAGCATTTTTTCATTGATCTGTCACGGAAAATAGTGCTGTAAGTCCTTGAATTGGCAGGCAGTACTCAAGCATTGCACCCTTTCCTGCCTGCCTCCCAAGTATCCTATCCTTCCATGGCCGAAATAACGTACTTACCAAATCGCTTATGAAACTCATCAAACGACTTGAGTTTTCCAGGTACTAGCGGTAGGTTGTAATTAGTAAGGGCCATCTTTGCACCCATTACCGTCACCTCTGTGAGGAAGTTATCCATCATGAAGCGGAAGAAGTTGTCGCACATCGCATGCCACTCCTTACCAGGGTTCTGCTTTTTTCCCTTCTTGTAGGCGTCACGCAACTCGTAACACATTGAGATGGTTAGCGAGTACATTGCAGACACCTCTTTTACTTCAAGTTTGGTCACCGTGCCGTCAAGTATATCTGACGGGTTAGGCAATTTGCCTGAATGCTTACGGTGAGCGTTAAACTTAACAGCCAACCCTTCACCAACAGTACCAGCAACCAAGTCTGTGATTTCGCTTTCCGTCATATCTGGGTCACCATCTTCTTCCTGAAGTAACTCACTCACAAACACCCAGGATCGCGGAGTGGCAAACGAGCGTTCGTTGCTACCCGGATCAAAATTGTAGAGATCGTTCTTTGAGAAGGTCAGGTAACCCAACACATCGGGATGAATCTGATGTTCAACCGCCCACTCCTGCCACGTATCAAAATCTGCGGCTACTTCAACGTGGACGAAACGGTTTGCCAACGGGGAGGGCATTCTGTAAGTGACACCACGGTCAGTCTCACGGTTCCCTGCCGCTACGATAACACAGTTATCGGGCAATTTGTAAGTACCAATTCGTCCGTTGAGCACCAACTGATATGCGGCCGCCTGCGTTGCCATCGGAGCAGAGTTTAACTCGTCCAAAAACAATATCACGATGTCGTGTTCTGCGGCCTGTGCTTCTGTGGGAAGATCCACAGGGTGTGCCCAGGACATCGTATTCGCGGCCTGGTTGTAATACGGAATACCACGCAAGTCGGTGGGTTCCATCAAAGCCATACGCAGGTCAATAAGCCAACCATTATTAAATGAGCCAGTAATCTGCTCCATAAGGTCACTCTTACCAATGCCCGGTGGCCCCCATACAAATATCGGTCGCTTCCGCTTCATCGCGCGACGAATTGACTTCTCTGCTTCGCGCAGGGTAACGGTGCGGACTTCAGCTTGTGCCGTCTGTGCCATAATGTTTACCTATATATACTTGGGTTTAAATTAAGCCTTTCCGTCCAGCGGAAGGGCCCTTGAGATAAATTGGGCCATACTCATTAATACGGTCAGCACCGACATCATCAGCATTTATGTTGCCACGGACACCATTTTTCACGGGAGCCTTCCAACTACCCTTCAAAATGTCGCCATTTTCCATATTCACGAAACTGTGGACAGTCGTCTGTCCGTACGCCACTTTGGTGTTCTCTTTGCCAACAACGGCAGGATCGCCAGTAACATAGTGGCGGTTCATACAAACGACTTTCGCGTATTTCTTGCCAAAAATGACGTCAACTTCTGGGGCAGGGCCAAACGTGTAGCCCATCACCTTCCAGTGGTTGTCGTTCATTTCCTGCACTACGTTGATATACTCGTAGATGCGGTCTGTTGTTTCTCGTTTTGGTATCATACTTGGGTTCCTATTGATTCCTTAACTTGTTCTACTATTATAGCATATCGGCGTCAGAAGTCTACCTTTTTGGGTCGATAAGTGCTTGAAATCATTGATTTTTTCACATTTTTTAAGTCATTGATTTCATTGAGTTTTTTTGCGTCGCAGTGTCAGATTAGAAGTCGCTTTCTAGATATGTGATTTTGACCCAGAAAATCAGTAAATATTATAATGCTCCATAACATAGATTTCACTGTATATAGTCCTGATTATCGCTCATACGTGAGTATTATGATTAATGAAGAAACTCTGTGGAGTGATGTTCTGACAGACAATGCCCCAACTCTACACCACGTAGAAATTGAGAAGGAATACCCTGAAAATGAAAAAAATAAGATAGTATTCAAATTTGAGCAATATCAAGCAGAGCATGAACCAGCTGTAAAATATTTAAAAATAAGGAATATTAAAATCAATTCTCAAAAAATATTTGTCAATGAAGGAGATTATACTCCTGCCCAAACTTTATGGATGAAAGAGCATGAACAAGAAATTACAGATAACTTAATTAATCATGGAGGTATTATGGGATGGTATGGCAAAATGTATTATAATTATAGAATACAATCTGAGTTACATTCTTCAAGAGTGAGTAAAAATAATATAAATGATTTAATGTTTGTGGAAAGAATAATTTTACGTAATCCCAAATTGCAACGCAGGTATCATGCATGAAATTACATGTCGATAATACATATTCTCAATTAAAAGAAGTGTTACTTGGTGATATTAGTTTTGATTTTTTAAAGCATTTACCACCATACAAACAACATAAGGTAGAATATATATTAAAACAAACCCAAGATGATTTTTTAGATATACAATCTACATTAGAAGCAGAAGGGGTGAAAGTATACCGCCCATCAAATAAGTTAAAGTATGATAATGAAATACAAACTCCGTTATGGACAGAACTTGGATCACGTTACCCAATGGCACCACGAGATATATTCTTAATAATAGGTGAGACTATTATTGAGTCAGCACCTATTTCCCGCTTTCGCTATTTTGAGCATTGGGCGTATAAAGATATAATGATTGACTATTTCAAGAGTGGTGCAAAGTGGATATCGATGCCAAAGCCACTATTAGGAGAAGAATCATATCATATAGATACATCCATATACACCACAAATTATGAACCTCTGCTAGAGAGCGCCAGTGTTATACAACACAATAACGATATTTTTGTTAGCACTCAAGTCACTTCAAACGAGTTAGGTATACGATGGCTACAAGATATATTGGGAAATGAATACACAATCCATAAGATGGGTAAGCAGTTTATAGGACATTTAGATGCCCATATGTGTATTGTGCGTCCAGGATTAGTTGCCACATATCATTCTAAAAAAGATTTCCCAAAGTATTTTAAGGATTGGGAATTTATTAATCTAGGAACGAGTGATACAGAGATTAGTAAACAACAAGAATTTATTCATGATAATATACAAGATGATGATCATGAAAATACTAATTTACTTGTAAATCTTTTATCTATAAATGAGCATAAACTTTTACTATATGATCATCATAAAAATAATAAAACACTATTACGGCAGTTTGATAAGTATAAAATAGAACCTGTTTTTATTCCCTTTAAATATTGTCATTTTTTCAATCAAGGGATAACTTGTATTACTTTGGAGACACACAGAGATGCAACAAATATGGACTCATGACAGAGGTGAAGAAGCCTTACCATTCTCTATTCAAACAATAGGCAAAAATGGCAGTACAAGATTACACAAGTGGTTAAATCATTATCAATTTTCAAATTGTACTTATGATCAAGTAGTAAATTCACAATATCATAAAGATAATATTGTATATATTTTTATTCAAGATCCAGTAGTAAAATTTATAAAAGGATTTTCTGAAATGATTAGTAATTTACGTCCAGCATACGAAGTTGGTGCTATTAATAATCAACCTAGAGTTGTGCAAGCACATAGTAGTACAGCACATATTATCTTTAAAGAAATATTGACTAAAATGTCTGAAGAGACGATGGAAGTATTTTTATTTCAGTTTTTACAGCATATAGATATGTATAAATTTGATTATCATGTTGAATTACAAACAAAAATTATAGCATACGTATCTAATGCGGGCCTTGATTTTGAAGTATTATCTATATCTGACATTGATAACTTTCATAATATAGTCAAAGAAAAACACGCAAAGCATTTTGCTGAACGTGTTGATGGTCTGGCGAATGGTTTAATACCCATTGATCCAGAGCGTATTGAGAAAAATGCTAGGCTATTGATAGAAGATATAACACAATCATTAGTATATAAACATATTGACGGTGAATTATCTAATATTAAAGAATATTTACAACCAGATATTGGATTATGGCAAATATTTAAAAACCAAACCACTTCATCCACATACTAATAAAAATATGTCCAATCATAAAAATTATTGGAACTCCAATAATAACAAATATTGCTATTACTGTTACTTTAAAAGTTGTTTTGGTTTTAAATATAAGAAACAATGCCCATATTAATATTAATGTTGCAAAAATTTCACCACCGGTGGCATTCATAATAAATTTGTGGACACTCCTCTAAACAGGACGCTTAACAAGAACTACCTTGTCATTCTTACCTGTCTTCATACTGCCATGAAGTATTTTTAAATGGTCGCAAACAAGAAGATCATCTTTGGTTAATCTATAAGTATGTTGCCAACCTGACCATACATTTTGTTGTACATACACCAATGCGGCAAAAAATTCAGTAAAATCGTTATTTGCAGACACCACTATATTCCAACCTACTTTTGGTTTACCAGACGTCCACTCATTACCTCTAGTTGCTTTAACTTCCCACTCTACATGTTTGTTTTTAGTTTTAAGTTGTGGCTCTGCGATAACATCAAAATGACTACCACCATCTGGTGCTATTGCATTGATTCCTTTTGACGTGGCTAAATTATAAACTAACCCGTCAGTAACAAATCCGGACAGCAAACCAGAGTGTACAGAAGCATCCAAATCTCTACCATAAGGGTTTCCAGATTTTGGATCTTTATAATTTATGTTATTTTTCATTGCTCCCTTACATTCTTGTAGTAAGAGTTTCATCATTGATTTCGGAATGAGATTTGCTTGGTCTTTGATATACGGTCGATCCCTTAAAGATCTGTGTGTTGAATGATCATTTTTTTGTATCTTAGATAGTTGTGATAATAATTTTTTTCCTGTTACAAAGTCATTCTTAAATAAATCTTTGCGGTGTTTAACCCATTCGTCTTTTGTTCGAGGGTACCCGTGTTCTAATTGGTCTGCTTGTAACCATTTTTTATAAGAAAAACCACCAAATTTATGAAATTTTTGATCCATTAATGGAGTGCCAGGCTTCTTACCCTCCTGTTTACGATAAGCCTGCACCCACACTTTACTTTGTTTCCAATAATCATATTCTGTTCCAGTTGGTCGCATATTTGAACTAGCAATACGGTCTATCCATTCCAATTCATTATTTGGCATGTCCTTACTGTCAAGTACAATTACAGGTATTTTTTTACAGCCAAAATGTGTAGTTAGTGCTTGAAACCGATGATGTCCACTAACCCCTATATACTTGTCTTTATGTTTATATACTTGTTTATGTTTATATACTTGAATAGGTTCATTCATACCTTGCACTTCAATATCTAAAGCAAGTTTCTTTATATGGTCTTCATTACGTTCAGTAATCTTTCCATATATTTTAACATTTACGGGATTAGACTCAAAATCTTTCGCATCAATCCATTCGCATGTGGCGTTTACTTTAAGAGTAGGATATTTCATATTAGAATTTTTGCTAATGTGGCGTGTAATTTTCTATTAAAGAAAAACGTGTAATGCCAATACTAGCATTACAAGACATAACGCTTCCATTATGTTGTCCTGTGATTGAGAGTTTAAGAAAAGTATGGGGGGCATTGCGCCCCCCATGATTGTTGCTTACGCAGAACCGTTAGCAATAGCGCGGTAACCGGCGCCAACTACGGCACGTGATGCCGTACCCATTCGATACTTGTTGGACGTGCGTCCTTTTGTATCAACGCGGGCGTTGGTATAGACCGGGTGACCTTGGAAACGGAGGCTCTGAATGAGCGCACCGGGGTTCCCAACATTCCAACGTGCAGAAATCTGCGCGGCGGTAAGTTCCTGGCCTTCCTGTAGTGCTGTGAGCACCTTTGCTGTTTTGGTTGTCATATATGACTCCTTTTCTAAATAGCAGATTAAGGGTCTGCCTTGCCCTATCCCACATAAAGTGGAAATCTTTACTACAACAATATACTATGATACACGATCTTGGGTATATTGTCAAGTGTTTTGTGTTACTCTTCGATAATGTCGACGTCTTTCATCGGAAGCACGAAAGTCCATCCCTTCGCACTATCTTTAACCTCGTATACCTGTGTTTCACTATCCATTGCTATCACAGTTCCCTCGCGGACAAGTACCTTGTCACGACTAATGGGTAAGTCAGCAAGCGAATAAAACCCGCCCGGCCGGCCAAACTCATCTATTGGGAATAACTTCTTGTAGGTACATCTTGGTGTATCATAATCACTCATAACTCAAGTCCTTTTCATTTAATTCAACATGTTCAAAATGTACATCTAGTTGTGTTGCAATATCTTCTATAGGCTTACCTATATCAAGTAATGCATTTGCAATTTCTGATAATTCAATTATTGACATTATCCGGCTTAACTCACTCTGCTTCTGTGGGGCAAACACATCTATATTGGTGCTCATAACTTATACCTTTAGTATTGCCATAAAAAATACTACCAACATTCCACCTACGCCCACCCATACCAGAATCTGGTCTAACATTTCAGTAGTCATTAAAAGTTTCCAGCATCTACTTGAAACACCCGGAGTCCATTGCGCCTCCACATATCTACAACCCTTTGACGGTCATCAAACGCCATCGTAGGATTGAATCCAAACTTCTTCATATCCGTAAGCATATTTTCTTTAACTTCTGAGTCAGGCTTAAACTCCTCTTCCGTTACTCGAAACAAAGCCAAGTCAAACTCAACACCAGCATCTTTCAACTGTGTGAGCGTCAAATCCTTGTCTTGCTCAAGACGCCCTGTAGAAATAATAATACGATGCCCTGCCTCTTTCAGCAGTTTGGCCATCATTACAACATCCTTATTAGGAGTGTCGTGAATCATGTCCCTGCGAAAGGCATTAAAGTCTCTCGGCTTCTGCTCAACATGGTGACGCCGATGGTCTATATCCATCAGCGTCCCATCAACATCAAAGATGACATCTGCCATCATTAAATCTTCTCCAGCATCGTTCCCGGAACGCGCCATGTACCGTGACCACCACAGTCAACTACTACGCGAGTCCGTTTGATTTCTACCACATGACCATTCATCTGCTTCGGGATACGGCCGCGGTTAGTCTTACGACCACTCGTTACCATAACACGGTCACCTGTCTGTAGAACACCAATCCGTGCCTTGCCCTGGCGGCGGCGTGCCTCCATGACCAGTTTGCTTACCGCCTTCAACTGATCCATGTTCATAGCGTCAAAGTCAACTCGATGGAGTTGGTTGATCGCTTCGTTGCTTTTCTCTTGTAAGTCCATATTAATACCCTGTTAATGTTTTAAGGTTGATTTCATTTGCATCACACATCTCAATAATGTCGTCGTTAGTCATCCACTTGGCGACCATTACTACGAAATTATTAGGATCCAGTAAGCCTTCCTGTATTGCTTCACAAAGGCGTTCACGTGCGTCACGGTCTCCCATTAGAAGTACCTCACGCGAGTATTATCAGTGTTCTCAAATTGATCTTCTTTCTCTGGGCGTATGCCAGGCTTTGACTCTTTCGGAACCTCGTCCAGTGCCAAGTAACGAAATCCTTTGTAATTGTCAGAGTCTATAAGGACCTGCTCAATCATCGTCATCACGCCTTGGCGCCAGTAGCGATCAACATCAACATATTTTGTTTCTTCTGCACTCCAACGCATGGATGCTTCAAGGGCTCGATTTGCCATACCCTTGACATTTTCAACGTTGATTGTCTTTCTGCTTGCCATCTATTTGCTCCAATTAATTAGCATCATACATACATTATAGCAAATTCACGTCAGAAGTCTACCTTTTTTGTGCTATAAGTGCTTGATTCTGCTGAGTTTTTAAGATTTTTGTAAGTGCTTGATTTTAAAGGCTTTTATAAATCGCTAGAATAAGCGATTTTTATACTTTCTAAGTATTTTCCGAGATCGTGACCATTCAGATAAAACATCGTAGCCAATTTTTCGTCAAATATCGAGATATTCATATACTTCTGTAATCTGCCCATTTTATTGACATGTATGAAATATGGGCTCGGCATACGATTATCCAAGTCCAAATATAGGCGTTGTTTCCCTGTTACTGATTCTGTGCTGAGATCGAATCGATACTCTTTTAATTTTACTTCTTTTGTGAGTGTAAGATACCCTGGTTTTGTGAGACGCAGGCCGCTGGAACCTCTGACATTATACCACCAAAACAACGTGTATTTTCGTACATCTTCTGTAGTGCGAGGGATGTCCAAGAGATCCATAAAGTTAGTTGTATAGTCATGTTTTGATAATCTGTTACTCACCCTTCTCCACTTTCTTACCTTCTGATAGTAAGAAGACTTCAAACTTGTTAGTTTTAAATTGCTGGTTTAATTTTTTGGCTAGGTTATGTGCATGGCCTGGATTACCAAATACAACTCGTTTGTATTTTGGTCCAGGATAATTGACGAGTAGATTGCTAGTTTTTAAATTAATAGGCTGACCGTTATAAAACACTGCCCATATACCTTCTACTTTTAGTATTTGATCACATTTATATGTGTCTTTATTTGTATGCTCTAAAATTACTTCTGGTTTAGGCCTGCTCATTAGTTTAAGTCGCTCCTGTATAGTTATATACGTATATAACTATTTATCGTTGCTTAACTAAAATTCTCCGGCGTCAAACTCTACTTCTATTACTTGGTTCTGTATGATTTCGTCTTGTAATTGTATGATTTGCTCTTGGCAAGTGGCAATATGCGTCAAAAGAACAGCCAAAGAATGTTCTAAATCATTACAATGTTGTTTACCTATTCTTAATTCACTTTGCCCACTATGCTTCAGTCCAGCAATTTGGTGTAATAAGTTTTCGATAGGGCGTAAATTAAGTTGTGGACTTGACATACTTCAATGATTCCTTTGCATCCTCTATTGATTTATATGGACCTCTATAACCATATCTATCTAACGTAATAAGTTTTGGGCAAAATGCCGTAGTCCAACCTATTTTATTAAAGTTTATAATATAGTGCCCGGCACAGAACCAACACTTGCTATCTATACGTTTGGTAAACATTGGTAGTTTACGTGCTAGGTCAAATATTGTATTGTATCCGCTTTTGGAATTAATTGGGTAATTGTAGACTTCGTTCTCTACTTTTGTATCGCGAGTCTCTTCCTTACTAAATTTAATAAATCGTATAGGGTATTTCTCTAATAAGTTTTTCTTATTATCAAAGGCACTCTTATGTCCGTTCTCTGTAATAACGAATGCATCACCTAATTTATTAAGCATGCCTATACTTTTTCCATCTTTAGAAAGGATCCAAAAACGATCCTTTATTAATGGTTTTGCTATTGTGTCTTCTGTCATATTCATTCTCTTCTGATTATCTGATTATACCTAATGCTTTTCCTATGGTGTTATCTAACTCGTCCATAGTAGTCAAGTCTTGTTTTGCTTCTAATACTTTGCGTTTAGCATCCAAACCAAACGTCTTCTTAAACCAGATGTTTAGTCTATCGCTAATGTTTACTACTTTCCTAAACGTTTTCCTGCTAATTATTTTCAAAACAATTCCTTTTCTGTTAATACTTGAAACTCATACCCGTTGTCTATACAATATAGTCTAGCCGCTCTCCACTTGGCTCTGTTAACACTCCAAGATGTTTGCCACTTGGGTTTAATTTCAATAATTTTCTCAATAGTATTGCCCTCGACGTCCTTATACTTTACATAAAAGTCTGGATAGTAGTTGTGTAAACGATCGTCTTTCGGTGACACATATGGAATATGAATTGATTCGCTATCCCATTTTAATATATTCTCTGAACGATCACAATAGATCATAAACCGTCGTTCCCACATTGACCTATATATAACATTCTTTTTATCAAGTTTAGATTTGTCTTTGGGTATATACTTTCCTTTAATTGCGGTGTTTCTCATTTTACATCCATAAGTCTGTGTAGTGCTTACCAAACAATGAAAATCCATCTTTAGTATTTTGCCAACGTTCATCAGTCCAATAGTCTATGTCACTATTTTCATCTCCAACGACACTTTCAAAAGCATAAATCATTTTGTCAATTGCATCTGCCCAATCATCAAATTCCTCAAATTCCTGTGGATAACTTTGCGAACCATCTTGTAACTGTTCTAGAGCAGGAATAATTATCAATGCTAGTGTAAGATCTAATGCCCATGTATCCCACGGATGTATTTCTACATCAATGTCTTGAGTACCATCTTCTTGTAGCTCACCAATAATTGCTCTCATTTTATATTCCTCGGCCTGCCGTCATCATCAAGGGCAACATTTACAAAATCCCCACACGCTACTTTGTCATTACCTACGTATACGTCAATGTGTACGGTTGCAGATGTTGTCCCTAACTTTACAATGTGTCCATAGCAAGAGACTAAATCTCCTATTTGTACACACTTAAAAAATTCTATATTATTAACTGCTCGGGTAGCACTCTTTCCTTCTGGCGCTATATGTGCAGATGCCAAGTCCATTAAACCCATAAGCCAGCCACCAAATATATCGCCCCGAGCATTGGTGTCTCGCGGCATTGCTGATACTTGTATAACTAACTTACCTAGTAATTGGTTAAAAGCCATTTAATTGTCCTTGGATATAATTCATGCTCCACTTTGTGTATTCGTTGTTCTAAATCGTCTAAACTATCATGATTGAGTATAGGAACTCTTGTTTGCTCTATAATAGAGCCAGTGTCCATTCCCGCGTCTACATAATGTACTGTAACGCCGGTCTCATTAATTCCTGCGTCAAATGCTTGTTTAATAGCACCCGCCCCCTTGAACTCTGGAAGTACGGATGGATGAATGTTTATTATATGAGATTCCCAGCGTTGTACAAAACCAGGGCTCAAGAGTCGCATAAAGCCGGCGAGTACTATTAAATCTATTTTATGTTCTTCACATACATTTGTTATTTTATGTTCTAATCGTTTAAGGCTAGACAATACGTATGTAGGTATTCCTGCCTCTTCTGCTCTTGTTAATCCATAGGCATTCGGTTTGTCAGACAAAACATACTTAACAGGCAATTTTGCGTCTAGAATTGCCTGCAAGTTTGTTCCTGAACCAGATAGTAATACTACTATTCCTGACACTACGCCTCCGAGTAACTTGAGTTTAAAATTTCACTAAATCTTTGAGCGTCATCGCCCAATCTCTGTAGGTTATGTCTGCCACAAAACTTCATAAAATGAATCCCTACATTAGTATTTTTCTTCGCTGTAATACCGTTTATAGTTTCATTCATTTGTTCTCTAATATTGTCTGGTTGTTCCATTAAATCAATGAGTCTTTTATTGCGCTCGTAATCATCCTTTACTCTATGCTCAATATTGTTATGATCAACCCAACGTTGAAGCATCATATTGTTCCAAGCAAAACCTTGATTGGTTCTGTCTTCAAATGCTTCTTTTAATTTGTTCTTTCTAATACGTGGATACGCACTAAAAACGTTATCACTAGCATCACCCCTCATACACTTTTCAAATAATAACCACTCGGGGTTGGGTATTTCTTTTGGCTCTTTGGTCTTTTTATCTATGACCATGTCGCCTTTCTTATTAAAAATACCATCAATTGTTATTAGTTGATCGGTAATGCCATTGTATTGTTTAACGTTATCTGTTATAAGTTGATAAAAATCACTATCACTGCTTATAATATAGTGTTCATCAAACGGGTGATTTTGAATAAATCCCGCAATTAAATCATCTGCTTCTAATACGCTATTTTGTATTACTGAGCAATTTGTTTTATTTTCTAAAAATGTAACAAACTCAGTAAACACTTCCCAAAAGAGTTCATCTTCTTCCTGCTCTCTTTCTGTAAGTGCTTGCCGTGCTACGACCCTATTCTTTTTGTAAGGCTCGTAATAATCTTTACGCCAACTACGTCCTTCTAAACAAAAGATAACGTGGTCAGTTTTAAATTCTCGCCATACTTTAGCAACACTATTTAGCGTCACGTGTATAGCAAGTCCTAGTTTAGTGTCAGAATCAACACTCTTTGCTACAACATGCCTTGCTCTAAAAAACATGTTAGCAGTATCAATTAATAGATATCTCATAGTAGCACTCTATGGAATTGAAGTTACGGCCACCCCAGGTGATGGCCGCTGACTTCTGTTGGTGAATTAAGCTTTCTTAGTAAAAAGCCAATATAGGGTTGCAGCTGCTACTAAACCAACTAGACCGCTACTACCTAGTGAACTCACTAGTCCTATAATATTACCTACAACATCACCGGGCAAGAACGCCACTGATGGTCCAAAGATTATTTGGACAATTACTGCTAAGGCGATTAGTGATACACCAACTTCTGTTAGTTTAGTCACCCACCCTAGTATGTTGTCTACCATGCCAGCCATATTATTACCTCCTGAGGTTTTATTGAATGTGCATAATTGATGCACTGGCAAATCATAATTACATAATTGTAACTATAATCTATATAGTATAACAGATTATACTATCTGTGTCAATCTATTCAGCAGAATACGAGCCCATGCTTTGTGAGCGTCTGGACCATAGTATTCTGTGCCTGGATTGAAAAAGAGATTCTGTTTTGTCAATTGAGAAACCATAGTTTCCTGTGGTTCATACGGACCGATATAAGAATCTCCAAAATCATATCGATTATTTTCCTGAACATTCAGACAATTGACCGTATTAAACATAAGGTGTTTTGTTTTAGTATTATTTAATTGTTCATGTAATTGTATTACATCTTTTAGTAGGCTTTCATGTCCGCGTAATAAACCATCCCAGTTTTCCCAACCTATTATAGCGATTACGTCTTGTGGGTGTGGTTTAGTATTAACATACCGCATAGTAGTCGTCATAATAGTTTCATTATTATAATTTGCTTTTGATATATTAAAACTTCCTATTTTCATTACAGGTGTTATATGTATTTGCCATGCGTTTGTTTTATTATCTGGATGTGGAACATCACCAAGATGCATCCACGATTGATCGTCATGTGCATATGAGTAATCATTAACACACTTTACGGCCGCTGTGTGCGCGCCACCAACACAAATAATACTACTCATTTTTCCCGATCCACTTCCAAGCGTCTATCCATTTTTTACCAATGTAAATCAATGCTATTAATATTAATAATATAACTGCATCACCATACCAAGGTAAGTCAGTATTAAGACTTACTCCACCTACATTTAATCCAGTGTCAGGTGCTGTTTGTTCTACGGAAACAGTATTATCGTCAGTATTAATTGTAATAGTCTTGCCTTCACTCATTCGTATTCTCTCCTACCGCCTTCTATTTCTTTTCCTTGTACAATGCTTTCTGCAAATACTTCATCATCATATGTTTCTAATGCAATTTGTTTGCACAAGTCTTGGAACCATTGGTCTACTACATCTTCATCTGTATCGCCAACTAATCCATGCTTGCGTAACATGGCCGGAAAATGTTCATTCCAGTCTAATTCAAAAGAACCATTGCGTGGATTATCTTCATCTACTTCCACGTCAACAACAGTAAACCAAGGCTCTTCATCTTTAGTTGCTTGTTCTTTTGGTGTTAGTTTTGTTTTTTTAGGAGCAGATTCTGTTTTTGGTGCTGGCTTAGGCTTTCTAATTGCCTTCCCTAATTTATCAAATATTCCCATTATTGTATTACCTTGCCTTCTTTTTCCTTAATCGCTAATGCCATAGCAACTCCCTCGGGTGTTAATGTAACGTAATCTTCATACATTTCTTTCCAAATAGCAGAGGGTTTTATTCCAAGACGTTCTAATAATGATCCAATTGATATTTCAGTTAAGCCTTCTTTTTTACATTCTAATAAAACTTGTAACATGAGTTCTTCTACCTTTGGATCTCCTTGCTCCATCGGTAAGTTACTTAAATATTCTGGTAAGTCCATTACGTTCCCCATGCGTTTCCGAATAAGTCGGAATGTAGTCTTGGACTGTATTTTAGTCCATATTTCATTGCTAGATCTGCAACGTGGCGTGAATTAAAAGAGTAATCTTCATAGCATCCGCCTACTGGCATTACATACACTGGACATTCTACTCCAGCACTTCTGTATGCCTCAACAGCCTCCAACACTTCATAAATACCCTCTTCATTATCTATCACGAATTTAAAATACATATCTGATTTCTGAACAGCAGAGTATTCTTTCGCTATCTCTGGATTAATAGCATCCGACCACTTTTCGCCACTTGTTGATAGTTTAGGACTACAGGACCAAGTGATCCATGGCCTGTTTGTGCTTGCGAAAAAGTCATTCCATCGTAATGGCTGTGTGGTATTTGTCTCAAATGTCATATGCTTTAAACTAGACATCATTGGGTCCTTGAATAATGTCGGATATATACGTTGCCATAGCATAGGCTCACCACCTGTTACAACTAAATGTATTTCTTCCCACTGGTTGCGTGGTGTTATGCTTAATAAATCTATTACTACATCGTCTATCGTAGTTGTTGTAGCAAACCGTTTAAAACGTGGATCCCAACTAGCATAACTATCACAACCTGTTTTAACTAATGGTAATCCATCCATTGATGTATAATCATCTGGATTAATCCAATTACGTTCTTCGCTTAATTGTCCTGCTGGCATTCCAAAGCCTTGGCATTTGAAGTTACAACCAAATAAACGTAGGAAAACACTCGGAGTCCCTACCCATCTACCTTCGCCTTGCAGGCTGTAGAATATTTCAGTATATCTAACTTTCATTTTTCTTTCCTTTAGATTTATTCCATTCTTCTAACCATTCTTCATGCGTGACCATGTAGTGTGGACCGATAATAAATCTCTTTGCTAAAAGCCGTTCTTTTTCGCGTTCTTTCTCTCTTTCAGGATACTCATTTACTATTATAACAATATTTTTGAGATTGTCAATGGTATTTGCCTCATAAGGAGACCTATAATAATGCCGCTCATTAAGATTATCTAAACATCTTTGAGCAAGCTCTTTAATATCTTCCAAGTCATCGCGCATAACTTTCTATGTACCTTTTAAGCGTTGTAGAGATCTACGGTGCACCATCCATGGCAGATCGATTTCATACAATCTCTCCCAATCTGGAAAACCAATTGGTAATACTTGTAGCCATAATACTCTGAGTTCTTCCAGCAAGTCCCAACGCATCTTGTTAGACTCTAGGTCTAAATAACTTAACATAATAGTTATAGAATCTTTAAACTTATATTCATCTAGAATGCTTGACATATCGAATACGTGATAATGTTTTGATTTTCGCGCAAGATTCGAGTTTTCGGTATACTCGCAGGGTTTCTGTCTTATATCCAAAATCCATTTATAATTTTTGAGGAAAATAGTTTTATGGTTTTCATATTTAAAATATGGATCATGACTCATGATAGAGTGTACTAAGGCAAAATAATAGATATCCTGCTTTGTTAACATAGACCACACATTCAATTCTGATCTAATTGAGGAATTGGGATCATCAGGTTTTTCGCAATGACCGAATACTTCTCCCCTTACGTGTTTTAAGTCAAAGTCAGGATCAAGTCGTAAATCTTTAGCATCAAATCCACCAGTAATATTTTGATCTATAAATTCCATATGTTGTTTTTTTTTCATACTTAATAAAAACAATGCTTTAATACAATTATAACTTTTCTCAGGCGTCAATTTTCCGTTCATTTTTGCATTCGCCAAAACTTTGCACGGTAATATTACTTTAGGATGCATGCCTAGGCAGTTAACAATAAATCTAGCACCTGTCCATGGATGAAAAGGTATTACAATAAGTTTGTCCGTTTTTCTGTTAATTAAATCTTCATCAGCTAATCTCATTTTTTCATTACCTTGCATAACTTTCTATGCCGCCTTCTCTGTGTATGTCTAGTGTTAAACAATGTAATCCACCATCCCAAAAGAATCTATGTCTAAACGGTGCTACTATGGGTTCTATATTGTGTGATCTAAACCACTTAAACAAATCTTTGTTCTCTGTAATACATAATACAGTTTCTGGGTTGATCACTAACACATTAACGTCCCATACAGTTTCCTCGCAAAAGCCTACCCATTCTGAAAACCACGCATCCACAAAATCAATTAATTCATCATTGTGCTCTTCACCTGGCACCCACCATTTTCCATTTACTTTTTCTCTAATCTCCAAAAATGGAGACATATCCGGCCATTGAGCATCAGGCAAGTAAAATACATCCCAATTTGGAAAGTATTTTTTAAAATTTAAAGCTTCTCCATTGCTAATCCAAGCACCAGGTTTAATTGGATTATAAATTCCATCACTATGCCCATCATTGAAAGCAGTTATGATTTTATAATCTTTAAATCGTTCTTTAAAATATCTGTATGTTGGACTAGGTAATCCATCTAAAATAATAGTGTCTCCTAATCTAATAATGTTTGGTCCGTTACTGATACAATTTTCAATATTAATTGGAAACTCTTTAATTACTTCTCCGTCATATCCTTCAATTTCTTCAAATAAGTTTTCATAAAATATAGCCGAAGAACAGCCAGCTCCATATGATTTAGAATATAACTCCCGATCAATTGACCTAAGTTTATACATTGTATCATCTACAACAATTTGATCATCACGGGGAAATAATGGTGGCCGAGTCAATGTTCCGGGGTCAGCATATATATCATAAGAATTGAGCCAATTCTGAACCCCTTGCTTATCTATTAATCGTGGGAAATATCTTAAAACTTCATCAATATTTACATTTAACTCATCATCAACACACGCACCGCCGACTTTATATATGTTGTAAATATGATCAAAATCGAATATTCTTGGACGTTTAACTGTGACATTATAATTCTCTAGTATTTCACGTATGTTATCTAAATCTTCTATAGTTTCTTCTGTTATTTGTCTAAGAATATTTTTTACTTTTTTGTTATCAACATAATCAAAAAAGTCAGGACGATAACAGTCACCAAGCCAACATTCAACTAATGGCTGAAATCCTGTATTGCAATTTATTATAGCCAACCTTTAAAGCCAGCGTCAGGGTTAGTATAAATGGAACTGTTCTTGTCATTTTCTCTTGCTTCTACACTAATAACCCATGCTCGTCCTCTTGTTCGTTCCCGCAACCATTCATCTGCCCACATACAAATACGGAATGCTGTGCCTTCCATACCCGGACCTTCTTCTTGCACAATTAACTTACATACTCCTGCATCGTGCATTGCTTGGAATGTTTCCATCCACGGATCATCATGATCAACTACAAATGTATGATCATAATTTTCATCTAACCATTGTTTTACTCCATCCAAGTCACCATAGTCGACAAGAAACCCTTCCTTTGTCATTGTCTGTGCACCAAATACAAAATGAAAACTACGACTATAGCCGTGTATCAAATGACAATTTCCGTCGTGCTTATGTTGTCTATGAGCACATGGAAAATTATAAAAACTCTTTGTTGATGTAAACTCTGGAACGTCACTCATTACATATCTCCTATAATATATGTGCGTGTTCTAACGCTTCATATGCAAACCAAATACCAAATAATAAAAATGTATATCTTGTAATATTAAATAAATTATGTTGTATTATTTTTCTTTTCATTATTATTGGTGTTGCTATTACTACGACCACTATTGCTATTATAGCACCAATTAACTTAGATGTAAAGTCTCCTGTATCCATAAACAAGAATGTATTAATCTCCATACTCTCACGGAAATAGATAATAAATATCGCACTTGCACCTGCAAATACTCCAATACCTTTCCGTGCTTCTTTAACATGTTTACTAATATGTTCCTGTATGTTTTTCGAATTAAAAAACAGATACAACATTAATAATGCGAGCACACCGTACGTTGCCCACTCATACGGTTCAAGTATCTCACCTAGAATATAACCTCCACTAACGCCTGTAATAAGTCCTGCTATAGCAGATAATATTATTGGCATTGTAATAGTTAGTGAACCTATTATTAAATAGGTTAAGAATACTATTTCTAATACTTCTCTACCTACATATACAAAACCACTAATTATATTTTCCATTACATTTTCCTATCATGATTATGAAAAACTGGGTGTATTACTATAAGAAAATAAAGCATTGATCCAAAGGGCATAAAACATATCATACCAATTGCCCATAGCATTTTACGTCCAAACGTCATTTCTCTGTGGTATAATTCCCATAGTGTATATACTGCCAATGCTAAACCAAATGCCACTCCAAATTCCATCATAATTGACATCCTGCCAAATCAAAACATAATATTACTACTACTATTATGCCTAATATGTATTGTGTTCTTTGTTTCATTACCAATTCCTATAATACCACCAACATTCCCATGGGAATACAACCCACGATGGGTCTTCTATTTTGTTAATTGAACGAGCAGAATATTTTACATCCTTAAACTCACTACCTTCATTGTCAATTAATACGGCAAATCTAATATTCCGCCGCCACAATGCTTTGTTTTCTGCTGGCATATGTACATATGCCAGCGCTGGCATATGTACTGCCTCGCCATATAAATGTGGCTCTATAGTGTTCTCCCAATCATTTACCATCCATTGGAAAGTTGCGCCAGTGTCATTTATATCATCTATGATAAGAATTTGTTTGCCTTCCAGTGCATCTAATGGTATTTCAGGATTAGATTGTTGTTGTACATTATCGCGCAACCTAACATCTTGTATAACCATAGGACGATTAAGATAATGACTTAGCATTACCGCAGGTAATAAACCACCTCGCGGTATGCCCACTATATAATCAGGTGTCCAGTTGTCTGTATTCATTTGATAACAAATATCTAATACATATGACTTAACATCTTGCGTATCAGTATCTATAATTTTAGTCATACTCTGTGTACCAATTGCATAAACTCTGCTCTGTGTGCTGTATCTGTTTTATACCGCCCACCTAGTTTGCTTGTAATAGTAAATGAACCTGTGTCCTCTACTCCTCTATGCTTAACACAGAAGTGAGCGGCATCAATTATCACAGCAACTTCTGGTGTATCTAAGATATAACTGAGTGCGTGATAAATTTGTTCTGTTAAACGTTCTTGTATTTGTGGTCGTTTAGAAAAGTATTCTACAATCCTGTTTAACTTGCTTAAACCTAATACTTTTTGATTTGGAATATAACCTACGTGTGCTTTACCGTCTATAGCAACTAGATGATGCTCGCAAAAAGAAGACACTTGTATGTTCCTTTCTACAACCATCTCATCGTAGTCTATTTTGTTTGCTACTGCTGTGCATTTAGGGAATGTATCTGGATGTAATCCCCAAAATATTTCGTTGACATACATTTTAGCAACACGTTTAGGCGTGTCAAGTAAACTGTCGTCTGATAAATCCATCCCCACAATCTCAAGAACCTCTCGCATTCTGCTTTCAATTGCTTCAATCTTATCTGTTCTTGACAGAGTATACAGATTTGAGGTGACAGGCGTTTCAAGGCCTAATGCTGATAAATGTGCGTGGACTTGCTGACCCAACTCAGGGTCAGTCTTTGTTTTGTTATAACTCATTTTCCTTCCTTACTCGGTTGTTGTTTTACATCAGTTACCTTTGTGTAACTCTACTAATATTTATATGTCTAGAATGTTGTCAAACATAATATCGGCACTTAAGAAATTATGTGTTAATACCTCTACTTGTTCATCCAAGTATTCTTTTTTCACAATGTCATAGTTATCACATAATTCCACAACAAAATTTTCTAAATCTTTTTTATGCTCTAGATAGTTACCATAACTTTCAGTCCATATACTTGGATACTTAAATACATCCTTGTACATTTCACTATAACTTGCTCTGTCCGGAACGATAGGAATAGCACCTGCTAAACATCCTTCCATCATACTAATACCCAAATTCTCATGTAGGCTACAACTAAACACCGCCTTTGCTCGCCCCATTTCTTCGTAGTATTTTTCTTTACTTAAATCTAACTGCTGAGTAATTAAAACACTATACGGACGTAAATTAAGATCTTCTACAATTTCAGGCTGTTTATCCTCGTTATAACGATGCGGCCACATAATAGTATCTTGTTTCGGGTTATCATAATACTGTTGTAATTGTTTTACAATAGGATTATGTGGTTGCCCACTACGTATCGCCTTGTTGTGATATATGTCAGGTATTTCCAAGTTGTGTAAAAATATGTTTTTGTGGAAATTACTTGCATAATAATTATAGTCACATGCCATATACCACGCTTTTTCTTGTAAGTGTGGCCATGGTTTGGACATCTTTAAACCCAATATGTCAGTTGGATCGTATGCGCCTGCATGCCAAATACCGTGTATCTCTACAGGTATGTCAAGCAGTTCGCTCATATATTTGATGGGCGTTACTATGAAGTTCCAAGCATCAGTAATAAGGAATTTGTCGTCGGGGAGGATGAGACCCTTACTAAACAATTCACTTACTTGCGCGGTTTGGCTAGCCTTGTACTCATTTGTTTTTCCGAAGTCAAGGAACGCACCGCTGGTGGTTTTATCTTCAACAGTAACCCCATCAATAGTTTCTACACAATATTCTAAATTGTGTTCGGCTATCTTCTCATTGAGAAGTGATGGAATATTATCGTACCATTGTTTTGTATAGCGTTGATCTATAGGTTCAATGGGTATAATATAAATTGTATTCATTGGTATAATCTTGTAATATCTTCTTCGTCACATTTGTCACCATATTGTACTTCTACAATGCTTAATTCCTGTCTTGAGGGATTAATTAATTGATGCCAAGTATCTGCTGGTATAACTAATGTTTCAGTTTCATGTAATATAACAGTAGTGCTATTATCTTCTATTAAATCTTGCTCTAATGTTTTACTACCCCGTGGGTAATCTTCACTAAGTATCACCCTTGCTACGCCACTATTAACGCACCAAAATTCGTTTCTATATTCATGTTTTTGAAAACTTAAACACATACTAGGACTAACTACTAGTTCTTTTACTTTAACTTCGTTGAAGTCGCCTAGAACTCTGTAATATCCCCATACGCGATGTTCCTTTTGAACTTCTTTAAGAATTTCGTGAATTTGGGTATTCGCGTTTTTTGTACTCTCTGTTGTCATGACGCTTGTTATCGAATCGCTTTTTATATTGGTTAAAGGGATAGCCAGGCCATTGACGTGCCTTGCCCGTATCTTTCCATCTAAGGAAATCATCATAAGGAGTTTTTCCCTTATATAGATGTGCCTCGTTAAATACCCGCCCAAACTCCCTACAAAAATTGCGGTATTCATCTAGATCTTCAAAGACCTTTATAACTGCTTCTTTCATTGTTATTATTCTGCGGCTAAGGTTATAGGATAGACGCAATGGCAGCCGTTTTCGCCATCTTCGCCTACTTCGATCCATACTTCTCTATCTGGGTATTTGTCGTTAATAGCCATATAAAGATCATCAGCAATCATCTCACAGGACTTGTAGTCCAGTTGTAATGTGCCTGCATACAAGTTTTCCATCCAACGCTTAAACTGGATAAATTCAATATCCCTGTCATCGTGGAATACTTGTATAGTAACTCTAAAGTGGAATGTGTGGCGATGCGGATATCCAAGAAAGGATACATCATACTCATCACCAGTTGCTAGTGCGGGGTCTTCCAAAGCGGCAGGGTATTTGTGTATGCCTTCTTTTTGGAATTTAACCCAAATCATCTTGGGCATTTGTTGGACTTTTTCTGTCCTTAATTGACGTCTATGATCGTCTATGTTGAATACTTCATTCATAATTAACTCACAGGTTCAGTTGATACGTGTTCTTCTTTTCCATCTACCCCTTCCCACGATTTGTGGTCGGGCATTGGGTCCTTTTGCTCTGTTATGTTGGGCCATATTCTAGAGTATTTGTCATTGAATTCTGCCCAATCTATACTGCCAGTTTGCGTGTATTCATTGTCTGGTACAATGGCTTCAATGGGACATTCAGGCTCACATATACCACAGTCAATACACTCGTCTGGATGTATAATTAGCATGTTTTCGCCTTCGTAAAAGCAGTCCACCGGGCATACTTCTACGCAGTCCGTTAATTTACATTTAACGCAAAGTTCATTAACTATATATGTCATAACGTAATTATACTATGACCACTTGATATTGTCAAGTAAAGATGAGTGTCCTTCTTTGTATTGTATCACTACATTTCCTTTGGCGTCAATACCGTCCCAAGTGAAATCTTCGCCATATATCAGACCTAATGTGCCCAGATGGTTGCATAGCATAGCAACTGCTTCAACGGTTCTGTAGCTGGCGTTTAGTGCGCCGCCTTCTACAGTTTTACCCGATGTTTCTCCTATCCATCTATCACGGACAGTAACTTTATTAATATTAAACCTTCCGATTTCCATCAGTATACTGATTTAATCTTATCCGCAACACCATACTTTACTGCCTCGTCAGCATTAAGCCATACATCTTGTGGCGGTAACAATACTTCACGAATCTTCTTTTCAGTAAGTCCAGTACATTTTTTATAATGTGATAACATACGTTCTGTACTCATTTCAAATTCTCGCACAACTGCGAATAATTCGTGTTCTTTACCTCTACTGCCCCAACTATATTGGTGACTTAATATGCTAGTATTTGGTGTAATTGTTCTATAGCCTTTTTGCCCTGCCATAAATGTCAGTACGCCACAAGAAGCAATCATACCTAATCCTATTGTGCGTACAGGAATAGAAGATCCCTTCATAACATCTATTAAAGCAAATGCGTGTGCAACTTCACCACCAGGACTATTAATCATTAGTGTAAGATATTTTGGTTTTAATTTTGTAGGTAATACGTTTTTCTCAAGTATAAACCTAATTGCCATACCACATGATTCTTCATTAAAGTCAGTCATAAACATATGAATGTTATTATCATATAGTGGATCACCGCTTGGTTGCGGGCCACGTGGGCGTTGTGGTTTTGGACCTGCTTCTGTATCCTTATCCGCGGCCGCGTTCTTAACTGCTTTTGCTTTCTTTTTCTTTACTGCCATGTTTTTGCTCCTCTATATCATTGATTCGTTTCTCTATAGGAAATCGAATTATATTATTATGTTGTTTGTTTAGTTCTATACGTTGCTGTATATACTCTAAAAGTGTCATTACTCAAATAAGTTATGAAATGACTCCTCTGCACTATATACTTCCTTGGCCATCACTTCATCCTTTCCCATTGGTTCTATGCCTAATTCATCTGCATAGGCTTCAGAAGTATTTACCCCTTGGATGCGTGTAAACCATCTACTATATTTCTCTACTTCAGCAATGGCATTAGCATGATCTTTCTTAGAAAATATCTCGTGAATCACTTCTGCTATGTGAGCGCCATTTGGTGCTATTAATTGTTTAGGCATTATTCCTTGATCATAACATTCATTTGCTCGCTGTGTTGCTAAAATATGCAAGTAAACATTGTGTCCCATTTGTAATGCATAACTAAAACTATCCCAACTTGTTCTTCCTTCCTTTCCTATTTTATTTAAATCACCTGGGCCATACGGACACACGTCATTCATTTGTATTCTTTCGCTTATAGGACTTGGTTCCCAATCTCTGTCAGGAAATTCAATATTGTAATCAAATATTCTTGTATCTGTTGAATACTTTTTGTCATCTACTGCTTTAAGCATTCTATAAGTCCAACCCTTGCGTAAATGGTCAGTGTGTATGCTTGTATACATCGTGCCATATGCTGTTGCTAAAAACGGTGATGCACAATCATATGATAGTATAATGTCTGGGTTTATTTTATCACGTATTTCACGTTGAAATGATGTGAGCACAATACTCCAAAGCAATTCACCTGTGCCCAAGTAATGCATCCATTCTGTCTCACCTAAAAATCCATCCTCACGCATTTTCAATAGTCTGCGTATAGCAATCTCTACATCCTTTTTATTGATAGAACTTAATGCCCATCCCTCAAAGTTTGCCTTCTCGCCTGTGCTGTATGGTTTAACGGCCTCATACCATTCCTCACATTGCTTCCAATTGTTGCCTTGTAATACGTTTAAAAACTTTGTAGCACCTGGCTCACGTGCTTGTGCGAAGTAATCATTATTGTTTAACGTGCCTTGCAAGCATTTTTGCCAAGTATCAAGTCCGTGTAAATGTGAGTGAGTAACACTAAACGTAGGTAAGTCAAGAACCATTGAGTAATCAAATGTGCCTTCTAAAAACCGTAATACTTTTTCGCGTATTTCGTCAGTTTTCTTATCAACACCGTATGGTTCCAGCCATTCTCCCATCCACACACCCTTGGATATTTGGAATCCACCGCTGTCACCTACTAATACAGTGTCTTGTGCTCTATTGCGGACCATGTCCTCTTTAGCAGAGAACTTATCTAAATTCATATCAGCATGACCCGCAGAATACAATGCCCAAGGATACTTAAAATATCCTTCACGCATATTAAGGAAGTTTAAGCCTTCTATACCACTAGTAAAACGAGACGGAATTCTATCTTGGGGTACAAATTCTTCGTATCGTTGTTTGCCTACATATGCGGCATAAAAACTACTAATGGCTGGTAAGTAGATGGCATAGTTTCCCTGTGTTTCTACAAGGTTTTCTCTCATTTACTTTGTGCTGGTAATATATAATTGTATTTTGCTAAACCGCTATCTACTAGTACCCGCAATGCGCCTTTATCGCTAAATGACATTACTTTGTCGCCAGTTAAATGTAAAATCTTTAACACTTGCTGTACTGGCCACGTCCATCCTGTTTTTAATGAACTACCTATACTTGTTTCAAACACAAACTGTCCTGCGTGTGTACTATGATCACCAAACTCAAATATTAAATTCTTTTTATCAGTCTTAACTGTAAATACATCTTCCTCTGAGTTTACTTGTGCTTGATAGCCAAAACGCATAATTGCTGGAGTATTTGGCTCAAACTCAATATCCCATTCGACGCCTTTAAACTTTACGCTTTTAAGTTTGTTTTCTATAATTTCAGCGTTCATAAATCTGTAATCGTTTTGGAAGTCACCTGCTTTGTTCTCAAAGTGAATACCTGTAGGAACCACTTCACCATTGCGTTCCTGTTGACTAAGTTCTAACTTCGCATCTTCCTTATATTCAGGAATCTTTAATAACGTGTCTAGTTTATTAAGGTTTGGCATACCAAACGTGCCTATAAACTCTGACACTGGGTCGTGTGTTTCTGCTTGTAACACGACACTCCTATCCTCAGCCATAGACTCTATTGTCGTATCCGTTGTTGTGCCGGTTACCTTAATAATTTCTAAATAGCCTAAGGCGTGTGTATGACTAATTACATCTGCTAAAATATCTTTCATTGATTATTCCTACGTTAAAGTTATATTATAGAAAAATAGTGATTTTCTACATTAAAGTATATTATATTATAAAATTGATTAATTGTCAAGGTATTGGCTCTTGATCATGAACTTTTAGATAACCAATACTAGGTGTGTGTTTAATTCCTTTTGCTAATTTCCCAGGTTTTCTGATTATAACCCAACTTAATCTAAATTGGTAATCTGATTCCTCAATAACGTCAAAACCATTTTTATTGGCCAATCCTTCCATTAATTCTCTAGTCATATAACAATAATGTTTGTTTTCGAACTGCTCTGCTGATTTTTCTAATAAACAATTAGCATAACTTAAAATAGCAGTTCCACCAGGCATTAATATATCAAATATTCCTACTAGATATCGGTTAATAATGTCATATGGCAGAAATTCAAGATGGTACCAGCTAAACACAAATGCAAATGCGTTTTGCGGCAAATAACTAAAATTAGCATCTTCTAATTGATACACTCTAATTCGTCGTTTATATACGTTATTAAATTGGGATCTAACATATTCAATTGGTGTTAAATCTGGTCCAATTAAGAATAACGGATCCATACCTACTAAATCCCTTGTCCAAAAACTAGACCGCGGGCCTATTTCACACCCAGGATATTGAAAATCTATATTCTTTTTAATTTTAGTCATTATTAGAGCTTTTAATTCATCACGCCAGAAATCATCAGGAATTATCTCAATATCGGTATGTTTTTTCGTTTTTTCATAATTAGCATAACTCTGTTTTAATCGTGGTGGTTGTATTTTTGTATAAAAAGTATTTTGTAATTTTAAATCAACATTTCTAATTTCAAGTTCTAAATTTTTTAATTCCTTATTAAATTTTGTTAATATGGTCTTATTATATTTTATTGTACTATTATCTATTATTTGATTTATATCATCAAAATTTTCATTAATATCTTCAGTATTAAGTTTATCTAATAACTCACGCTCTTTAATATATTCTAATAAGTTCATAATTCAAATAAATCATCAAATGTACTGCGTGATGTGCCTTGTCGCAAATCCCACTTCATAACATTTAATAGATTCCCTATTTTTTTATCGATAATTGTTTCTTCCATAGCAATATGATCAAATGGAAGTTCTTTAAACCAGTCTGGTAACCTTACTTCATCAATTGGATAGGCTACACTGGTTATGCCCATTGGATTGCTCTTTAACTTACATACTATAGTCTTTTGGCCATCCATTATTTGCATACTATACTTGTCGCTATTCATATCCCGCAGGTTATTCCAGTTCATTGCCGCTCTGACATGCCCTGGCATATTTGCTTTACCTTCGCGTTCTTCACGTTTAGTATACATTGTTAAATTATTTACCCGTTTCGGAGTTCCCTTTTCCCATCCTGGTTTGTCAGCAAAGTCAAACTTAAATGCTTTAATTTTCTCTATAATCTCTGCTTCTTTTATATTTGTTAAAACATCTAGCAATAGTATATTTAGAAAGTCTTGCATAATTACTGGCGTATCTGATCTCTTTAAGTCCATGCCCATTGCTTTTACCTTGCCAGGGCCGTCTTGATCTACACGTTTACCTTCTAAATCATATATAAGAGTAGCATATCGCTTCTTAGTTATAAACAAACCACTACTTGCAACAATCTCACGCTCACACTTAATAATGTCACCTAATTCCTTTGTACAGTTAAAACTCTGTGCCATAAATGCTGGAAATGATTTATTAACTTCCTCTGCTACGTTATCATACAATTCAATAACTGTTTCTTTATCCCACGGAATGTTGCCTGCATCTATATCCTCTTTAAGTATATCATATGTTGAGAAATAACAACTGTCTGTGTCGCCATATATAATAGCATCACCATCATGCTCATAATTGCCTGTTATAATTTTGTTTATATAACTTGCCATGTGCTTTGTGATAGTTCTGCCACATAATGTAGTGCTTTGTCCTAAACGCATGTCAAAGAATCTACAATATGGATTTAACAATGCACCATATAAACTATTTAGATTAATTTTCTTTACAAGTTGCCTTTTATCCCAAAATACAATATCTTTTTGTGTCTTGGCTTTGTGCAATTTTGTTTGCATTTGCTTACGTTCAGCATACCACTTTTCCAACAATCCAGGAATAATTCCTTTTCTATCATTCCTAAATAATGTGCCATTTGCACTTAATAGTAATTTGTTGCCATGCTTACCAAACACAATACCGTGTATATCTAATGCTGTTTTAACTTCTTCCTTGCCATCTTCCCAGTCAATAGTAATTTCTGTATTTGACTCTCTGTTCATTACTGCTTCATATTCTAACGAGCCAAACTGTCCTTCCCAGCCATCTGATTGAGTTTTGCCTGATGCAATAACACTATTGATATGATTCTGCGTCATAGTAGGACGCAATTGTCCTATGATAGTTTCTGGACTCATGTTTAATGCTCGTATAGCACTTGGATACAGACTGTTTATATCCACTGAGCCAATCCAATGATGTAATCCTTTCATGGGCGTTGCTACATATGCACCAGCGGCCGTAACCGTTTTGCTGTCATCCCTGTCAGGTTTATTAGGAACTACTAAACCTTGTGCGTGTGCTTCATTAATAATCGCTTGCTCTGTTACTGCTACTGCCCCCATTGTTGTGGGTAATAGCACAGTGTTTTGATGTGCCAGTTCGTTTGCTAGGTCAATAAATCTTAATTTCTCATCCATACGCACAATAAGCATAACATCCTGCCTGTTATACTCTATAAACTTTTCAAAGTCTGTATTGTATAATTGGTCTAACGTGCCTTCATATGGAATTTTCTTGTCTTGTAATTCATACTCCGCTACTGTGTCGAGACTATAACTGTGCATCTCATGATATGTATATTTGCGATACAATTCTAAATAGTCTAAATGCACTCTGCCTGTCAATTTAAAACTTATTTGTTCGCCCCCGTATTTCTCATATGAGAATTTTTTTGGGAATTGATCCCATAAACAAAAGCGCCTTGTATCATCTTTACTTAATACACGAATAACTCTATTAACGAGATATGGCAAGTCATACCCTTCACTGTTCCAGCCAGTTATGATATCACTATCTTCTATTAAGTCTAAAAATGTTTGTAGTAGTTGTGCTTCGCTGTTATAGACAAATGTATTTTCAAAGTTCTTTACAACACCTTGTGCTATATCCTCATGCATTGTTTTTGGTTTCAATGCTAAAGTTATCAATTGTTGTAATTGACCGAGATATACTGTAATTGCAGTTACTGATGCAGTAGGATCTTCTGGTTGACTAAATCCCTTTTCAGGATCAAAGTCGGCCTCAATGTCTACGTAGCAAATATTAAGAATAGGAGAATCGGCGTCAAGATAATTATCAGCAAGACACCTAAAGATCGGATTAATGTCACTTTCATAAGTTTGATTCCTACTATTAATTTTGAGTTCTCTATTAAACTCTTTTTTGTTTTTAGAATAAAATCTACTAACAGGTCTGTCGTGTATAGTTTTATGCTTTCCTTTTATATCATCATAATAGAAAACATACTCTACAGGATACTGTTTGTATTGACGCTTGCCGTTAATTCGTTCTGCAACGTTAATACATTCTTGTTCTTTATCTAAATAAGCATCAATATACATTAACTAATTATAGCAGAAAAGTGTAGAAATTACAAGCCTTTTACCTTACTATCTACCATTTCTTTAGCAACTTGTGTAGTTGGTTTGTCTTCTTCTTGACTGGTTTTAAGTATATCATACGCTTTTTCATGTAGTGCTAATAATTTTGGCTTTACCATTGGATCATCCCATTCTATATCAAGTGTTGTTGTTATATCATGCGTTATATTGGATGCGGCACTAATAAAAATCACACCGCCGGCATTAGAAAGATAATCGGGAACATATAATATACCCTCTTTATGTAATATATCTCCATCATTAGTTGTGCGTAATTGATTATTTGCTCCACCACATATAGCTTTGCTTTTAAAAGTTTTAATAAAGTCTGGAGTAATTGTGCCGCCTAATGCACAAGGCATATATACATCTGTAGCAATATCGTGTATATCGTTATCAGTTTCACTCCATATTAATTCAAAATCAGAATGAGTATTTAAGTGTTGTAATGCTGTTCTTAAATTCCTAAATGCAGCTTTGCGTATGTCTGTAGCATAAACCTTAACTGGGTGTTCTGATAAGAAGTTAATTAATCTGCTACCTACTTTGCCTAACCCAACTACCGAAAATGATTTGCCAGTCCAATTAACTTTACTAGTATCGTCTAATACTCTTAATAGTCCTTTTGTAGCACAGTATAAACCATATGCTGTGGCCCATCCAGAATCTTGACCACCAAATCCCAATACATATTGTGTATGTTTGTGTATTTCATCTAAATCATTTACATTAGTTCCTACATCGCCAGCACCATAATATGTGCCTGCTGTATAGTCCAATACTTCTGCAAATGATCTCCACAAGTCAGGAGATTTTGCTGTGTTAGCGTTTATAGTAGATTTACCACCACCAAAATGTAATCCTGCTAAGGCATTTTTATAAGTCATACCTTTTGATAAACGCAATGCGTCATAACGTTGCTCTTCATAACCAGCATACTTAAGATAGCGACACCCGCCTAAAGCGGGTCCTAGTTTAGTGTTATGAATCGCTACTATAGCATCCAGGCCAGTTGTATCGTCAGTAGCACGTAATACTCGCTCGTGCGAACCAATCGGTATCTCTCTAATGTTTAACACCTATGTCGCTCCCTAAATGTTATACTATATTTACTCTGTAGAAGAGTAGTTATAATACACTATTATAAAGTTTTACCAACTGTTTCCAAAATACCTTCTAAATCACCTATGTCCGCTAATTGTTCCTGCCAATCTGATTTATATGCTGTACGTATTGCTTTATTAAGAATTGTTGGTTTACAATCCATTTCCTCAGCAATTGCTTTAACTGTATCACGCAATCCTTCTTTAAGGTCATCTACTTCTTGTAATACTCTAGTGCCTTCACTTACCAACTGTGTTAGCCTTGCTTTTTCTTCTGGGGTATATGATCCGCCATGCGCCATTACATTTCTACCTGTGCTATTTGATCAGATGTTGTTTTTACAGACGTTGGGTCTGATTTTTTCTTTGCTTTTGCTTTCTTTTTTGCTGTAACTTTTTTAACAGATTTGGTTTCTGCTATTGTTACTGGTGGTGGCGATATTAGCAATCCAGCAATCGCCGCTTCTATCTTGTCAAGCCTTTCCTTCGCTTCTATCACTTCTCTTTTTAAATTCATTGATTATCTCCTTCTTTAATAATTGGTTTGTCTATTCCTTTATAGGAAATAGAGTCTTCCCCCCTGCCATCATTTAATTTCTGACTCACGCCATCGGGGCCAAAAAATCTAGCATCCATTCCCATTCCTCGCCAAGCCCACATTTCGTTCCATACCACTTTAGCTCTTTCTAATGCAGGATCGTTATCATTTTTATTCCAATCGTCAACTGCTATTTTAAATTCTGCAATTTCTTCGTTTAATTTTTTTTGATGATCGGCTCTTTCTATGTCTAATATTCGTTGGCATTCAGCTCTCTCTTTGTCTAATACTTGTTGACGAGTTGGATCTAATAGGCATGGGGTGAATTCTTTTTCATTGTCATTCCAAAAACATATCAGAACTGAGTCCGGCTCGGAAAATCCGGGCCTTGGGGATTTTTCTTCATTTGAAGATACTTTAAAAATCCAATGTCCAACGGATCCTGCCCTGTCCATGTTAACCACATCACTATAATTACCATCAATTACTTGTTGAATATCCTCACAGCATCCACTAACAATAGTTTCATATTTAAAATTATCTCCAGCAATAATACTAGTATTATCTATTTCTATTGCTTTTATATAAATTTCTCTGCCAGCAAGAAAATTAGTACATGATATTGATACTACATCATTATTTGAATTTTTAAAATCTATTCCTTTATACTCTAAAAACTCTACCTCATCAACTAAAATGCCTTGATCAATCGTTTCATGATTAATTTTTATACGATATGCTGTGTTTTCTTTTGAGCCTTGTTGTAATTTAATTCGTAACATTTATATTCTCAATTTCGCTTCATAATAGATACCGTCTTTTGTTTTAAATGGTATTTCTTCGTCTTCCATTATAATTTTATGTAATTTTATTTCTGCTAATGCTGTTTTTATATTTTCTACTATAATTTTGTGTAAACCTTTTTTAAAATTTATAGTAACTATTTCTTCTAAATATTCATTATTCTTCTTTCGAGGAGTTACTCCCCTTTCAGAGATTAGAAAATTATCTATCCATATACGTATAACTGGTGGTTTAAAATCCCAATCGCTATCAAGATAAAAATGTATTGTTTTCTTTTCAGGCATACATCATATTATATAGTGATTTTAGTATTGTGTCAAGCAGAATCCGATTAATCGCTATAACCAAGTTCAGCCAAGCGATCCATTTGTTTTGTATTACCAGTTTCCTTTGCAAACTGATATAATTCTTTAGCATATTCTGGATTACGTGCTAGTTTACTGGCGGGAATTCCAGAATAAGGATCTGCTAAGAAACTATTTTTTATTAATGGTTTATCAGTCGCTCTATATAATTTCATTGCTTGGCGCCCAGTATCAATTTTTGTTCGATCCATATCTTTCAGATGTGCATCAAGTTTTGCTTGTAACTTTTTATTGGTTGGATCTTGTTTTACATAATCTTGCAATACTCGCTTCTTGGCCATATTAGTACCATAATTGCCATATTTTTCTTCCCATTTCTTCTGACTTTTATCGTCTTCTGCCTTTTTTGCATCAAGGTCGGATTGCCATACTTCTTTTCTTACTTTCTTACCGTCTTTATCCCTCTCAACGCTTACCTCGAGCCTTTTATCTCTTGGATCACCTTTTTTAACATAGGCATCAGCTCTTATTTGATCCACTACTTGTACTTTAGCTCCACGGCGCAAATCTGTATCTTTTAATTCTCGATCAAGATCATACTCAGCATGTTTTTGACCTAAAATATTACGATCATAATATTTTGATTTACCTGTCTCTGCCTCTTTATCACGACGTTGATCTGCTAAACCTTTAAGATCTGGGCCAGTGCGTACTTCCTTATGACCTGGTTGTCCTTTTGTACCATATGAGGTATAACTACTTGGCTCACTTACAATTTGTCCTGTTCTAGGATCTTTAAAATAACCAGATAATCTATCTTTGTTGGGGTTTTTAGGACGACTTGCAGCTATTTTCTTTTGTTTTTCTGTTCGTTGTATTAGATCTGATTTAGACACAGATACTTTTGGTGCCGTTGGATCAACAGTAGTACCAGATTTAACTCTTGGATCTGCAATTGTCACTCTATCTGTTTCAGTTTTTTCAGTTAAAATATCTTTTATGTTCATTATTATATACTTATCTGACTACATATTGGCGTGCATTGCCGCCATGTGCTTCTTATATTTCTTCGTGCCTTTTTTATGCGGACTCTTACCTTCTAAAGCATTAGCAATACTGCTACTATGCTCTGGCTTTTCTTCCTCATTCAAACTATCGTCTAAATCCCAAGGACCCCAATGCCCTTGTTTTAACATATTAGCAAGACCTTTATGATGTTCATATCTAGCAAAAGCACCTTTTGTTTCTTCAACACCGCCTAGTTTATAATATTGTTCCTTACGCATTACAATATTATTACCATTGGCTTGATCAAACACTACATCACCCATCTCAGTCCATGCGTGTGGGAATCTGCGTCCTTCTAATTTGCCTTGGCCACGCACTAATGCATGAACTAATGTTGTATTGTCTATCAACATTTCTTCTGTATCCATCAAAGCACGGCCTGCTTTACTAAAGCAATCACCACAAGCATCTTCTGTAATTGTAGCAAGTCCTTCACTAAACCCTGATTGTTGGTCCATCCAATCCAATGCTTCTCTATTTGTAACTGGTGTTGCTAACCAACGTTGCATACTATTATATGCTTTTTTCACACGATCTTCATTCTCTGAATTTTCTGAATTATCTATTACATAAAAATCATTACGGCCAAATAACATTTGGAAATTTCCAACATTTTCTTGGGCCATTTTCCATCCCTTGTTTAATAATTTTTCTGGAACAGAGCGTTCTGGGCGTTGCATGTTTCGTCCTTGCGCCGTTTCAAGATTGGTATTAACAAATATCATTCGTGTTTCATATCCAATATCTTCTAAATCTTTCTTTGCTTTTGCGATTTTCTCATAATCTTTAGCAGTACCATCAATAATAAGTCCTAGTCTACCATCAAGATAATTACCTCTACGAGTATTTGTTAATTCTTTAGCACGACCACGTTGAACATCCCTATCTGCTTGTTCTTCATCAGGCATTTTAGGATCTAAATCGTGTTTAACCATTAAGTATTCTAATGCTTGATCTGTATTAACTACTTTAAGTCCACTGCCACCAAGCATTGCTCGTGACATATAACTCTTGCCTGAACCAGGGCCACCAGCCATAAACACCGCTTTAAAAATATGCGGATCATTTACACCTTCAGTAAGTTCTTTTTTAGGTTCTTTATGGTCTATATACGCCTGTATAATTTTATCATCTATATCGTGTAAACGTTCCCAATCTGGATCGTCTACATACTCAATACCTGCTTCGCGATCTGCTTTCATATCGCCTTCGCGTAACTTCGGGGTAACTTGTGCTAACCACTCATCTCGTGATATACCAAGATCACCAGGCTTACCTAAATCATCTACTCTAATAGCATCTATAATTCTGTCTGCTCTGATATCTGAACCACTTCGTAATGCTCTGCCTTTATTAGCAACAAATGGATCTTCTGCCGGGTCATCATCCCAAATCTCATCTTCCATATCAATACGTATAATGGAAATGTCTTTATCTGTATCACGAAACTCCCAAGCCATTTTGCCTGCCCAGTTTAATGCATCTTCTGGATCATCAAATGCAAATATACCTGCTTCTTCGTTATATCTACTACCACCTGGGCCTTTAATCCATAAACTAGGCTGGAATTGTAGCAATCCTTTTTGCTTAATGCTAGGAACGTTCTTAGTAAATGTAGCATGATACAAATACTTTGGCATTGTTTCGTCGCCCGCCTCATAGATGTCTTTGATAAAGTTTTTATATACCATATTATCAGCAGAATAACCTGTCTCATATTTGGATTTGCGTTTATAACTGCGCCGATTTTTTAATACATTACGACTGACAAGATCATGTAGTTTCATATATGTATTTATTTCGATTATTACTTGACTGGTAAATAGAAACACTATATAATATACGTATGAGAATAGAAACAGACATTAAACTAGACTACAAAGACGTCTTACTAAAACCTAAACGTTCTACGCTATCCAGTAGGCGTAGCGTTACGATAGAACGTGACTTTACATTTAGACACTGGAATGACACTAGAGAATCATGGTCAGGTGTTCCTATTATGGCGTCCAACATGGATGGTGTAGGTACCTTTTCAATGGCAAACGTATTGCAAAACTACAATATGTTAACGATTATTAAAAAGCATTACACAATAGAAGATTGGGAAAATGCAGTAGGGCATGGTATGAGTTTAAGTAATATAGCAGTTAGCACAGGAACCAATGCTATATTTGATCCAGATGCAGAAGATTACAAAAAAGCACAAGAAATACTTACACGTTGGCCTGATATTAAATTTATTTGTATTGATGTTGCCAATGGCTATCAGCAAAACTTTTCAGATTTTGTGAGAGAAGTGAGAGAAAGGTTTCCTAAAAAGATTATCATAGCAGGTAATGTTATTACAGGTGAAATGACTGAGCAATTATGTATTGCTGGTGCCGATATTGTAAAATGCGGTATCGGGCCTGGCTCAGTATGCACAACACGAATAATGACCGGTGTTGGTATGCCACAATTAAGTGGTATTATGGAATGTGCTGATGCCGCACATGGATTAGGCGGGCATATTATAGCAGATGGTGGTTGCACAGAGCCTGGTGATGTTGCTAAAGCATTTGGTGCCGGCGCTGACTTTGTTATGTTAGGTGGAATGCTTGCTGGACATGATGAGAGTGAACTATCTGAAGTTGCAGGGCAATATGAGTTTTACGGTATGAGTTCCAATCGCGCAATGCAGGAACACGGCACACGTAAAGATGGATATAGAAGTTCTGAAGGGCGTCATATTAGATTAGATGCTCGTGGCCCAGTAGAACACACTGTAGTAGAAATACTTGGTGGTGTGCGTAGTGCTTGCACATATATTGGTGCTCGTCGTATTAAAGATATACCCAAATCTGCAACATTTGTCTTAGTTAATACTACATATAATACTGTTTACTTACAAAACACAGTAGGAGATTAACATGGCTTGGCAATACCAAATAAGGTTTACTTTAGATATTCCTGGAGAAATGCCTTCAGAAGTAACCTCATTATTAAATACTTACAACGCCGTTCCTATGTGTCAGTATGATTTGTTTGCTGGATATTGTAGAGAAGCTGAACAAGAAGGTGTTGAAGATTATCCATTATATAATTGGACTATAGATACTATTACTAATCCAAAGAAAAAAGAAAAATATCAAAAAGTTTATAGCATTTATGTAAATGGTGATGAGATATATGATAAAACTATTGCTGATGAAATAGAACAAGAATTATTGGCACTAGGGCATGTAGGAATAAACACTATCACTAAACACGATTCTAATCCTGCTAACAACCCACAGCCACCTTCACGCTAAATCATCTCCAAATATATTATCTGACACCCACGCATAAAACGGCGTTTTAAAGTTTATTACCCATTTGCCGTTTAAACTAATAGTAGCATCATTAGGTATGTGATGTATTAACTTATTCTCTTCTACATATAAATTAGGATTCTTAGCGTTATCTGCTATAAAATGAATATCATTGGTACAATCATAATACAAATTTTTCCCTTTTAATATATAACCGCTATTAGCTATATAATAGCCAGTGTATTGTGTAAACTCTCCTGTTACATTATTAAACACACGTGGGTTGTTTCCTTGTACGTTGCTGTGCCTAAAGTGTAATAATCTAAAATCTTCAATAATAAACACTTCGCCTCGCTTGTGCCGGCCGCGTCTATTGTCATTATTAATTTGACTATACGTGTAATATGGATTATTAGTGCAATCTAAATATACGTGACCACGTCTGTGTATTAAGTCGCACAAATCTATACCACATATATCTAAATATTTTATATTGACGCCAAAATCGCCCTTTACATAATCGTCAGGATATACAGCATTGGAATGTTCTATTATTAATGTATAGTCATTCTCTATGTTGTCGTCAATATCTACTTTGAATTTATAATGTTGTTCACCTTTCCATCCACCAGAATCAATCGACGTATTATATTGATCGCCTATATGCGGTACTTGTTCAATAGGATGTTGAGGAGTACTCCAATCTGCTAACGATTCACCACGTATTAATCCATCGTTACATAGTATCTTGTATTTTAAATCAGGAAACTTACTTCCAGTCCAATCAAAGGTAGTACTGAAGTGAACTGTAAAGGCCATTTTACTGCAATAATAGTTCTAATAACCAAAGATAAAGAGGTGTTTTAAAAGTGAAATTCATAGTAGATCCTGGCATATGAACATAATCACCAGTGGATGTATACCAATATCTGCCATCTATTATTTGTAATTTATCTGTTAATCCTTCCGGAACAAGATGATGTTGAATAAATCCATCATCTGCATAGTTCTCTTCCAAACATAATGGTACAGAAATTACACTAGTGTCATATATAAGACTTGATACAGATATTTCGTTAATTTCTATATCTCTCACAAACACACCAAAATCTTCGTTAAATCCTGTTTCTTTATCAAGTTCTTTGATACTATCAATATGAGTAAAATTCCAATTTGGCGATAACTTTAAATTATGTTCCATATCAACATCATCATCTAAGTCTACAGTAAATTCTGTTGTTACATATTTTTCATATTCATTTTTAGCATTCACCATGCCGGGATCGTCATCCGACAGGCCGGTCCAAGCAGGAAGTTGTGTATCTTCACTATCTTTCTTCACTATAAATTTTTCATCTATGATATTATTATCAAATTCAATTTTTAGCGTAGGACTAATGATTTCATCAACGCGAACTAAATGTTCTGGTTCAAAATATAATTTAATTTTAAAAGGTTCATTCATGCTAGTATTTATTTTAGTTAAAAAAATACGGTCAAATAATGACCGCATTTTTATATTTCTGAATAATTTTATAAATTATTCGATGTGCGTATTTGCCGTTTAGTTATTATTGATGCTACGCATCCAAGGTTCTAATGGACTATCAAACTGAAAAGTCCAGGATCCTTTGCCGCATATAAGGCCTGCATTATCAGGCCATTCACATTTGCTATATGTATATGATCCATATCCAAAATCTACAGTTTCAATACTACCTGCTACAAGAATATCGGTATCTAATAATATTTGCATAGCGTCATCTATATGAGTGTATATTTTTAGGTATGGTGCTAGTAACATATCTGCTAGACCATAATCCACACCTTCGATGTTAATTGATTCTAATTTAACGGATGGGGTTTCGTTTTCAGCTGCCAATAGATCAAATTGTACATTATGTGTACCAGGATTGCTTTCCATAGTATCAGTACATTGAACATGGAATGAGTGGCTAGGTCTATCCAAAGTAGGATCCTCATGACCACTGCCTATGTAAAAATTTTGATCAACGCCTGGTTCGTGTTGCGGCACAACACCATTTACTTTTTGAACGATACGTGATCTAAACGCATCCTCAGTAGTAAACGTAAATTTTAACCATTCTACCATTTTGTATTTTCTCCCACGGGTTTTCATGAAAACCAGTTAGTAACTGGTTGCTCATATTTATACAAAATGTTAAATTATATACGCAACTTCACTCGATTAATCATTGTTTCCCTACCACCAGTGTATTTGCTTACTTCGTGGCTTTTAACAAATCCAGCAATTTCAAATTTATCACCGGGTTCACTATTCATAGCAAAGTCATGGGTGAAGAATTTTACAACATTATTATCTTCATCAACACAGGTAACAATGGTACAATTATGATTAGGAATGTAACGAGTACTTACTACTTGAAGGTCAAAATTACATCTTTTGCCTTCCGTGCCAGTATAATCACTAACATCAGCAAGATCGCGTTCTACCTCTGCCGCTTTATCCCATTTTTTAGAATTGTAAAAGGCTTTGGGCAACGATGCTACCAATCCAAATTCATTAATTGGTATTCGTTCCTCGTTTATAACTTTAAGTATTGTTTGGTTAAAGTCACTCATTTTGCCGCTTAACTGCTTAAACAACAACCCTTGAAAGTAAGAGGTTATGTCTTCTGCCAATTCTTTATCCTTGGCAGTAATTTCCACCTCTCTCCCTTCCTGCAGATCATCATATGCGAGAACCATATGATCTCTGTTTGCCATTATTTGGACGCGATCCACGTTGCTCGATATACCTTTCTGATGCTCAACATGCTTTTCATACTTTGCATCTAACGCGGCATAGTATGCTTCTTGGCTCTTAATGTGGGTTCGTTTATTCAAACGATATGCGGTGCAGGCTAATTGAATAGCCAATGGCGTTTCAATCATTGCTTCACTTTTGCGATACATACGGTAAATTTTACCGGCAAATAATGTATCACGTTTTTTAAGCTTTCCCATTACGCCACTCCTACTAAGGCACGATCCCAAAAAGTTTCGCCCCAAATGTTTTCCATATCTGCGTCTACCGGAGCATACGCTGTTATGGCATATACCGCGGCCCGTCTCGCCGATGCATCAGCACCAGACTGTAAGGTGGATCGTAAATCTTCTATACGGTCCTCGTTAGATATGCCTCTGAAGGTTTCCATAACTCTACTGAAAACCTCGCCGGTAACTTCGTTTTCAAAGTCAACCAACACATCAAATCGCTGTGCCATTATTTCATCCCCTTGAGCGCGGCCGCCAGTTGATCCAATTGTTTTGCCGCCAACGCTTTCTGTACTGCTGAATTGGCAACGGCACGACACAAGGCTTCACGTTCCTTGTTGCGTTCATTTTTTTCAAAGTTTCTCTCACGTTCTATATCGCGGAGCATATCTGCTGGTATTGACATTTGTTTTCCTTGGGAGAAAGTGAGGGGCACCGCAACCTGGTTGGCACTGTTGAAAGAGTGTGGGTAATCCCATACCCCTCTTTTAATCTATACCACTATTATAGCATATCGAGCGATCTAGTCTATCTTTTATGGGCATGTAAGTACTTGATTTTATTGAAGATATATAAAAAGAAAAAGTCAATGAGATCAATGACTTACATTTTACCCATGAAAAAAGGCCCGTAAATCAGGCCTTTCCCCAATAAAACTTTTAATTAGTCCTTGTTAAAACACCAGTAAAGAACTGCTAAGGCTACTAAACCTACTAGTCCCTGACTACCTAGTGAACTAACTAGACCAGTAATATTACCGACTACGTCAACACCCAAGAAAGGTACTGTGCCGCCAAATAATACTTGTAATACTACGGATAGAGCAATTGCTACAACACCGACATCAATGATGCCACGTGCCCATCCTTTTACTTTACCTAAAATATCCATCTTATTTCATTTCTCCTTTGTTAAGTTGAGATAGAGCTTAAAATTAATACATATAAAAAGTGGGCACAATCCGTACCCACTCAATATAATGTTTTAATTATTGTCCGCCTTCAGGCCCACCTGTTGGGATCCATGCTGTCATTTCCCAATAACCTAGCCAATCACCTAGAAAGCCTACCACTAATACTGCGGCAACTATCATAGCAATTTTCTTTTGTTTATCACTCATTATTATCTCCTAATTTATTTCTCATAGTGTTCAAAACACTATCAGAATAGTTCCCGAACAAATCATTTATAAATGTTTTTTGCTGATCGCTTGATAAATTTGGAAATCGTTGACGAATTTCGGTGGCGCTTCGTGCCGGCTCACCCATAACATTAAATGTAATTGTTGGTACAGTAGTCACATAACTATGATCAGTCAGTGACTTCGCGTTATCCCACCCATTCCATCGTTGCATGTGTGCTGGTTGAAGATCTTTCTTAAGATTAGGACCTTTGGTAGGAAAATTGAATCTTGGGTCTTCTGCCATGTCTTTTTCGCTTACAGCGTATAACACGACAGTATTGTTCATATCGTACTTACTTGTAATCTCTTCTGCCTTATAAGGCTGTGTTGTTCTTACTACTACTTGTGGATCAATTCCTGTAGTAGATATCATTTCTCGTTTTTCTTCAAACGAAAATGGTGATTTACCTGGTTCTTGTTTTCCACTAGTTGCTATCCACACGTCAGCAGTTGCACCATATTTTCTTACTAAATCTTTATAAACGCTTGCGTGACCTTTGTGGAAAGGATGGAATCGTCCAGGATATATTACAACTAATTTGTCATTAGTTGCTTCTGTTAAACTTGCTTGTATTTCGTAATCTTCTAATGTAATTTGTTCTATTATCTTATCTAACTGGTCATCACTTAATTCTTCTGATAATGTAATCTCTACAACACTACCTTCAGGTGTGTCATATTCTGCCAAATCCATATAACTGTGTTCGTCATCGGACTCATACAAATTAGTATCAGTATTGGTCGCAACAGTTGCGGCGAAATTTGCGGTAGCCGTGTTGTCGTGTTCGTTTGTAATTAAGCGAATAAAATGGGTCATAAAATTAGTAATTATAAAGGACTTTGGTGACAGAGCCTGCTGTCATTCCCGTTAGTGCGGCACGAACCCAAACAAAGTTACCTGTATAGTTGTATCCTTTGTTGGACGTTTCTGCGGATGCGTATGTTGCACTAGTAGCATCTACATCAAACCAATCATCTTTAGTTGGTGTTGATGCTAGGGATGCTTGCATTTTAACAACTCCTATATATGCATTTAAATGAAATGCTGAAGTATGCAAACCATCAGTATAACCATAATAACCATCTGCTTTTTGTTTTCCACTATAAGCACCTTGATGATCAACTGTTACACTTGCGCCTGCCGCTTCTGTTGTTACTGTCTCTAAAACAGTGAGAGTTGTTGCTGTAGGTGATCCGCTGACAGTAAATGTTGCATTATTACTTACACTACCTGTAACTACAACAATATCACCGTCTACAAAGTCAGTGAATGCTATAGTTCCAGTATTACTGGATACTAAAGTCTTATTTGTTGCGTTAAAAGTAACTACTGTGCCAGCCTTATTCGCAATATGCGATTTACTGGGGAAAAGTATAATACTATCTGCCATGTTATTCCTTTATAATTTCAATTAGTCTTCCGGCACCTACTAATTCTTGAACTACGCCTTCTAAAGTACCAACAAACTCCTCGTCCATAATTGGGGATTCGTTCTCGCTATCTTTGAGTAATTCACTAACTTTGATTACTACCATATCTTCATTGATCTTAGCCATGCATATATTTATACGATTTTGGCTATAATTCGGACTCTAAAACATACTTGATAATGCGTATCGGACAACGTGTCAGGAACATTTTGCTCATCATTAGCGTTGTGTCGTCCTCAATGTACATAAAACCTTGATCTAACCATAATTGTGGCTTATTAAAGTACATTTTTGTTTTTCTAGAGAATCTAACAGCATCGCCCTGTGCCTCTCCCCAATTTAATAGAGATTTTGGAATTTCGTGTGTTGTAGTATAGTTATTCATTATAACTTTATAACGATATCTATTATATGGTAAATCTTTAACTATTATAGAATCTTTGCTATTTAATAAAAATGGAATAGCATCAATTTGAGGGCGACAATCGACATGCAAAAATTCATTAAATAAGTATATAAGGTTTTCATGCAGATCTAATTTATTTGTAAATATACTTACACTGGGCTCTGCTACTCTTAACAATACAGTTTTATCATACCTATACGGTTCTAATATTTTAGCAATATGAAGTATCTCTTTTTCATTTTCATCATACTTGCCAATAATATTTTTTAATAATGTTGCTCGCCACGATGAAGATTTAAATTCTTGAATATGTGTTTTTATATCAGATGATGAATAATTAGTTCTTAATACATAAACACCAGGAAGAATATATATAGACTTGTATAGATATTTATTATACCAAAGTTTAGTTGTTTCATCCTGTCTATGTTCTGGAATTCTTTTAAAATCATTATAATAATGCATCGTCTTTTGGTTTAAAGTTATCTATAACAATATATCCTTCTTTATTTACTACTTCATTTGGTATTTTTTTAGCAGGGGTAGTCCCTGTGGTAAATAATAATTCTTCATTACTATCTATGTCTATTTCTAATATAACATCATGTATTTGATCGAATAGTATTTTATGTGCTAATGATGTTTTTATTTTTTCATTAATTACTCTTGCTAATGGACGAGCACCCATTTTTGGATTCCATCCTTTATCTAACAAATATTCTTTTAATTTAAGTGTAGGTTTGATTAATATATTTTTCTCTACTATTAAACTATTAAGTTCACCAATAAACTTATCAACAATTAACAACATACTTTCTTTACTTAATTTATTAAACTTCACTATAGCGTCAAGTCTATTTCTAAATTCTGGTGGGAAGAATCGTTCTACTGCTACATCATCTTCACCTTCTTTTTCTAATCCCGCAAATCCAATTGCGTTCTTTTCCATTTCGGCCGCGCCTAAGTTTGATGTCATAATTAACACAACATTACGCATATCAACTCGCTTACCATTACTACCACTTAAATAACCACCGTCCATTATTTGTAGCAATACATTGGAAACATCTTTGTGTGCTTTTTCAATTTCATCCAATAGTAATATAGCATGTGGATCTTTCTCAACATCATTAAGCAGTTTACCACCTGCCATTTCTGAATCCTCAAATCCAACATAGCCTGGTGGTGCGCCAATTAGTTTAGCAACACTGTGACGTTCTTGATACTCACTCATATCATAACGCAATAATTTCACACCTAAATATATTGCTAGTTGCTTACATACTTCGGTTTTACCTACACCAGTTGGACCTGTAAACAAGAACGATGCTGTAGGTTTATCAATGTCCTTTAGTCCTGCTTTAGCAATATATATTTTCTCACAAATTTTATCAATTGCCTCATCTTGACCAAATACAACTCCGCGCAAGTTGCCTTCTAAATGAACAACGTTATCTGATTTTTCCGTACGTAATTGGTCAATTGGCATACGTGCTATTTTACTTACTTGCTGTAAGATATCTTCGTGATCTATTATTCTATTTGTTTTTCCACTCACTGTGCGTTTAGCACAAGCAGTATCTATTAAATCAATTGCCTTGTCTGGCAATTTTCTATCTGCAATAAATTTAATGCTTTTGTCCACTGCTGTATCAATTGCTTTATTAGTAATTTCTAAATTGTGAAACTCTTCATAATATTTTTTAATACCAATCAATATATCAATTGCTTCATCACGAGTCGGCTCATCAATGACTAATCTAAAGAACCGTCTCATTAATGCGCGATCCTTTTCAAAACTTTTTCTATAATCTTCCCATGTTGTGCTTGCTATAACTTTAATATGTCCACGTGATAAAGCAGGTTTTAGCATATTACTAAAATCAACACCACCACTTCCACTACTGCTAGTACCAGCACCACTCATCATGTGTGCTTCATCAATAAACAATATTACATTGTTTAATTTTTCTAAAGCAATAATAACGTGCCGAACCTTTTCCTCAAATTCACCTCTATACTTACTGCCCGCTAACAAAGCACCAATCTCTAAACTATAAATTGTGTTATCTATTAAATTAGAAGGAACATCTTTGTGCTGTATTCTATACGCTAGTCCTTCTACTACTGCTGTTTTACCAACACCTGGTTCACCAACCATTATAACATTATTTTTAGCTTTACGTGCTAATGTTTCAGATATATCATTTATTTCATCCATGCGTCCAATAACAGGGTCTATTTTACCTTTATCAACTAGGGTATTTAAATTAGTGCAGTATTCTTCAAGAATTTGCGTTGCTTTATTAGCAATATTCTGTTTTTCATCATCTCCACAATAATGTATATTATAAAAATCTATTAATTTTTGTGTTTCTATATCATATTTGCGTAATACCCATGTAGCATAAGAATGGGGTTCATTTGTAATACTAATATACAAATCCATTATTTGGAATTTTTGTCGCCCACTAAATAAAACCTGTGTGAATGCTCTACTAAATACTCTTTCTAATGCATGGGTTTTCTTAGGTTGACTAACACTAGTGTCAACAATATCCACAAACCGTGTATTGAGTATAATATGTAATTCATCATGTAAAGCCGTCCAATTAGCACCAAAGTCTATTAGCATTTGTTTGAAAGTATCAGTTTTCAATAAAGCTAACAATATATGTTCGACAGTTACAAAAGAATGATTGTGTGTTATAGCAATTTTAACTGCTTCTTCTACTATTGCTTCAATTTCGGGATTACTATCAAACATCGTATACGCTAACTCTGTCGTTAAAGGTAATACCATTTAAATGATCTAGTTCATGCAAATAACATCTAGCAGTATATCCACTAAGTTCTTCATCACTCCATTTATTACCTAGATAATCATAATACTCTATTTTAATCCAATTCGAACGTTCTATTTCTAAATGTTCTCCAGGAAAACTTAAACATCCTTCTGTATCAATATTAGTTTCTTTACTACTTTCTAATACTGATGGATTAAAAAAGTATTTAAATTTATTTTGCCAATCTTCACTAAACATTACAAATAAACGTTTACTAATTCCTATTTGCGGAGCTGCAAGACCAATACCTTTGTTTTCTACCATAAACGCCATCATCATTACTGCAAGTTTCTGTAGTTGGAATGGTTTATCAAACACAACAGGCTTCGCCTCTTTGTGTAAGACACGTTTAGTAAGTTTTATTTTTCGCTCCATGATATATTATACCCAACCAAAGGCATAAGCAATGCCTACCTCTAAAGACAGGACAACTGCTAATGTGCCAAAAGCTGTTAATAAGGCAAATGGAATATACTTCCAAGCACCTTTAGGTTTGGCTTTATCACAACATGTTTCTTTCATACAAATATTTAGTTACGATGATTTAAGTAAATCTTGTATTAGATTCTTTTGATCAGTAGTTAAATTTTTAGGTATGTTAATGTTTAATTGTACAAATAGATCCCCATATAAATTACTATCCATAACAGGCATTCCTTGTTGTTTTAATAATAACTTGCTATTGGGTTGAGAACCGGGAGGAATTTTTACCTTTAATTCACCACCTGTAATTGTAGGTAATATTTTTTCGGCACCGAGCATTGCTTCAAAACAATTTAATTCTATTACAGTAAATAAATTTTGTCCTTGGCGTTGATATGTGTTATGATTATATACTTGAACAGTAACTAACAAATCACCAGAAGGCATATTCGGCATAGCCCTATCACCCAATTCACGCATACGCAAAGTTGTGTCGCTTATTACACCACGTGGTATAGTAACATCTATTGTTTTTAATTCATTAGATGTGCGATACTCAAGTCGTTTATTAACTCCATTATATGCTTCTTCTAATGTTATTGCTATTTGTATATGAACATCTCTATTGCGTTGTTGTCGCTGTCTAAAAGGACCACGTCCACCAAATACCTCTCCAAATACTTCTTCTATGTTTATATTAATAGGACCGGCGCCACCAGTAGACCATACAAATGGACCTTGTTGTCCGCCAAATTCTTGCGGACCACCGTATTTGCGTAAATGATCATACTCTTCACGTTTATCACTCGTAAGGATATCGTTGGCTTCGTTTATTTGCTGAAACTGTTTCCCATCACCGCCTTTGTCGGGATGATGTTTCATAGCCAACTTACGATATGCTTTTTTAATAGCCGCAGGCTTTGCGTCTTCGCTTACGCCTAGTATTTCGTAGTAATTTTTGCTTGCATCCATATACTATGTAATTATAACATATCTTTATGGAAAAGTCTAGTCAGGATCTTCTTCCGGAATCCATTCGGTCCATTCTATATTGTCTTCATTCCAGTCATACACTTTGCCATCGTTAGGATAAGGTATAGATGATTCCCAAAGACAAGTTGACTCATCTAACAACCAACTGTCATAAGGTTTGGGTGGGATAAAAGCATCCCTAGTTGCATCATATGTATAACCAATTCCCGCATAGTTTTTGCGGAGCCTGTTTCACCACTATTAAGTCGTATTAGTGGATCAGTAATGTTAGTAACATCAAAGTTGATTTGTCCTGCTCTTGGTCTTGGTCTTGTTAATGCCATATTTTATTTCCTAACTATATAGTGTATCTATAGGTACCCACGCACTACCATTATAACCTTCGAAACGCGTCGTGGTACTATTAAAACGCATCATACCTGTTTCTGGAGTACCAGGTCGTTGTGCTGTAGTTCCTACTGGTATGATTATAGCATCTGTACCAGTAACGTCTAATGTTGCGGCAGGTGAGGTAGTTCCTATTCCAAACTTTCCCGTTGAATCTACAGTCAGTCTGTTTATTCCTGCGGTCATATCGTCAATATGAAACTTTGTTGCATCTACATTTATATCATACTTATGATTGTCCGATGAGTCCTGAATACGAAGTTGGTTTGCCACACCCTTTAAATGGAGTAGTTGCTCTGGACTTGTAGCACCTATACCAACCCTTTCCGATGAATCAATAGTAACTGCTAAAGCATTAGCATTGTCATCAATACCAGTGGATGCAAAATTAGAAATAGTACCAGCATCTATCTTGTTTCCTGATAGAGCATTATTTGCAACTTCTGCATCTGTTATTACGAGTGTTGCTAATTTACTTTGTGCTATTGCCGCACTTGCGTTCACTTGAGAATTAGTAATATCAAGTGACAATTTACTTTGTGCTATTGCCGCACTTGCATTAACGTCAGCATTAACTATATCTAAAGATGCTAATTTTGTTTTAGCAATCTCGGCTGATGCATGTATATCCGCATCAATAATTGTTCCATCTTCGATTAGGCCACTAGGTACTTTTGTTAATGCCATCTAAATTGATTCTCCGATAATACATGTATTTATACGTATATTATAAAAGGCCTTCTCTTTTCAGATCTTCCTGCGTAGCATTAATACTTGCGTGTAATACTACCATCATATGATCTATATTCTCTTTAGTTAATGTCAATGGTGGCGAAATAACATTTAAATGACCAATTGGCCTAATGATTACACCACGGTCTTGTGCGTGATTTGCTATCCTACTGCCAATATCTACACTTGCTGGAAATAATTCTTTAGTATGGCGTGTCTTAACAAATTCCATACACAACATATAATGACTACCACGTACATCACCAACCATGTAATGTCCACGCATATGTTGTAATTGTTCTTCAAAGTATGGACCAACTTCACGTACATGTTCAAGTATTTTCTCGTCTTCCATTATTTTAATGTTAGCAAGTCCAGCGGCACACGCAACAGGATGTCCTGCGTATGTAAAGCCGTGTGTAAATAATGCGCCTTCTGCTTGAGCGCCATCACTGATTACATCGTAAATTTTGTCTGATATTATAGTTGCTGATAATGGAATGTAACCTGATGAGATGCCTTTAGCACTTGTTATAATGTCAGGCACTATATCAAATATTTCTTCGGATGCAAACCAATGTCCTAAACGTCCAAAACCTGTTACTACTTCATCTGATATGTATAACATATCAAACTTTTCACAAACTTCTTTCATGCGTTTGTGATAACCTGGAGGGGCAACAATAACACCACCTGCGCCCATAATAGGTTCAGCAATAAATGCCGCCACATTTTCCGATCCAAGTTCTAATATTTTTTTCTCAAATTCTTTTACTAATTCATTACAAAATATTTCTAATTGCTCTTTAGTTGGAGGACGGTCACCTTCTATACCTCTATAACAATTAGGTGCTGATATATAATATACTAAATCAGGAGCAATATCAAAACCAATGTGATCATGCTGTGTACCTGTTAGTGTCATTGCCATGTATGTGCTACCATGGTATGAGTCTAAACGTGAGATAATTTTCTTTTTGTTTGGCTTCCCACGTTTATTATTATAAAAATGTATAATACGTATTGCTGTATCATTTGCTATTGAACCACCAGTGCCAAAGAATACATGATTTAAGTCACCAGGTGCTATCTCCGCTAATTTTGCCGCTAATTCTGCGGCGGGTGGTGTAACTGTAGGACCAAATGTTGCGTAATAAGCAATCTCGTCTATTTGATCAGCAATTGCTTTCTTCATTGCTTCGTGTGCGTAACCAATGTTTACACACCATAAGCCAGCAATACCATCTAAATACTGATTACCATCGCTATCATATACATAATTACCAAGAGAGTTTGCCATTACTAATGATTTTTCATGATTAGCAAAATTTGTCCATGGGTGTATGTTATGATCTATATCTTTTTGTTGTAAATCTTTTGTGTTATATTTCACTATGCTATCCTTTGATCAATAATTAAGGTGTCCTCAAACCCCTCAATATACATAGTAACTCTATCGCCATGCTTTAGATATAGTTCTGGTTTATCATTGAATACTGCATTGCGTTCCATTAAGCAACCAAATCCATCCATACGCACAGAAGAACTTACTGTTCCACTGCCAATTAATGTTCCTTCGCTTAATGTTCTAGTTTTTGCCGCGTGTTCTATCAAGTCAGCAAAACTAAATGTCATCTGTTGTGCTGTATTTATTTTTCCAACACGTTCTTCATTTAACTCAATTATCATGTTTGCGTGTAATTTACAATCTGTATGAAACATTCCTTTTATTTGTAGTGTTTCATGGCAATATTTGCCTAACGCACTATGAGGTTTGCTTTGGAAAAATCCAAATCCTTTTGCTAATTCTGCGGGTATTAATTTACGTAAACTAATGTCGTTTATAATAGTAATATACTTAATGTGTTCATATGCTTCGTCAGCAGTAGTGCCTAACGGAACTTCATCAACAATAACACCTACCTCTGCTTCAAAGTCTATTCCATATTCCTCAGGGAATGGATGTATGTTTTCATTCCACAATAAAAATTTGTCACTAACGCCTTGATACATTAATGGATCCCAATTAAAACTATCGGGCATTTTTGCTCCACGAGCCGCACGTAATCTCTCCATATGTATAAGATATGCACTACCATCACAAAATTGTGTTATATTTAGATCACTCGTCAGTGTGTGTTGTATTTTCATTTTGCATATTACATGTTATTTCTAATCGTAAATTGTTTGGATCAAAAAAGTATATACTATATATCCAATCATCGTGATTAGTTGGGCCTATAACATCTAGTCCTCTTGATGTTAATTCAGCAAACCAAGCATCTACATTCTCAACAGTACCAACATCAAATGCAAAATGTACTACCCAATCTTCGCAATCTGTTGTAGTTGCTTCGCCATCGCCTAAATCAAAAAATGCAATGCAACTTTTGTCTGGCATTTGGAAAAATATGTGTTTGTATGGAGCATATGCTCCGGTACTTGGAACGTGATCTTTTTCTATAGTATGGACGTGGGGTAACCCCAATACATTAGTATAAAATTCTATTGTTTCATCTGCATCTCTACACTTCCATGCAAAATGGTGTAGTTGCTTTAATTTCATATTATATGCGCGAAGTTTTTTCTACCGCGATCGCCTCGCGTTTTTCCATGCCGCGTGTCCATGCCGCCGCTCCAAGTATAGCACCAAAAGCAATATGAAACAAGCCACCACCTTGTAATGTTAAGGACTGCCAGTCGCCTTTATTCATCATAATATTTAATGCTTCAGACTGTTGTTCAACTGGCATCTGCAATACATACTTAAATATCTCTGCTAAATCGTGTGGTTGTGCTTGTACATAATAAGGTGCAATAATAAAATCAAATATACAGATAGCCAAATATGTTAATGCAGCTATTGGACGCCATAATGAACGCATCCATTTAGCAATAGGACCATTAGAGTTGTTGCTTGCTATTGGTGTTACTGATAAATGTTCTGATACCGCAGTTTCTCTAACTGCTGTCCTGGTTCTTGTCATAGTTCCTCGTTAAATTGAATGTAGTAATACCTTCATCCTGTACAATATTACTTATCTTAATTGTCGAGTCAGTTCTTGTGATTACTTTTGCATACAAACTATCCACTAAGTGGTTGCGAAATCCTCGATATGTTAAACTACGTCCATGCGACTTATCATTAATTCCGTTCCTAAAATCACCAATTAAAACAACATCAGTACCTGTGCCACACACTCTTAGTAATTCTGATATGCTTTTTTGCATAAGTTCCACATCACTATTGTCAAATGGTAAACAATTAACTAATTTTAAACCATTTATATTATATGCATGCCAGTGTTGAATACGATCATCAGTTGAGCAGTCAAATTTATACACTTCACAATGATAACAGTTCTGTTTATCTACCATTGGAGTGTTATTAGAAATAATACATAGACCGGTATCACCATTATCTATCCATTGGTGGTATGCCGTCAATTGGCTAGCAATAGGATACGGAACCTGTTGCAGAAAGCACAGGTCATATTGGCCTAAGATTTCCTTAGGAAATTCGCTAGTGTTTCTCCAATGAACACTAGACGTCAGGATCTTTAGTGTCTGCGTGTTCATTTTCGTCTTTCAAAATTTCTACATCAGTTTTCTTTACTATATGTGTTAATAGACGATCTACTTTTTTCTGAAACCAAACGCCCATTTTGGTATCTTTAAACCACATCCAAAATGCTGACGCTATTACGTTCAGTACGATAACTTTGATTAAAACCCACATGCATCTATTTATATGGGTTTATTATAATTTACTTGAATTGTTTGTTGTGTTCTATAAGAGCGTTATCTTGGTCTTTGTAGTATTCTTCGTAAGCAATAATAATTGCTTGCTGTTGTTGAACTAGTTTTCGAATAGCGGCCATGTTGAGAGATAAATTCTCATAACCAGTATCGGTTAAACCAAATATTGCTCCATCTACGCTTTCTTTAGATAATTTGTGAAAAACATCATCTACATTTTCTGGTGTAACAATAATCCATTTAACTTCTCTCTGATTAATTGTATCTGTACTTGGTAAATTTAATGGAACACGTACTGCTGGTTTTACTTGTATTGCTACTTTAGGTGGATTAGTGCTACACCCTGAGAGGGCAAATGGGCCTAAAGCAAGTATAGATGTACCTACAATAATTTCTTTTAACATTTACTCGTCCTCCTTGGGATGATAGTTTGGATTGGCTACAGATGGACATTCTGTATTAATTTGACTTGGTTTTGTAGCAGTAATTTCTTTATTAGTTAAAGGACTACCACTGAGTATTTCAAAGCATCGCAATACCCTAGCAGATGCTTTACTTATTACTCTTTCAATTAATTTTGGTTTATTCTCAGCAAGTTTTCCAATGTCGCGTGTACCAAAATTAGCAGATAATTTACCAAATCTACCTACTAGATTGTCATAATCTTTTTGTGATTGTGCAAATCTTTGGTTTAAGTTGTCAACTACTTGTTGAATTTTTTCTCTGTCTCTGTCAGCCTGTGCTATTGCTTCATTTTGTAATGCAATTTTTGTATCTCTAACAGCTGCCTCGGCAATTAAAACGGCTTTTTCCTGTTGGGAATTTTGGTAGTACATGTAACCACCACCGCCACCGATGCCCATGATGACTATTAGAATCATGACTATGTATGACATAATTAACTCCTGCGTATAATAATATGCTACTATTATTTATTACTTCATAGGTACGCGGGCGTTAATTCTGAGTTGTTGTAACTGATCTTTAATATTTTGCTCTTTTGCTAGAAAAGAGTCATATTGTTCTGGGGTAACTGGAAGTGTGTTGTGTAATTCTTCCATCGTTAGTGTTTTACTGCTTTTATAATGTTTAAATGACCAATTATCAATGCCTGTTAGTTTTTCAACACCTGTTAACATTTCAGATAATACATCTTTGAATGTATCTTTACGTTCAAACTCTACAAATACAACGTAATCACCATCAATATTTTCACTTGAAATATTATCAGCATCTATAACATCTGTATAACCACGCTCAACAAATGACATTAAGTCCTTTGCGGCATCATTATTTTTAACTTCCATTGCTAATACAATAACATCCTTATCTTCACCTAATTTGCTTTTATGTTTATCTACAAAAATTGTAGAATTTACAAGATCTGCCAAATCTAAAGCATTGAGGTCTTCATTAATTGGAGATTCGCCTAAATGAGTTAAGTCACTTGAAAAATCACCACCAATTTCTTGTGTTGTTATTGTATCTGTAACAGGTATAGTAGGATCTGCAGATATTACTTTTCTTGCTGTTGTATTTGATTTTGGATCGTTTGTTGTTATAGTAGTTATGTCTGGTTCCCCATCTACTCTTTTTGTAACAGTCTTTTTTGTAGGCCGTAAATTATCACGTATTTTAGCAATATTTGCTTTTTCTTTTATTTTCTTTTTAGCTACATTACTTAAATTATCTTCTAAAATTTCTCTAAAATTTTTCATTAGATCATTCCTCCTTCCATTTCTGGCTCCATAGCCATTTCTGGAGCGGCCGCAGCCTGAGCAAGATTTTCTTGTTCAGCTTGTTCAATATCCTCCAAATCTAATTTTTCACCTTCCAACTCTACATAACCACGTTCAATGTTTGTCATTAACTTGCGTGGAATTTTAATATTAACTATCCAAATTGGCGTTTCTTTAGTTTCAACTTTTTGATGAACTTCTTGTTCACCTGCTTTCTTTGGATATACGTTTAAGTCTTTAATAGGTTTTGTTAATTTAGACTTTCTATATGTTATAGTAATATCATAGTCTAGTAAGCGTTTTGCGCCAAGGGGATTGGGCATTAACTTACGTGGCCACATAAATTCACATTCTACAAAATAACGAGAATGGGTAGGACCAACAACTAATTCACCCTTATCCCAGTTTTCAAACACATATAAATCAAGTGTATCTAAAACACGTTCAAAATCTAGTAAATTTTCTAATGCGTTGTTACTTAAATAGATATTTTTAGTATTATCTAAAACGTCATATAATTCTATTTTATTGGCCATAATCTTATTTATCCAATTTACCCCATTGAATGTTATTCCATAAGCGTTCATAGCCATAGTATAAAACCATTGTCAATATAGCACCTATTGTTAAAAGACCTGTTGACTTCCATGAACCTGTTACAGCATATGCAAGTATCGGCCAATATATAAAATTAAATACACGCCATATAATTGTTTTAACTAATGTTCGTTTATGCGAGTCAGGCATTCGTCTCCGTCCAATATATCTTGTGTTTTGTTTGTTATAGTTCCAGTGCATTGTAAAAGACATCGAGGTTCCCACCCTGCATTAGCGGTGGCGTGTGGCATATTTGCCCAATCAAACCAAAACACATCTCCTGCTTGCCATCTGCATAAACTTGTGCCAAACTGTATAAAATGGCCAGGCTTCCAGTCTTCTAAAAATATTAAAAATCGGGATACTTTAGATGGATCATCATTCATTTCATATAGCTTATCAATATGTAAATTGACCATTTCACCTGGATATTGTATATGAAATGCTGTTTTAGAGTTTAATAACCCTAAACAATCTACCATAGTTTGCCATATTCCAGTAATGTCTCTTGAGCGGCGATACATGACTGTATCAGGGTTTTGACCAGCTCTAACTAAATCATTAACTTCAGTATCTAAACTAGCATCACTATTATGATAATTTTTCTTTCTAGTTTTCCAAGTAACTGGCTCAACACTATTTTTAATTTGCTGTAATTCATTGGACCAGTCGCCTATAAAACGAGTAACTTTTTTAAAATCAGTCTCTTGACTAGGCAAACTCCATTCAAAATGATAGTTACTTTGTGCTTTGCCAAGATCCCAGTTGCTTTCCATACTAATATACTCCATCAAATATAAAATAATCTACAGTAAATGTTAGTTCAGCACCAATAAAAACTGCTAACCAATAATTATTTAACCAATCCCATAACTGCTTGATTACCCACCAAGCACATAATACTCTAATAGAGTATACCACATCAGCCCATATTATGTCAAGCCATAAAAACGAATCTGCTTCAAAATAGTTGTAAAATAGGATATTGTCAGCTAAAAAACTTAATTGGGCCATAAAGAATACTGCCCAATAGTAAGTTATATATTTGTTTAAGAACTTAACTATTGGTCCGGAAACAACCAATCTATAAAGTACATAAATTATATTAGTGACAGCTAGTTCTATCATACAGCGCCTTTCCGGTTACTTGCTAACTTTATTGTTTTATCTAATTTTGATTCTGCTTGTGATATGTATTTTTCATTAGCATCTTTAGATAATATTTCTGATAGTTTAGCATCATCTATTGTTACTTCATTTGGTAACAATCCTAGTTGTTTTTCTAACCATTGTAAATATCTTATCTCATACAAGTATAATAACTCTTGACTAGCAAATACTGTTTTATGGTTAAGTGTTATACTAACTAACTGTTTTATAAAAAACGGTGTTGTATGTTTTCCTCTTACACGTTCTTGCTGTAATTTTACAATATTACTATCTCTTCCTATTATAAGAAATTGAATTCTACAAAACTTCCTTGCTACTTCTATAAAACTATTATATGCTGGAATAGTTTCTACGCCATCATCAAAATAAGGACAACTAATACTTGTAATAAAATAATTGCTTTGTTCCCAATCAAATTCATTTAGCTTTGATGGATCTTTCCAACACTCTGCGAAAGGTTCTAAATCATGACCTTCCCAATACTTTTCTTGTAGTTTAGGCCATACAAATATATTTTTATTTTGTCCTAATGCTTTGCTGAATAAGTGATTACCACTACCTTGTGGTCCTGTCATTATTGTTAGTATTGGTTTCAACGTTAACAAGACTTCTTACGCTAGTGTCCATACTGTATCACTTGATCCATTAGCAATAATCTCTCTAGTCTTTTCAGATTTTAGTCCTGTAATCTGGATAATTGGTCTTGGGAAATTACTAGCATTCGCTGTGGCGTGTGGTGCATTTGCCCAATCAAAGATATGTGCCTCGCCAGCTTTCCATCTTTCATAGATAAAATTACCATACATATAAAACTGTCCTGGTCTCCAATCATCTAAGAAAAATGCAATACGACATATTTGTTCTGGATCATCAATACATCTATCCCATAGCTTATCAATATGTAAGTTAAACATTTGACCTGTTAATTGAACATGGGCTCTATATTTTAACTCGTCTTTACTGCCTATTACCCCAAAGTGTTCTTTCATTTTAACAAGCATTGGATAATCTTCTAACTCATCTTTCATATTTGTAAGCATAAGTTTTTTAGGATCTCCGCCTCCTTGTTCAATATCGTATTCTTCTTGTTTTAGCATTGGAGATTCGTCTTCTTTATCTCCATAGAATTTACGTGATTCCCAATTAATTGCTTTAGTTGAATTTTCAACTAATCTATCTCTATCTTCTTTCCAAAGTTCAGGATTATCAAATCGGCCTAATACCTTAAACCATTCACCTTCTTTATCTTTAACGTTATCATCAAAATGATATTCGCTATGTGCTACTGTCCAATCCCAGTTCGAATCGAATTCAGATGGGTCTTTTAAGGTTTTAGACCAATCTGTTTTGTGTATCATGTGTAATCAAGTCCTTTGTCTTTTCTTACTAAACTATTTATGAATATGCCTAATGCTATTACAATACATACAAGGAAGATAGGATGATTATAAATGTTAAATAATTCTCCCCATCTAAATCCTTCCATCGACGTTAAGCCTGGCTTCCATTGTTTGTAACCGTACAGTTGTAAGGTTCCCCAGAAGTATTCATCTATTTTAAATGCTACAACGTATGCAACTAGAATTGCCGGTCTACTAATGTTATATATTTTACATACAACACCAATAGCACTTAATATAGCAAGTAAGGCCAAGTCTTCCCAGCCACCTGTATATTGCATATTAGCATAAACAATTACTGCTAAAATAAATGTAGCATAAATCCAAAACGGAACTTCTAATATTTTAAGAATATATTTGTATAAGACTATACTCAACAATGCTACACCAACTGTTCCAAATATATAACCAAATGCCAGTGAATTTGTAAATTGTAAATCTTGTAGTAAACTTGGTGTGCCAATCTCCATACCGAAGTACATACAGATTGCCATAACCATAGCCGCAAATGGTGCCGCAGGAATACCAAACAAACAAGCAGGTATCATACTAGATACTTTCTGTGCATTGTTGGCTCCTTCACAGCCTAGTAATCCTACAGGATTACCTTCACCAAATGGAACTTCTTGATCTTCTTCTTTGTGTGCGGCTTTGGTTGCACCGTATGCTAAGAAGTCACCTACTGCTCCTCCTACGCCTGGCAATAAGCCAGTTACGAATCCAATTAGTCCACCTCTAACCATATCTTTCCAATGTCGTTTGCAATCACCAAAACCTTGTTTCAGTCCTGTCCAATAATTTCCTTCTAACGGTGGTGCCGCTGATTTTAATTTCTTTCTGAATCCGTCTAATAATTCAGGAACTCCGAATAAGCCTGATAGTAGAACCACCATGCCAATTCCATTTTGTAAATATTCCCAACCGAATGTCAGTCTAGGATTACTTACAACATCTTCTCCTACCATACCTACTGCTAATCCGAATATGATTGCACAGATACTTAAGAAAACATTTTTACTTGCAACAAAGCCTACACAGGCTAGTGCCATTGTCATAAAGCCCAGAAACTCCGGGCGTCCAAATAATACTATAATTTTTCCATAGTATGGAAGTAAAAAGAAAGTTAATGCCGCAAATACAACACCATTAAATGTTGAATCAGCAATAGCAATTCCCATTGCTCTAGCGGCTTGACCTTTCTTTGCCATAGGATAACCGTCAATAACACATGCCGCAGTAGTACTAGCGCCAGGAATACCAGTAAGAATACTTGTATAACTATCTGCACTCGCACAACTTGCCACGATAGCAGTTAAAAAGACCAACCCCAAATAAGGGTCGGCCATAAAATATGCTCCCATGGTAAAGACAGTTATCAGAGCAGTAGTTACACCTGCGATAGGAATAATACCAACTAACATTCCATAACAAGTGCCAACTAATGCCCAGATAACATATTCCATAGTGCTTTCCTTAGTCTAAAAGTTCAGGTTTGTAGATTGATGGGAAGCCATACGCTTCTTGGTTCCACTTCACCGCATCTCTTAGTGCTTTCTCTGTAATCAAAGATTTAAGAGCCGCTAATAGACTATCACCATCTTGAATCCAAGGATAAACACCTGTCTTAGCATAAATTTCTGCTGATGCAACTGGATCATTGATCATTGCAGTTACAGCCGATTTAACTTTTGCCGCATTTGGATTACCTTTGTTCATCCAAAGTGATTTTTGGATTGCGTCACGCCAGTTACGAGTAAGTTTATATGCTTGATATAAATCACCTGATGGTGCTTCGCCCCATAATCTTTCATACACATCTTCAAATTGTGTATTAGGGAAGTTAGGGTCATCCATTTGTATATTGTTTTCTAAGTCTAGGATACCGTGAGTGAACCATAGTTCATTACCTTCGATATCTGTATAGAAACGCTTCCATGCCGCTGGTGATTCACGTGCGATATCAAATTCACCATTTTGGAAACCTAGACGCTTTTCACCGCCTGATACACCGTTAACCCATACAACACGTTCTCTCCAACATGTCAAGTAGGCATCGATTGAACCGTTTTCTTGTGGGCCACAGATTAACATTGCCGCCGCGGCCGCATCTGGTTCAAAACCTGACCCGCCTGCGATTGTCCAAGTGCCTGATTTTTCATCTTTACCTTCTTGTTTACCAAGAACGATATCATTATTCATTGAACCAATTAGTTCATAATCAAAATAATTGTATCTAACTTTATCTAATAGAAACGATACACCGTTGCCACCGTGTGCAACCATGATTGTTTTATCATCAAAACGTAGACTATCGTGGAACTTGTTAAATCCAGGAATATCACGTGCGCCTGGAATGTGACGTACTACTACTGGTTCGCCTAGGAACTTTTCTAAGTTCTTAGCAATGATTTCACTCCAAACTGAAGTGCCCTTACCAGGTGCCTGTGGCACGATTAGGGTATAATCGGCTAACGCCGATGTTGCAATACCTATTGAAAGTATTGCCGAGATTAATAGTTTTTTAAACATTTGTTACTCCATTAATAAACTTCTTCATTATATTCTCCTATGAATAATTGATTCTATTTTTACGAAAATAGCAAAATCTTCCCAACCTCCTGTATACTGTACACAAACCCATATAACTATTGCAACGAGGCCTGTAGTCGCACCAGCACCGGGTATGATGCCGATTAATAGTCCATACAAAGTCCCGCCCAATAGAGCGATAATTTCATTCATAGGGGATAGTGTGTGTTAATGAACTTCCTAAGGAGCGTTACTAACACTTGGTAGGTAAATATATTTATTGTATTATATAATTTAGTCACAAAAAATGGCAAAATTATTAATATTTCTATCAAACTTTATAATAATGTTATCATTTGTTTTTTCAAATTTATAAAAATAAGTTGCCCATACATCTTGATTCATTAAATGTAATGAACTATTTTCTATATTAAAACAACCTATAATACCTAATAACATTGCACCATATTTGCCATTAGGTAAATTATTATTAATTTTCCACTCATAATTTGTTGTAGGATTATGCATGTCAAATTTAATAACATTTCTTAATATAGTAGTCGTTGTTTTTAATGCAGAACTATATAATTGCATTAATAATCTATGTTTATCAGATTGTTCAGTGATAAATGGTCTAACATTATACTTCTGTTTTCCAAAATTTAGATCAAACAAATCACATGTGATGGAATAATTATCATCAATATCTTTAACTCCAGTTTCCATTTCAATGATTTTATTATTATGACTATCTATTATTTCAAACATTTCTGTATCAGTAAATAAAGCAAATGAGCCTAATAACGTATCAGGTATTAATACAGCATGTCTTGTTGATTCATTGTATTTTATTAATCCATATAATTTACTAAGATCTATTCCAAAGAAATTACTTGTTATAAGTTCACTTACTATTACGTCTATCTTGGGTAGTTTATCAATTAATTCTTGATCAAATTCAGCATGAATTATAGTATATTTTTCTTCAGGTATATTTGCTTTTTGAAATATTCTTCCTGCCATCTCACAACAATCAATATTATGATCAATCATATATACATGCTTCGCACCAGAATGAATAGCAAATAAAGAAAGTACCCCGGATCCAGTTCCTATATCCAAACATATTTTATCATTACAAGAACTTTTTATTTGTTTATAATACCAATTATTCCTGTGACGATTAGTGAATAACATTTCATGATTATATGTTGTTACCATGTTTCAAAAGGTTCTATTCTATAATCTTTATCTACGGCATCTCTTTCTGAATAAAGAATTGTATTAACTGTTACAATATATCTTTCATCTGTATGATTTTTTCTAATCCAATGATTTAAGTAGCCAGGCCATATATTCATCATTCCAGATTTGGGTTGAATCTCAAATTCTTCAATTCGATACTCGTCCATATTATCTGTTCCTATATGATCAAGACCTTTCCTATATGAATGACTAGCTACTATAGCCTGAGTACTTGGATGCTCAAATACTATTGGAGCTGAATCTTCATCAACATATGGATACCACGCTCCCACAATCACCGCACCAGGATGAAAATGCATTTTAATAGAATCTAATTTCTTATACGACACAAACCAACTGCTTGATATTAGAACTCTAGGTAAATTAAACTTAACACAGTGCTCATCAAATGCAGTTTGAAAAGTTAACCACAGTGGGTATAACTCAGGAATTGATAATAATTTTTTATCAGATAATAATTTAGTCATCTCTTGTTTTTCATAATAATCACCCATCATTTCTATAATACGATCCGTACATACATGTTTTTTGATAAATCTAGTACTAAATGGTATTTTAAAAATCTCTGGATAATTTACTTCTTCTTTATTAAACTTTTCTAACTTTAATACTTTTCTATATGGATATAATGGCATAGTAAAACTTATTTCAAGTTCAGGATTTTCTGTATGTACTGAACCCACCAAATCTGTGCAACCTATTATTATAATACTGTTAGCCGAAATACTACGTATATTAATACAACACGAAAGTTCTGTGTCGGTAAATACAACTCTTATTTTATGTGTGCTTGTTGTATCGCGGTCGTTATGGTTGTCCAATTCAACTATAAATTTATAACAACTGCTGTCTGCCCCGCTCTCATTTTTAGGAACATCATTTCCTGCTTTAATTCCAGTCCATTCTGGCAATAGAGTATTAACCGTCTTCTTAATCTCTCGCACTTCTATGTTCTCTTCGATCAATACATCATCAAAAAATATTGACATTCTTGGATATTGATTATTTTCAACACCATATTCTTCCACAAATATTGCAATAATGTTATCTTCTAGCGCCATAATTATTTCTTTGACCAAACAAAATACATTCTTTCTTTGTAATCGTTTCTCAAATCTAATACATCTACTTTTAAAAAGTCAGCACAGTTAATTATAAATGTTGGTGTCCATTCATAAAAAGATATCCAACTGGATTCTGTTGGTATATGCGTTAGTCCTGGGTTTACTCTAAAATATATTTTACCACCAGGCGTTGTTAATTTTACTATATGCTCTAACTCTTTTAATATTTTATCAGTTGATCCAAAGTTAATTGAACCTAAGCACATAACTACATCAAATGTTTCAGAAGGATGATAATCTAAAATACTTACTTTAATATCTGCGTGACTATTATATGGGTCAATACCTATTAGGTTGTCTATTTTACTTTTAAACTCGTTATAGCCACAGCCAACGTCTAACACACTACGTGGTTTTAAACTATTAATCTCATCCACTAATGCTAATCCACTGTGCTTATATTTTTTAGTTTCAGACTGCCATACATTACTAAAGTATTTTTCCAATACTTTGTCATCAATTTTATTAACTAATTCGCCAGTATTGTCAAAACTAACATCCTCAACCCATACGTCAAACATACCTTGTATAGACTGCCGTAGTTTGTGATCATCTCGCAAGATTTGAGGAGATGTTTTAAACATATCCTCTAATGCATTAAGTATTTTTATATTCATTTATCCCACAAATTTTTATCAACTGTTTGTTTTAAATACTTTACTCCAGATGTGCCTCCAGTCCCAGGCTTATCCCCTATAATGCGTTCTACAGTTTTCATATGATTAAACTGCCATTTTTTAAACGCATTTTCTACATCGCATAACGCTTCACGTGGAAATAAACTTGTATTTGGACAACATTTGCTGGGTAAATCTCTCAATAACTGTTCTACTTCTATATATTGTGTTGATTGTTTGCCTGACGCTGAGCCTAGTGTGCTTCTAAATCTCTCGTAGTCTTGTGGGGTAAGTGTTGCTATAATGTCCCACAATGTATTTAAGTGATTGAATATTTTGGCAATGCGTTTTAGATCTGGATTAGTAGCAATGCTTAATTCGCGTATTAATACTTTAAACCATAATTCGGATGCTTGGTGTGCAACTATAAACATCAGTTCATTGCGATCCGATGTTATTGTGTTTTGTGAATTTAATATTGTATCTAGATCTAAATAATCGCCATAATTCATATTACGCACACTTTAATATCTTCTGCCTTATAACTTTGGTGTACACCTTCTATAGGACACTTTATATTTAACAAATTGCACGTATCAAAACTGTCTATCGCATTAAATTTTGCTTTATTAACTGCCATAAATGCTTTAATATTTTTATTTTGTAAAGCAATCTCTGCCTTCATCTTTTTCTCGTTTTCATACCATTCATAACTAGGATACGAGATTTCAAATCCGCCTGCCTGCATCCACCAATCATAGCATTTCTTGTTTGTTCTATACGTCAAAACTATTTTGCTATTAGGCCATTCTGTTTTTATATATTGTAAATTGTGTGCTAATGTGTGGCTTTTAATAATCCTGTATTTGTCTCTGCGTAAAATACCACTAAATGCTTTATTAAACTCTGCTTCGTTTTGTTTTTTATTGTGCTTATCTATGCTATCAAACCAATTACCAAATTCCATACCTGGATCAAAATAAGAGCCACTGTGTTTTGCTTTATAATCACTAAGTTGTGGCCCGCCTAAATATTCACGGTGGGGAGCGGCGTCTGTTTGATCTATATCAACAGATTCGTATATATGAGCGGCAACACTACTCCAACGTGATCCTGGCGCTCCTACTAAGAAAATATAACTCATATATTAAATTCATCCTTTATGCTTTGTGGTGTTACATACAACCACCTACCAATTAGAAGTTTACAAACTTGTATCTGATGTGCTGTTAATTCTCTATTAATAAATTTTTCAATATGTTCCTGCCAAGTCCCTTCCCATATAGATTCTATAGGAAACATGTTCAATTTATTCTTATAATTATTTAATATATCCGTTATATAAATATTTCTTTCAAAATTTCCAGTGTATAAATCTTCATAATTTATTTCACCACACACTTTTTCATCCTCACATAATCTAAGAAATTTATATGGTGTAGTTACAAACAGAACTTTACTTGGATCAAATAACAAGTCTGATAATTTAATAATATCCATAATATTATCTCCGTCATATATCCACGGTTCTTCTACTGGTTCGCCAGCGGCTATACCCCATAAAGGGTTGCTGGCTTGCCGCCGTATTATGTAATTACAGTGATAATATTTTACTCTCATTCTAAAATCTGCTACACTGTATAGTTTAGTATCTTTATTGATAGTTCTTTGCAATAATTCATGTACATCTTTTTCTAATAAAAAACCATCAAAATGATTTTCATACAAATCATAAAAAGAATTACACAATATTCCTATATCAGGCGGAGTTAATTCATGATTTTTCCATTCAAGTGGCTTATTTTTTAATGTCAATGGAAATCGATTTAAAGCATCTACCGCATGTGATGGAGATTTGGATTTGCGCTGATCATGCGCTAGTTGTAATAACCAGGAAACCAAAAAACCACCAGAGCCACCTTGATAGCGCACTACAAACTTACGTTCCATGTGAATATTTATTCGAAGAGCACCCGAACAAATCGTATTAGTGATATTTATATTCCTGTTTGATCGAGTAGTCGCAAATCCTCTGATAACCAATCAATAGGCCGAGCATGCCAGTGTAAATGATCTGGAATACTTCGTTGTTTTTTATCTATATAATAATTGCCTGATCCATATTTCTTATCACCAACACATGTTAAAGCATATTCCATCTCATTGTAATCTTTAACAGGTATAGACATCGTGTGCGATGCCCGCCAAACGACCATAGGCACCACACACGACATGCAATCTAATATGATCCAACGTGGATCATGATCTTCATATAAATGAATTATTGTATGCAATTTGCATAATTCACACGTCATTATTCATCTCCGTAAATTCGTAGTACCTCCTCTACAACGACGTGGCGTCTTATATCTCGGTTATTAAAATGAACCATATCTATATGCCTACATTCATTATACCTCTCAAGTAAATCTTGAAATTCGTATAATCCATTGTCATGGTATCTATCACTTTGGTCCAAATCTCCTGTAACTACCATACGGGAATCATCACCTATTCTTGTTAATAACATTTTCATTTGATTTCGTGTAGCATTTTGCATCTCATCTGCGATAATAAATGCTCTTTTAAATGTTCGTCCTCTCATATATGCTAGTGGAGATATTTCAACAATACCTTCATCTATCATACGTGATATGTTTTTTGGTGAATAATACTCTTGAAAGATATCAAAAATTGGGCGTGTCCATGGTTCCATTTTTTGTTGGATAGTGCCGGGTAAGAAGCCATGTTGTTCGTCAACTTCTACTGCTGGGCGGGTTAGTACAATTTTATCTACCTTGTTTTCTGAGTATGCTTTAAGTGCGGCTAAACATGCTAACATTGTTTTGCCAGTTCCTGCTGGGCCACATGCAAATACTATCGCATTGGCTGGATTAGTTAATAAGTTGATATAATCTTGTTGATTAAGTGATCTTGCTTTTAGTTTTATGTTTGGTTTTTTTAGTGTGTTTTTTGGTTTTCCATAATATTTTTCAAATTCAATAATTTTTTCGTCCATATAGTCGTAATGTGTGCTACGGCGTTTAGGACGACTTTTACGTTTTGACATAAGTCACCTCGCTTGCAAAGTTATTTCACACTCCACATTGTGTGATACAAATATTTAATATTAAACCCATACAATAATAACATCGTAGTTTATTCCAATAAATATACAGGCAAGTGTGATTCAATAACGATGACAGATGATGAATATGATGCGGTGTACTCACTGCTGAGAGAAGGACTTAATTCAATTCCGTTTAATCAACGTGTGCATTCCGGGTCTTGGAAAGAACTATTAGCACATATCAGTCTTAAGCATACTAATCCAGGAAAGTGTCAAACCTGTGATCACAAGTGTCATGGTTATGCTGGTGTAGGCGAACGCGTCAGCGGCCATTGCGGAAGTGATAATTGCGATTGTAAAAATTGTCGCTGTAATTTGTGTCAGCTTAAATACGGTAGAGGGTTTAGTAATTTAACTATCCCTATAAAATAATTATGTCAGTATATAACGAAAAAAATAAAAATACTTACTGCCCAGTTCCATGGCGTGAACAAATGGTAGATTCTAATGGTGAAATGAGACTATGTTGTATTGCTCAAAATATTATAACAAATGACGATGGTACTAATGTAAATATTTCTACTGATTCTCTAGAAAAAGTATGGAATAACAAGTACATGCAAGATGTTAGAACAGCAATGTTAGATGGTGTAAAAATTGACGCGTGTCATAATTGTTATAAGCATGAAGAAGATAGTGGATACAGTAATAGATTAAATGAACTTGAAGATATTCAAAATATAAGCGCAGGTGTTAAAAGGCTGAAGGAATATGATCATTACACAGCAGACTTCCCAAGTGATATTATCACAGATTTAAGACCTGATATTTATGATATACGATTTGGTAATTTATGTAATCTTAAATGTATTAGTTGTAGTCCAAATTATAGTTCAGAATGGTATGAAGAAGTTAGAAAATCTCATAATACTATGCAAATAGAGTTTGATGGTAATAAAGAACAAATAGATGCTGAATTCAAAAAATTAGGTGATTGGGGGAATTTTGATCATGGTACGGCATGGGATGACTCGGAAGTAAATCGTATTATTGTTAATAACAAGAGTGGTACTTTTGAATGGGTAAATAATACCAAAGTATTTGAAAACATATTAGAACAAATACTTAAATCAGATACTAAAAGAATATATATCACTGGTGGTGAGCCAACGATAACACAAGGCAATTATAAATTATTACAAGCACTAGTAGATAATAACGTAGCTAAAAATATACAAGTGTGGTGTAATACAAATTGTACAAATGCCAATCTAAAATTTTATAATTTATTAGCACATTTTGGTGATGTTAATTTAATGTTAAGTATAGACGGAGTAAGTGATGCGTTTGATTATATCAGATACCCAGGAAAATGGACACAAATAGAAAAGAATATTAAAAAAATTGTTGACTTTGTTAATGAAAATAAACTAAAACATTGGAATGTATCATTAGTACCAGTTATACAATTTTTAAATTTATTTGATTTAGAAAACTTAATCGAATACTATTACAGAATGCTTTTATTAAGTGATTATGGTCCAAAACAAATTCGATTTATGCCAATAACTTTAGATGGACCACGATATTACCGTATTCAAAATGCTGAATTGTCTGTTAGACTAGAAATAAATGAACGTCTACAATCAAAATATTGTAGCAAAGAAATAATAACAGACCGTGTTTGGCCTGAAATTAAATCGGGCGAAATAGACATTTATGATACAGTATCACAACCATTACTAGAATGGCTTAGAATTTTAAATCTTACATTAAAACAAGAAGCAAATGATGAAGAAAGAGATAATATTCCTGACTATAGAAAACAAATATTAGCGAATCACGAGTTTTATAAGAAATATAGAAAAATCAGCCATTTAGAAACATGGTTTACTGATACATATAACAAACTTACCATATCATAATATACATAAAGTAAATAAATACGTCGGGAGATGAAATATGGCGGATAATTCTATGAATCGTCGCTCTAGCGACAATTCTATAAACAAGGGACTTATACTATCAATGGCAGTGGCCTTTTTAGTTCAAGCAGGTGGATTCATTTGGTGGATGTCTGGATTAAATTCAGAAGTAACACGACTTGCAAGTATACAAGGTCAAGCAATACCTGCATTGGAAGCAGAGGCACAGAAATGTGGAATCGCGATTCATAACAATATACAAGCAATTAAAGACATACAAGAAAACGAAGAGGCCATTTCAGGACTAGACGTTTTAGGCTTTAAAGTTGATCAACTCAGAGAAGAAATTAGAACATTACGTGAAGTTGATCGAGAAATTATGAAACAACATGAAAAGATATTTGAGTGGATGGCACAGAATAGTAGTAGCCGTGGTAGTGGTGGTTATAATTAAGAGTTAATTTGAGATAACTCTACAAGTGTTGCACTTAAATTAATCTCTGGATCAGCGGCTAATGTGTGATTAACTAATCCCTTACGTATAATTAAAATTGCTTTATCCGTGCCGTCAGGATTATCTGACCACAACTCCAAATTATCATACATCCAACGATACATGTCGTCAATCTCATCTGGGCGTATTTGCTTACACAATAATTCACGTGCCTCTCTATACTGACCTTTTTTAACTAACTCTACCATATCAATTTTATAGTCACTAATGCCAGCATCTTCACTATGCGGAGATACAAGTTTGCCTGTAGTGCTATTCATTTGTAGTAAGTTAATACACTTACGCAAATCTGGATAAGTTGCTTTTACATAATTGTCTAACACATCAAGTTCAAACTCAACGCTTTCCTCCAACATTATGTGTGCTACTCTCGCAGTAAACTCTGTTGGATCAATTTTATCAATGTGAAAGCCTTGACATCTACTGTGTAATGCTGGAATAACTTTATGTGGATAATTACAAGTTAAAATAAAACGTGCTGTGTCGTGATATGTTTCCATAACACCACGCAATGCCGCCTGTCCGTTGGGAGACATATAGTCTGCCTCATCAAGCAATACAATTTTAAATTCACCAAATGGCAATGTGCTAACAAAGCCTGTTACTTTATCTCTAATACTATCTACAGAGTTTTCCCTACTAGCATTAATCTCTAGCATATCATATTGGTCAATGTCAAGTGCTGTAATTAGTATTTTTGCCAACGTTGTTTTGCCAACACCAGCCGCGCCACTAAACAATAAATGTGGGATTGCCCCACTTTTAATCCAACCCTTAACTTGTTTTCGTTGACTTTCATCACGAAATACATAAGAGTCTATGTCAGTTGGCCTGTATTGTTCAGTCCACAGTTTTTTCATTAGTGCCTAGGAATTTGTCTATGTGATCTTTGTAATTTTGATAATAATAATCAAAGAGAAAGTCATAATCGTCTGATATATCATGTATCTTGCTACGCCGCAATATCTTTTTGTTTTCTAAATCTAATACAACGGTAGCACTAATAAAATCTTTATCTCGTAATTTATTTGTTATGCTTACCTTCTCATCATATACTAGGTTTTCTTTAAGATAACCTTTCTTTGACGTTTGACTAGGATCTGCTGGTTTCCCTGCATATTGAATTACTAAAAATTTACCTTTCATATGCTTATTATACTACTCATCTAGGCATTTGTCAAATATTATACACTAGTATCAATTACTGTATTTTCACCAATGCCATATTGTTCATGTTCTGGTGGACGCTCATCACTTATAAGTAAAATTTCTTCTGGGTCAACCATTCGTATAGTTTTTTCTTCGCCATCTACTGTGCGAACTTTTAAACCACGTGTCCAACGGCCATGTTCAACAAGTATCCATTGGCCCTGCGATACTTCATGTTGTAGCGGGCCAATGCGGTATACTTTCCCCCAACGTGGACGAATGCCACGTTCTATTGCGTTATCATCTGGAATAACAATGCCAGTTTTAGTGATAGTTTCACCAGTTTTTAATTCTTCTACAACAATTCTATCTTGAATTGCTCGCAACTCACCACTTAATTGATATGTTGAAAATAATTGAACATCATTCCATTCCATTTTGGACTCCTTATCCTAAATCGAGATTATCCAACGCGCCTGTAACCGCCTTAGGTAATTTTGCTTCTGCTTCTGCTTTTTCTTCTTGAGCCTTATTTTTTGCTTTGGCCGCCGCCTTTTTGATTTTCTTTTCTAAAGCAGACTGCGTTGCCTCATCAGCAACAACAGTTGGGTCTGCTGATATAGCAGGTGGTGCCGGTGTTTGCTTCGGTGTTGATGATACTTCCGGTGCTGGTTGCTCTTCAACACTCATTGCTGGTGTTACAGTTGCTGGATTTTTTAAATCATCTGGAATTAAATCTTCAGTAATGGACCCTATTGGTTGAGACTTTTGTACAGCATTTGGGTTATTTGAATAGTATTCTTGAACTAGTTCAGAATTGGTCCGTATTACTTCGCCCCCTGGGCCTATTTCATCACCACGAGCATTTACTGGATTATTACCAACTGCTATCGCCTCTTCATTATGTAGCAACATTGCTTCCATATCAAGGTGTTTCCCGGCGGCTGTTCTGTAAGTTTTTCGTCCTGTATTTTGTGCCATTTTAATTTTTCCCTCACATTATATACATATATTATATTTATTTAAAGAATTCATCTGGTGATAAATTATATTTTATACTGTCAATCTTATGAATACCTAACAAATATAAAACATAACTTGCCACACTACTACCCCTACCTACACCCCATACTATATTATTATCACGCATAGTGTCTACAAAATACTTTAAAAAACACAAAGCATCAAAGAAATCTATCTTCTGATACTCTAATAGTTCAAGTCCTACACGTTGCAATTCTGCATCAGTTTGACATAGATTTAACAAATATTCAGCAATATCTAATTCTTTATACTCTTGAGGCATATACCAGTTTTGCTGATATTGTTTATCAAATTCTTCAACACTAACATTTGGCTCTGTATATTGTTCAAGTTTTTCATTGGGCAAATACAAATTAGCAATCGCATCATTAAACTTCTCAACATCAGTGATGTTAAGTTTAGTTAAATCAACGTTGGGATTATTGTATAAAACGTTGACTACTTCCTTTTCATTTAATACGTAATCGCCAAATTTATTCATCATTAATTTTTATTTACATCAATTAATTCGTCATACTTCTCTTTACCTTCTTCCATAGATTTTGCATGTCGACGGGTCATTTCTTCTTGGTATTCATTTAATATTACGACCATTTGATTTATAGCACTAAACATACCCGCAGAACTTGCTTGCCCCATTTTAGAATTTAATTCATTTATTTTTGCAAGCAATTCATCATCAGAAAGATCAGTTACGCCTGTTACTAATGGATTATACATATTTAATTACCTCACAGTTTACAATTAGGTTTATCAGTTAATTGGTTTTGAAATTTATTCTTCCATTTATTCAAATAATTACTATACCATGAAGGTATATATAAACCCGAGTCAGTTATTAATTCTTGTTCAATAATCATTGCTTGATATTCTAGTAACGCAACACATAAAGAATAACTACCGCGGCGCGTCAGTCCGTGTCTATGTTGAACATAATGTACTACTTCATGTATTATACTGCCTACGTCATATGCATCATCAAGTAATAAAGTTTTTTTAAGAATTAATGTGCTTCTACCTATATCATAATATGATTCTACTGCATCCTTTTGCATACAATCTTTAAATTTTATACTAGTAACACTTTTAGATTTAGTTTTACACCAAGAATGCTTTATTTCGTCTGCATGTCTTAATTCTATATTCCACGAAACATCAAATTCCACAGGAGTAGGAAATCTACCTTCCAATTTTTTAATTGTATTCTCAACAATATTATAAATTTTTATACCATTTGTCGGATCGCTTATATCTGACCAAGATGCTGATGGTATCATTATACATAGAAGTATTGCGAGTATATATTTCATTAACATATTATACTACAGAAAGGGGCAAATGTCAAGCAGTCAAAGTGCCCAGCACAGCCGAATCAGTCACTTTTTCCGATATTTGATCTATATTCTCAACATCTACCACTAATAACATACCCCAGCCACAATTAAACACACATTCAAACTCGTGTTTGCTCATATTCATGGGAAAATTTTGGGTAGAAGTGAACAATGCTGACCACCAGTCTTTTAATTCAATATTGATATTGTAATTTAAGTGATCTGGCAGTATTCGAGGCAAATTACCGTGAATTCCACCTCCTGTAATGTGAGCCGCACCTTTAATAAGTGGTAAAATGGGTAAAACATCGTCAGTATAAATGCGAGTTGGTCTTAAAATGTTTATATGATAAATTCCACCATATAATTGACGTAACAAACTATATCCGTTACTATGTGGGCCACTGCTAGGGATACCAATGATAACATCACCTTCTTTCATTAAGTCTTTTTTAGGTAACTCATCTATAACAACGCCCATACAGAATCCAGCAAGGTCAAACTTATCCCCTTCATATACGTCAGGCATCTCAGCAGTCTCGCCACCAACTAATTTACATCCTGCTAATTCACATCCTGTTTGTATACCAGATAGTATTTCTTTACTTTTTTCTAAATTAAGACTACCCATTGCGTAATAGTCTAAGAATGAATGAGGTTTTGCGCCGTGACATAGAATGTCGTTGGCACACATAGCAACTAAATCAATACCAATGGTATCAAAAACGTTTAATTGCTCTGCTACTAGTATTTTTGTTCCTACGCCGTCGGTGCTGAGGACTATTTTAGTGTCGCCGAGATTGATAACGGCTCCATAGTCAGAAAAGCCAAGTTGTTTAACTAATTGATCTGCTTTAGCAATGTCTACACCGGCGTCTTTGTAGGCGTCGGTCATAATAGATTCCTATAAGTTAGTATTACCTATATTCTTCAGCCGATGGGGTTTCATCATGTGCGGATCTTGGGCCCAAGAACATTTTTCCAACAATACTTTCTACTTCGTCCCATGATGTTATTCCGGCATCCCCAATCACACGGCCATCACCATCTTCAATCTTCCAAGTACCATTACCTATATCAGTGACTGTAGCAAAATGAGTGCCGGTATCTTGTTCTTTGAACCAAAAGAATTGCGAATTCGGACCACCACGGCCAACTGACCATGCTCCTCCACCAAAAGCATCATCTGGTTCCAGATCGTCATTTGTTATACCCAAATTTTCCCAATCACCGGATATCATAGCTTCTTCTATTGGTAAGCCTGCTAATTCTCGTAATTTTGTTATATCTAAAACTTTCATAATTTTAACCTATCTAGATTCTATTATACATTATAATAAGGAATCTTTGCGTTAGCACCGTTAATCTCAATCAATAAGTATCCTGCAGGGTCAGTTGGTAACGAAGATGCCGCACCTGTTGTTGCAGAAGTTGTCACATATGTTGCCGCATGAACTGCTAGTTTAATTCCACCTGTACCATTTGGTGCAAGTGCAAGAGCCTCATTAGTATTGTTTGTTGTTATGGTAGCATCAGTGCCATTACCATCAATACTAATTTTCCCAGTACCGTTAGGATCTAAAACAATATTTTGGTTGGTGCCAGCAGTTTTAATTGTGCCGTTACTACTACTTGTCATCTCAATATCAGCATCAAACACAATGTCACCTGCATTTGAATCTAATTTTAAATCTCCTGACGAGGTAGTAATTGTTGGTACGGTACCACCAATTAACAACGTGCCTGAGCCATTCGGATTTAAAGCAATATTTGCATTTGATGAAGCAGGTGTTTGGATTGTCGGAGTACCAGCAGTTGTTAATTCTAACACATCGGTTTGTAATGAATTCAAACCAAATACATCAGCGTCTAAATTAACTGTAAATTTGTCAGTATCAACGTTTACACTAACATTTGTACCGCCTGAAATTGTAAGTGTATCGCCTGTATCAATTTGTTCTTGTAATGATATTACACCACCTGATGTGTATGCTGTAAACGCTGAGCCATCGGCAGTTGTTGTTAATCCTAAATCAGTGTATAGTTGAAACGTTGTTGATGTTACCCGTTTGGCATAGTACGTGTTACTATTCAGTTCTGTCATACCTACAACACCGGCAATCGAAATCTTGGCACCATCGTCTAGATCATATTCTTGGAATTTGTCAACTTCACCGCCTGAGATGTATGCACCATAACCAGTACCATTAATACCATTTGATAACCAGATATCAGTATACAAAGCAAACGTAGTAGAATTAAGAACATCAACGTAAAAATCAAGATCATTTAGTTGTGTCATACCTACAACGCTTGTGATTTGAACTCTATCTCTATCTGACAAGTTGTGAGTGCCTGCTGTTATTACTACTGGATTTGCTTGTGTAGCAGCTGTTATACTTCTTGTTGAACCATCAGATGTTGTAATTACTACTGGATTTGCTACCGTAGCACCCATCATTCCGATAGTGACACCATGGCGCAAAGGAATATTTGCAATTGACCCACCTGCGACAGTAGCATCTACGTATTGCTTTGTCGTCAGGGAGTTGGCACCATGTCCTGCACGGTCCTTATAACCTGCTGGAACCGTTACTGTGCCTGTACCATTTGGTGCAAGTGCTAATGCTTGGTCAGTAGTTGATGTTGAAATAGTCGCTGTTGCGCCACTTAAATCAACTGTACCTGTACCATTTGGTGCTAGTGTTAAATTACCATTGGTGTTTGTTGTGGCAACTGTACCAGCATCAAAACTTAAATTATCTGTAGCAACTACACCGGTTCCGTTTGGAGTAAGTGTAATACCACCGTTTGTATTAATAGCACTAATTGCATTACCTGAAACTTGCAAGTTACCTAGTGCTGAATCACTCTGTGTTTTATCTTCTACTAGCACAATTGTGCCACCATCTATTGAACTAAAATCGTAAATGTATGTTCCAGTTGCTGGAAAAGTAATTACTAGTGAACTAATCCCTTGGACAGTCGTTGCACCTAATGTAACAGCCGACGGCAAGGTTAGCGTATGTGCTACATTAGCAATTGTAACAATAAAACGCATTCTGCCACCTTTTCCTGACGCTGGCCAGTTACTAAATGCTAATGTGCCGCTTGCATTTAATGTAGCAGTATGGATTATTGCTGTTGCGTGGTCTAATGTTACAGCGCCACCAACTGTGCCTAATGCATTTACTACATCGGCATTATTTTTCATTAATGCTTCACTGATTGTACCAGTAAAGTTAAAATCGTTCGTTGCACTTAACGTAACTGAAGACGTTTGTAACGTCTCTATTTCCGTCTTTGCCGCCGTAAAATTTGTTTTTATATTTGTAAAATTGTCTCTAAATCCTTGACTGTCATTATCTTGACCAGCTACTGGATATGTTCCGTCAATATTACTAGGGTTTATTGAACTTGCCATTTATTCATACACTCCTGTCTGTGGGAATTTCAAGTATTTATCGTTTTCTCCAACTTTTGAATATGTTCTCGGTGCATACTTTCTATAAATCACGTGATATTTTACGTTATTTAATGGTATTGTAGTATACTCTATTTGGTTAAATTGCGCCACATAATCTTTAACTGGTGTTAATAATAGATCTGTACCTATAAATTGTCCACCCGACGTATATGCTGTATACCCTGTACCATCTACCGCAGTTGCTAATGCTACGTCTGTATATAAAGCAAATGATGTTGAATCAATAACATCTACATAATATATATTACCATTCAATTCAGGCATACTTCCTAAATCATATATAAATTCATCATATGAATAACCATAACCTGGCAAATTGACAATTTGTACTTTTGTACTATCAATTAAATTATGTGCCGTGATTGTAGTAATTACTACAGGATTAGCTTGTGTGGCACCAGAAATATCACCACTAAATCCTGGATTTGTAACATGTATCTCAGCAGAATGATTTACATAATGATTTAATGTAAATTTCTTTGTAGAGCCATCACCTGTAATTGTTTGTATAGCATCTATAAACTTCATATCTTTATTATCAATTGTAGTTGTTAATGAATCAAAAGTTGTTTCTTTCCTTGCGGCATAATAACCAGTATCTATATTAAACGATTGTGTTAAATCAGTATCCCACTCATATCTGTCAACCTCAAATAAAAATTTATTTGGATTAAATTTGGATCGGTTAATTAAAAATTTAATACGCTCTGCATTACCTGGTTCTACATACACCAATGGTACTGCTAATTTATGTTGTAAAATACTACCATCTGTTTGTTCAGTTGACATCCAACTAGGTAATGATTTTGCTTCGCTTACTACTTCGCCAACATTTGTTTTTAAAGTTGCTCTCATATTTTTAAAACTATTTGGATAGATATCATACGCCTTGTCCCAAGTTGTCATATCTACTGTATAATCTGGCAGGCCGGGCCCATCTGTTATACTAGCTCGTATTTTTTCACTAGATGCAAATACTGGGGCAAAATCATGTATGCTACTTGTATTTAAATCTAACAAAGTATCTGTTGAAGAACTGATTTCTATTATTTCATAATATATAACTTCATATTCTACTTTGCCATTTACATAAGATCGCGCACTTTTAAGATCTCCAAAACGTAATTGTTTAGTATAATGATACTTTTCCATTATTGTCATATAATCTTTAAGATATTTTGGATTTAATCCTGATTTGACAAGTATTTTAATATCACGTTGTAAACCAAACTGATCATCATTTTTTCTATATAATGATGCCTGATCAAATGTGTTAAAATCTGATGTAAAATCTTCCCAATTTGCTCTATTTGCTAAACTAGGTTTAGCAACACAATATAAATTCTGCCATGGTTTAAATGCTAATGATTTAACTGTAATTGAATAATTTTTAAATGAACTTATACCCAATCCACCAGCAATGTCACCACGACCAATTGCACCAGAGCCGCCGCCACCAGTAAAAGTAATAGTTGGTTCATGTGTATAGTTGTCGCCTCCCGCCGTTACTGTAATCGCATTAACAGCACCACCAGATACGGTACAAGTTGCTGTTGCTTGCCCACCGCCACCGCCAGCAATAGTTACAGTAGGTGCTGACGTATAGCCGGTTCCACCATTAAGTACAACAATACTTGTTAATGGGCCAATTGCACTATATGCTTCTACTATAAATTCATAGTTACTATCCCACGATGTTATAGCAGTAGAATCTGTATCTACAAACGTTGTGGTTGCTTGATCAAACATTGTATTATTACGAAAAGTAGTTCGTCCTAATATTGAGCCATCTTGCGATACTCTTAAGCCTTGTGGAAGTTCACCAGCATCTTTTGATCGCTTCATTCTAATGAATAGTGCTGAACCATCAGGTGCTGTTGCGTTAATTTTTAACTTACAAGATTTGCCTGCATTTATTGTTCCTAAACTTGTATATGCCATAATTAACCCCAAGTGACCTCAGTATCTGCCGCGCCTCGCACAGTCAAAGTATACTCAATCCAGTCACCATAAATTGTTAAATCTTTATAATAAAAATCTTCATCAAGATTTTTTGCTCTAATTGAAAAAGTATATGTTGTAGAAGATGCTGTTGTATGTGGTATAGTGCCATATATAATACACGAACCAACACCGTCATTAGCATTAGTTTCATATACACCATCAAATGTTGTACCTTGTGGTAGATTACCACTTTGCTCAAAACTAATTAAAGGTAGGTCTTCTAATAATTTCCCTTCAAACAATTCAATATAAAAATTACTATGCCTAATTGTACCAACTGATCCTGCTGGCTTTGTCATATATGGTCTAGCAAAAAGATAATTGTCACACAGCCACATTGTACTAGTACTATCACATGTAATATTATCACCAAATATGTCTTGATGAGTGTCAACTCTCGCTTTAGCAAGAGCATGTACTCTATAACTGAACTGTCTATCTACATTAGTATTACCATCAGTTACTCTAATAACAAAGTTAAAATCTTGTGATACTGTTATTTTAGAAATTCGTCCAGTTATTACACCAGTTGTGCTCATAATTAAACCAGCTGGTAAACTACCTGAATGTATACTATAAGTCAACACATCTAAATCTGAGTCAGTTGCCGCCAATGTTGTAATAATTTCTTGCCCATCATGAACATCTGCTAATTTTCCTGCCGCCGTAGACCAAATTGGCGCGTCAGGACCAGCAACAGTTAAACTAAAAGTTCTATCGGCTAATAAAGATTCAGCATCAGTTATTCTAATAACAAAAGTGCTTGTAACATTATTAGCAACTTCGTATGGAACACCTTTTAATAAACTACGTTGTGTAGGTATTCCATCAATAAGTCCAGTTGGTGCTAATGCTACGCCGCCAGGTAATTTACCGGCAATTAACTTAAATGTTAATCCAGTATTATTTGAGCTTTCTTCAGGATCTCGCCCAGTTAACTGAAGTGAATAAAACTCCATTTCTTGGATAATTCCAAGATCTCCAGCCGTAGTTACCCAATATGGTGCGGCCATTTATTTTACCAAGATGCGTGTGCTGATCTACGCCAAATGCTTGTTGCACCATCATATGCCGCAAAACAAACATAAAAATAACTTGTATCATATGCTGTTTTACCTGCGTAATCGCCGGTAGCACCTACTGCTGTGGCTGGTGCCGCTACTGCTGTTGCGCCATCTGCTTGTAGCATGTATAACTCTAAAAAGTTATCATTTGCTTTATCAAATGCCGTACGTAGTGGATCACCGGTACCGTCATTAGCAGTACTGCCAATTCCAATTGCTTGTCTAGCCATTATTTTCTCCAAATAATTGTATTATTAAGTATTTATACTATCTGGAGTAGGTTCGTTACTGTAGTTATTAATATGTCCGCACCAAGGACAATACCAATCTTTTTCTTTAAAAAAATCTTCTTTGCCAGACTCTGTAGCGATAGACCACCATGCTGAACATTTTTGACATGAGAAATGTACTAATAATTCAAATGATACCACTTAGTACGTACGCCAAGTTGCTCCGTTATAAACGAAGCCAGTTGACTGCCCATTAGTACTAATTACATGGTTTGAAGCAACGCCATTAATTGTATTACCATTACGAGCAATAGTTAAATTATTAGTTGCATATGCACCACCAGCATCCACAAAATATATAGCATCACCAGCAGCTGGCGATCCTGGCAATGTGCATGTGACAATACCACCAACAGTATCTACAGCATATCTACCAGCGGTTACAACAGCTTGTGACGCGGTAATAACTAAAAATCCTGGTTCACCTGTTGCAAGACATCTTACTTCAATATTATCTGTTCCGGTTGGAGGAGCGGCAGTAAATGTTAAAGTTTGTCCACTTACAGAATAGGCTCCTACAGGTCTTTGAACAACACCACTAACACTAACAATAAGGTTATTAGTACTAACACCAGATGTTGTCAAAGTAAAAGCTGTTAGAACACTATTTCCACTAAAACTTTCTGTTGTTACTGATACACCACCTCCACCCAATGCTTGTGCAACGTTAACCCATTGACTACTGCCTGAATTATATTGTAATAATTGATTATTTGCTACACTTGTAATAGTAACGTCATTTAATGCATTAACACTTGATGCGGCAATACGAACATCTGCTCTAGCGTCTGCTCTAGCACTAGTGTGATATAAATTAGTGTTTTCTGGAACAATACTACTGTCTAATACTACGTCAACCCAAGCACTACCATTATGTTTTAAAATATCACCACTGGCGGCGGAAGTAATAGTAACATCAGTTAATGCAGCTAATGTATAATCAACTACTTCAAATACACTAGTGCCACTATTATATTTCAATGCCTTATTAGCACCTACACCTGCTGTGTTTACATTATTTAAATCACCAATATTAGCGGCGGCAATGCGAGCGTCTGCTCGTACATTTGTATAATAAAGGTTTGTGTTTTCTGTTACATTACTTGTGTCTAATGGTTGAAAGGATTTGTCGCCTCTCCAGTATTGTGCTATGGATCCTGCTGTAATTGTTGACTCTTTGCCTGCTAATGCTGATGTTATTGTTGCGGCATAACCAGCATCATCATTAACTGCGGCGGCTAGTTCATTTAGTGTATCTAATGCGGCGGGAGCACCATCAATTAAAGTAGTTATCTTTAATTGTGCTCTTGCATCTGCTCTTGCATCTGTATAATAGAGATTAGTACCTTCATTAACATCTGAAGTTGTTAATACTGCATCTACCCAATTGGTACCATTGTGTCTTATTACTTCGCCTGCGGCGCCTGCTGTAATTACTACATCTGCTAAGTCAGTTAAATTAGAAGCGTAAACTAATGAGGATGGTTCAAATTTACCAGATGAACTATCATAGGCAAGTACTTTACCATTCGCCAAACCACCATTAGCAGATGTATCTACATCGGATAATTGGTTAACATCAAAAAGATATGCTTCAGAAAAATTATCATTAACTTTATCAAATGCCGCTCTTAGCGTATCGCCAGTGCCATCATTTGCTAACGCACCAATATTGATTACTTGTTTTGCCATAATCATATTTATTAAAAAATACATGAATTATTTAACCACGTAGTTTAATACCTGTATGATTTAGTGTAAATAAATATAGAAGGGAGCTTTTATATGCTATTACGCGCTATTGCCAATTCTATTATCGGAGCAAGTTTGTTATTTTTTGGTTCCGTGTCTAGTGCTGGTGACCGTAACGCTACATGGTCCTGGGCAGCTAATACTAATTTAACTTCACAAAGTTATCAAACAACTGAACAATTAGTACCACAAGTTATTAATAGTGTTGTAATAATTACATCAATGGGTGTAAAAGAAGCCGCACCAGGCTCTGTTGAACGAACCACACCTAAACCAGAAGAAAAAACTCCCGAAGATGATAACTCAGTAGATGAATTTCTAGAAGAAGGATCACTTAAATTTACAAAAATAAATAACCATTTATCACCTATGGGGCAAGGAACTGGGTTTTTTGTTAGTAAGAATGTTATTTTAACAAATCACCATGTTATTGAAAAAGGTGTTGCAGATGAATATATTATTACATTATATTCATTCAAATATAAACAGTATAAAGCAAGAGTTATAGCATTTGATGAAAAAACAGATCTTGCCATACTAGAAATTATCGATCCTGATGAAAATTCTAACGCAATTGAACCATTAAAATTTACTAATACAGATAATTGGACACTAGGCGAAAAACTATTTGCTATTGGACATCCACATGGTTTATATTGGACAGTAACTGAAGGCATATTGAGTCATCCACGCAGACGTATTTCTTCACCATGGCAATGGTTAATCCAAACTGACACTTCAGTAAATCCAGGCAACAGCGGTGGTCCGTTGTTTAATATGCATGGTGAAGTTGTTGGTGTTAATGTAATGTTAATTGGTCAATCAGAAGAAGGCAATCCTGTAGATTCAGGTCTTAATTTCGCAGTTAGAAGTGATCTAGCAAAACACGTTGTTGAAGAATTGCGCGTATATAAACGTGTAAGACGTCCACGTATGGGTATGTCTGTGAGAAACCGGCCAGGTGATGATATAGGTATTATTGTTGATGAACTATCAGACGAATCGCCAGCAAGTCGTTCAGACTTATTACCAGAAGACATTATCACATATGCTGATGATGTGCCAATTAATACAACATATGATTTCTTTATCTGGTTTACTCAAAAAAAGCCAGGTGACAAAGTTGTATTCAAAGTGGATCGCATAACCGAAAATAGAGATGGTCCACAAACATTTTCATTAAATATAACTGTATTACTAGAAGAATTACAAGAAGACTAATTTTAAATGTCGTCAGACAGAGATAAACTCAAATATTCTATCTTTTATTTTCCTGGATCAGGAGGTGTTATTGTTAGTTGGTTATTAGCACTAGCTCATGACTATACACTACTTCCTACCGCATTAGCATGTTTTCCGAAAAAATTAAAAGATAATTATTGCACAATTCGTAATGAAAAAAATCAACCCCTGGCTGGATGGATATTTCATGAAAATGTATATAAAGAAAATCCATATTGCACAGCATGGTGGATAAACATGCATGGACCTGAAGAAAATAGAACAACACCAGTGGCATTTGGAAATATACAAAATTTGGCAAGACTTTCTTCTAAACATACTACTAATATATTTTTATTAATGTCTAATAAAGCTAGAACAAGAGCATGTTATGAAAAGGGAAATGTGCCTTTTAGAACTCATGATAATATTAACCACAAAGTCATTAAAAATGAAAAAATAATATATAAAGAAAAACAATTAAAAATTATTAGAGAATTTGATAAAATAGATAATCTTTTTAATTATAATTCAATTTTTCAGGCTCCAGAAAAATATATTGGAGAAATAGAAACAATAATAGATCATCCTTTAACTGATGCTCATACAGAAGCAATAGAAAAATTAGTAAACAGATACATACAAATAACTCCACCAAAATTATTAAAAATTATCAATGATGAGAATAAACTGTCATAGCGACTTCCAACCATTAAAAGAAATTGTAGTAGGACGTTCTTATAATCAAAAATCGTTTGACTTTATAAAAGAACTACGCATTCGTGATCCTTTGAAGCGTATACTAGCAGAAACTGAAGAAGATTTACTAAATTTAAGTGCTGTATTAGAGGAGCATAATGTTAAAGTATATAGACCAGACTCTCCTCCAGTAGAATTAGTACAAGAATATATAGACAATTCTGCAAAACCACCTATTCCTTCATTAGCAGTACGAGATGGATATATTACTGTAGCAAATACCTTATATCGATTTGTATATAAAGAAGAAATGGATAGTATTTTTAGTCTACTAATTGACGGCAAAACATTCGATCCATATAAACGCCCTGATGATTTTAATTCATTAGAACCTATGAATAAAGAAGAACTTAAAGAATTAACTAAGATGGTATTACCATGTACATCATCAAATTCAACAGACAATGCATATAAAAAAGACAATGGAAAATTTATACCAGGAATGAATATAGAACATACTAAAACTATACGAACACATTTAATGGACGCGCCTTGCTTAGTAAGATTAGGACAACGATTAATAGTTGATAATTTTCCATCTTTCCAAAAAAAATGGATCAATAAAGAATTTAGTCAATATACTTTATTTAATACTGACATAAGAGGACATTCAGATGGTGCATTTTGCCCCATTAAACCAGGTTTATATGTACATACGAAAGATTGGGAAAACGAATACAAAAAATCTGTACCTGGATGGGAAGGAATATATTTAGAAGAACAAGCTCACGAGTCAAATGTTATTAAAGGATTTACAGCTATAAAATATAGTAATAAAGGGAAATGGTGGTTGCAAGGTGAAGAAAATAATGACATGTTGATTAAATTTGTTGAAGGATGGTTAGACGAATGGGTTGGTTATATAGAAGAAACAGTATTTGATGTCAACATGTTAAGTATAAACGAAAATCTAATACTTTGCACTAATGAACCACCACAACAAGTTAAAGACGCATTTAAACGTCATAAAGTAGAATATATCATTACTCCTTTCCGTCATCGTTTCTTTTGGGATGGTGGATTACATTGTATTACCTTGGACGTGAACAGAGAAGGCAATTGTGAGGATTATTTTAGATAAAAAATGCCCGGGTTTAGTTGCCGGGCATTTTAATGTAAGTAAATCTCTTTTAACGTCTTCCAGGCCCTAAAGACCTCCGCAGTCGACTATATTATCATTATGTATAGTGTTCTATTTGTTAAAATTTATATTTTGGATACTTCATTGTTATTTCTCTATTAGTCTTTGCCTAAAGATTTGATACGTGACCACTTTTTACTCTCTTCTTGGATTTTTAGTTCTTCTGCTAATAAATTAGCCATATAACCAATATCGCTCATTAAGATGTCTATTTCTGCCTCATTATTGCTTTCTTTAGTTGTTGATTGCTTCTTTTCTACTTCTTTTGCCTTTGTATGCATTACATTTACAAGACTTAAGACATCATTTATAGTATGATACATAGGTACCTCCTAATTGTCTTAATCTGTACTATATTATACAGTATTACTAGTATTTAGTCAAGTTTTGTTCCGCTTTTCTAAAATAAGATTTAACTCTTTAATGCCATCAGATACAGTTTTTTCAAACCAGAATGGAAATATAGAGTGAATAAATCCCGCAAATGCTAAACACTTCAATACAACAACAAACCTAAGAGCATTTTTCATATGCTCAAAATATGTTTCGTTAATGCTATTTGGATGTTTGGTAAAGGGATTTTCCATCCAACTATTTAGTTTTTCTCCACACATTCACCTGAAACTTCTAATTTTATGTCCATAAAACTAATGGATGTATTTTTCTGGTAGGTGAGTTGTTGCTCACATTCTACCCTACTTGCGTACTCTGTTGCTATACTCATTTCGTTTTGCTCACCGTTTATAGTGGCAAGCATAGTTACAACTAATAACCAACTCATGGATTACTCCCAAGGTATTTTAGTTAATGTTTCCAACGCTTGTTGTTCACTTTCAAAGTCAATTTCTTTTCCAGTATTCTTATTAACAAAATAAAATACTTGTTTGCCAGGCTCTCTACCTCGAGCAGATCGTGACCATTCACCTACACCAACAGTTTTAGTGCATAAAAAGCCTTCATTACCATCTGAATCTGTCACTCTCCAACACCAACCGTGATTTCGAACAGGTCCTCTTTTGGCTTCTACTTCATTAAGTTTCATTTCAGCAAGTTCTCTCTGTAATAATTTATTGCGCTCATCTGGCAATGGGCCCGTCATACCTAAACGTGCCCATTCATTGGGCGTGTAGTAATAACCAGGATGATGCTTTAGAGACATAGCCGGGCGTAGTTCCTACTTTCATTAATGACGCTAATTTCTTGTCACCATACATATAGTCATAACTTGATTCTGAAATAACTATCTCGTATTCTGCATCATCATTAGGAAAATACTCTGACCATAAACGAATCGCTTTATTAAGCGTATCCACTTTGTGGATAGTTTCGTAAACTTCCTCCGTACGGGCGTTTACCATTTGTGCGTATATAAGCATAGTAGTATTTATTATCCTATGTACTTTTCGAAAAACCATTCAGTATTAAGTGTTGACGCCAACTCGTGACATACGGAAAGGCCGCCAGTGTAAACATCATTTCCAGAATTTTGATTATAAGTAATCCAATCATTAGCATACGCTTTTTGTTTAGAATCCATATTTCTTTTTACTTGAAATGGACAATCATTTTTTTTATAAGTCATAGTCTTTACCTAATCCTTGTTCTCCGATTTTAATAATATCTAGTTGCCATACACCATCACTATCTTTATACTCAATTTCTACTTCTTGATCACGCAATATTGTGCCTGGGGGTGAAATTATGTCAATCTTAAAATCATCTTTATCCACACCAATTTCTGTTAGAGTTTCAGTTAATAAATCGCTAACCCATTTGGCGTTGCCACCTGGCATATAGTCATATGACTTATTACAACTCGCTTGTCGACATTTACCACCATCACCTGAGCGTTTAACATACATAGATCCGCGACTAGAATCACAGCCTACAAAGTTTAATTGACTTTTAAGAACATCACTTGCTGTCATTCCTGTTTTTGGCTTAGACAAATATGTAGAAGCAAAAGCACCCGGTGCTCCCCACGGATGGGTCCAACCTTCTTCGTGCCCTGGTCGTGCCGGCAATGGTTTAGAAAATGCACTACAAAATGTTTCACCTTTGTCTGGATCCAATAACATGCTTGCCGCAGACATTGTACCACTGCCTATACCTGTACATATTGCAGGGGCATATTTCATAATAGATTCATCTGCTGTACAATTCCACAAACCACAACCATCGGGTATAAATGATATTGTATGCCCTTGTAATTGACTCACCGCATCCTTGCCAAATTCTGCTATAACAGTGCCATCGTTTACTGCAATATTATCCGTATAATCTCCTGTTATAAGTTTAGGTTCTGGTAATCCTGCTTCTATGTTATCTGCTGGATATTTGCCTTCAACTTGGCACATTTCTTCTACACTATATCGTGCTGGTGATGCCAAAATAATTCCTTCGCTTACTTGCGCCCTAGCAACATACCCATTATAAACAGGCAATGCGATGGCCGCCGTAACGCCGATGATAGCAACAACCATCATCAATTCAATAAGTGTAAACCCCTTGCTCATTACAATAGGCCAATTGCCCTCAGCAATGCGCCTTGCTCACCCATATGACTGGGCCAGTTAAGATCTGCTACAACAACAATGCCAACCCACATTGAAACAACTATCACTGTCCACCAAATGCGGGTAACTACTGTATTTGGATTCACTGAAATGCTGGAATTTCTAGCCATAACCTTTCTCTGTTGTAAAAATAAATTTGATCTTCACTTGATGCGCCATTAGGAAAATATTTTCCAATATCTGTTCCTGGACACCAACTGGCTCGCCACTGACCTTTATCCTCTTTAATAATAACTGTAGAGCCAGGGTTCACATTTTCAGTAAGAAAAACATCCATTTCCTCTTCAGTAGGAAAAACTGCTGTATTTGGCCGCCTTCTGATCATACTCATTATATCTTTCCTCTTAAACTATTTCAGCAAATGCTCTCGATACTAATATCAATAATACCAGCAGGAAAAGTGGTATAAAGAATTCTTTTTTACTCATTATATCTTTCCTGTGCGAATTGCTTCTAAGAAGTCTTCCCATACAGGTTTAGCGGCTGTATTCTTGCAACCATAACGCCTGCTATCCTGCCATAAATTCCAGTAGTATTTGTCACACAAAGGATCAATGCCCTGAAACTGATAAGCCATTACACCTTTAAATTGTTCAAACGTCATGTTATTCGGATCTATCATATCCATACCTCTTTGTGATCATTAAGTTCATATAAATCTTTGTCAACGTCTGTTAATTCGCCATCAGCGACAAACGTTAACCCTATCTTGTCTTTTACAGTGCGGAGAACGTCATTATAAGACCAATCACCACCCATTTCACGCCACGCAGTACCATCTGCTTGCCTTGCAAATTCATTAGCCGCTTTGAATCCTTCAACTTTCCTAACTAGGCCTTTTGCGGCACCCAATATATGAAAAACGTTTCCGTGGGAGCCGCTTAAATTGAGTTTAACGTGTTTGAGTCCGTAGGACATTACTTTCTCCCTTTCAGTAGTCGGTGGATCAGTTTTGCCTCTTTGGGTTTGATCTTTGGATTCTTCTTAATGGCCTTGTCGACCGCTTCCTTGTTATAGGTTGCCATTATGCTGTGCCTCTTTCTTGTGCATTGCCGAAATCAACATCTAAGTAATCTGGCTCCATTCTGTCTATATAAGCAATTTCTGCTTTTGAGCCGCATCCTTCACAAACAACTATATCTCCGATTTCGGGATATACTCTGAGAGTGATATGCTTTCCGCAGGTTGGACAGTTTGGCACAAGTTTATTAGAGTTTAACATTTTTTAAATCTTGCTTGATAAATGCTGGTTGATTAAGTGTTTTAAGAAATTTGCTTGCTTGGGGTAATGTTTTAAAACGTGCGTGGACTACTTCTCCTAGGGCACGACAAACGGCTGAATTTGGGGTAATTGCTTTCCATTTTACTAGGGACATAAACTCTCGACTGTTAATTAATTTACTATACTATTATAACATATCTAGCAGATTTGTCTATCTTTTCATGAGTCTAAGTAGTTGAATTTGTTGAACATATCAGAAAGTTTATCGTAATCATTAATAATCATGAGTTTTTCGGGTGAATTCTTGTATTTTTCGTAATACGAATGCGCCGCATTCGCACCCATTTTCGCATACCACGCATACCCGGGAGTATTGCGATTTCCATATGTTAGAAACAATTTCATTTGTATTTCTTGTTGCTTATTAGGATTATCTTTTATTACTTGCTTCATATATTCCCTAAAAATTGCTCTCCAAGTATGGAACGGGGAAGTATTATATAAATGAGAGGTTGCTATTTCATTTATAACAATATGTTTTTTATCACTAATAGTCATAGTAGAATCAATATATTTTACTCCCCAATCACCGGCGTTTAACACTATACTTTTAGGAAATAATTTGAGGCATCCGTGCCAACTAGCATATCCGTAAACTCCGTCTATTGCCTTCCAAAGATATACTTTGTTATCAAATCCTTCATATTTAAACTCAAAATCATCTCTTATACGAGAGTCTCCATCTACGAGATAAAATAAATTAGTTTTACTTTGTTCAGCACAAAATTTATGAGCACTATGTATACCTACTATACCTTGTATTCGTTGTGCGTGGGGTGCTTTTTGTTTTATTACTTCAAAATTTTCGTCTGCATTGAGTTCATCAAAGCATTGAAAAAATACATCATACATTTTATTTCTTTTTATGAAAATCACGCTGAACGTTTATAAATGCCTGAATAAGAACCTGTTTTTGAACGCGTCTATCCAATTTTACATTAAACAACTCTAACCCCAACTCATCAACTTCTTTCTTTGTCATTTCAGTTAGTTGTTTTTTAGTATAACGTTTTGGCTTTGGTGCTGGTGCTGGTGCTGGTGCTGGTGCTACTTCCTTACTTTTCCAATTTCCCTCTGTTATTTTAAGGGTTTCTTGGATAACAGGTTCTACCATTTTTTCCGCAACTTCTTGTACAGTTTTAACTGTTTTAGGTGAAGGCATTGTTTTAATACCAAACAATGCTTTAATAAAATCAAACATTAATATCTCTCCATAATATGCTAATATTATTTAGTTATTGTAATTATGTCCTAATAATAATGTCACTTTCCCAATCACCAAAAAACTGTTTCCAACTCTCATGATCAATCATAATAGGAAATTTCTTGCGTCTTGCTAATAATTGAAAGTAATTCGGCTTATATGGCTTCCATTTTGGTTTCCATATGCCTACTGGATTATGATTTCCTTTAAGTGAATTACATCGTGAACATGCCGAAACTACATTTTCCCACACTTTTCGACCACCTAGACGTTTGGGGATAACGTGATCATAGGTTACTTCTCTTACAGTTAACGGCTGTTCACAATATACACATATGCCGTGATCTCTATAGTATAGAGATTCTCGTTTTAACTTCATAATAGACTTGACATTAACATAACTATTACGAGCAATAACACTAGGCCATTTCATATGTAAATTAGGTGTTTGAATCCATCTATTATAACTAAAAACTACATGACAACTATCGTTAAATATTCTATTAACAGCATCTTCCACGGGAATAGTATGTAATGGCAATAAAGAAATTGGCATATATGATGCGTTTAATACTAATGTTCTTAATCCGAGCATGTTGATATTTATTTAATAAATGGTTGGTCCACCTGGATTCGAACCAGGGACCTCCGCTTTATCAGAGCGGCGCTCTAACTAACTGAGCTATGGACCAAACAAATATTTATTCATAGAATAGGTATAATTCATAAATACGGGTATGCCAAAAGAAATAGTATGTAAACTCGCACAATTAGGCTTAACAGGACATATGGGCGGCCATATTTCTCCCTGTAACCAATTACTAGATTATCATTTAATGACAAATCATGGAGAGAATGAACCTAGTCATATGATTATTCTACAGCATGATAGTTTGGAAAAAGCATGGAATAATGATATGCGGGATCGTTTATTAGAACAACATAAACAAGGTATCTGGCCGGAAGGTTGTAAACAATGTAGAGTAAATGAAGAAAGTGGCACAAAAAGTCATAGAACAATGTTAAATGAAGTATTTGCTGGTATTGAACCAATGGAAGATCAACCCAGAGTTTTAGTATTAAAACACGGTAATAAATGTAATAATGCTTGCAGATCATGTCATCCATCAACTAGTGTTCAATGGTATAAAGACTCTTACAAAATAAAAAATATAAAAAAACCATATAAAGAATGGCTTAAAAAATGGGAAAGTTATGAACTGAGTTATCATGAAAGTAATGAAGAACTCCGTCGTGTTTTATCTAACTGGAATAAAGGATTTGCTGTTATTGACTTATATGGTGGAGAACCACTCCTAAATCCTTTTACATATGAAATAATTGATAAGAGTATAGAAAATGATGTAGCAAAAGAACAAGTATTAGGTATACATACAAATTGTACAATTTTCTCAAATGAAATAGTTGAAAAACTAGGAAAATTCAAACATGCTGTATTAGGATTAAGTTTTGATGCTATTGGTAAACATAATGATTATATTAGACATTTAAGCAAATGGGACCAAATTGAAGAAAATATAGAAAAGTTTTTAAAAGCATCAATGAATCATCCTTCAATATTCCCTGATTTTTCAATTACAACTCAAATATTAAATGTATTCTATCTTCCTGAAATTTGTCAATATGTACATGAAAAAGGCTGGCTAGAAAATGAGTTTACTATTTTTCAACGATCAGAAGAGGAGAAACTGGCTAATATCAATGGTGTTGGCAATGTTTCTATGTCATTTGCTAACAGAGTATATGATAAAAAGGAATGTAACATTATGTACATTCCAGAACCTATTAAAGAAGTAATTAGAAAAAAGTTATTAAACTATGATCCGCCAACTGGAAAAAATGGCGCACATGCTGTAAAACATATGTATACACGAGATATGGAAACAGTAATTAATACTTTAGATTATACTCCTGATGATTATGATCGACATAGAGATACATTTTGGGATATAAATGGCAAAATAGACGGATATCGAAAACAAAGTTTTAAAAATACTATGCCAGAATACTACGAATTATTTGCTGATTTTTATTCTAAAACATAGAACATCTTACGGCCATTTGCAATATTTTCACTTGGAAAATCAGGACCCTTATAGTTTTTAAAGTCATAATATTCTTTAATTTTCCAACCAGTAGATTCAAAAAGTTTTTCATATGCTTTACGACTACTATGCATCTTTAACCTAGGCAAGTCTGATTTAACCCCATCATAGTCTTTTGAATCTTCTGAACTATATTTTACTCGAATAATTCCTTCTGGATGTTCTAATATATCATCTACTACAACACTTTCTATAATTAAGTTCTTTGGTTTAATATTTTGCTTAATCGTAGTTAGTAAATCGTGCTGATTATGTATATAATATAGTGACTCTATTAGATAGACAATATCATATGATTTTAAATATTGCGGTATCCACGGACGCGAGTCCACAAACTGTGGTTTATACACATAACTTTCTATATCATCAGAAATAATATTTGCTTTATCTTTAAGATTTTGTAATTCTAATAATTGATCACCAATAATAATTCTATTAAAATCTAAATCTATACCATCATAAGATTTTGCACCAGAATTTAAAAACCATTTAGCATAAAAAGGAATCCCACATCCCAAATCTAAAACATTATAGTCTTTTAATAGATCTTTACAATGTATAAAATTAAGATAGTATTTAACAAGCCAATGACTATCAAATGTTAAACCGGAAGGTTTCCAGTCCTTATACTCTATATCTTGATTGTCAATATATCTATGCCAAATATATTCAAAATAAACATTATCAATATTGTTATTGATTATAGCAGAACAGTTTAATACTTTATTCCAATCTAATTTGATTTCTGCAGGCATGACTGAACCGCTTCTATAACTGGTTCCATTTCTTCTTCCATTTCCCAATTACCGACAACATTGCCTGTTCGGTCAATTAAAAATTTATGAAAATTCCAGCCAATCCAACTTTTCCCTTCACCATGATCACTTATAAGCCATTGATAAAGTGGTTGACAGTTATCTCCTTCAACATCACCTTTTTGCATTACAGGAAAAGTTACGTTGTATTTTGTTTGACAAAATTCTAAAATTTCCTCATCTGTACCAGGTTCTTGTTCTCCAAATTGATTACATGGAAAAGCAACAACTATTAATCCTTTCTCTTTCAATTCTTCATAAAGTGTTTGTAAGGGTTCATAATGTCGTGTCCAACCACATTCACTTGCTGTGTTTACTACTAATAGAACTTTACCTTCACATTCTTCTTGTAAATTAAATTTTTCACCAGAAGCAGTTCGGCAGTCCCACATATTGTCCCAATTTGAGCTATATAATGTATCTTCATTCATAATTTGATCCTCTAAAAATATTTATTGATTAAGTTGGCGGTGGGTGAAGGATTCGAACCTTCGATACGCTTACACGTATGCCAGATTTCAAGTCTGGTGCATTCAACCGGGCTCTGCCAACCCACCATTTTTGGTGCCCGCGGCTGGACTCGAACCAGCACGCCTTGCGGCAATTGCCCCTAAAACAATCGTGTATTCCAATTTCACCACGCGGGCATTATTTGTATTCGTAATTTACGGTTAGTTTATTTCTACGAAATTCTTCCGCACCATTTTTAATATGGAAATTGTGTGCCATTTCTGTTTTGGGAGATAATGTTACAAATCTTTTAACCCAAGGTTTTTTCTCTTGAAAATATGGTAATAGTAAATTTAAAATTTCACTACCTTTACCTTTTCTGTAACTCCACACAGTATAAAAAACTGCTATGTCTAATCCCGCCATAGTTGTTAATTGCTTTTCTGTTCTTGGCACTTCATCACAAAATGCTACACAACAAATGGCATGTGTCCACAGAGCATATACCTCTCTGCCATATAAAAATCTATCTCTTTCTCCTATATTTGGCCTAACAGGATCGTCTTCACACTTTGTTCCCGGTGGCCACATATCCATAGGCTCTAGACGCTCAAGAAAATTATTCTGGCGCCAGTATAGTCTAGGCATTATTTCGCTCCAATTTAAATAACGTAAGGTTCTAACCGCTTTTCTTTATTTAACACTCGAGTGGGGTTGAAGCACGATAAATTGATAGTTTGGTACTCACCAGTAGTAATTAGTTCCATTAAGCCGCGTCCTATACCAACTGCTTCCATTAACTCAACTATTTTCATAGCAATATTTATTATGATTAGGTTATTTCATCATCAACATCAAAAGTACAAGGTGTATATGATTTACTTCTAAAGTCTTTTTTAAAAGAAGCTTCTGAATCCCAAGTCCACTTTGTACCATATTTAAATATAAGTCTATCCATTTGAAAACAATTACTGAGCCAAAAATAAGTATTAGTTCCAAGTTTCGTATGTTGAATTAATTTATCGACATCCGCAGTATTAAAAAGATCTACTTGTTCATAAGTAACATTCATATTATGAAAACGTTTCCAGTTGTGTTTTAGTTGCTGAGAATCAATGTTATTATCTTCTAAATAGTTACATAAGTCGATATTAAGATGATGAGCACGCTCGCTCTTGGTCATTCTTCCATCAGCTCGACGACCGATAGGATTAAAAGGTAAACCCAACTTATACACCTCTTCTTTAAACAGTTGTGCTATTGATGATAAATGTTCCACCTCACCATTCCAAGTTTCTTTAAGAAATTGTTGCCATCTAATCGCCGCGGGACTTATATCAAACATTAAAACATTGGTATTTTCACTAAAATACTCTTGTCCTAATAAAATATATGTCTTTAACCCACCACAGACTCCAATATAATTATCAAATTTATTTTCAAAGGTTTTGGTTATATTAACATGTTCTGTGTTTAGAATATAATAACATCTTTCTAAAGTTCTAGCTGACATCTTCAATTCATCCGCAAAAGGTTTTAATTTATCAGGAACATTACTTTTGAGATCTAACATTAATTCTTCGATGTAAGGATACATTGTTTCTGGAAATGAAAATATTATTTGTTCGTTTATAGAGTCACTAAACGGCTTAATATTATATTCTTCTTTAAGGAGTGAGCGGGCCCGCTCGCTCCTCAAGGCCTTATTGAATATTTTTGTATTAATCTTTTTACAATCAATTAAAAACCAATTCTCATCTCCAACCACAGGTTCATTAGAAAGTTTTGTTATCTTTTCTTCTAAACATTGATCAAAAATTAATCTATCCCAAAACAAATGCCCTGCTTTAATTACAAAAATATAATCGTAATTTTCAATGTCGAGGCTTGCATCATGATCATAATAATCATGACTAAAATCATCCTCAAAAAATCCTTGGCCACAGAATCTTGTAAACTCATACAATCTTTGTGCAATTTTAGAGCAGTTTTTATCATTTATTTTATCGATTAATAACTTGATCTTCATAACTTTTTAATACAATATCTTCAAACTCTACTGTTTCAGCACCATGTACAATAATATGATATCTATCTTTATTGCTATTATTTATTACCCCATGCTCATAAGCAATATTAAAATAAAAAACGCTACCATTATTATCGTAAGGAACTATTCCATTTTCAGTTATTAAAAAACACTTATCAGGATTATTAAGACTCATATTAACAGCACGACTAGGATTATCATCTCTACTTCCATCAACATGAACATCAATATACCCACCTGGTTCAATTAACATAAATCTAATTCTATCATAAACATTAATTGGATATTCATTTTTAAAATAATTCGTTGTAATTGGGCATTCTACAGAGGCATTGGTCCAATCTCTTTTTGCATCTTTGCTAAATCCATGATCTTCAGGTATAGATGTAACATGATCACCAATGCCATGAATGCATACACTTTTCCATCCTTGTGAATAATCTGTTCTATGCTCAACAAATAAATGCTTTATATTTTTGGCTTCTTCAAGCATTTCCTTAAACGGAGCATCTATCATAAGTTTTAACCACGGATATTTGCTTTCCCAAGTTGCCCAATGCCTAGGAGTTTTATTGTCTGGAATTCGTTCATAATTCCATACTTTATCTTTGTGCTGTAAGTAAAACTCTTGTATTTTTGAATCCATTAGTGTGTATGTATTAAAAGAAAATCTTTACTTTCTATACCAAGTTTTTTAAAATTATTACTCATATGCATTTTTTGTTTATCAAACATACAAGCAACATTTTTCTCCCACGGGATTATCTCATCTACTTCAAGATAATCTAATATCTGATCACCCCTAGCATATGGTTTATTTTCTGGATCTAGATAAAATTCAATCATTTGTTTATTCCAAATATTGGGAATATAATCTCTATAATCTAAATTATGTTCATATATTGGAAGATTGGCTCTATCAGGCCCGCCAATGGCTCGCGTCAACGCTTGGTGCTCTTTGGGATTGGGTTCTTCATAAAGACCAGAAACTACATCTTGAAAATCTTGAACATAATCATTATCTTCTGCGATATTTTTAAATATTATAGTATGGATATCTTTATTAAATGTTAGTGGTATTATAATAGATATTCCTTGTTTTGAATCACTTCCATCCTGACGCTGAGAAGGTACTTTACCATCCCAATTATTATGTGAAGTAGTGGGCCCTTCATAACGATTCGCATCAACGTGTAAAGAAATTGGTAAATAAGAAGTTTTAATAAATGCTTCAAATTCAGTATATTCTACGTTAAATAAATCTAAAATTTTCTTTACTATTAGATTCATTTCAATCTCGCATTTGTCATATACCTCACCTTTTCTTGTAGGAATTGGTGACGTAATCCGCCGCACGAACGTCCAAATGATGCTTCCAATTGATAAGACACCGGCTGATGAGCGTGCTAGTGGATCATCCATAGCATGATTGGATTGCCAATTTGTAGCACCGTAACGGCCAGATATTTTACTACGGCCAGATATTTTACTTTTTTCAGTTAATCCCCACATCTGTAAAAAAAGGTCATCTTCTTCCCAATCAAAGATATCATAATTATGTTTATTTTCTTTGTGATATTGAATAAGATATTGTGTATATTCTTCAGGAATATATTTTATAATTGTAGAATAACTCATATCAATATTTATGGCGGAGAGGGTGGGATTCGAACTGACGACATTCTCGTTGGCAACGAGAGGCTCTACCGCTGAGCTACACCCGCATTTGGCTCCCTAGGTTGGAATCGAACCAACCCACAAGTGATTAACAGTCACCTCGCACACCTTGCGCGCTCTAGGGAAAATTGGCGGTCCCAAGGGGACTCGAACCCCTAATACCAGCGTGACAGGCTAGCGTGTTAACCAATTACACCATGGGACCGAATTTGGTGGGCCCTGGAAGATTCGAACTTCCGACTTCTGCCATGTAAAGACAGCATTCTACCGCTGAATTAAGGGCCCATCTGGTGGAGAATAAGAGAGTCGAACTCTTAATTTAGCCTTGCAAAGGCCACGTGATCCCATTTCACCAATCCCCCATAAAAAATTGGAGCCTCTAGATGGAATCGAACCAACAACTAAACCTTACAAGGGTATTGTTATACCGTTTAACTATAGAGGCGTAATATTATTTATTTGGTGGAGAGGGAGCCATTCTTGTTCCCGAAGGATCCCGGCCGGACCCGGATCTTACCATGCGTAAAAGATTGTCCTTTGTATCTGTCTTTCAAACCCTTACTCCAACGACCTTGTCCTCTATTACCTCCAGCAAATGTATCTGTTTGGCTATGGCAATTTGGACATATAAGTCGTAAATTTTTCTTATCGTTGTTATCAGCATTACCATCTATATGATCTACTTGTAATGTAATAGGCTTATCTTGCCATTCACTTAACTTACATACACTACAATTATACCCATGATCTTCTGTTAACATCTGACGCTGTCTCGGTCTCCCTATATCAGCACCTTCTTCGTAATGGACACGCCACTTCGCTTTAGTAACTTCTGCCCTTAACGCACCTTGGCACTTATTTGAGCAATATTGTCCTTTAGATTGACTAGGGAAATATTTAAACTCTTTACTACAAACTTTACATGTTCCTATCATTAGTTAGTCCTCCCTCGGACTATTTATCAGAACTAACCTATTTTGGTGGGCCTGGATGGATTCGAACCATCGACCACCGGCATATAAGACCGGCACTCTCACCGCTGAGTTACAGGCCCATGGCTGGGACACAGGGATTCGAACCCCAACTGACAGAATCAAAATCTGTAGTGCTACCGTTACACTATGTCCCAATTTGGTGGACAGGGCTGGGCTCGAACCAGCACAGCCTGAGGCGTCGGATTTACAATCCGGTGAACTCACCATTGTTCAGCCTGTCCCAATATGGTCTCGGTGGCTGGAGTTGAACCAGCGATTTCTTCGTCCCAAACGAAGCGGATTAACCAGACTTTCCTACACCGAGAGATTATTTGCTCTGTGTTTTCTTGCCCTTATTTCGCTTCTTCTTTTCGTTCTCTTTTTCTTTCTCAGCAAATTCCTTGTTTACTACTTTAGCAATATAAAATCCTCTGCCTTGATTACCATTCTGAGCAACTTTTTCGCAGTTTTTTAAACTGGCGAACCCTTCAAGATACAATTGACGAGCCATGCCCTTTAATCTTGCTTTACCAGCATTAGCAATTTTCATTGCAAGACTTTGTGTGCTTCTTTCTACTTTTTGATATATATCTGCCATTATTTTATTTCCTCTTTGGTACACCGACGGGGGATCGAACCCCGGTTGTCGGCGTGAAAGGCCGATGTCCTAACCATTAGACGACCGGTGCGTTGTTAATTATTGTATGATTTTCCAACTCCCATCTGCCATTCTACAAGCGGTGCCATATCCTTCGACTGCTTTACCACCAACATAAATTGTTTGGGTAAATTCCCTACAAGGAGTTCCATTGCTCACGTTAGTATTTCTAACGGTAACTGAGCCATGCTCATTGTTGTTAGGATTGTTCCAAGACGTTGTTGAATTATCTTGAGCAGTTTCCAAGTTGGAATGAATCGCAGATTGATGCATAAGTTGGCCTTTCTGCGTCAATACAGCATAATGGCCTCCTGCAAGAGCACCACCAATTAAACCAGTCGCAACCCAAATTTCTTTATTTGAACTGTCTCCGGCAAGTTCATATGCTAATGCGCCGCCCAGCAATGCACCTATCATATTTCCTGACTCTTCGCGAGTCATATTGGCACAGCCTATCAATGATATTGACGCCAAACCTATCGCTAGGAATTTTTGATACTTCTTCATAATATATCCCAATTATCCTCTATAAGTAGATTACTTACACTTTCTTCATTATGAACATTTACTATCGCTCGTCCAATTAGTGGAGCAATTGTTACATACCTGAGTTGGGCTATACTAGATTCCCTACTAATTTTAATGGAATCTGTTACTATCAATTCAGTTAAATCGCTATTACCAATTTTTTCATCTGCCTTAGGCGTCAGTACTCCGTGCGTAATATATGCTCTTACTTTAATAGCACCTTGTTCCAACAAAGCCGTGGCCGCGTTGGCTAGAGTGCCTCCACTGTCTATGATGTCGTCAACAATAATACATTGTTTATCCTTAACGTCACCAACAACATTCATAACCTCACTTGCGCCCGGTTCTGGGCGTCTTTTATCGATTACAGCAATCTCTGTATCAAACTTCTTAGCATAACTTCTTGCTCGTTCTGTACCGCCAGCGTCTGGACTGACAAATACAAGATTCTCTGTATCTATTCTTTTCCGCAAATCATTGACTAGGATAGGTCGTGCTATCAAAGTGTCTACTGGGATATTAAAAAATCCTTGGATTTGACCTGCGTGTAGATCGAGTGTTAATACACGATCTGCGCCTGCCGTTGTTATTAAATCTGCCATGAGTTTTGCACTAATTGGTGCTCTACTCATTGTTTTTCTGTCTTGCCTCGCGTAACCAAAATATGGCATTACTGCTGTTATGCGCCTTGCACTTGCTCTTTTGAGCGCGTCAATCATAACTAATAATTCCATTACATTATCATTAACTGGGGTGCTAGTACTTTGTATTACGAATGCGTCTTTACCTCTGATGTTTTCGTGAATTTCTGCTCTAACCTCGCCGTCGGCAAACCTCCCTATGTTTGCCTTAACTAGCGGTACACCGGCAAACTGGGATATTCGTTTTGCCAACTCCAGGTTCGAGTTACCTGAAATAAGTTTCATTTTTTTTAGTCTCTTGTTATTAGTTGAGTATTTCCCAAAGACCTTGCCAACCTGTCATTACCGTAAAAGTATGACCACTTGGATTCCATGGCACTGGATTAAAGTGGATTACACCACCGCCACCGCCCCATGGACCACTAGGATAGTCAAACTGCCCAGCAAAGTATTTGTCGTTTATTTTGCATAACCACCACTTATTAAAAAGTTGTTCTGCCTGTTGTTGTCGATTTAACATAAAGAGATATTCTAAATCAATTTCTCTTAATTCCATCCATATAATCGTCTAGTATGTCAGTATTATTTACCAAATCTAGAAATAATTCCTTCTCTTTCTTATAGGCCTCAACTTCCCATGGAAGTTGGCGATGACCTATTTTCTTTTCCCTCTTACGACCAACTGTTTCACCTTTCCACTTTGTGCTACCATTATCATAATTTCGCAATTGTAGCCTTGCAAACTGCTTCAAATGTGTCATTTCATGTGCTAATGTTAGCAACATTTTCGTTACACGCTTTTTAGCATCTAGCTCAATTTCAAATTCACGTGGACGAGATAATCTATAATCTGATATATGGCAATAACCATATATCTGCGTTACTCCTTCTTTTTTCGCTAAATCCTTCGTTACGACGATATCCAAATGTATGTTTCTACATAAGTCAGACCTCATCATCTTCTGGGCATAAAACTCTGCGGAATCCTCTAACAAAGTTCTAAACCTTTTACTTTGTGTGTTATAACCATTTGTGGTTATAATCATAACTTACCCCATAAGGTTCTTATTGAACTCATCGCATATAAAACTATGCAACTCGTCGATTTCTTTTTCACTGAAATAATGGGCCATTGCTTCTAGCACTTTGTCAGCACCAAACACAACAACCATATCAGCCACTACATCGTACTTATCAAATAAGTCATTCATCCTCGTCTTCGTCCATCAACGACACTTCAACCTCTGCGTTATAATAACGTTTGGCGTGAAAGTTATCTTCAGCAGTCAAATAATCACGTGCTTCACCCCAAGTTGGAAAGCGAGTCTCTTCCAGAGCACTCTCAACCATAATATAACTTTCACTGGGGGTTACTTTTCTCTGCCACGTGGCAATATCAGTAAACATCCAACGAAATGAACCACTATGCAAGGGCTCTTTGTCTTTGGCTGACAAATCACCAACCCATCGCACTACTTCACCAACTTCCTTGATGCTTGGCAAGACTGAATGATATTGTTTACGTAAGGCCTCCGCTTTTTTCATCGCATTAACTGTTCCAACGCTACTGAGTAATCCTTGATCAGACATTATAGTCTCCTAGTTCTTGCTTATATTCGTGATTGTGCTTGGCACGACGAGTATAAGCGGTTTTCTTACGTTCAACTTTCTGAGAGTAAGGGTTATCGCGTTCAAACAGAACACGAGCGAATCTCGTCTTGCGGCGAGGGTTCTTCATACTATTATGATACTGCATTTTACTAATTTTGTCAAGTATATAATCAACTGCTTATATGCTTGCACTTTCTCCTGTAAACAAAACCCGGACAATTACAAGTTAAATTATCCTTCCAATCCTTATATACTTTATACATAAGTCCCTGCACTGATCCTGATTCATATGTTGCAAATAATTCAGGCGGAACTACTTTAACCTGACTTGCCGCAACACGATCCATCATCTCTTTGCTAATGGCTCTGTAATGATCAATTATCTTTTGTGTCGTCGGGTCCATTTCTCTTTCCAAAATCTACGGTAACAATGTTACCTTCGGGTTTAGGGATTACTTTCTTTTGGTGCTCAACAAAAACACCAAGGTTTTCTGTTTGCTTCGCGGCTTCTTCGTCAGTTTCTTCTGTTTCAGTTATAACAAAACTTGATATATCCTGGTCACATTTAAGGCGAGCATCCAAAATATTAGCAAGCCATTGTTGTGTGAATTCGTATTCTGAATCATCATTTACCACCGCAGTAGTAAATGGCACGTATTGGTCAATCTCAAAACCACTGAGTCCTTTATACGTGAAATATAATGTTAGTATTCTTTTCATATTAATTTGGTGCCCCCGGCTGGATTCGAACCAGCACTCCTATCGGAAATTGATTTTAAGTCAACAGCGTCTGCCGTTCCGCCACGGGGGCATTCTTATTAATCGTCACGTACCCCAACCCCATAATCAATAACTACGGGAAAACGTGGTACGCCGTCGTTGCTTAATTCAAAAAATCTGCAAGTTGCCCAATTTGGCTTTTGCTTTGCTTTGAGCAATGCTTTCAATTGTGCCTGGGAACCTCGAACTCCACTACTAAACGTTCTACCATCTGGCAATTTGAGAGTGAACTTTTTAGCATAGCCTGTCCATGCACCTTGTCCTTCCTCTACGCCAACCACATCAAACTCTTCGGTAATGAATTCTTTTCTTTTAAGCAAACCTTTACTACGTTTACATTCATATTTGTTATTCTGCCTAACCATTTGACCTTCAAACCCTGCCTCTGTATACTTGCCATACATTTCATCAATCTTGGCAATGTCTTTACATTTGGTAGTCTTTACCAAAACAACAGAAGTGTATCGTGATACATTTCCGATATGGTCTTTAAGCCATTGTGCTCGGTCGGTGAAAAGCATATCTTCACTGTCACGATCAAACATATCGTAGATATGATACTCAACTAATTCAGCACTTTCAGCAATCTCCTCTGGGCGGCATTTTACTTTTCTAACCAGACTAATAATCTTTTGGAAGTCTGCTTTCAATTTATGGTTGTAAAGTTCGCCGTCCAATACAATATTTGGATTGTCTTTGATTATATGCTTTACACTCTCCCAGATATGCGGACAACTATTAATAGGCTTTCCGCCGCGAGTATGCATACCGTTCTTATCAACAACACAACGAATACCATCTAGTTTGGGCTGAGTATAGCCACTTACAACTGGCGTCTTTGTAAAGTCGTGCGCCAACATAGGCTTGAACAACTCGTAACTATCAACGTCCTTTTTCTTCGCAAAGTACTCTTTGTCTGCTTTCTTTGTCCATTGTGCCTGTGCTTCAAACTCAGCCTGGCCTTTAGCAGTTGTTGCGTTCGCCCTGCCTACGTTTTTGGCCCGGCTCATATTCCAAACGCTGGTGACTTTTTCACCATCAACCAATCCACTTATACTACGAATGCCAGCTACGCCTTCATTGTTATAGCCAACTTCTACAGTCCAAATGCGGATTTTGCCTTTGCTATCTCGCTTATATAGCGGCTTTAAACTTACAATATTTTTCATCTTAACCATTACTATACGTCTTCCCAATCTCTCATTTCGGTGTCAAGTTTATAAGACCACCACATATATTCTTCACGTGCTTGTTCATCCACATAGCCACATATAGAGCATTCACTAAATGGACTCTCGTTGTAATTATTCAAGTCTATAGCAGTATGCGTTTCAGCACACTCACCACAAACTATAAGATTTTTGTCTTGTTTATGCTGGTATACCATCATTGTTCATATACTCTTTTGCGAGGTACCAAAGATCTTCTGTACGAAGTGGGCCAGCGGATATGCGACCCGGCATTTTAAGTTCGATCCACAATTTGAATTCTTCATCCGTCATAAACTCATATGGAGTCCAATCAATATGAACATCACCAGAGGGCCATGCGCGAGCAACATGGTAAATTTTCGAGCAATCACCATCCGGCTCTTCTTCACTATGTTGTACAAGATAGTATCCCTTATACCGATTATCTTTACTAATCGGTAACTTAGGTGAGTAGTCGTCGTATTTTTCCAAATGTTCTGCGTATGACATCATAACGCTCCATAGTGTAGAAAGTAAATAAAGACTACAAGAGCAACACCACTAGCATAGATCCAAGGATCCTTAAGGCTATTGTTATGTCGTTTAAGTCGAAGTGCTTCAAGGTTCTTCATAATGTTATCCCCAGAATGATTGTCCTGCAGGTAGAGCACCTGCTTGATCCATAGCATCGAACGCATGTTCCCGGACATCTGTATCATATGCTTCTTCCGTACCCTTGCGGTTGCCAAGTGCATCCAGTTTGGCTAGTACCCATGGCCATGTATGTTTATTATCAATAGCAGTTGCAACTACCTTAGCCACTGCGTTATTACCTTTGCTGGTAAACATTGCGTAATCTTCCATTTAAGCTACCTTATCCATTGCGTCAAGCATTGCCACTTCCATGACATTGCTACGCGGTTTGAGATTCATATAATACTTCACTGCCCGCTTGTGGGCAACCTTCTCACGCTTTTCGCGGAGGTACTCCTTCTTAATGTATTCCATTTCGCGCAATACATCACGTTCGAGGCCTGCGGCTTGTTCGCGCAGGTCCTCGATCGTCATGTTGGAAGTATCACCTCGGGGACGGAAACCGTACAACCCCTTGTACGTGTCCGAGATGTATGAGAGGAGGTCATTCCGCTCATCAACTTCATTTGAAGTATTGATGGTTTGGGTCCAACCGGGTGCGAATGTAAGAGTTTTTGACATAATTTCTGTACTTGGGTTTACTTAACTATACATACATTATAGCATATCAAGCAGAATTGTCACTCATTTTTGTGCTCTAAATGCTTGATTTTAAAGGATTAGTGAAAAAGTTTAAAGGTCAATGAAATCAATGGGTTAAAAAGTCAATGAAATCAGTGAGTTAGCCTTTGGCTATTTGAGATACGTCTTTTCCGCCTACAATTGCTCTATATCCAGCGGCTTGAGCAGTTTGTCTCTTGGATTTTTCTGTATTAATTGCTCGCGTTTCTTTATTTTTAGATGCATTCGCCATCATTCCTTTAAACGCATTTGCTTTCCCTGCTTCGCCACGCGGTTCAATTTTTAGACCTTCGTTCATTGCTTTCCAGTCATCATTAGAAATATATATGTCTGTATCTGGATCGTAATACTGGCCTTCCTTAGGATCATAGTAAACTACCCTACCATTACGTGCTCGTATTGGACCTTCTAGTCCAGGACGTTCAGCATAACGTTCTGTGTCTATTGATGGTAATGTAATATGTCCTTCATCAGCTTTTACTTTTGGCTTTGCGTAATATCCATCAGTGGCTTTTGCTATACTGTCATCAAGTGCAGCTTGAGTTTTACCTCGTTCTTTTTTAATCCACTTACCGAATTTGTTTAAAACCCAACCACCTGCGGCTACAACGCCTGCACCTATAGCAAGTGCTGGTAACCATTCATTGAGTTGTTCTTCATATAATGAGCCTTCTTTAATATGACGTCTAATCATTTGTGGTTCTTTGCTAGACATTAACATTTTATCACCATCTAAAGCGTTTTTACCAGTATTGTATGTGCCACCCTTTACTTGTTTAACAGGGCCTTTGCCTGATACGCCAGGTGTGCCAGTATATGCTACTGAATTACGTGAAGGATTAGCAACATGTGGGTTTACAACAGCGGCAATATTACCACTGGCTGTTGCACCAGCAGTTGCGGCTTCTTTAATTTGAAGTTCTTTAAGTCTCATAATATATTATTTATCTTTAACCTCTAGTAGAATGCCAATAACGTGCTATGCGATCTTGGTCTAATCCATTCCAAAAAGCATTAACACCATTTAGCATTTCCATACCAGCGGCAATAAACTTATCTTTATCAAATTCTTTAACATTGTCATGTAATTCACGTAATTCATCCCACGTATGTTGTGCATGTTGTGCTTCTAATTTATCGTGAAATGAGAAAAATTGTAATGGCAATGTAATATCTTCTTCATTATACGCATTAAAATTTTCTATGCCTTCCATTAACTGTTTCCAAAATCCTGCATTGGCCCAATTCTCTACAGCAAAACTAGCACCTGCACCCACATTAAAATCTTCATTACCATATAAACGTATTAGTTCATCACAATAAAATAATGTAGATGGACTGCCATGTTTGCGTTTGCCAATATCATTAAATTCCAAACCTAACTTGCTTGCAAAATGAACGAGCCACTCAAAATGAGCGGCCTTAAATCTAAATGTGCTATCGTTTACTGTTTCGTTTGTAAAAAGTACACCCAATTCATTTACTAATATTTCTTTGGCGTCATGCATCTGTTCCAAACTATTAGCATTAAGTGTTTTGTGTAGTTGAGCAACTATAAATTGATTTGAAAATACTGAAAACTCTTTTGTTAAGATAATAAGATCTTCTTTGGTTAAATCTAGGGTTTGAGAAAACCACCAAAGATATCTGTTTCTCTTAATGATTGGATGAGATAGAACTGTTTCTTTTAGTTCTAATTTAAGATACTCGAATGCTTCTGCATCACTAATCATAACTACTCTCCCAGTTAATGTATTTATTTAATGGGGTGAATAGCCTGGCCCTGTGGCCGCGCCACATCCTCCACAAACACCACTACCACCTTGTGCTTTGAATACATCACGAAATACAAAACTTGCGTGTATCCCATCATCTTCATAATCTATAGTAGCACCATTCATAAATGAATATGCCACTGGGTCTATATAAACATGTGAGGCAATTTCAACATCTAATCTTTCTTTTGTATCTGCAAATGTCATTGAATGAGCCATGCCTGCACAACTACCTCCTACTACAAATGGACGTACGGCAGGCATTGCGGCCTCTTCACACATTTCTTTAATCTTTTCTAATGCTGAAGGTGTTACTGTAACTCCTGTTGGATTATATTGAATTACTTTTTTCTTTTTCAATCCTACTTTTTCCAAAAACTCATTTAATATCCTTCACTATATGCTATTGCTCTGTGCCAATATCTTTCTATAATTGATTGCACTTGTCCTTCATCCCAAGTGTCAAGTAATTCGTGTCCTTTTAGTTTTACCCATATATCGTTTGCTAACTCCCTATCGAATGCTTTCTTCTTTAGGGCCTCCCAGTCGGCGGTATCTGACATATTACCACCTCTTGTATAACCAGTCTTTAGTCTGCTGGTATAAATTTGTAATTATTGATTCTTTTAATTGAGTTGGACCCATATCTGGATCCTTGATGTGAACATGACTTGCTTGTGAAACCATATCCCATTCTTCCGTAGTGTATGGCCAGTGGCTCATATTATTTCCATTTGCTCCTTTATGTGGCATAATGTGTCCGCAGACAAGACACTTCCAATGTGTTTCATCGTCATGTATAGCAAATCCAGACGCAGTACACCTTGGGCATTGTATTAGAGTCGGTTTATATTCTTTTTCTTTATCCGTTGTTAAGGGTTGCATGATTAGGCAATTGCTCAAAAGGATCATTTTCAGGATTGTTCCATTGTCCTATATGCTCTAATTTTAATTTTGTTTCTCGGTCCAAATACTTCCATTCAAGTTTAGTTAATCCAAAATCTCGCAATTTCTCAAATACTAAAATTGGTTTAAATGGGCCACAGGTATACACATCCAATTGCATTAACGCTGGTGATATTTCATCCCATACGTGCATCGCAATATGACTGGTTTCTATAATTGCTACAACGGTGAGTCCGGAGTTTCCTTCGATGTCCACATATTTACAAAAAGGACCATCGAGGAGTTTCATATCTATATCATCGATTAACTCTGTAGTCCAATCGATCATTCGTTGAATATCGTCTTTTCCGGGTGGATTTGCTACTTCTGCTCTTATAATTAAGTGCTTGTGTATAGGTGTTGTGGCCACGCCTAACTATGTTCCCTAAATTTTTATCAATATCCCAATCAACAAAATAATAATTAAAAACAATTCCGCGGCAAGGATTGTATGATACCATACCCACCTTGCTCTGTAGATTTTCTTTTCATTAAACGTGTCTCTAATTTCTGCTACAAACTTTCTTTTCTGAGGAGGCGGTTCATTTTTCTTAAACTTATCGAACAATCTCTTCATGTCATTATTTATTAAGACTCAAAAATAAACCTCCTTTTTGGAGGTTTATGGACCACCACAACTAGAAATAAACCCTAATATAAAATAACCAAACCATAGCCAAGCCATCCATTTTAAAATAGTACCAGCACTGGAACCAAACATTGTATCAGATGTACTAATCTTACGGTTAGCACGATGTATACTTTTAAAATATCCTGGTTTAATTCTGTCCTCAGTATGGAATTTCTCCATTGCTTCTTCTAATTCATTGCGTACAGGTATTGGCAATTTATTGCCGCCATCAACAACTAAACTAAAATTATGTGACCATCTTTCCCATGGATCACCTTCAACATGAGCTTGCTCATGGGCAAGTTTATATGTTTCGGGATAACCATAACTCATTATTTCACTTACAACATGAATTAATTGACAATCTGTTAATGTTCCTAACGCTTTTTTCATTTCTGTATTCATAATATTAGTGTAATGTTGGTTTTATTTTAGATTTAATTAAATCCATATGTGCTTTATCTTCATCTGATAATTCTGTAGATGCTTTTAAATTAACATATATATCATCTATAGCGGCAAATTTACGTTTAACTCCCTCCTCGGTAGTTGATTCATATTCCATCTCTTCTTTAGGAACATACCTAAGCATTTGTAAAAATGTAATATAAAGATTTAAATATGTTTTAGCAAATACTCTTGACTGCCGAATACCAGTAGACTCATCTTTTATTTCAGGATTATTAATAATCCATCCTTCAAAAGCTTCGGCAACGTCAGCGTATACCATCAAATCAACTGGATCAAGTTTAAGGCTCATATATGTATTTACTCCCACGGCTCTATAATTTCAAAATCCATGGCTTTGCCATCAGTACCTCCACCAGAATTATCTATGGTTTCATCACCATAAAAAATTTGTGTAATAAGAGTATCTTGATGGATTTCTGTGCTACCAAAAGAGACTTTTTTAGGATCAAAGTCTCCTTCAATTTCTATAGTGCCGTCGTAAAATGTACCTTTCTCAGAGTTAACACCACAGAATGTATATTCTTTTGGTTTAGGATGTTGTTCATCAGAATGAATTTCTACTTCGTGTTCATTCACATAATCCATTAATTCACCATAAAAAATGTCGCGTACATGATTAGCATCCCATGCATCATCGCTCACTTCATTTATAGTAAGATACGCACCGCCTTGTGCCGCTCCCCACTCGTGCCCGCGATCTTCCATATCATGCCACACACCTATTTGGGCATACTTGGGTATTTTGATGTTTGGGTTTTCTTCTTCAAACCATTCTGGACTAAAAACATAACCATGCAAGTATTCTTGCATTTCTTCAGATTGCCAAAATTCAGCCGCCTTTTTAGATATTTTACCGAGAACAACTTCTCCACCGTAACCATGAATTGTGAAACTGATAAACATTTGCATTATTCCTCTATTTTAATATTAAACACTGACATCTGTTGTTGTAAAGTTTTATCGTTTAGAAGATCTTTACCAGATATTACCTTACCTAATGGTATGCCACACATTGCTGGAATATATGTCATACCATATTCTTTCAACCAATTTTGAAACTTATCTCCTTTAATTATTTTAGGAATAGTATTTGACCCCAATATTATTTCCATCTTACCTGTATAGCAATTTAATGTTTTAATATCCCATTCTGTCGGATCATCATGATTATAATATCCTGTAATATAATCTTTACCTAACAAATCTACTCCCATCCACACATCATATTCATCATTATCTATTATACTTGATTCATCCTCTTTATCCATAAACTTAAATGTATTAGGTAATAAACTATGTTCTCTTGTTCCATATAGATCAAACATTATTGTTACTTGTTCTATTAATTCATCATTGTCTATTGCATCACGTACTCTAGGCAACAATATAGAATTATCTAAATTGTGTACTATTTGATTTATGTCTTGTATGAGTTTACGAAATTCTTCTTTTTTGGTATAATCAATTGTAAAATAATTATTATCTTTATATGAATAAGTTACTTGATCACCAATGTCATTAAGAGAACAATTAGCAGTAGTAAAATATCTATGTAACTTATTTAAAATTTTCTGTGTATCTAAGTCTAAAGTTAAAAATCGTATATAAGGAATATCTATTCTTAATAATGGAAAACAAGTGCCTAAATTATTTAGATTTCTAATAGCGGTGTGTAGATTATCTACATGTTGTTTAATTTCATTTTCTTCTAATTTTTCATATCTTGGATATTTTGATTTGTATAAGCGACAATTATAATTATCTAAAATATATTGAAGATGATTTGCCCATTTTTCAACAAATGGATCTTCCCGCAATTGTATTGTAAAAAAATTAATATTATCATTATGAAATATTAAATATGACATATTCTTAATTATACTAAGATATTAAGAAATTGTCAAGAATTATTGATCACTATTTTTTATGGTATTAAATAGACTATTTTTCTTGTGAAGTGTGAGTTTTCGCTTGATTGTTGGCTTTGCTAGTTCTTTAGTAACATCTAAATATGCTTGAACTTTGCCATTGAATGCGCTTTTACTATCAAATAATTGGTGATTTGCTACAACTTCTAAACTACCATCTGCCACCCGCTGGGACATCTCTGCTAAATCTCTAGCGATCGCTTGTTGGAGAGTTTTATAGGTTAGTGTACCATACCCGCGTATTAATACAGTTGGATTATCTGCATCAAATTTCTCATCTTCCCAGTGTATGGAGCCGCTTTCATTTAGTTCAGTGTAACGCATAATACTATTTACCCGATTTAACTAGGTTTAACAATACAAGATATTTTTCCCATGCCTCTTTCAACGCAGGATATTTTTCACGCAATTCTTGTTGTTGATATTTCTCTCGGCCCAAATCCATTAATTCATCATGGGATAGCCAACCAAATTTCTTCTTCTTAAACGCATTTACTTTATCTACAGTTTCTTCTGTGATAAGATATTCTTTTTGTTCACCTAAAGGCAGTCGTCGAGACACGGTAACCCCGTTATCCCGAGATTCGTAAATATATTCTTCTTTAGTTCTAACTTTACGAGTGACTGCCACATAGGTATTTATTTACTCTGAACTATTACCGGCCCAATTCATAGTAATTCTTAAACCTGCAACTGTGTCGCCACGACCCCAGTCATCATCCATAGGTACTTCGACATATGGTTGTACTGCGAAATTGCTTGACAGGTCCCAAGTATAATTAACTTCAAACTCTGATCCAGTAAAATCTGTGTCATCTACATCAAACATAAATTTTGAACGAACACCACCACCTAGTAAACTAAATGTGTTTTCTAATGCGCCATCAATATCTGAATCATTAATGTTCCAGTCTACTGAAGGGGTCGTAGTTAAACCAAGTAATGTAATTGGTGTTTCAATACCTACAACACTATCTTCGTCACTAGTATAATCGTATGAAAATGTACCAGAAAGTGGCCCTAAAATATTCATACCAAATGATACGCCGAAATCAGTTGAGTCACTATGATAAACTGATGCGCCTCCAAAACCTACGGCAAACTCATTACCATCTTGGGTAAAAGATACATTAGAGTCTCCTGCAGAAACACTAACACCACTTTCCCATTCCATGGCTTCTGCCTCCTGATCAACACACCCAATTAAGAGTCCACTGAACGCCAAGGCAATTAATAACTTCTTCATTTTATATCTCCTTTGATTGATATACTACTATTATAGACTAACCTTAAGGTAAAGTCAAGGATATTTATATATAATATTGCTCTAATTTAGCAATAAAGGTTTTTAATCTAAAACGATTATTGGTAATTGGCCAATGATACTTCATCGCTTCTTTAGTTATTTCTAACCTATTTCTAACACGTACTTGATATGTATTATCTTTAATGTGCCAACTATGCTTGTCACCTGGTATAACAAACTCTAAATTTTCTTCTTCTAAAGGAGTATTTTCTAGTATACTTAACGTATTGCCTAACTCTATGCCAGTAATTGTTCCTGATGCAACAAATTTCTGCCATTTTTTAAACATAGCCATTGTATCTAAATGATCTTGATTTGTTTCTGTTATATAACCACTAATCATAAGCAATAAACAAGTTATTTTATATTTTTTAAACATCTCTAAATGATAGGTTGCATCTTCATTAGTAAATTTTTTATCCATTTCCCAACGTATTTTGTCACTACCAGTTTCTAATCCTACATAAAATTCACTACCACCAGCTGCTGATATCATTCTAAAATATTCTTCATTTAACTGATTCATACGTCTAAAAATATACTGTCCCTTCCAAGTAAATCTTACGTTATTATTTTCATAGTATTTCTCTAAAGCATAGCAAAATTCTCTAAAATGTTTAAGACTGCCATTGACCAAACTATCAGTAAACCAGAAGCCAGTAATACCACTTTTCTCATAATGTCGTATTAACTCATTAGCAATATGTTGGCCAGAGCGATATCTATATTTTTTCCATAAAAAAGGAACATCACAGTAAGTACATTTGCGTACACATCCACGAGAACCAGTAACATATAATTCCTTAAGATTATAATCATTCAAATTTAATAAACTATAATCAGGAATAGGCAATAAATCTAAATCATCTATTTGTTCATTATTATGATTGTTTATACCAGGTCCTTGTAAACCATTTAAATAATTTACAAATGTATATTCTCCTTCCCCTACTATATAATCATCTATTAACTTGGCATCAGACATATTTTTACACCAGTTTTCGTTAGCCAAACCTTGTCCACCAATAACAATTTTGCAATTATACTTTTTTAATTCCTTACACAGCACTTCACATGCTCGACATGATGCATCACTAAAAACACTTATTGCTATTAAATCACAATTTTTTATCTCTATAGCATATATAGAAAAGTTATCTGTCAATATATCTACAGAAGATTTATATATATTATGTTCTAAATAGTCTTCAATCTCATAGAAATCTTCTCTTTCAATATCTTGATAAAGTTTTAATGATAAATCATAGCACTCAATATCATAATCAAAATTATTTTTAATAACACTGGTTAAAACAGCAAGTGTCATAGGGGGTCTATCTATAGAATATTTGGGGAGTTGTACAAGTGCAATCTTCATACAATTGTTTCTAACTTTTTAATTAAATCCTGTACATCATAATTAAATTTATTATTCCAACTACCAAAACCTTGATAATTAGTTTCTTGTATTTCTTTTTTAATATATTTTTCTTGTATTAACCAATCATAAATTGGTTGTTGAAATGGGATATGTATACTACCATTATAATTAATATTACCAGATGTTGATATTTTTTCATTAGAATCTTTAATAAAAACAAATTCATGTATTAAGTTATCCACGCTAACATCATCAAAAAGTATATCATTTACTTTAATATACTTGTCCTCGATAATATTATTATGTGCATCTAACAAAATATCATATACACTATTTTCACCCATTAACTTATTAGTCATACCTATTGTTAATAAATTGTCAGCAGAAAAATCAATAGTAAAATCTATTATATTATCATTGATAATTTTATCCTGGAATATTGTATGACCATTACAAACTACAACACAATCTGGCCATGTATTACAAAAGAAGCCAGATAAGCTAATTTTGACGTTCATTAAAATATTTATGTAGTAGATCTACTGTTACGACTTTTAGTCTTAAGGCGATTCTTACCACGACGTTTATTTCGCCTAGTAACAGCAAAATATTTACTTCTTTTGTGTAATGCTAGTTTCATCTTGTTTTACTCCACGTGTTCCATATATGTATTTGTCATATTTTACATCCTTAATTGATTCAACTACCTTAATGCCGAAGAAACCTTTTATGTTGTCTTCCATATATGCTACAGCTTGTTTCTTAGTTCTAAAATCCCAATATACTTCTGTTACATTATCACACCAAGTATAAGTAAGCTTCCATCGTATGGAACCACCTGGCTTTTTATGTTTTAGTTCATGTTGTAATTGTTTTATTTGTATATCCATTTCGCCACATTCGTCGCGCAATGTTTGTATTTTTTCATATAAGGTTTGAATTGTTTCTTCTTTGGTATCCAATATCTCATGTACTTCAGGACCTTCTAGGCCTAGTGGGAACTCGTCCTCTATAGTGTGCATTTGTATAACGCTACCTTTAGGCAGTACCGTTCTATCTAAATCAGGATGCCCAACAACTTTATACTTCGGTGGAACCGATTCGTCATTTTTAAAATTTTTTACGAAACCTTTTGACTCCATTCCATCATATAATTCCCAAATGTTGGGAGTCAAAAGTTCGTATCCTCGTCTGTGACAGGTTCTATGTTCCATTTTTCGCTAACTTGATTCTAGCCCATCCTCTCTCGTGGAGGTAATAGAGTACCATTTTAGTACATACTTCTAGTCCTGCTATTGCGCCTGCGAAAGTATACTCTCCAGTAATTAACCAGGCAATAAGAAATGTATCTGTAGTAGCGATACATCTCCAACTTATAGTCTTAATCAACGATTTACAATGAATCATATAAATCCTCCATTTCATCACTATATTTAGAGTGATTTAAGAGGGAGATATATGGTGTTTTAAGTTTTCTTTAAGATAACCTCAGTAATGCTATTAGGACACGGCGCATAATGACTAAATTCCATACTAAATTGACCACGACCACTTGTTTGACTGCGTAAGTCTCCTATATACCCAAACATTTCACCAATTGGTGCTTCTGCGTATATACGAACCGTTGTGCCAGCCATTTCTTGATTGTGTATCATGCCTCTACGCCTATTTATATCACCTATAACATCACCTACTTTGTCTCCGGGGCAAGTAACGTCTAGTTTCATAATTGGCTCTAATAACTTCGGACCTGCTTTGGGCATTGTTTGTCTAAATGCTCCGCGAGCCGCCAGCTCAAATGCCACAGCACTACTATCTACTGCGTGACTGGAACCATCTGTTAATGTTACTTTGTAATCAAGCACTGGGTAACTTGCAAGTATACCATCTGCACTGGAGCCTGCAAATCCCTTCTCTATAGAAGTCCAAAACTCTCTTGGAACATTGCCGCCAACTACCTTGCTTTCAAATTGGAATCCCTCTCCTGCTTCAAGAGGTTCTACAGTATATTCAATATCAGCAAACTGGCCTGCACCACCTGTTTGCTTTTTATGGGTATACCTATCACTGACTGTTTTAGTAATTGTTTCCCTATATGCTACTTGTGGTTTACCTATGCTTACTTCCACACCGTATGTGCGTTTTAGTATATCGCACTTAACATCTAAATGCAACTCGCCCATGCCTTTAAGTATTGTTTGGCCAGTTTCTTGGTCTGTCTCTACATGGAAGGAAGGATCCTCTGCTACCATTTTACCAATAGCAGTTCCTAACTTGTCCATATCACTTTGTGTCTTTGGTTCAATTGCTATGCTAATAACTGGATCTGGGAATACCATTGGTTCAAGTATTGCTTGGTTCTTTTTATCACACAATGTATGGCCTGTTTGTACAGACTTCATACCAAGCAATGCAACAATGTCACCTGCTGATGCACTGTCCAATTCCTCACGCGAGTCGGCATGCATTTCCAATATACGCCCAACACGTTCTGTTTTACCATTTGTACTATTGTATATGGAGTCACCTTTCTTCATGTTGCCTGAATAAATGCGTGTAAATGTTAGTGCGCCATATTTGTCTTCCATAATCTTAAATGCAAGTGCCCGCAACGGCCCTTCTGCATCTACCGTAGCAACTTCACCTGTTTCTACACCAGTGTCATCTACTATTGGTTGTGGGTCAACTTCGGTAGGATTGGGCAAATAATCTACAATAGCATTTAATATGTTTTGTACGCCTTTGTTTTTAAATGAACTGCCGCAATACGTTGGAAAGAACTCACAAGTATTAGTACCTTTACGTATACACATTTTAAGATCTTCTTCACTAATGCTATCTGGATCATCTATCCATTGCATCATAACTTCATCGTCTTGCTCAACAACTGTCTCAACTAATATATCATAATGTTGTTTTGCCATTTCTTTATATGTATACTTGTCACCTATTTTCTCACTAGGTACTTTATCATCTGGGATGTCAGTTATAGTGTAAGAAGTTGGGTCAGTAGAATCTGACCATATCCAAGCCTTTTGAGTAAGTATATCAACTACACCTACGAATTTATCTTCCGCTCCAATTGGATATGTCATAATTAACGGCTTCGCACCAAGTCGTGTTCTTATTTGTGCTACAACACGATTAAAATCAGCACCTACTCTATCCATCTTGTTAATGTATATAATACGTGCTACTTCGCTGTCGTTAGCATAACGCCAGTTAGTTTCGGATTGTGGCTCTACGCCACCGCTTGCACAAAATACACCAACGCCACCATCCAACACCTTAAGGGAACGATAGACTTCAATAGTGAAGTCTACATGCCCAGGGGTGTCGATGATGTTTAATTGGTGGTCTTTCCAGTAGCAAGTAGTCGCGGCACTTTGTATTGTAATGCCTCGCTCTTGCTCTTGCTCCATAAAGTCTGTGGTTGCGGCGCCATCATGTACCTCACCAATTTTGTGTATCTTTCCTGTGAGCTTAAGGATCCTCTCAGTAGTCGTAGTTTTACCCGCGTCCACATGTGCGAAGATACCAATGTTTCTATAATTGTTTAAAGACAAGTTTCTGCTCCACGAAAGGTTTAACTATTTATAGTTAACGTTAATTCTACTATATAATTTATGATTTGTCAATGGTTTCAGAGTTGTCTGATGTTAAACACATTCCCCAGTAACCAAAATTCTTTGCAGGAACTTTTTCTGGTGGTGGCGATGTCCCGTCAGTAGAAGTAGATTTATATCCATTTACTTTCTGAAATGGATCACCTACTGACTCACCATCAATAAATTTTTCTTGCTTACTATATACATCTAATTGTATCTCATAACCCCAAATGTAAGCAATATAATTTAATACTTCAATTGTTGTGTCCTTTGACAACTCTCTTTGACTTGGTCCTTTATAATGATGCAATAGTAATGAACGCTTCTCATCATGATCATAATCAACAACTTGTATATCAGGTATACGATAATTATAATCATACTGACGTGCCATCTCTTTGCGTATACTTTTATATCCTTTATCATTATGAATTGCTTTAACCTTATAATGTGGATCTGACTTGTTATCCCCGAGTTGGAATAATCTAAAATCTCTAATTACTTTAGGTGATAGAAATTGCAGTATAAAACTTTCATCTCTGTAATTAGCAACAGCATCTAAAATAATTTCTTTCCAATCACCACCAGCAATATCAGGAAACCATTCCTTATCTTCTGCTGTCGGATGTTCGCACATACGTTTAATATCCATAAACATAGCAAAACCTAGTGAATAAGGATTCATACCATTATACCATTTTTTATCAAATGTTGGTTGATTTAATACATTAGTATGTAATCTTAAAAACTCAAACATTGCCGCATCAGTAATTAATCCTTTCTCATGCAATCTATTCATTGAGTAATAATGCACAAAACAAGCAAATCCCTCGTTCATTACTTTTGTTTGCCCTTGTGGATAAAAATATTGAGCAATTTTACGCACTATGCGGCATAATTCGCGTTGCCAATCAGTTAAATTAGGAGCATGTTTTTCTAAAAAGTAAATTATATTTTCTTCCGGCTTTGCCATACTAACTCTTTGTTCTTTTTCTTCTGTATTTTTTTTATTTGGAATAACTGTAGTATCCCATAGTTCATTTACTTGTTTACGTAAATATGTTGCTCGTTCTTGTGCTTTCTCTGCTTCTACGGTGACATTTAATTTGTCAGGACGTTTATATTTGTTTATTCCGTAATTGCGTATTGCATGTAGGGAATCTAAGAAAAGTTCTACTTCATCAAGTCCATACTTTTCCTCACACTTTTGTATATAATTTTTAGCAAATAATAGATAGTCAATAATACTGTCAGCACTTGTCCATGTTTTAAACAAATAATTATTCTTAAAGAAATGATTATGTCCAAACGCGGCATGTGCAATGACTAACGTTTGTGTAGTCATCGAGTTTTCTTCCATCAAATAATTAATACAAGGATTACTATTAATAACCAACTCATATGCTAAACTTGTTCTACCTTTTCTATATTGGTTCTCATAATGTGCCCATGCTTTACCATTACTCCAGTGATTATAAGATAACGGCATACCAATACTAGCATAAGCATCTAACATTTGTTCAAATGTTACTACTTCTAATTGGTTAATATAACAATCACAACCAAGTTCATTAATTGCTATTTCTTCACACGCATCATATATTTTAGAAATAAGATCAAAACTCCAGTCACTTTTTGGTTCATATAAAGGTTTACTCATCATTTTCTCCTTTCGGCGCAAAGAATTTTCTAAACACAGGATATATATCTTTTGGTTCATACACTCTACGTATTTGCACATACTCAAAAGCATCCATTAATACTTTATATATTTTTTCTAAACCACTTCCTACAGATAAACCTATATCATTATTGACTTGGTGTTGATGTGTTACAATACTAACATACGCAAAAAACTGAACTAATGGTAATAATTTAGTTTCCATAGTATTATGTACTTGCTGATTATCAGTAGTAAAGTTATCACCATCACTTGCTTGACTTACATAAACATTCCAATATTCCAAATCATATCTCTTTCTAATAATATCATATGCTAAATCTAGTGCAGTAGATACTACAGTACCGCCACTTTCTTTACTAGTAAAAAATTCTTCCTCTGTGCATTCTTTAGCAGTTGTGTGGTGTCGTATAAACACTACTTCTACTAAATCATACTTCATACTAAGAAACAAGTGTAATAAAATAAAGAAGCGTTTTGCTAAATCTTTCTCACGCTCTTGCATCGATATTGATACATCCAATATACAAAACATAACAGCGGCATTTTTAGGATTTGGAACTTTAGTAAAGTTATTAAATTTTAAGTCAATTGGGTCAATAAAAGAGATAGCATTATAACGTGCTCTTATTTTTTTAATCTCTGCCTCTATCTCTACAATCTCATCATCAATTTCTTTTAATAAAGATGCTTCTTTACATCTTGCCTGTTTATTAAAAGAATACTTCTCTATAATAGCAACAAGCGGTTTTCTTTCCTCTATAAGTTCTTCTAATCGTTTTTCAAGTTCCTTTATACGTTTTCCTTTAGGTTTTTTAAGAGCAATACGTCTACCAATACTGCGTATCATACTTTGCTCAAGATTTAAATTATTAGGAGAACCCTCATTAACATAGCCAGAACGACGAGTAGTAAACTCCTCTATACTTTTCTTTTTCTTTTCTTTGAGGTTTGGTAGTTCCAAATCCTCAAATAATATGTCTAGAAATTCATCTCTACTAATAGAAAAAACAAAATCGTCTTCCCCATACGCATCATCAGATCCTTCTTGGCCGCCGCTACCGCCTTGCCCAGAGGATGGTTTACGTATTTTATCACCTTGTAAGTATTCTTGATTACCTGGCAGTATATAATCTTTCTGTCCTGATTTAGGATCATAATTAAACTGTGGCTCTTTAATACTTTTGGAAGGCACACGAACACGGCTGCCAGACTTTAAATCCTTTACAGAACGAGTCTTCATGGCTTCATCCATGCTCTCTTTAAGATGCTTTTTAGAGCGTTTTATGAATCTCTGTCTATTAGATAAGTTTTTACCTTTAGGATTCTGCCGCCTATCTATAATATGCTTGGGCATGAATCATCTCGTTGCGATTTTCTATAGGCTTTCATTGATTCACTGATTTTTTTCTTAGTTGATTCTGATGGTATTCTTTTTGAAGCAATTAGGCTGAGCTTTTCTTTTGTTTCGGGTGTGTGTTTATATCCAGTATGAGCCTTTACCATCTTTGCTTTTGTTTCAGCAGATGTTGGGCGTAGGCTATGCTTGAGTCTCAAGCCTTTACTTATATTTGCCCTATGCTCTAAAGATGCTGTTCTGCCCGTTAAACTTTTACTTAACTTTGCTCGCTCTTCAGGGGATTTTACTCTACGCCCTGCTTCGCGTTGTAGCTCAAGTATAACGTCTTCTTTAGCAATAATACCAGATAACGCCCGCCAAGCAAGTTTATCTTCCCAGTGGCCGTGTTGTTCATATAGTGCTTTATGAGCAAGTGAATGATCTTCCACAGACAGCTTAACTATATTAGAGGAATCATCAGTGCCACCCATATGTTTTGGTATAATATGATGTTTATGCATGATAGTATTTAACTCGCATTATAATACTTAACTTGACTTCTGGGTCCGCATAAACCACTCCACGAGGCGGCGCACTTGACGTTCTGTATAGCCTTTTGACTCCATACGCTCTACAAAATCGTCATGCTTTTGTTGATCATCTTTATTTTGCTTATTACCAAAGGAAATAATTGGAAGTAATTCCTCTGTAGACGCAAACATTTTCTTCTCTATAATTTCACGTAGTTTCTCGTAACTTGACCATTTTGGATTTTTACCTTTGTTCTTTGCTTTAGCGCGTAGAACAAAGTTGACTACTTCACTACGGAAGTCTTTAGGGTTAGCAATGCCTGCTGGCTTTTCTATTTTCTCTAGTTCGTCGTTTAATACGTCACGATTAAAGAGGTTGCCTGTATCAGGATCCTTAAAATCTATCTCTTGTATCCAATGGTCAGCATATTGAATATAACGATCAAACAAGTTTTGTCCATAATCACTATAACTTTCTAAATATGCTTTCTGTATTTCATTGCCGATAAAATCAGCATACTTTGGCGAGAGCCACTCTTTAATATAATAAATGAGTGCTTTTTCTTTTTCCTCACCAAATTGCTCGCGTTTTATCGCTTGTTCCAATACAAACATTAGATGTACTGGATCAGCGGCTATCTCCGCTGTGTCAAAGTTGAATGTCTGAGATAAAATCTTAAAAGCAAAACGTGTCGATGAACCTGACATGCCTTCGTCTACTCCAGCAGTATCTTTATACTCCTGTAGACTCTTTGCTTGCGGATCCGTATCCTTTAAGTTCTTACCATTATACACTTGCATTTTGGAAAACAAATTGCTGTTTTCATGCTCAAGTAATCTGCTTAAAATTGAAAACTGTCCTAACATATCTAGTGTTTGTGGGGCACACGCATGATTTGCTAATCCACTAGATGTTAGCATCTTATCATAAATCTTAATTTCCTCATCTATACGCAAACAATAAGGAACTTTAACAACATATACACGATCTAAAAACGCTTCGTTATTTTTGTTGTTTTTAAATGATGTCCATTCTGATTCATTACTATGTGCTAAAATTGTGCCACTAAATGGGATAGCACTAATACCTTCTGTGCCCATGTAGTTGCCTTCTTGTGTAGCAGTTAATAGTGGATGTAGCACTTTAATTGGTGCTTTAAACATTTCTACAAACTCCATAAGGCCTTGGTTGCCCTTACACAATGCACCACTAAATGCATATGAATCTGGATCATGTTGTGAAAAGTATTCTAATTGGCGAATGTCTGTTTTGCCTACTAGAGCACTTATATCTTGGTTATTTTCATCACCTGGTTCTGTTTTTACTACAGCAATTTGCTTTAATTTGCTAGGCTGTAATTTAACTACGGAAAATTTAGTAATATCTCCGTCAAATTCGTCCAAACGTTTAATTGCCCACGGACTTAACAAGCCGGTGAGATAACGTTTTGGCACTTTATATTCTTTTTCAAGTTGGTCACCATATACTTCTGGATCAAATAATGATAACGGACTTTCATACACAGGACTAATTGTATCGCCTGCTTTAAGAACATATATTGGATATGTTTCCATTAGTTCTTTTAGTCGTTCTGCTAAAGAACTCTTGCCGCCACCTACTGGACCAAGCAAATATAATATTTGTTTGCGTTCTTCCAATCCTTGCGCGGCGTGTTTAAAGAAGCCTACAATTCGTTCAACTGTATCTTCTAATCCATAAAAATCTTTAAATGCTGGGAAAACTCTTAATGTTCTATTCAAGAATATACGAGACAATCTTGAATCTTCTGAAGTATCGACGTGTTCTGGGTCTCCGATAGCTGCTAACATGCGTTCAGCAGATGTAGCATAAGCCAATGGATCTTTCTTACATAATGTTAAATATTCTTCTAATGTTATTTCTATCTCTTTTTTACTTTGATAGTTAGAAGAATACTCTTTAAGTAATTTGCTTACCATGTATCACGCTCCTGTGTTATGTATATTTAGTTTACAATCCCTCCGACTTAATAGCAAAACTATTTTTAACTAACAGATAGTATAAATATAGAAAACAAATATGGTAGTATTATGAAAATTTCTGAAATTCTTATAGAAGAAACACCACAAGGCACGATTTCTCATAACCGTCCTAAGGCTGTTAGTCCTTTGAATAAACAAGTGCGTGACGCCGGGCAACAACTAGTGAATAAAGCAGAACAAAATACAGAGCAAGGTCCTGATAAAGCAGAACCAAGTGATGAAACAAAATTTAACAAAGCATTGGGCACAACTATTACTACCGGAAAAGTAGATCCTAATTTAGAACAGTCTGGTAAAGACTATGCTAAGGATTTGAAAGATAAATTGAATAAAGCACAACAAGGCGCAAAGAATTAATGAAGTATCATGAATTTTTAATTGAAGCAGACATGGTCAAAACAATGACGGCGTCTGAAGTAAAAAAACACGATGGTCAATACATTAAAAATCTCATTAAAGGCATTGGTGCTAATCAAACGTATAATTTTAATATAGGTGGTGGTAAATGGAGTGGTAAGATTCCTCCGCATATTATACACGGCAGAATTCTAAATCCCAAAAGAGTTAGAAGAGACTTAAATGCAATACTTGACTCAGGTGATTTAGCACAAGCAGCTGAAGTTAAACTTGAAGTACAAACAGACTCTGGAGAAGAAGCACTTACCGCCCAAAACGACCAAGGTGGGTGGCAAAATATCTATATTAGCAATATAGTAAAAGATGAACATTCTACTGGGTCACTTAAATGGACTATAGGATCTGTAGCAGAAGCAATTATGGGTTGTGTAATGTCTGTTTGTTTTAAACAAGGCACAAAATTACATGATGAACAAGGTAATCCGACTTGGAGTCAAGAACAATTAGCATCAGAATCACAAAAACTTGCAAAAAAACTAATTCAAAATGAAAACTTAGAAATAGAAATACAAACAGATGCAAAACCAATGGATCCTTTAAAATTTAACTTATCTTTACCTAGAGCTGATGGTATGGTATTTAAAGCATTAGTGGAGACAGGTGGCGTATTAGAAGAAGGAAACGCATTAAGTAAACTAGGTGTAGCTAAAGAAAGACTAAAGGTTCTGAATCAAATGTGGTTAGATGCGGCACTTTATGGATTATCTTCTCCTAGAGTTAAACAAGCTATTGAACATGCATACAGCGATCAAGTAAAAAAACAAATACTAGTAGCAAGTGATGGAGCAGATGCATCAAATCAAAAATCTACAAAAGTAGATTTGAAAATTTACTATGGTGGACAACAAATAAAATATTTGAACTTAATCAGTCTTAAAGCACAAACAGTTGAGCAATTTGGTCAAGTAAGTGGTGCTTCATTTGAAAAAATACAAGAATTCTTTAACCATGTAGGAGTTCAATTTTCAGACGATAAAAAGCAAAAGTGGCAATTTGCAGATTCAGGAAATCGTCCAAATATGAGTGCTACTGAAATTAGAAATTATAATTATGGTGCTAATAAAGGTACCAATTCTCCAATTGGGCAAGCATATAGTGAAGCAGTAACTCAAATAAATGCAATGTTAGCGGGCGATAATGAAACAAAAGAAGCAAAATTTATTGAACAACTATGGGATGCAATAAATTATCATGCCACTAGAAGAGAAGAAGGCGTTTATATGGTTATTTTAAGTCCATCTGCTAAAAAAGCATATTACGAATTACAATTTGGTGAACCTTTACTGAAAGCACTTAAAGGATATAATTTAAAAATAAACAGTAAAATTGGTGCTAAAATGCACGAACTTATTATATATGGTGCCCCTGTTGGTGGTAACCCACCAGGGTTTACAACAAAAGAAAGATTGGTCAGATTTAGAACTAACTGGGCCGAAACCGCTATACGTAATGTTGTAGAAATGGGTCCATTACTTAAAGAGCTTGCTGATTGGGAAAAACTTGATAAGGAACAAGCGGCCGCAAAACACGAAATACCTGCTGATCAAGAAGAAACTACACCACAACTTTAATTGTGTATATCGTCTAGTTTTTTACTAGCAAACCTATCCAATCCCTCATACGTATCAAACAATACATACCTCCACGAGTCAAACTCTGGCGGATGTGGATAATTTTCAGGTTTAATAAAAATAAATGTTACTGTATAATGCGTTTTAAACAACAATTGAAATTGGTTAATCCACGTAATTGGATCACGTGGTTTTTTCTCTTTATTATAATGTTTTGTTCTCTTGTATATGTTGTTAACTCTACTTTGATTTTTACCCCAACCATAAAAGTCATAACCAAGCAACATTATTACATCTGCTTTTTCGTGTATAGCGGTATGTACAGCATATAAACCACTATCCCAACCTGAAGGTTGTTCATGCGGTTCTAATCCAAAATAAGGAAGTGATGGCAGTGGTTTAATACCTACTGCCTCTAAATGTGGGATATAATCTACTCGCGTATAAAAATTTGAACGCATTTCTACGTGATGCTCTGCGGCATCTTTTGCTCTAAATTTATCACAACAAATTAAATTATCCACGTGATGGTCACGCCAAATTGCGCCACAGCCATATAATGGACCAACGTCCCGTAATTTCTCTAGATCATACCCCTTACGAGATTGACCATTGCCTATACAAAATGCTACCTTCTTTACCATAAATAATATTTACACAAATAGGAAAATTTGTATATGAATATTGAAGAACTATCTCTAACAACTAGTATGCAACTTACAACATTTTTAATGCCTTGGCTTACTATACTAGTAAGCATAATTATGGCAATGATGATTAAAGATTGGGCAACATCCTTAGCAAAAGGAATAAAATTTAAATTAAGTAACGCATTTAATCCCGGTGACATTGTAATATTGGATGATGAAGAAGCAGTTATTATAGCAATTGGTGTTACTAAAACAGTATTTGAAAAAGTAAATGATAGAGGCGTAGTTTGGAGATATGTTCCTAACGAAAGATTAGCATATTTAAAACTTGAAAAAGTAATACGCAAAGACGTACATAAAAATGGTGCTTCGGAAAAAAAGAAACACTCGTAAGTTAAAACCAAGTCTATGGATTTAATAAGTGAAAAGGGCCCTATAGCGGGCCCTTTCCGTGTTTTTAGCGTTTAATTATTATTGTCGAATGATTCAATTATGCTATATAGTTTACTTTGCTAGTAAATCTTCCTTTGTCAACTCATGACCTAGAAATATTGTACCGCAAACTTCAACTGGACCACCACGATCCATTACCATTTCACATGGTGCTGGAGTGCCAACTGTACCGACATGAGCTTGCCATGCGGCATCGCCGTGATCCGACGCATAAACTGAACTAATTGAAAAACCTGTAATTAAAGCTGCAATTACTATTGCCTTCATATTATTCTCCAATAAGTTGCTAAACTAGTCAGCGATGATTATATACCCTATATATGTGATCCATAACCATCCACCCCTAGTTTGTTATTTAAGAAAGAAATAATATATTATATATTACCGTATTATATAGTATCCAGCCAATCTACAAATACTTTAGGAAATATAGAAGATATTGATGTGAATTCTTTATCGTCATTACGAACTATTTTTTCATATTCGATTATAAATTTTTTAAGATCTCGTTCCATACTTAATCTATTTGATTCCAGATTATCTGGAAATTTAGCAGATTGGATATAATTTAAACATCTAATAATGGTATTTTTATCTGGTTTATGTAACTCACTTTTTAGAGAACTATATGTAGTAAATATATCTTCATACAAATATTCTCTTAAATGTGTAGGTAACATTAATATACTTTGAAAAGACGGAGATGTTAATATAATACTACTAAAAGGTCTAAGATTGCCTGGGATCGTTGCAAAGCGTGACCATTCACTAGGATTTAAAAGTGCTTCTAAACTATCAAATCTTGAAGTTGAACTGTGTTTTCTTAATTCTATATTATACTCTATAAATGAACTATAATACCAAACAGAAAATACACTAATAACATTTTGCAATGTAAGAAAACAATTAATAGGTGCACCAAGTGATCTCATAATATTATTTTTCTGTCTTAAATAACCGCCGCCTGCTCTTAAAAAATCGCAAATACCATTATTGACATCTATACTTGCTATTATTTGTATAGATTTAAATTTATCACTTACATCATATAACTTATCAAGCTGGCCAGGATCATAGACTAAATTGGATACAATAATTAAATTTAATTCTGGATTAGGGGATTTTGAAATATTATGAATGAATTTCCAAAAATATTGTGATAATATTGGTTCACCACCATTTATCTTGAGTACTGTTACTTGATTACTATTATTATGCCACCAACTAATAAATTTAATTAAGTTTTTTTGAATTAACCGCCCATCAAACTCAAAAACTTCATTATATAAATTACTTGTTTGTAAATTAAAAGCACCATTCAAATTTATATTAAGGGCCCATGATGAACTTTTGGAACTATCACAATAACTACAAGATAAGTTACATATATTATCAAATGTTAATTCTATTTCTGTAGTTTGATTTAAATCATCAATATTTAATTCTTTATTTAGAGCTATTATGTTCATTCCCAATTATCTTCCTCTACTACATATAAAGAATATTCTGCTGTTAATTCATCATTAGGTTGAATTTTTTTAATCGTAACGAGATACTTAACAGGAATTTGATGCCAAAATCCATTCATTGTTTTACAATTTGGATTATTATTATGATTATAAAAAGCTCCTAATGCAGTGCGTATATACCCATGTGGAAAATTCTTATTCGCAATATGAGCGATGCCCAATACAATGTCCTTATCAAAATTTCTGGTTGCAATTAAACCAATTCCTTCAATTTTGGACTGTCCTATTGTTATTCCATTTGGTAAAGGTCTATACATTTAAAATTACCTCGAAAGATCTGTTTATCCATTGATTATTATTATTTGTAATCCAAGGAGATAATGGACAATCTCGTGGAGGTATTTTCATCCAATTAAGTAAATTTTTACCACGTGTTACCTTACCCAATGGCATACCGCACATAGAAGGATGGTATTCAACATTATGTTCTTTTAACCAATTTTGAAACTCATTACTTTTTACTAAATGTTGTATCAAGCGACCTTCTTCACTTCTATGATAATGCCAACGATTGTATACGTTAATTTTAAAACATCCACTATGCCCATTAATAGGTGTGACATCCCATTGAGAAGGATCATCTTGATCATACCATGCTTCTATATAATCTTTTCCTAATATGGCATTACTTACCCAAACATCAAGATCTTCATTATCATCAGCATACGCATAATCCTGTGATGAAATATGATGGAATGCTCCTTCTTCAAATCGACAATCACCTATTTTATTATCAAAACTAAACCTAAGATTAACTACTTGTTTATCATATCCTTGTTTTTTTCTAGATGTTGCTTGATATCTATCTAATGCATGTACGTAATCATTAACTAAAGCATGAGAATGAAAAAATTCTGATTCATAAGAAACATCCCATGAAAATTCTGAAGGGAAACTATCTGACCATAATCCTCGAGTATGTGTGCCTTGATTTCTAAATTCATTCATCGATCTACCAGCAGTAGTAAAATAACGATGAACTTCATTTAATATTTTCTGTCCTTCATCATGATCATCACGAATAGAATTAATAGTTATTCTTTCTGGATCAAATGGGAATTTTGCTCCATCTGTTATTAAATTATTAATTGAATAAATTTCATTTTTTAAATTTTGTATATCTTGTAATGTATCTGGAATTGATCTGGGTTCAATCTCATATACTGGAGTGGGCGGAACTGTATATTTTATACTATAACTATCTAACATTTTACAGAAATGATCTGTCCATTTTTTAACAAATGGATTGTCTAGTAATTCTATATGTGTAATGCCAACAGTAGTTTTAATGTCAATGCTTGCCATTATTAAATGTCCAGTAATCGAAATAGGATTCTTTTTCCTTCTCAAAATTATTTATAACATTATCTAATACTGAAATATTTCCTATATAATGAACTGAATCAACGGGTAAATTCCCAACAGATACTTTAAAATTTTGAACTGCTTGAATGGAAGAACTTGCATTAGTCATATACAAAGTTCTTCCGGATTTAATTTCATATTGCATAGTATTACTATAGCATAATTACATTAATAAGTCAACTACAATGTGCCTTACCAACTAAACTGATAACTAACAAGAAGCCGGTTATCATCATTGTAATCTTGTTCATAATTTTCTACCTCTAGACTAAATGAACTCTGCTCAGTTAATTGAAATGTTTTTTTAACACCAAACCTGGAATAATTATCTGTTGCATCAAATCTAAGTTCAATTCCAGTTGCATCATAATCATAATTAACATAAGTTGCTATAGCAACTATAACAAGTGCTCCAACTGCATAATAGTAATTGTCATATTTTTTCTTTGGTGGCGGTGGTGCTTCGTATCCACATAGTGTAACACTTCTGCCATTGCCTGTGCCTATTGCACCAGCACGACACGCCGCATCACCTAATGCTCTGGCGGCCGCTGTTCTGCTTTCTGTTGCATATTCAGAAGCAACAACAGGTTTGCCTGTAACAGCCATTGCTTGTTTAACCATTGCAGTAATTTCTGCGGGAGTCTTATTCCATCCTGTTTGAAGGAAGACATAATCTGCATTAGCATAATACTCGTTTTTGCCCTTGTGGCCGCCAATGCCTGATGTTAAATGAACCCCAACTGGTTTATCAGTAATTGACTTTAAGTGTATAACTAACGCATTAACCATTGCCGGAGACCAATATTCATCGCATTCCAAACAAGCGACATATCCTGTTACCTTATTATCAAACCTACGCACTACTTCATTGAAATGCGCCTTTTGTTCATCCAAAGATTGGACAGTAATCGCTCTGCTATCGTCTGGGGTTAACCACATAACTGGTTTTAAACCTGAGGCGTTTAGAACATCTAGTTGTGTTTCCCAATCTGCCTGTGGACTTATTTGTCCTAAATTAAATCCGCCGCCATTGTCTCCAGCATTACGACTATACAGATAAATGTGGGTGTCGCCATTTGCTTTGGCGGCCGCTCTCATGCCATTTTTATTTGCGTTTGGATGGAGATAGTTAAGTGTCATCCACTTACTATCCATCATTAGAAAACTAGCACGGGATCCGTGTAGTGAAAAGTTTGTATCATATGCATAGATATTGGGCGAGCATATAATACAAAGTACCATTACTAATAAATACTTTTTCATAATCGATACCTCCGAATTATGATTATATTTATTATAAAAGAGTGAATTTTAAAGAGTGACTATTCGATTAGACCAAACAATGCCCATGATCCTGGGTCGCCTGACTCTATACAGACCCAACCAATTGGCTGGCCAATTGCTGGCTCTTGATTCCAAATAATCTCACTTTTGTTATGCCAGCCTGGTTTTGGTGTAGCATAGCCTGAAGACATTGCAACACCGTCAAACTTAATATCACCATGTACTTCTAATGTAGCAGTGGGCTCACGAGTACCTATACCAACATTACCATTAGTACATACTGTCATGTGTACTGCTTTTTCACTTCCAAGCATATTAGTACCAAATACCAAATCAGTATTTCGAGCAGTACCTATATAACTTTTGTCTCCAACACCATCAACTACTAATTCAGCACCACTATCATTCTGTATGTGTAATGCGGCAACGGGTTCAGAAGTATTAATACCAACTCGATTAGATAACGAGTTAACGTGTAAACTGTAACCTGCATCTAGATTGCCAATTACTATTAACTTCTCTAAATGTCCTACTGTTCTTAAATTACTATATGCAACACCTGAACCTAATTCACTACGAGATAACACTGTATCATGTCCCATATGAATTAACCCTTGCTTACCTAAGTGGATACTATCTACTATTTCTTCTTGTGTAAAATTATATTTAAGATTTTCTACGGTCATTGTACCACTAACTGTAATATTGGTAACTTCTATATCATTACTAGTAAGACTTTCGACACTTAAACCATTATCATCAATATGTAATACAAGATTAGTTGCGTCATCTTTAATACCAGTACTAGAAAAATGTGTTATTGTACCACCATCTATATAATCACCACTTAAATCATTAGTGTCAAAATTAACATGCTCTATTCTAATAGAACTTGGTGATAATAATGTTTCAAATGTTGCAATGGCCATATTTTTTCCTATTGTGTTACTGATATAATATATTGTCCGCTATTACTATATATCGGTTTATATAACAGTTTCTTATGAACTGTGAAATTAGTCCAACCTGCGGTAGCAGTATGATATGCCAATTGTTTAAAAAACATTGCTTGTCGTTCTTGTGGTTCAAATGCTATCATTGTTTTATCTGTTTGGTTAATAGCATATGAATAATGCATCCATTTTTTTCTGTCCTCTTGATTCCATTTTCTGTAAGACACTAGAATATGTTCTACTCCACCAGTGCTTATATAAAATGGTTCAGTAAACATTTTATTATTAAATTTAATATTTTTATAATCCATCAAGGATGTTAATAGAATACCGTCTGAATGTAATAAAGATAAAGCATTATGCAAGTTAGTTCTTTGCTCATCTTCACTAGTTGCATATGTAAAATATTGATCTAATGCTAATACAGCATCATATGGTGGATGATCATCTTTACTTATATGATATTTAACACAAAATGCATCTAATGGCATATTGTGGTTTTTAATTTTAACATCAAATTCTTTACACAAACTATCTACATATTTGATAAGTTTTTCATTTTCAGAGATATAGCTCACATCTAACCCTTGCAAGGCAAAATCTACTAGTATACTGTGAAATTCAAGGCTTATAATTCTTTCTGGAGATTTGTGTTTTTCTTCAAATGCTCTTTGAATTATAGAAGCCTTTCGCTGAATTACTTTTTCAATCTTTTCTTTATCAATTAGAAGTGTAGCGAAATCGTAAAAATCGTTCATTAAACGTGGTGTGCTCCATTAAAGTAATATCTACCAGTATTTAGTTAAATACCAATAATACTACTTGCAAGAACTCTACGTTTTAGGTGGTTCGCCTGTAGAAGTAAACTCTAGGCCAGCATATCTACCATAATATACTTTTGCATCAGGAGTTTTTTTAAATAATTTTATGGGGGTGTTGGTGCCTACAATAGCAACTTCCAACATTCTATCATTTTTATGCAATATATCTGCTGGAGCAATTTGCCCATTATCTACACAATGTATTTCAGTTATATCCATTGCCTACGTAATCGTCAAATAATCCATGTATAACATCTATAGCATTTTCAAAATCTTCAAACACCCAATTTACATTTGCTCTAATTAAAGGATGCTCTGTCAAGTATGCGTCATCTGTGACCAGTATAATAGGTTTTTTCAAACCAATGGCCCAACCAATTTCAATAGTTGTACCATAAGATGGCCTGCGTTCATTTAATTCACGTGGCATATACGCAAGAATTAAATCACACTTTTCTGTGTCATACCAATTCTTAGCCGCTATTGCTCCAGGGGAATTGTAACGCGGGTCGTTACCTGGGCCGTATGTTTCGCCTTCCATAGGCTCACAACGTAGTGGGGAAATTCCAATTATGTTTGTATGTAATTTGTCACGAACATAACCACGCCAATCGTTTGCTTCCTGATAATTGCATTGCGCTATCGGGCCAGCAAGGTAAATATATTTTTTAGTCATGTTATAATTGTATAACAATTTGGGTAAAATGTCAAGTTATTTGTATTTCTCGTCATTCCAGTTGTCTAACTCTTTCCAACCTTCCCAATCTGGGATAGATCTGCGTATATTGTTAGTATTACGGACAATTAATTTTGCTAATCCAAATTTAGCATATATGAATGGGAAAAAAGCATGAACAAATGACATGATTGACAAATAACCCAATAAAGCACCTGCTCTACTTGCTATCCATGCGTGATAGCAGTAATAAGAAAAATTACATTTACGATTTGCCGCGATTGCGGCATTTTTTAAGTGTCCAGCCATTAACTATCTCCCTTAATTAATGTTTTTATTTCATATATTTTGTTTTGCCAGCATATCTATGAGTATCATTTGCTAGGCCGATCATATTCGAATCTTTTATACCATCTTGTCTATTTAAAAACATAGAAATAACTTGTGAAACACCTTCACCAAATGAACCTTCATCATAACCCATTTGTTCACCATGCGCCATAATAACTTCTTCAGCGGCCGCCTCCATTGTTTCAGGAGTTACTTTGCCATCATGCTGTCTAAGAAGTGAATCCCACATTGCTTCCATTGCAACAGTCCAATCTGATGAGCCCCAATCTGATGAAACTAATTCTTCACTATCTCCTTTCTTCCAACCGTCCTTTACACCTGTAGTGGGGAATTCCATATCATCTATTTCTTTACTTGGTGCCCAAATTTCATTGACTGCTCCTTCGGCCAAACCACGGCCAGGATGCCCTTGTAAGAAAGCATCTACTTCAGATGGTCTAATTTGATGTACCTTCCCAGTTTCATCATATACAAGTTCTGTTTTCTCATCAGCAGTATCAATACCTGCGGCTTGTAGGAACTGTTCTTTATTAAAACGAGGATTATCCTTCTCAAACATTGCTACTAAACGACCCGCGTAATCATTACGAGCACCATCATCACTAATATTTTTTAACATACCAGCAAATAATTCAAAATGTTGCCTGGTAAATGCCTCGTCTAATTGTTGGCCAGACATAACTTTGAGTTTATTTGTTTGTTTAATATTTTCATATAGATCATCAAAGGCTTTCCACTCTTGTTCTACACTTTCATCATATTTGCCACCCATAATGATGTCCGTCGCGCTCAAAACCGCTGATTCAGCAGCTTTAAGTTTATCAGTTAACAAATTTTCATCTACAATTTCACCATCTTCATTAATAGTAAGAGTTTCTTCTATCTCATCCTCTTCTACTACTGTTTCAGGCTCAACTTTATCCTGCATAACCAGATCTAATGTTGTTATAAAACTTTTCATCGTGCTCATAATAGTGCTTCCGTTTATATGTATTTATTAAATATCAGTATGAAGTTAGATTTAACCAAACAATATATTGACTTAGAAACTGTTAATAAGTTTATTGAATATAATTCTGATTTATCTGATGTAAAACCTATACCAGAACCACATTTAGACGTAGTGTTTATGAGTTATAATGAAAAAGCTGCTGATAAACATTATGAATTATTAAAAAAGCGTGTGCCTAGTGCTAAACGTGTAAATGGGGTTAAAGGAATACTCAATGCGTATAATGCTTGCAGAGAATTAGCAGAAACTCCTTTTTATTTTATTGTAGAGGGAGATTCAATGATATGTAAGGATTTTAACTTTAAACCACCGCAAGAATGGTTGCAAAGTATAGCATCATTAGATCACAACGAACTTAATTACGATTATGTTAAAGCAAGACATTGCATTACTTGGAATTCTATAAATCCTGTTAATGGAGAAATTGGCACTCATAGCCCAATCGGTTTAGCATTTAAATCTGATAGTCTATACAATTGGAAGTGTGATACTAATTTTAATATACCATATAATTATATAAACGATATAGACAGTAAAGAGTCGATAAAATCAATCGAGGCAGATTCATTCAAATGCGAAGGAATTCGACCGAATGCAATTGCTAGTGTAGACTTTTTTAATTCCTCTCCGTATGATGCTTGGAAAACTGGATTCAGGATGGGAAATAGGCTTACATTTCGTTTATTAAATTTAAATTCAAATTTGAAAGAAACTGAAGAAAGATTAAATCATTGGGCAACTGTGGGCGAGGAGCAAAAAAATGGTAAATACTGTATAGAAGGAGTGACATACGGCATAAAATGTGCTACAATATGTAATAATTGGATAGAAGAATACAGAAATACTTCCGACAATTATGATTGGTTAAAGAAAACTTTTGAGAGAGAATATGGAATACAATATAACACTAACTGAAACAGCAAAAAAGCAGTTATTAACAATTGCTACTAAGAATGACGTGCCTTACGTCCGCTATTTACTTGATGGCGGCGGATGCTCGGGGTTGATTGGCAAATGGGAAAATTCTACAGAGTTAGAAGATGGTGATATTACTTTCGAATTAGGAGAAAGCAAACAATTCCTTATAGATAAATTTACAATTACACATATGACTGGCGCAACAATTGATTATACTGGTGATTTTATGCCAGCATTTAAGGTTATGATCCCAGATACTACATCTTGTGGATGTGGTGAATCCTTTACGATGAAGGATTAGTAATATAGTTGTAAATATCCTTCCAATTTTTAGCAACTAAAGCAGGGCCTTCATAATCCATATTATGTCCATGTTCCATTAGTATACCGCGTAACCCCATTTTTTCGCCAGTATCTACATTTTTCATTTTGTCTTCTACCCACCAACATCCTGAATCTCTATAAGGTTCTAATGCGTCATCTTTATCAACGCCAGTATCTAAACAAACTACTTTTTCAAATGCTGTGTCACCAAACAGTTTAGACAAATTTTGTTCTCTTAAACGTATCGCGTGTCTATTCAAACTTAATGACGTGATTGCGTGAAATGCGTAACCATGTTGCTCATGTAGTTTTTTTACGTAATACATAGCATCACGCAATGGGGGGAGGAAGCCTATTGAAGCACTCTCATTAAAAAATTCTACTAATTTTTTAGCATTGTTACCAGTTATACTAAAACGCTTTGCTACGCTATAAACTAGTTTATGTCCGTTTCCTGCCGTGTGACCATGTTCTTCCATCCACGTATGAAACGCGAATTCCCAGTCTAGCAAGACACCATCTACATCTGTTAATATGATTCTATCTTTTTTCATTGTTGAGTGACTTGTGAGTAGTGTTGCCAAAGAATTTTCTTCTAAGGTAACCATACTCGTATTTACGAGTCTTTATCTGAAGGTTTAGTGGTGTTTTTATACCAACCATCTCCTTTTAAAATAAATGCTGATAACGAGGGTACTCTTTTAAATGTGTTTTCACCACAATTTGGGCAAAATTCCAATGGTTCATCCTTAATGGATTGTGTTATTTCTAAAGTATGTTCGCAATTTTCATTATCACATTTATATTCATATGTTGGCATCAATCATCCTCTCGAATAATTATTCTATGTCTAATTAATGGGTCTGCTAGTTGTATCATTGTTACTTCTTCTTGTGAACTTGCGTAAATTCTAGTATCATCTTCAAACTTTCGCATAATACGCTCTAACCATATAACTTGATTAGAATGTTCTAACATCTGCATTTCTTTATGTGTTCTGTGAGATTTTCTTGGATTTAATTTCCATACACGGACAGGGCGCCAAGCAAACCATTTATGCCATTGGCTCAATCTCTTTGCTCGTTCTTCTCTTGTTTCTTGTGTCCAACGCATACACTATTTAGTTTCATAAAAATGCTGTACTAGTAATAGGGATAGGGTTACGATAGGTTTCAATTGGTTCGCAGTCATCATCAAATCTAACGTCTGCTGTAGGACTGTATTCCATTACTAATATTTTACAAGGTTGCTTTGTTTCATTGTATAAACGGTGAAATTGTCCTGCTGGAACATAAAAATGCATATACTTTGTGAGTGATCGATGTTTTAATTTATCAATATTATCTGGCCAAGCATATTCTACCTCGCAATCACCTTTAGCAACAAACCAAAATTCGCTTTTCTTTAAATGTCGTTCCATTTGCATGGATTCGTATGGATCAATATGTACTTCTTTTACACGACATGTTGTGTCATTGTATAATATGTTATAATAACCAAAATCTTCATACGCCATACCAAATTTATAATTCTTTATTAAGTCACTTGAGGAATTCTTTTTATCATTACCACCAACACTAAACACGAACTCTACACCTTCTACTTCTTGCTCTGGAACATTGTTTTTACCACGATCTCCACCATTGGCAAATACAATAGTGTCGTCAGGGAAATGCCTTTTAACTTTCTTTAATGCGTCTATAGCAGTATTGTCATTATCATTAAACGAGAAAACTTCATCAACCATACGTAAATTGCGTGTAATAAGACGGCGTTCTTCAAACAACATAAAAGACCTGCCTTTTTTACGCTGAAGCCACTTATCACTGTTTAACGCTACTATAAGTGTATCTCCTAGTGCTTTTGCTGATTCAAATAGTGCGATATGCCCTTTGTGAATAGGGTCGAAACCGCCTGAGACTACTATAATCTTTGACATGTTAATATTTAACTATAAATATACTTAACATATACTATTATATTATATTCTCACTAGTTTGTCAATGATTTTAATGTCTTCCAAACTATACTATTATCCTTAATTGCTTCTGAATAATCAATATCAAAAAATATTTGTAAATTTAATCTAGTTTCTTCGTTATTAAACACAGCATGTTTGCTTTGTGTATCTGCTATTATTACCTTATCAGATTGACCCGCCTCACATTGAAACGGAGCATAGTTATCTGTAAGAGGATGTATAATTAACGTATTACGTTTAAATTGAACACCATCAATATGCCAATCCTGAACAGTATTTGGATACATTTTCATTAAGAATACTTCATGTTTTCTTAAAACAAAAGGTCCTTTAAAATTTAAAGGAGACAGTGTTCCTGATTTTGTATTTCTATGTTGAATCCAACCATCATCATCTATTTTTGATAGAAAGAAATTTTTTTCTTCATCGGTTAGAAATGGGTCTATTTCAATAAAGCTCATTAATCTTTGACATATTAATATTTAACTATAAATATACTTAAACATATAATATTATATTATATTTCGACAATATTGTCAAGAAAAGAGGAATTATAATGGCAGTTACACAAAAAGTTACATATACTAAAGATGGTGTTCCTTTTGATACTATAGAAGAAGCATATGACGAATTATGGACTGATAAACTCGAAGGCAAGACTGGCCAAGGCGAAGTTATGGCATTTTGCGAATCAAAAGGTGGCAACTTATCTATTACATCTGAATTAGATTCTAATTCAGTACTTGTAGAAACTAGAGTTTGGACAAATAATGGTGATTATGCTGAATATACAAATTTATCCGGTATTTCAACTGGCAAATCATTTTTAGAAAACAATGGATGGACTATAACTGAAGAAATTAGTTAAATGCACTACTACGAACTAGAACCTGAAAATAATATATTTTCTAATTTAGTTGTTGATTTAACTCATCGGTGTAATATGGAATGTTCAAATTGCTATATTCCAAACCGTCATATACCCGATTTAGATGTAACAAAACTTTACGATGTTGTTGATCGATTACCATTTAGAACATATATCAGATTAATTGGCGCTGAACCCACAATGCGCGATGACCTTGCGGATATTATTTATAATATAAAAAAACGAGGACACCAAACAACATTAACTACTAATGGTTTAAAATTAGCACGACAAGAATATTGCCAAAAACTAAAAGAAGCAGGATTAAATCTTGTATTAACAAGTATGAATGGTGCTGATGACGATGAAATTTATAAAATTCTCGACAATGGCAAATGGGCAACAGCAAAAACTAGAGCATTAACTAACTTATTCAGACAACAATTTGCTATTAATACTGGAACAATAATTGCAAGAAATGTCAATGAACATACAATAATGAGGCAAATACAAACCGTAGTAAATTGTGCTAAGGAAGCAGGAGTCGATTTTAAAACAACAAAAATATATCGTCGAATAACACCAGTATTAAGAATGAAAAGTGTAGGCTCCATTGGACGCAACATGGGCAAAAATCATGCGTATGCTTTAGAAGAATTAGCAGGCGTAGTTGCTGAACAACTAAATCTCAGTAAAGAATGGATATTGAATCATAAAGCCGCCAGTGGAACTGTTATTGCTGTTCAAAAAGATAAACATTATAAAAATAAAACTGTTGTACAAGAAGAATGTTCCAGTTTAGTATTTCCATACGAAACAGAATTAGGTAAATTATATATTAGATTAATTGATTGGGGTATAGATGATGATGGTGTAGTAGATCCGGATAACCCCAATAGAGGACGACTAACCCCTAATTTTAAAATTGCTCCATTCTTCGAACATCTTAAAAGAAATGAATTTGGATACTAACGTAGTAACTATACACAATAGTCAGTCAAATTTTTACATAAGTGCGGGAAGTATATATAATTTTTTAAAATATGAACCACTAACTGAATCTCTTGCTAAAAATTATACTCCAGAAAAATTAAAATTAGAAGAAAGCATTGCTATTACTCTAATTACAAGTAAAAATAAAATTATTGGATTTAGTACATTACTTCATCGAGATATATTTGGCAATGCTGTGCGTTGTTTAAATAGATTTTATAAATCACCGCATTACAGATTTGCCACATCTATAAAAAATGTTACTCCAGAAACTCAACAAATGATACAACAACAAAGTGATATAGCAAAACACTATAATTACGATATTGTTTTTATGAGTAGAGAAACAAAAACCGGCCAAACCTCACTAAAGCATTATCCTCAAAAATTCTTAAAAGATTGGATTTTAAGTCCTGACTTTCATTTAGTCTGTGAGAACCAAAATTCATATCAATGTTGGCAATCAATAATCTATAAAAAGTTAAATAATAATGCATCCTTAACAATGGAATCTATTACTTTAGAGGAATTTAAAAATGGAAGTTACAAAATTAGGTAATTTTGGATACAAAATTACTAATATATCTTTTAAAGAAGATCCGTCACAACTACTACAATTAGTGGGAGACGGCAGAATAGTAGTTATTAAAAATACTTCTCCTGTTAATCCTACTGTTTTAGTAGAATTTTATAAGACATTAGGTAGTGTAGTAGCACAAGCAGACACTGTAGCAGGTGTTGGTGTAGATGGTTATAATGAACTAGTCAGAGTTACAAGTACATCATTATTTGCGGGTGCTGACGATGGTGAATTAGAATGGCATAGTGCTGGTATGAACCGAACTGGTAGTGAAGACATCGTAGCAATGTATATGAATATAACATCTGATACTGGGGGCAATACATACTTTAGTGATGGACAATCAGCTTACAATGATCTAGGCATAGATATAAAAAATAGTATTAATGAAATAAAAAGTAAAACTCTTACATATAAAGTAGGTGAAAAATTGGGCCTGTCGTCTTTACATAAAAATATTTTTTATGATACAGAATCATTAATGACATTTAAAGATATTGATGGTACTCCTTCATTTGAAAAGCAAGTTAATAGAAAAATGTTAGTAACAACACATCCTATCAACAATAAAAAAGGATTGCATTTTCCTTGGAGTGTGATAAGAGGGTTTACAGGTATGCCAAAAGAACAACAGAAAGAACTATATTTTCATTTAAAAGAACATACTATGCAAGACAAGTATGTGTATACACATACCTGGGATCCTTATGACATTATTTTAAGTGATCAACATCATAGCCTGCATAGACGAGACAAATATTATGGCAACCGTGAATTATTCCGAAGTGGAATCTGGGTGCATAACATCCACGATACTGCGACAACCATTAATTAATTTAGTTTTAAAAGATGGGTTTGTTCACATAAAGAACAAAAGAAACTTAACTATAGATGAGTTTGCTAATTTTTCTTCATTCTTGGGGAAACCTTTAGTAACTGAAAAACATATTTTAAATGAAGACCGCACTGTGCAAGCAGTAGCAAATACAGAATTGTTTAAGAATAGTGATGTAGACTGGCACAATGATTGGAGTTATGGCAGAGGAAATTATTTTGGTGTAGTTTTATATAATAAATCCAATGGAGATATATGTCCAACACAATTTATTGATATGAAACTTGCATTAGATAGATACAATAATAAAGATGATCTAAAAGATATAATTGGATATTACTATCCGCCAGAAGATCTACACTATTGTTTTACAGAAAAACAACTTAAATTGTTAGCAAAGCAAAATATACACAGACCTTTTATATTTGAACATCATGTAACAGGTGAAAAGGTGCTTTATTTTAGTCCCGGCACATTGCACAAAACAAGTAGACCCATCGATGTAGATAAACTGTTAGAACATTGTCTCAAATTTGCATGGCAACATGAATGGGAGGATAATGATATTATAGTGTATGACAACATTAGAGTAATGCACAAACGTGATGCGTTTACCGGAGAAAGATTATTATGGCGGACACAATTTCTAATATAGCAGTAATTTCTTTTCCTAGATCCGGTTCCAAAACTTTAACAAAAAATATTGCTAAAGAATTAAACAAACAACCGGCCTTAGGTGTTTTACATACGCCCGAACATCTCGGAGAAAACAATTACAATGTTAAGGAAATAGTTTTTAGTCATGAATATGTATTACATGGACATTGGCATACCATTAATGATTTAGAAGATGATGTTAAAGAAGAAATTAAGAACAACTATAAAATAATAGATATCATTAGAAGGCCTATAGATGTCATACAAAGTTTAATTAAGATAATAGATAAAGATGAACAAGAGATACTAGATATATATTTTGAAACACTTTATAAAACTTTAACGGCAAAAAAAGATTGGAAGATACATGAAACAATTATTTTTGAAGAGTATTTTACGTGAAATTATTTTCTGTTAGCGAAGGCGTAAATGTAGACGATTATGTCCTTCCGTTATGTTTTGAAAAATACAATAAAGAAGCTATAGAAGAATGCTTTTGGGAGAACTATGCTATAAAGCATGATAAATTTCTTAATAGTTTTGAATTTAATGATATTATATTAAATATGATTCCAGATGAAATAATATCACACCTTTATATGGACAAGTTATTTGTTATATATTTCCACAGTAAAAGAAGATCTAATTTGTTTATACCAATACATAAAGATCATTCTAAAACAAAATTTACTGGTTCAATTAATTTGCCAGTATATAATTGTACAAAAAAAGTTAGAACTAATTTTTGGTTACCTATAGGCAAGCATACTAGTATTCAAATGCCTAAATCTACAGCATATGAAAGTGGTGAATTAAAATTAGCAGTAGAATTTTCTTTAACAGACACACCAGTATTATTTAACAATGGTGAATATCATTCTGTTTTTAATCCATTACCACAAGAAGAAGAAAGAGCTATGATATCTCTTAGATTTGACCCTAAATATTCTTGGAATGAAATTAAGACAATTTGTCGTAAATATTGTCTACCGATTCAACAAACCCAAAACTCAACGTAATTCTATTTAATTTACTTTTAAAATTATCTATTCTATGAGGTTGAGTTACATCCCAACACATAACTGCATCTGTACATATAGTTTCTATAATGTTTTCTTCATCCGACATAAATTGAAATGAACTATTATCCCAACCTTGTATAGGTATATTAATAGCAGTTCTTCTTTGTTTTAATCCAGCATCTGATGCTTTACCATCTACATGTGTTTTACAGATTGTTAAAGCCGGCGTCATTATAATTGCTGTATAGCATGGATATAATTTATATTGCTCTAGCCAATCTAATTCTTCTTGTACTAAAATATTATCTATTAGACTTGGACGTATAGTCCATGCGGGTTCTATTATATTATTACCTATGCTTATGAATTTTTCCACGTTTACTGATGGAAAATTATCTATTTTAAAACTATTCATCATATCCTACTAGTAAATGAAGTCTATCTTCGTTTAATGAGCCTTTGGCGATGTTGCCGTTAATAAATGTATGAACTTCACGTGTGTCCACCCAATATAAATAACCATCTGCTGGAATATGAAAAATTTTTTCCTTGTCAGTAAAAATAAATTTAGCAAGAGGATTAGTAGTAACAGCAATATGATAACGAGCGGAAGGATCTTTGTGTATACTATAACATGTTCTGGGAGACATATTCATTAATCTCGCTCGTGTAGGTTTAAAAGGAAAAGACTGAAACATTTCTTCTATATAAGTTCCCTTAAGAATTGGTACAATTAAATTATAATCACTTTCTTTCCCCGATATTGACCTTAATCTCCCACAACTTTCATACCACGGATCTTCTGATTCTTCTCGCATTTGCAATGATATTTGGTTACCTTTATAATCTACTGGTATATTATGTATAGCATCTACTAATTTATCTAAATCTATTTTATGATCAATTTTTTTTACTAACATATTATACTATTTCCCGTAACTTTTCCGGCAATGTTGGATCTATTTTTATTAACCACTTATCAAAACTTTTTATTTCCCACTCTAAACATTCTCCAAGACTACAAGCAGGCTCTGTTCTGTGCCTAGCATATTTAAAATCAAAAGCCACGACTTGTTTCTTATTAGATGTTAAATTAGATAAAGCACCATTAAACTTATATAAATCATTCTCTTTAAAGAAACTATACATTTCACAAATTTGCTCTGTAATATTTGGAATATCATCCCATAAAGTATTTCTATCGTAAGAAATTAATAAATCTGGACCATAATATTCAGACAATATATAATTATTGCCAATTTTAAGAACTTTAGGAGTCCATTTGCTGTTTAACTTATCTAGCCAATATGCATCCTTCTCAAATTGTTTTTGTTCCGAAAATATTTTCTTTATTGTAGAATTTTTTATTTCTATAATACCGGATTTAACTTTCCTTGTTATCAAGCTCATATTGTACCTTATGTTGTAATTGATCAATTAAATTTATTCTTTCACCTTGTTTGTTCTTGCCCATCATCCAAATATCACAAGGCTCTAAATCAACAATCTTACAATGCTCAATCTGTATTGATTTAGCAATTTCAGTAATATATGTTGCTTTAAATTTAGGCATTATTACTTTTGCTAACTCTACAGCACATGAATTATAATAACTATAATTATACCAATGATCTATTGGTACTGTCAATGTCTTTGCTAAATCATTGCCAAACACTATACCTGCTCTAAACCCACCTAACATAAAATTCTTACTAAGACTAAATGCTACACAATCAAATCTATCATTATATACATTCATCTTATCTAATGTAGTACCAAAAAATGCACAATCAAGAAATATTTTTGTTTTAACTTTTGTACAATGCTCAACTAGTTCTTTAAACCATTGCGTAATTCCACCTTCATGATTTGGTTGACTAACAATCACATAACTATTTGGTAAAATAGTATGTATTAATTCTTTATCTATTTCTATAAAATTATATGGATTTAAAATTACCTTATAAAATCTATAATCAGTTTTAAATATATAAAATGTCTCAACTGTTTTAGATCGGTAAGCAATTTGTTGAATTAAAGCATCATGTATTCCATTACAAATAGCCCATTGCTGATATTTTTCACTACCACTAAAATCCTTAGTCCATTTTAACCAAAGATCTTTATACACTTTTAAATCGAGATGATTGCCTTTATTTTTTAATGTAACTGTTTCAATAATTTGTTTAACTTGATTAGGGCAAAAACTCCATGTTGTCATTTCATTTTCTGCCTATCAACATATAACGAGTAAATTCATCGTTCTCTAATTCTCCACTATATAAGATATTACTTATATAACATTGTTGTTTAAATTCATCCAAACTAGTAACACAATTAACGTGCTCTTCTAATTCGCTAAAATTATTACTTTGCAATACTAATAATTTGTTATCTGGAATATTATCATACCAATCACTAAAGTTTTTTATATGCTCACAAGACGTATTAATAATAGTGTCACACTTATTATAATCTAAATTGTGTATATCTTCTGTTAACGCCATAAACTTATTAACGTATTTGAAAGAGTTTATATCATTTGCTATCTGTGTACTAGTAGGATCTATATCATATGAGTAAATTTTAATGATAGGAAGTTTACTAATAAACAACATAGAAGCCAATACGCCGTACCATCCGCCGCATATATACACAGTACCTAAATCTATATCCCAATGCTGTAATTGTTTTACTAACCAACTTTTACTTTCAAGTTGATTTTCTCTGAAAACATCTTTCCATCTAGCATTTGGATATTTTTCTACAATATTTCCTATACTAGATCTTAGCGTACTTGTCAAGGTTTCGTTCAAATTCATGCAAACGTTTCCATATGCTTCTTAGTTCTGTAATTGTAGTCCAGTTATGTAAGAATAATGCAAATCCACCATGTACTTTACTAAACGCATTACTAACTTGTACTAATACTCCTAACATTATTGCACCAGTAAACAAACCTGGTCCCATAATAAGATACGGAACAATGACCATAAATTGGTCGTATGTAATCATCCAAGTGTCAAAATAACCATAATGAAGATATAGTCTTTGATAGTTAAAACGTATACCGGTGAACAAACTCCAAAGCGTTTCTGGTTGTGCATAATTTTGTTTGTCATCCTCACCCAATACAAGGTCTTTTCTAAACGCCGCTTCTACTTTCTGGTTGTTGTATTCAAGTCCTGGCAGTTTCCAACCTACAAACCAAGAGATAACAATGCCGCCTAATGATACTAATAACGCAGTCCAAACTAATGAACCAGGTATATCGCTAAAAAACGGAATATCAACGTGTTCACTTAAACCCCACAACACTGGAATAAATGCTACAAGTGTCATAACTGCTCTTACTACTTGGAGTCCTAATGATTCTACAATTCGCGCAAACCGGTTACAGTCTTCTTGTATACGCTGGGACGCACCTTCTATTTCTTCTTTAACTGTGCGCCAACGTGGAATATAATTAAATGTTATTGCTTGGCGCCAACGCAATCCATATATACGTGTAAACCAACCTGTTAATACTGCTAGAATAACATAAGGAAATGCTAAAACTGTAAAAGACGGGTCACCTTCAAATCCATTGAGCCAATAATCAATACTAATTAACTTGTCGTAAAATAACGCAATACCTTCTGCTGAATTATCTTTATACTCTGCAGATGTTTGTAGTAAGTTATAAAAGCCACCATACCATTTGTTTATTGCTACAGTTATTTGTACTTGTACCCACAAAGAGATAGCAAGTAAACCACCACCGCCCCATGCCCATAAGGCCCATTCTCTACTTCTAAAAAATGCCTTAATCATGTTTCTTATCCTTGTATCGATATATTAGTGTATCTACTAATTGAAGTATAATTGTTAAGTCGTGGTTTAAATCATTATTTGTAGTATCGATACCGTGCTCATCTAATAAAGCTAACGTATCCCACAACCAAACTTCGGATATTACTCGAGTTGTTTCATCATTAAAAATATCATCACCCCTAAAGTCACTCGGTATAATTTCCTCTAATGGAATTTTTTCCGCTTTCTT